TGGTATGTTGAAGGAAAGCGATGTCATGCTGTCCTTTGCTTTCGCAAAGGACAAACAATAACAAAGAAACCTATTGAATCTAAAACAGAAGCATATAAAATGATGTGCGATAACCTATCAAAAGGAATTTGTTCGTGGGTTGAACCATTGTGAAATGAAAAACTATCGATAACGAGACGTTGGTTCTAAAAACACAATCCTGTTAGTTAAAGTAACTCAAAATAAGGACATAATTCAACCATGACAATCAATCATAATAAAATGAAGAAAGATATAGAAACCATCAATGTGGCATATGCTACTTTGGCAAAGCTTGAAGACATTAGAAAAGAAATTAAATTTCATAAAGAAAAGATTGCTCTCCTGGATAAGGAACTTGATGAAGTTTTTCTTTCTTTGTGTTCATTGACGAATACAAAGTTTGTTGAATGATTATTTTTTTGTTCCCGCTTATGTCTCTCTCATAATGAAACATAAGGATTTTCACATAAATCGACATATGTAGGGTTTCTCACAATTGTTTATATTTCTTGTCTGTGAGATGATTGAAACATGAAGAAGCAGACACGAAGTAAACTGGAACAATTGATGAAAAGCCACGACTGGTTCTATGAATGGTCGGATGACCATGGTGTGCGGGAACGTGGAAAACAAAGCTTCTCCATTATCAAAGGTGCGCTTGCTACATTGCCTCACGAGGAAGCCAAGGAATTGTGTGGGATATGTATGGCCCCTATCGGTCTTTCTTTTCCTCGATCTCGTTGAAAGCTGGTTAAAGCAATGACAACAACTCAACACGTTGCCACAACTCCTAGCTGCGTTCCCAAGCGCCTCAGGCGCCCTATGCCGATGTCAACATCATCGAAGAAACAAGAAGCCAAGGGAAGCGTAAGTGCTCTCTCGTCAGAGAACGTTGCTGATTTGACATCGGCATTGATAAATCTTGGTGTAGGCAAAAGAGACGCAAAGAGTAGAGTGGACGACATTATCCTACATTATCCCCAAACTGGTGTTAAATTTGAATTGCTTTTGCGTGAGTTGCTGCGTGGACTCAAGAAACCTACACAATCGCAAAAACTTGGGGATTTAAACCTTCATGCTTATTGACTTGTTTAAGTGGAGACTTACCTAGAATCGAACTGTTTGCCCGACAAAGATTCGATGGTTGGGGATGTTTGGGGAAATGAAGCATATGATTCATTGTGCCCCTAATTACTAGGGCATCATGACGATGAAAACTTTATTGGAAAGGTGGAAGAAATCTATCACTGAAGCTTCGGAAGAAATTGGGATAGAGGATATCGAAGGTATCTCAGACAGTCCACCAGAAGGATCAAGAATTCTCCGGAGAGATGTAATAGATTTTCTTGTTGATGCTTATGCCAAAAACCCGTCTGGTCCGGTTCAACTCGCTGTTAAATATGCCAACTTCGAATCGTTCTACGACAAGAGAATGCATGATGCTGCAGCAAGCTATGACGCAAAATATAGAGCATTGTTTCTCAATTCTGACATAAAAGACTTTGATCCTAGGGATTGGATTATGGTAACGTTACATGAAATATTTCACTACAATCAACATATGTTGTGGAATAAAGATATGAACTATCGAAAAAGAATTGTTGGTTCTTCCAAACTGCCACCAGGGTTTACAAAGGATAATCTAAACAAATTAGATTTTGTTACACTATCTTTGTTCTGGAATAAAGAATATCCAAGCGAAAACGACGATCCAATGGAAATAGACGCATGGAATCAAACTGATAAAAACATAAATACTGCTATGCAAAAAGCTCTTCGCTACGTAAAATCTATTAAAAGAAAACGATGATGGATAACTTATGACGCCCGAAGAGTTTGATAAAATTTTTGAAGAAGCTGAAATTGGAGACTTGCTGGTTGATAAGAGTCTTAATTTAACTCAAAACGAAATAGATGAAGGTATAAAAGAATCCTATTTATATCTTTTTCTCTCAAAACCTGAATTTCGAACTGAAGAGTTCCCCGGTGTAGGCATGCCCAGATCCAGTTACCACAGTTATTGGGCTGCTAACTTTAAAGAACTAAATTATCCTAATTTGCGAGTAATCCAATTCTCCAAGGAAGACTCACACAAGAACAGTGAAATGAAGTTGATTAAAAGAAGGAAAAATAGGTTATAAATGATATGGACCATATATCCGCAATAGAATTCTATAAATTATTTTCTTCTCTTTGTCCTGGAGATTTACTCATTGAGGAACGTCCGCATTGGTGGACAAATAATGTTCCTAATGTTATTGGATGAAAAATATACAGCGCTCGGATCCGAAAATTCTGATCAATAGTGTCGATTGAACTAAAATGTATTGACGTACGCAACAATACGAGATATAATAGAAGATTCAATGATGAGAAATGATGAATTTTATAGGGTCATTTCTTCTGCCGATGTTGGGGATTTAATATCTTACAAAATTCCTTACATCGACGAAACGACTAATGGCAAATTAGGTATCTATAAAAACGTCATTCTCGTATTACGTAAACCCAGTCCTTTTGTTCACTCAAAAAGGTTTAAAACTCACTACTTCAAACTCGAAGCGATACCAATAGATGAAATATCTTGCGGACTCAACAAGAGAGAAATGGTATTATATAATGAAGGAGAATTTAAGCTGATTAAGTGCCAGAAGAATAAGAAATAATTTGTCTACTTTCCTTCTCTTTTGATTCTCGCTCGCTCAACAGCTTTGAGATATTTTGCTTTGATTGTTTGTTCGTCATAATCAGTTCTTTCCTTTTCTGACTTGAGCTCTATGCCTTTGATTTTTCCCGCTGTCATGGGCAGTCCGGCATGCTTTGATATATCAACAGCAATCTCTGACTGTGCTTTTAATATATCACTGGCAGTTACTTTTTTTACATATTCTTTTGTTAAAGAGTCTTGATGTTTCTTATTTGAGAAGAGATAACATTCATATAAAATGATTATTGCGCAGATCGATAGAACACCAATTATAGCATATTCCAACATGATTTTTTCCACACCTCAAAAACTACGGACTCTCATAGTCCAACCAAGCTTGTTCGTCATCATTCCATAGTGAATCCAGTTCTTCACTGCGGGTTAGATCGTTTCCAAAAAATATATCGAGATCTTTATCGTCGTCTTCATTATTACCAAAAAAAGAAGCTTCTGCCTCCAGTGATTTATTTAACATTTCCAGCACCTCATCATAGTGTTCTTCTGGAATGGATTCTTCCATTTCTGACAAATTTTGATATGCCTCATCGATGGTCAATTTATTTCGTTTAAAATCAAGACAGATAATACACACTTGTTAATCCTCCAATGTTTTCTTCCAAAGAGTTTTCAACTCTTTGTCTCTTCTAATTTTATTTTTACCAATTCTTCATCTTTGGTATGTTCTGCTTCAGCAAAGAGATGACGCCGGAACTCCTCGCGAAGCGCGTCAACGTTGTTCAACAACTTCTCCTGGTCCTCCCACTTTTCGTCAAAAGATTGTTCGCGGAGAAGTATGTGTTGCCATGCTCTAAATATATTCACTTACAATTCTCCTAGTGATATCTTTCAATTCCGGAACACAATCATAAAATTTAATCTCTTGAATTGTCACCCAAACATAACTAATATGCTCATCGCTAATTAGGACGTTTGAATCAGCAAAAAAATGAAATTTCTTTGCAAGGAAATAAGACACGTCGACATCTAAATCTTTCATTGGCGATCTGTAAACCAACACTAATTCATCAGCTACTATATTTGTCTCTTCCAACAATTCCCTTTTGGCGCCTTCCAGAATAGATTCATTTTTATCAATTCTACCACCAGGAAGGCACCATTGACTTGGACACCAATAGTCATCCAATGCTCTTTGTAAAATAAGAAATTTATTATCAGGATTGATAACCCAAACGACTGTAGCTAATCTCATCGATTCTTATTCTTTATCTCATTGATCGAGGTTTTGAGTGTATCAATTATTTCTAACTTATCCTCAGTGGTTCTTTTTGTCAACTGTTCCTTAATGAACTTAAAATGTGCTTCGATGTAATGCTTTGCTGTTTCGTCGCAATATGGACACGTTCTGCCGTTATGATTTGATTTAGTTCCTAGACAAATACCGCACCTAACTCTTATATAAAGACGTTCATCCGCTAGATCGTCACTCATTGTATTATAATTATGATTTTAAAATAAAAGAAATGTAGTCTTAATTAACCTTTTAAGAGTTTCTTATTGTTTCTTATTTTTTCTTCTATTTGTCCAAGAGATCCAACAACAATAGCAAACATATTATTCCCTAAGATGATTCTTGTGAATTCTTGATCCGGATGTAGTCCCTTTAAAGCATCGGGCATATTGGTTTTACAAAGACATTTCATATTCTCGTCGGGAGACATTTTGATAATGAATTCAGGATTGATAACTATTTCACGTAATTTCCAGTCTGGCAGAACATCAAGTGAATTATCCCCCCGAAGGAATATCTCTACAAGTTTTATCATAATTTTCTTTTTCTTTCTCCAATTCTTTTTGGAGTTGTTGCTGTACTTCTTCGTTAATCACAGAAGACTCTTTTATTTCTTTCTTAGCTAGAAAGATCTCCGATTCTGTTTTTTGTGCTTGTGCCAGTATGTAACAATAGTCTTCCAAACTGGAGTCAATTTCTGAAAGTTGCTCCCTATACTGAGAAATGTCATCAATAATTTGAGATATATTTTCACCGTCTCTCAAACGCCGAGCCAGTGAGGATAGGCTTTGCGTATTCGAGCCAAAAGATGTGTTCCAATTAATCGAGTTACATATTTTATCAATTAGATCCGCAATTGTGTTTGGAACATCCCTTAAATTAATTTGATAGTTTATTCGCACTTTCACTTACATTTTCTTCCTTTCGTTTGGGTTGTTTCTTTTTCAGAAACCGTTCTTCAACTTCGATAATACGTGTAGTCCCGAATGGGAGAACTTTGTACTTTTTCCCACCTTTCACAGCGCTGGTAACTGGAGATGAATCAGTTTGAATCACATATGCTGGTTTAAAAGCTCTAGGAACGTCTCTATCAAGCTTGTTCGTTATGTAGACGAGAGATTTTACAGGGAACTTTGGAGTGCTCAGAGTAGCTTCTAGCACCGCTCTAGCATACTTGTTTCCCGTCATGGCATCGAACTGTTTCTCAGTTGGAATAAATGTAGGATCTTGTAGAATTTTGAGTGCATTTTGATGAAAATAAGTTGTTCCCGAGTAGTATCTTGCTGCGATGGTAAGCATTTCTCTCATGTGTAGGTCTTTAACGTACTTATCCTGCCACTCTTTTGCTTGTTCCTTTTTTTGTGGGGAAAAGGCGGATTCAATCCTCTCAAATGCGCGTAACTGCCTCTTTGTAAGACCGTTATGTATACTAACAAATTCCTTTAAGGATTTAAGGAAATCCCTACTGCTAGTGTTCAGTGTAGGTTCTTTCAGAATCGATTCGATCCTGTCTTTGAATGATGAATTGATAACAATTGTATTCTGCGCATACATCATAGTATTACTATACGCTGACTGAATATAAATGTCAATAGAGAATTTATGAGACAGAAAAGACACAGGGGGGTTAACTCTTATCTGTTGTTGGTGCGCAAGTTGTCAAGTTTGCCCTCAATCTTACCTAACCCCATTAGCAATTGACTTTGTTGTTGTTGTAGGACATCCAACTTCATTGATTGATCTCTGAGGTTCTCTTCTACAGTCTCGATTTTTGTTTCTAAAACTTGCCCATTGCCGCGATCATAATATTTTTCGTTTGCTCTTCCGTCGAGGTATGTTGTCACGGTAACGACCGAAACAACACCAGCAATAAATATGCCTACAACTGCTATGATAAATGTTTTAATATTAAGGAAATTTCGAACTGTCTTGACATCAACTTCGCCGTTTGACATTAATAGACCCTCCAAGGAATGAGATGATTTAAAGTAACTAGGAAGAATAAAACTATTATGTCTCTGAAATTAATTTATCATACTTCAACTATCGCGACAGACGTTGAGAGTAGAGTTCCAGCAGCACTTGCGGCATTTTGTAACGAACATCGAACAACTTTAAAAGGATCAATAATGCCCTTTTCCATCATATTACATTCTTCATTTTTTGATATATCATATCCAAAATTCCAATCATTTGGCGTATTTAATATATTTTGAAGAAGAACGTCAGCGCTCAGTCCGGCATTGCTAGCAATTTTCATAAATGGTTCTTTGACAGCGCGGCGAATTATATCAACACCATGACGCTGAGATTCATTTTCAATTTCTATATTATCTAAAGCTAACGAAGCACGTACTAACGCACATCCGCCACCAGAAACAATTCCTTCTTGTTGAGCCGCATTTACTGCTTCTAGCGCATCTTCAACTCTGTGCTTCTTTTCAATCATTTCAACTTCGGTAGCTCCACCAACTTTTATGACAGCTATTCCGCTCGACAACCGTGTAACTCTATCTTGTATGCGTTCACACGCTGATATGTCGCTTGTAATTTCTATTTGATGCTTTAAAGAATCGATTCTTTCTTGTATTTTATCTTCTCTCCCGGACGCTGAAGAAACAATTGTGGTAGCAAATTTGCTGGACTCCACAATTTGTGCCGTTCCTAAATCAGCCAATTTTATTTGCTTGAGATTAATACCAGAATCTCTACTAATAAATTTTGCTCCAGTTGTTAAAGCGATATCATCTAAAATATTTCGTCTTTCTTCTCCATACCTCGGAGCTTTGATAGCGCATACTTTTATATTGCCCTTCAGCGTATTCATAATGAGAGCGGCCAATGCCTGTCCTTCTACTTGTTCAGCAATTATCACAAAAGATTTTTCAGCTCTCGAAACAAGTTCAAGTGCTGGTAAAATCTCCTCGATTGTACTAATATTTTTGTCCGTCACCATCACGAGACAATCTTCATATCGCATTACTCCTCGGCGCTCATCAGTTATGAACGCATTGGCAATTAAACCAGAATCAAAAGAAAAACCCTCCGACACATCTAAAATAGTTTCTGACGTTCTTCCTTCTTGAATGGTTATTGACCCGTCTTTGCCGATTTTATCAACAGCAATGCCAATCAATTCCCCTATTGCTTTGTCTCCATTTGCACTAATGGTTGCTATTTGTACTATTTGTTCAATAGATGATATTGGTTTTGAGTGTTTTTCAACTTCCTTTACAATCAATTCAACTGCTTTATCTATTCCATTTTTAAGGTCTATTGAAGAATCGCCCGCTGTGATGTAGGATTGAGCCTTCTGAAAAATAGCATTGGCAATAATAATAGAAGTTGTGGTGCCATCACCTGCTTGCGCTACCGTCGATTCGGCCGCTTGTTTGATAATTTGGACACCCAGGTTTTCAAATGGATCCTCTAATTCAATTGCCTTAGCACAAGTAACGCCATCTTTTGTTATTAACGGTTTAAAATTTTTTCCCTTGATTATGACTGTTCTACCTTTCGGACCTAAAGTGCTACCAACTGCATCAGCGAGAATATTAACCCCTCTTAAAATCTTATCGTTCAGGGTTTTATTTGAATCTATCAACTTCACAAACATCTCCATTGCCTTTCAGGCATAATAAGAACTTCTTTAGAAGTTTTATTTTTAGACATACCATATTTCCACTCTGGTGTCAAGATTTTACATGATCCGTACATATCTCTAACAAATTCACAATCATTATAGGATAATATCCAATTGTCGCGCGTCAACAATAATTGATTCAATTTTTGATGATCAAAATCTTTGTGTAAATTTCCTTTAATTCCGTACAAATTTGATTTTTTTAGCGCATACGGAGGATCACAATACAGCCATTTGTCGCCATGTAATGGTATTGAATCAACAAAATCCATTTTCTCCACTGAAACGTTTCTCATATCAAAACTTCTTATTTTCTCAATAGAATTTCTCGTGAACCTTGGGTGTCCCGTCGAGGCGCCACCAGATAATGTTGTGCCCGAAAAACTACAACGATTTAATATAAAAAATAAAGCAGCAGTCGTGATGGCATGATTTTGTTTTTCTTCAAACTCAATCAACTTTTTTTGAAATGAATAGAAATCTTCTGGACCAGAAAGTGGATAAAACATTTCAATTGTTCTAACAAGCATTTCGGGTTCATTTTTCACAGTTTTCCAAAACAAAACTAAACAGTGGAAATTGTCATAACCCCATATTTTTACACCCCGAGAAGCTAATTCGAATTCAACGCCTCCACCGCCGAAAAATGGAGAACATAACTCTTTTAGATGAAATGGAAAATAATCTGCTATTATTCTGGATGCGCGCGATTTACCGCCACAATATCTTAATAATGTTTTTTGCGGCACAGTCTCTATCGTATCATTTATCTACAACTCTAGCAAGTGTTTTTCTGTCTATGTCTCACCTGACATTTTTATATTTGAAGCTAGTTTTTCTGACTCGAATTTAAATCTTGCCTTCATTAATCTATGTCCATCTGCCATAAATCCAATCGAATTCGTGCCTACAGCAACAGCTTCGATTTTACCGTTGGAAATCAATTTAAATTTATCATCTTTGACCAGATCGAATACCTCAGCGTTATACAAACCGCCAACACCACGTCCAGTCACTTTAATGTAATATGGATTTATTGCTTCGGCATCGAACCATGCTGTCAAGATGTGCTTCCTCATTTCTGATTGGCTCATGGATTGATATTTTTTGAGCAATGCGTCCCGCAAAATCATTAACATTTGAGCGCCAGCTTCAGCAGTTTTGGCTTGAACTTTTGGATTACTTCTAATAAATGATTTTCTCAATTTTATTCCAGCCGGGAGTTTATATTTCTTTATCATTTCGTTTTCTATATTTTTTACAAGAGAGCCAAAATCAATTCCCAAAGTTTTAGATATTGTTCCAAGTCCTGGATTCTTAAATGCTATTTCGTTCGAAGCTTTAGTTGATTTCGCAGATATTCCCAAAAAAGAACCTTCAGAGAACTTAATCAAAATATCAGTTGGATTTTTTCTGGAATCTATGGGATAGCCTACGGCTGCAGCTAACGTTCCTGGCCTTGCCGTCCACCAAACATTAACAACGTCCCCATCATATCCATTCATAGATGCCCATTCTAAAGCTTTTGATGCCATTGTTTTTGCGCGCCCATCTTGATCCTTGTATACTGCCGTACCAACTTGTTTTTTTCTTGCTAACAGTCCAGCTTTTGCTTCTCTAGCATTACCAAATTTGCTCCAATCCCCTCCAGCAAGATACAGTCCTAGCAAAATTTCGTTGATATCGGACGCAAAAGTGTTGGAAGCGGCAACTAAACCAGCTTCCATTAATTCATTTATTATTTTCTTAATTTTATTAATACAGTCAACCATTTTTAATTTCTTCCATTAATTTCGTTAAGTCTAGTCCAGTGGAATCTATTTTATTTTTCGTCACTTGATAATGATGAATAATTCCTTGATACGATCCATCAACAACTTCCGCAACAACTGTTGTACTTTCAGGGGATTGAAGTTTGACACCTAATCCTCGATTTAAAGCTTTACATAATGCTTTGAGTGCTTGTATTTGGATGTCATAAAATCCCAAATGTGGATCTAATTTTTGTCCGTGAACGATAGAGTCAGATATGACTGGGCGGGGAATCAGTCCCATTTTTTCATACGAATTCTGAAATTTGGTATAAAATGCGTTGCTTATTTCAACTCCGACCGAGTTTGTGTTAACTCCAGCAGCATGCCAGGCAATATGTTGAGTGTCAAGTGTCTGATATATTGAACCGTCATTATCGATTAAGAATGGGACAGATATTTTTCTTTGCTTAAGGACATCGAAACAGCTTTTTGAGCTTAAACAGACATCAAAATGTACCACTAACATATTAATATTCGTTCTGTTTGCTTTCTTATACGTCCCTTCGGGAGCAACAAAACCATTTTTATCTCTAAATGTTATTACTTTGTTCCATTCAATCGGCACTTCTTTTCCAGAACATATAATGTATTTTTGTGACGCAATTGTTTTTGCTTCTTTTTCTGTCATCAAGCGTCTATATGTGGCAGGACCAACAATACCGTCAGGTTCTAACCCATATTGTTGTTGGAATTGTTTAATTTTTGTTATTAACTCGTTATTGAAGTCTGAAGCACCAAAATCAATTGAATTCCAGCCTTCTGTTTTAGCAAACTTTCTATTCAAAGTAATTTTTTTATCTTCAAACATTGGCATACAAAAATCCTCAAATAATCTCATTCAATAATTATCCAACAACTACACAATCTCATCCACTATACCGAACTTTACAGCCTCTACCGCACTGAAATAGTAGTCAATTTTCTTTTTGAAAATCGATTCTATCTTTCTTTTTGTTAGTTTTGTTAGTCCACACAGTTCCTCTATGTAGCGTTCTTGAATCCATCGCGTTTCTGATAAACTATTTTCCTGATCCTCGACATGTCCATAATTTCCACTTGTTATCTGATGCATCATTAAACGGCAGTTTTTTCCAATTCTTCTTTTTCCTTTTGTTCCAGCGGCTAAAAGTAAAACCCCAGCACTCATAACCTTCCCCAATCCAAATGTATGAACCTCACAGTCCTTTTGGACATCTCGCATGGCATCATACACAGCAAACATATCCATCACCAATCCACCCTCTGTAGAAATAAGGAATTTAATTGGTTCATATGAAGTTACCGACTCTTCATCTTCTTCTGTGGGTTCTTGAGTTTTTCCCAATTCCTTTAGATAATATAAGCCACTTACAACATCTTTACATTTCTCTTCATCAATGACACCATATATTCCTATGATGCGTGTATCGACACTCTCATTACCGTTCGGAGGAGGCAACATGATAATGCTGTGCGATTGTTCTTCGTTGTCGCTCTCGTCTACTGGAGTATCATCTTCGTTTATATTTTTTTTATTCATGCCGGTTTCTCTCCTACTAGTTTTTTAGCCTTGACGATACCCTCATGCCACAATAACTCAATATTACCCTGTTCGAATTCGTATAAGGCTTTGAAATATGCTGTTATATGTTTTTCATTTATTTTGCCTTTTATTTTTTCGTTGTGGCAGAAACGAAGAACAGAAGCGATTATAAATGCTTTATCACAATAAACAACATTTTCTTCATGTTCTAATAATTTTCTCGACTTGAGAAACTTTATGATGAATTTTGCTATTTCGGTACGGTCGACTGGTAATACGGGCTGCATTTTACCGACCACACTTTGTCATGAGAAGAAAAATACTTAAAGTTGTAAAAACACCGATGTAGAAACCAATAGAAAATACCGACAGGTTAAATGTTTTATCTTTAAGATTCTGCCACTTCATCACTATCCTCTTCTTTTGTAAATAGTATTGGCAGTTCAAGTTGAAGTGGTGGTCGCGGACAATATGTAATTTGTAGTCCAATGTTTTTTGTGTATATCAAACCGCTTGATATCAAACGTCGTACATATTCAATATCAGAAAGTTCTTCTATTGGAGTTGTCATGATTTATTTTCCAAAATCAAAATCTATTTGTATTGGTTTATTTTCGACCCCTAATGGCTTCCACACTCCCTCAGTCATTATGTACATACATTCAAATGCCTGGTTATAATATGCGTCATTTTCGTTGGCATTAGAAGGATGCGAACTTTGTGAACGAAGCCAGTTCAGACCATTAGCGGCAACACTTTCAACGTACTCTTTTAATAAATAATCACTAGACATTTTCAGAAACTTCTTTCAAAAACCATTCACGAATCCATTTCTTTGGCCAAGTCCAAAAATATTCTGAACCACCAAGAGAATCAATAATTCTTTCTAATCTTTCATCAAATGAACTAGAAGGCAAATAATACAATTCGATTAATTCTGGAAGGTATGCTTTACGTTCCCAATACCAACGTCCATAAGCAAGAATAGCAGGTGGAAAGATATAACTCAAGGTAAAAATAATTCCCCATTTCTTTTGATCTTGGATGTGAATAGATTCGTGATTGAGAATAGTACGAAGACGAGGATAATAAGATTCATCATCAATATGTTCATCAAGATACAGTGGAGCATAAACAACACCCATGAATGTCGTCCAATAATTTGTCATGAATCTCTTATTGAATGGTTTGATGAAAAAGTTTATTATCTTCATCAAAGAAGATTCACTTTTTAGTCTTACTGGAACATTAAAGATAATGCGAGTTTTCACCCTACTAATAATTAGGATGAAAAAATGAATGAGATGTGTTAAATCTCTTCTTGATATTGATTGAGAAGTTCCCGGCCGACTGCCATCATTGTAGATCCAACCGTTCCTCTGGGCAAGTTAACTGGACCAAATTCTTTATTATATTTCTTTAGTCCATCTTGTGCTGCGTAGGCAAATGCTTTAACCGCTAGCTCAGGATCAAAAGCGCCCCTTGCTTTTTTGTGTTTCATGTTTTTGATTATTGGTTGGATGCGTTGGCGATAGATATCGCCATCATTAACTGTGTAGAGAACCAATTCATCAACAAGATTTTGGTCTAGTTGAGGAGCTTCTGAAAGTTGGGAACCAGATTGATTATCGCGGACAACTTGTCCTGTACTGTTATCGATAATTTGAACTATGTAACGAGGAGCTTTATATTTTTGTATAAAGCGATTAAATCTACCCTCGGCATCTTGGTCTCCACGAACACGCTGAACGACGTTGTTATTATTGATTGTATCAATAACTTCTATGGAAGTAGAAACTTGTTCACTTATTTTTTTTTTACTGTTTTATTCTCAGCAACTGGCATGGTTGTTGGCTTAGCTACTACTGGTCTTGGAGCAACTCTCGTAGTAATTGCTGGTTTCACAACTCTCCGAGCAGGAACATTTGCTGGCGATGCAGCAGGAACAATTGCTTCTTTCTTCAGTTTTGCCGCTTTTACTTCTTGAAACAAACGAGCAACAAATTTCTTGTATAGTTGCTCTTCTAAGGGCTTATATTTATGATCTGGATGTGCGCCTTCAACTTGTTTAGGTTTTTCGGCACCCTTGACGCGAACTTCGCCCTTCATTGGATCTTTGACCTTCCCTATGTCGCCTTGTGATGTCTTTTTCGGAGAAGGAGGATTATTCATGCTCGAAGAAGTTGTCTTAGCTCCAACAGGAGAAGCTTCTTCATTGAGTTGTTCATCTTTATCATTGACTTCTTCGAGATCTTCATCGGCAACTTCCATCATTTCTTCTTCACCACCCGTCTCAGGCTCTTCAGGAGCCATTTCATCGCTGCCCATATCCATCTCTTCTCCACCTTCATCGCCCTCAGCCCCTTCAACTTCAACAGCAACACCAGTAACGTCAGTCATTGTGCTAGCAAGTGCAGCAATTAAATCTTTAACAGTAGCTTCAGTCGCAGGTTCATCACCACTTGGCGCCATTTCTGGCTCTCCCGCAGGATCCATTTCGCTACCACCCATATCATCCCCTGCCATTTCAGCATCCATTGGATTCTCATCCAAACGGTCTGGCGCTCCACCAGAACGAGATTGTTCTTTTGTTTTGACTTCATCAACTTCTTCATCGGCGTGAAATGTTTCTTTGACAAAATTCTCCGCCAAAGGACTAATACCTGCTAGTTTTCCCCATCTAAGAACTCTGGATTCCTCAAGAAGTTTCTTGTTCTGCATTTTGGTCATTGTTGATAGTCTCCTGCTAAAATAAAGTTTGCTAAATGTAAATAGTACATTGTTCGACATTATTCCTTGAATCTAGTAATTGCTTTGTTTTTCGAAATCTTTTTCAAAGTTTCCTGCTCAATTTGTTTGATGCGTGCTGCTGATAAATATAATCTATTGCCAATTTCTTGTAGTTTTAAGGCTCCGTGTTTTCTTATACATATGTGTGTACAGTTCAAATCTTCTTTGAAATTTATCCAATGCCTACATTCACTTTCTCCGCATGGCAAATTATTATCTAAAACTTTTAATATACATTTAAAATCAGATTTCAAATTCATCTAAATCCTCTTCTGTTTTCTCTCCCAATGGCAGCAATTCATAAGAGCAAATCTTAATGTCTTTGATGAAAAGATATTCTTTTCTAGGATGTATCGATTTTTTGTCGGCGAGATGATATGAAAAAAATTCATCCCATCTTCTTTTTGCTCGCATTGATTCTGTGTTTTTACGTTCATGGACTGCCTTAAAGCTCTTATACATTTTAGCAGATCTGAGTTTAGAAGTCCAGTAATATCCTTGCCAGTACATGATAGTGCCAAGATGTCCGGTACCGGCAAGCACAAATACAATCTCATTTATTGAAGATGTCATATATCGGGATGCTCTTCCTCAATTAAATCAAAGATATTTTCTACTTCATTTTCATCCAGAGCAAAAGCAACTTCAACAGCTTTTTCTTCTTTTCTCTCTTGACGAACGGTATTGATATCCCTTTTACTAATTGGAGGTTTAGTAATACCTTTCATTTTATCTATTAACACCATCATGTCAGGATCTTTACTCAAAAAAAGAGATACACATTCGCGAAGGAACTTTGACATTTTAAGTCCCTCGTACTGAAGTTGGATTTTTAACTCAGCGTGACGTTTAGGAGTTTCTCTGAATATGATTTCTTTTTTCTCTAGTCCATACTCTTCATTGTTGCGTGTTTCTTCTGTCATTTTATTCTCCCACCAGCATGGACGATATGTGTTGAACTCTCTATTTGTCCGGCATGAGTTTGTTTAACAAACATTGCTTTCCTTTGGAATTCGGCAATTGTTCTCGCCCCAGAGTAGGACAAAGCTGATGCTAAATTTGTTTTAATATTATCTAAAACATCAACAACTGAACCCTTATGTGGAATCATGGCAGAAACTCCTTCTCTTGATGACACACGTCCACGCCAAGCTATTTGGGATTCCTCTGAAGCCATACCTCTATATGTTTTATATATTTTATTATCCACTTCAATATCCTCACCAGGGGATTGTGATGTTCCTGCCAACATGCTCCCGAGCATAACAAAATCAGCACCAATAGCAATACTTTTAGCGATATCCCCAGATGTTCTAAATCCTCCATCTGCTACCAATATTATATTTTCAAATTCATTTTTTATATCTACACAATCCATTATGGATTGGAATGTAGCTATGCCGTGTCCTGTTTGAATTTTCGTTGAGCAAATTGATCCTCCTCCAATTCCTATTCTGATAGAATCAGCGCCCCAGCGTGCTAATGCCAACGCTCCTTCATAAGTCGCAACGTTACCTACCATTATATGAACTCGCTTGTCAAATTCTAATTTGAGTTTATCAATTGCTTTTTCAACAAGTTTATGATGTCCGTGAGCAACGTCAACACATAGTAATTGGCACTCGAAACCATAAACAAGCTCTTTCGCTCTCTCAAAGAAATCCCCAGTTGTTCCAATGGCTGCGCTCTTCCTCATAAGGTGAGCGTTACCTTGAGCATTCAGTCGGCCAAAAAGATGTCGAAGTTGATTACACTGTTCTTCAATAGAATTATATCTATGTATTATCCCGATTCCGCCATTCTCGCACATAGCTGCAGCCATTTGCCATTCAGTAACTGTATCCATTGGAGAAGAAATAATAGGAAGAGTTAAATGTAATTCATCGCTTAGGCGAGATGACAAGTTTACTTCTTTTCGAGTTTCAATATCTGAATATTGTGGAACTAACAAAACGTCATCAAAACTTAAACATTCACGTATTTTCATTCATGCCCTCTGCTTCTGAATTTATTATGATAACTTTTTCATTTCCTAAATGTTTTTTGGACAGTTGAATCATATTCTCTGTTCCACGACCTCCAGGAAAAGCAATCACAAAATCTAATTCATCCTTCTCTTTTGTGATCATTTCATAATTTCTTATTGGTCCAGCACCCTTACCAAATTTATCCCATCTGGCTGGATATGCTCTTTGTGCTTTATGATTTTTGTATGCCCAAATACTAGCTAGAGTATCGGTACCTCTAGCAAATCCATGTATTACTATTTCTGGATTGTAAAAATCTAAAATGCTAAATAATACTTTCTCGTCGTTATAATTTCTGCCACCACATACTAGAATTTTATAAGTTTTCATGGTTTATTGTCCATTGTGCTTATTGGTGAAAAGGGAAGCGCCCAGTCATCCGGATGGAAAACAACGATAATGCTTGGGAAAGGAGGAGAATTTGTGCCCCTTTTCTTAATTTGAGTTTCACATCCCAAGTCACTTTGTTCCGTTAATTCAAATTTTATTCTACCTTTGATAAAAATTAATCTTTGAGCTTTAAGGCAATAATCATGGAAATATTTCGTTTCTACCCGCGCGGGAATCAAAAGAACAATTAAGGTATTTTCTTTTTGTCCTTCTTCAAAACATTTTTTGGCCCATTCTTTTGCTTGCGAATAAGGAGGATTAACAAAAACATTATGTCCACCCCAATTTTGAACTAGACCATTATCCTGCTCTGTGAAATATTTTTGACATTTGGTATTTCCATAGGAGGCACACGGATCTAAATTGAATTCAACCGCTAGTATCTTTTCTAGCTTTTTGACAAACCACTGCGGAGTTGCCCAGTTATCACTTTTATGAGACATCATTGTTTTTATTGTCTTCTTATCCATTTTATCTACTGTCCTGTACTGCCGAAGCCGCCTGTGCCGCGATCAGTTATAGTTAATTTTTTAACCTCTACGAATATTGCTCTGTTCACGGAGATTTCACCACGTCCTGAGGGATAAGTTCTATATCCCAACGCAACCATCTGAGCGATACGATCTCCAACATTTATCTTAAATGTTTCATTCCCATGATTGATCAATATCACTTTAACTTCTCCAGTGAAATCAGAATCTATTGTCGCAGGAGAATTCAAAACAGTTATTCCATGTTTTGCTGCCAATCCAGAACGTGGACGAATTTGAATATCACAAAATTCTTGCGGCTGTACAGAAATTCCAGTTCCAACTAAGACGTGACATTTAGATGGTATTTCAAGATCTTCTGTAGAAAATAAATCAGCTCCAGTTGATTTTGAAGTTGCGTAAAATGGTAATTTAGCATCTTCATTTAGTTTTTTTACATTTACAATAAGACTCATTTTTCCTCCAATAATTTTATTAATTCAACGTCATTTCGTTGATAAAGTGGATGAACAGGTCGTCCATCTTTTGTTTTACGGAGACAGTATAGCTTATCTGGGTGCCACATTGTCAAGAACTTTAATACCTTTGTTTCTCTTTCTTTTGACCATTTCATTGCTCCCCATGCACAAATTATTTTGTCCGCTTCGGATGATAATTTCGTTATCCATAAATCATTTTCCGGAAGTCCAATTATATCAATACCTATTTTCTCAGCATTTAACATATCTTTTGGATTTGTTGCTCTATACGCATAAATGTTGGCAACCTTCACGACATTAAATCCCCAACGAACGGCATAACCAAAACATCTTCTCACAGTTGGATCAAAAACGTTTTCGTCAGCGGTACTAGGATTGAGCATTATGAATAATACAGTCTTCTTTTCCTCATCAGGAAGACTCCAGTCCCTCGATAACACATAACGATATGTTTTATTTGGGCTAAATTCAGCAGTTCCCTTCATATGAGGAGGAATAATATTATTTTTTTCGCCAGATAACTGGATATTCAAATTCGAGGTACTGTCTGTTTCCATGAATAAACCACCACACTTTCCATTTATTTTTCCTATATCCTTCAATAATGTTTGGCATTTGCTCTATCCATTCTGGGAAAATATCTATTAGTTTTCCATTGGACATTTCTTTCGAAGACCATTTTAATGGTGTAGAAATAGAATCGTTTATCAACTTATAAATTTCTCCATCATTCATGACATAAGATTTTATATTATTTTCCATATCTTCATCCTATTAGTTGTAGATTTTTATTTGGCCAATTTACAGAAAAACCATATTTCTCATCGAATTCAAGACGAGAAACGTACGGCCTGTTAAATAAAACAGTATCATTTTCTCTCGGACTCCAACATTTAATTTTAATATCTTTTGATGAAGCTCCATCGGTTACAAATAATTCCCAGTACATTCGATTTGTTTTAGTCATTTTTTTGTCAATTCGCCTAGGAACAAACCAAACCAATGGACGTTCTGGATTAAATTCAGAAATAGGAGGAATGTTCTTGGCTTCTAATTTAGTCATCACCTTCTCATCGATAAATAATGAGATTGGAAACATGCTGGTAAGTTCAGCCATAATTAAAACTTTTTCTTCGTCTGTGAAATCTGGTTCATTCTTATATTGTTCTATCTTCGCATACATTTCTAGTCTGGATTTAGGTCTGTCAAAGACAGTGCTCATCCAAAAATGGCGAAGATGATTGAAGTTGTTGTTCATTAATTTGTTACAGGCTCCACTACGAATCAGAACGTCCAAACATTTTTTGTTCAATTTTTGATATTTGACTTTAGGATTGAATAACAAATCTTCAACTGTTTTGAAAGGACGATTTTCAATTATCTGTTCTGTTGCCTTAGAACCAAAACCCTTAATTGATGTCAATGGCTGGATGAGCGTTTTACCAGTTTTGGCCGGAAGCCATTCTGTTCCAGAAGTATTTACATCTACATCGGCAATCTTATATCCTATATTCTTAACCATACTCATAGCAGCGGCTCTTGTTTTTTCTGGTTCTTCGTTGAGATAAGAACATAACCACTCAGAGGGATGATAAGTTAAAAGATGGGCACATTGGAAAGAAATGATGCTGTAAGAGATAGCATGACTATTCGAAACAGAAATGTCGTTGGCAAAAAACGAATGTTCTTCGTGTTCTACTTCAATGTCATAAGTCTCATCTTCTCCAACAGGTATTACTTCAATAATGTCTTCTTCTCGCATAAATGTTCTTTTACTTTCTCAATGACTTTCTCAATGTCTCTTTCTATTTCAGAAACCCAAATACGTAAATAACTCCAACCATTTTTCAATAAAAATACATTTTTATTTTTATCATTTACAGCATTCCTTTTCTGGCAGGGGAACTTTAGAGAAAAACCTTCCTCTTTGTTAGAATGCCAGAAATCTCCATCAACCTCAACAGCAATCTTCCATTCTGGAAAGGTAATGTCTATTGTATAAAAACCAAATAAAAACTGACTAACTATTTCTTCTTCTGGAAAATGTTGTTGTAATAAAGAAAACAACAATAGTTCTGGTTTAGAAGTTTTACATCTATTATTTGCTATGTGTTCGGCAGTTTTTCTACGCAACAAGTTTTTTGTTTCTTCTGTGTGGTTGTGTCCTTTGTGCGGTTTTCCTGTTTTACACCACTGTGAGTTTATTTCTTTTATTTCTTTTGCCTTTTCTTCTCCATAAAGTTCAACAAGAGTTTTTCCACGACATCGCAAAGCATTTTTTTCCCATGCTCCACTTTTTTCAACATTATCTAACCACTTCTTTTTCTTCTCTGGATCATTTAGAACTTTATGAATGGGGTTATTTTTTCCTATTCTTCCGTCTGCTATTCGTTTCATAGACTCGCTAGTATTTTTTGTAAGTCCCTTGTTCCAAATGGCAGGGAAACATTTATTTGAACAAAACTTTTTATCACACCTAGTTTTTACTTTTATTCCAACTATTTCAAATAGGATGGCGTTTATCAGTCTCCTAGAATCTATTTTCATCTCCTTACCACAAGTAACACAATTAGTATTCAAGTTATTTATAAATACTTTTTTTCTATTTTCCACTTCATCAATAAGTTCTTGATGTTTGGCATAGTCATAAACATGTCTTTTGAAAACAGACGCAGAATATTCATTACTACAAATAGGACACAAAACTTTTGTTCTACATTTGGGCATACAATAAATAGTTCTGTGTGATAGAATAAAACCTAGTTTTTTACCACAACTTTCAACTTTCTGCTTATTATCTCTTCCAAAGTTTTCATTCCTTCACAAGTTTGTAGTTTGTGATCAAGCGTGCAAGTCAAGGTTTTCCCAGAAGCAGTTTTTATTTTGTAAAGTTTTTTCTTGCCATTTTGGTAGACGCTCTTTATTTTCACAAAACCATTTACACTATTGACTTCTTCTCCAATTTTTACATCTTTTATTTCTTTTTTACCCTCTCTGGTTTCTACTAAACTGCTTCCGTGAATACACTTGTTAAACGCGTAGCCGTTAAATGCCACCATATCTTGCCACCATTTTTCGGCGTCATCCTTTGTCATCCCTTTTTCTGCACATCCATCAATAAATTTATTATGCAATCTATTTTTTACTTCTGCTTCTTTACCAGTTCCTTTTTTTGTCAACACTTTTCTCAACAAATTGGCATCATTTAGAGAAATATCTTTTCCAAGACTGTGCACCAAAGATGCTAACTGTTCTTGGAAAATAAGCAATCCGTAAGTTTTCTTTAAACATTTTTCCAAAATATCATTTTCAAACACTATTTTTTCAGGAAATTCCTTAAGAGAAAGATATCTTTTATCGACTTGCGCGCTCAAACAACCAGGTCTCCACACACTGGTTAAAACAGACAAATCGATCAAGCTCCTAGGTTTTGCCTGCTTTGTAAAATGCTGCATGCCTTTTGATGCGTCAAATTGAAAAATTCCTGCCCATTTTCCCTTATGAAAGACATTTTCATATACTTTTTGATCGTCAAAATCGATAACATTCGGGTGAAGCTTTGTATTATAGAATTCTTTGATGTCAACGAAAGTAGGATTATCTTTTCCTTCTTTTTTCAAAATGAGTTTGATACAGTTTTCAAACATCCTTAAGGTTCCGAGTCCTAAAATATCAAATTTAATAAAACCCATTGGCTCTAAGTGTCTTACGTTTTGTCCTTCCGACCAAGGAGACTGTCTCACTCCTCCACTATAAATAAGAGGCATATGAGAAGGAAGATCTTCGCCTACAAGCAAACCTCCAGCATGTCTGCCACATGATCTAACTTGTCTGAAAAGATTCGCAACATGCTCTTCTATTTGTGGGTATTTTCCTAGAAATTTCCTAAATGACTCACTATATTTTAACACTTGCTCAAATGTTGGAGAAGTTGGAAGTACGCCAGATTTAATCCCCAACTCTTTTTTAATTTCTGGAACTGATTCCAAAAACATTATTGTTGTAATATCGTTAACTTCCTTGTATGGAATACCATAAAACTTTGAAATATCTTTAATGAGAGATTTCAATTGTAATGTATTCCAATTGGAAATGGAAACAACATTATCTTCTCCCCACATTTCAACAATGGTTCTCTTTACTTCATCGTTGTTGCCAACGTCAAAGTCAATATCTGGCATATCAGCAGATTTATCATTTCTAACATAGAAAGAAATGTTTTTATTTCTTACGATAGTTTGGGTTTGCGTAGGGATTGTTTGAATGACAAACTTTCCTTCAATAGTTTCAACTTTTTTTATTAGCATTCTCTTCTCTTATTTTTGTTGTTCTATTTTTTACAGATGAAAATGTCCTGTAAGGAAAAAGCGTCTCTTGTATTTGTCTTACGGACATTTTACCATAATAAGTTCTCAATAGCAAGTCTTCTTCTTTTTCCCATTTTACTTCAAAATGCTTTTTCAGTCCTAATAAGTGTATTCTTTTTTCTATTCCTTCGTAAGTTCTGTAAGGTAAAAAAGTTTCCATTATTTTTCTACAAGACATTTTACTATGATTTTGTTTTAGAATGTCTAGTTCTTCTGGAGTCCATTCCAAATAAGTTCCATAATCTTGTCTTATGGTTTTTACTTTATCCCATTTTCTATTCAGTTTTGGAACTTCTATTTTATTCAAGTGTTCTAATAACAAAAATGCTTTTCTTTTATTACAATAAAAAGTATAAACTGATTTTGTTTTTCTTAGATGTCCTATTTTTTCATTTAGTATTTCTTCAAACCTTTTTATTATCCACTCAAGAAAAACTTTTGTTCCAACAATAGACAAATCAATGGAGTTTGTTTTTTTGTTAGAATAAAGACATCCATCACCATCTATGTATCCCACAATAAAGGCATCAATAAAATCTCTATTTGTTATTGGCGGGAAAGCACAAAGAAATGTTTTGTTCGGAATAATGTTGTACTTCTGTTCAAGATCAAAACATACTTCTTTTGAAGAAAATGAAACAGACGAATAAAGGTACCCATCTTTATTCTCAAATATCCTAACAGGACAAGATAGTTCCACAAACTTGGCAAATGATTCTAAGTGAGAATGGTCTTTTCGAGATAGACTCATAGAGAAACCACCCTTTCCAGAAACAGACCCATCAGCAGTAATAAAACCAGCCCAATAACAAGATACAATGTCAACTTCCGAAAAACAGTTTTCGTTCACAAAATACTTTTTTACCATAACATAACTAGTCTTTGTCTGGAGAAACTATTTCATCGTTTTCTAAAACGTTTGACGCTTTTTCCCACTGTTTTGTTCCATTTCTGCGTATTTTACATTGCGTATTGGGAGTTAGTAAAATCACTTTGCCATCAGTGGTTTCTATTTTTATCATTTTACTTATTTTCGAAAAACTATTTGATTCTCCTAACGAATATCCTACATCATCTTCGGCATCGGAACGAAGGAATCTCTCAAACATCAAACCCCATTTTATTGGATTGACTTGGGTGATTCCAAGAACATAACTGACAAGGGAACCGGCGCCCGAACCTCTCCCACAGCCGGTAATCTGTAATGAATTTGCTTTATCAGCGATGGACTTCATTGTCAAAAAGTATCTGCTGAATCCTCTTCCTTGAATGACTTTGAGTTCTGTTTGAAGTTTCTTCTCGTATTCAGGTCTCTCTGTTGGGGACAAAGATAGTTTTTTTAGTCCCTCTTCTGCCATTTGTGTTAGAGCACTGTCATCAGTCATTCCATCAGGAACAACAAAAGAAGGAAGACGAATAGTATTATCAGGCATAAAATCTTCAATCATGTTAAAAGCGATATGGTGTGCATTTGTAATAGATTTTAGGATCAAGTCAGAGTCATATTTTATACCATTCATAGAAGAATATTTTTCATATGCCTCCATCATTTGATCGCCATTCTTGGGATAAAGTTCATATCCAACTTCATCGATCGAATCGGGCAAACTCTTTTGTTCTTTTTTGTTGAATCCTGGACGGAGGTTCTTATATAAGATTCTGTCTTTCCAAAGTTCAGGACGCGGATAATGACTATCTGCTGTTGATATTAATGGTAAATCATATTCTTTGGATAGTTGAATGATGTATTGATTGATATCGTGTTGTGCTGGAATATTATTCCATTGTAGTTCTCCAAACCATCTGTCATTAAAGATCTTTTGCATTCGTTCTGTGGTATTGCGCATCGCATTAAGAATGATATCAGAGCCTTTTTCTAGATTTTCCCAATAATCTTGGGCATAAACTCCACCAAGGCAAGCACTGCTAGCAATTACTCCTTCATTATGTTTCTGTAAAAGTTCGTAATCAATTCGTGGAAACTTATAGAAACATGAAGGTTTAAAACTTTCAGAAATAAGACTGAAAATATTATTTAGCCCTATTTGGTTTTGGGCAAGAAGAATCAAATGTGCGCGAGCATTAAGAGGATTTTTCTTTTTCTTCGATGCTTCTTCGTCTTCAACAACTGTACCACCTTGTTCATCTTCTTCTTTTACTTTATCTTTGTTTTGTTTTTCTAGAGCTTTTGCTGATTTAAGCTCGCGCCAGTCTGCAAGAGATGGAATGAAGTATGCTTCAACTCCATATATAGGCTTAAAATTCTTGCCATCTGCTTTTAGTTTCTTAGAGTACAGGATCTGATAAGCCGTGCCGTTCATATTCCCATGATCACTTAATGCCAGAGAATTCATTCCGTTATCTATTGCATAATCAATTGATTCGTTTGGATATCCAATAGCATCGAATGGACTTCCACATGTGGAATGAGCGTGAAGTCCGACAAAAGGAATTTTACTTTCTTTTTTTGACATTAATGTTCTTTGCTTTCTTATCTCCCTCTAAGATAGAGGGCTCAATTGTTTGAAGAGTCTTCGAATTGGAGAAACCAGGTATGGAGTAAATTTGTGAATCCCAGAAATAATCACAGCTAAATTGTTTTAATACTAAACAATAGGGCGGATCGACAAAAAATGATTGAAGTCTTCCGGGTTTCGCTATATGTCTATAGCATATATCTTTTTTGGGACAATTATTGCCAGGGCACATGGTAATATCAGGCACAAGACAACACTACATTAAGAACGGACAATTGTCAAAATTAAACGTCCATTTCTTTGCTAAAATATCGCTCCAGTGTTCGTAAGCGCTGTATACATACAAACGTACTATAAGCAGACACCAATCCAATCGATAATGATAAAAATCCCAAGGAAATATCAATAATTGGCATCATTGTCCACGGAACCAACCTAGATTTTTCTATAATTGAACCCACCTCATATCCACACAGCCACAATACAATTGAAGATGTTAGTAAATTATCGATAAATATAAATAAATTTTTCATCTGCTTCACGATTTCAAATATAAATTCAAATGTCTGACTGCGTTTTGTAAGGCTGCTCTTTCGTAATATTTGTCATAATCCTCACGTAATTTCTCCAAAATTTCAATACAATCTTGAATTGTTCTAAAATTTGTTTCTTCTGTGTATTCGAGCCATTCACGAGTGAGCTTATCGTGAGTAGTGTATTCTGCTTGCCTTCGCGCTCTATATCGCTTTCGATCTCCCAGCAATATACTATTCGATTGTTTCGTCATTGCCGTAGGCTCCTATTCCGTTCCAATAACTTTCCGGTCTCAGTCTCAATAAAGCTGTCTTTGGACGATGCATTTTATGTCTGTCCTCTGAACCTAAATATTCGCACAATCCATTCCAAGATGAAATATTGTGATACCATGGAACGCTCATACAATAACTTTCGTCCATATTGAGTTTACTAAAAATATCACCAACGGTTAAAAATCTCCCTGAATATCTTTCTTCAAATGGTAAATTTTTTAGTTTGATAGCATGAGTCGACTTTGGATCTATACCGTCTTCAAGTGGCGCTCGAATTCCTGTTGCTTGCTGTCTGAATTCTTTTCTAAGAATTTTAATATCTTCTTCTCCAAGAGAGCAGGAAAGAAATTCTCCGTCGCGAATTGTTTTTCCATTAAACGAAACAAAAAAACGTTTCTCGTATGCTACTTTATGCCTGTATTTTACAAGATACTGTGATGGAAAAACCCCATATGGAAACGCAATATAATATTTGGCAGGCACCATCCATTTACTCAATCGAACGCTTATATTTCTAGCAATTTTGGCGCCATATAATATACTCCAAACTAAAGAATCTCTTTTATCTTTGTCTTTGGGATGGGCAGGAACATAGTAAATGGGAACATATTTTCTTCCTTCAACCTTATACTTTTTAATTCTCAACGATCGACCATAAAAATATGGATCCAAAACATATTCGCCAATTCTATGTTTTAGTAGAGGTTGAATATTGGCTGGACAGATTATCCATATAGTTTTACATCCAGCAGTAGCGCATTCTAAAACTGCCCGTTCGACTGCTAAAAAATCCTGGGCAATTGGCTGCATGGAATCATGCCAGGGAAATTCAAAATCCAATGGAATTCCAGCAATGGGAATAATGCCAGGAATATGGATAGAATTTATGAGCTTACTTATTGGTCTTTTCATCTAAGAATTTTCTATGAAGTTTTGAAACACTTGTTTCTTTTACATCTAGCTCTTTAATTAAATTCTCTTCTTTATCATATCTTATTTCAACATTCCCTGCAACAAGAAAATTGCCTTCACGTATTTCTATAAATTCTCTCTTCATGTGTTCGAGTTTAATGGCATAATATTTAAAACGGGTTGGACACAAGGTGTCCCTTCCATTTCTTGTTCCACGAATCCCGGATGCCCTCATGAGATTTTTTGTTTGGAATGTAATGCCGGTATCTGAAAAATCAAACTGCTGTAATTGTTCTGCTGAAATTGTGGAAACAGACACAATATCTCTAAAACTTCCATTCAAAAATCTTCCAGAACTGTAGAAATAAATTATTTGTTGAACAAATTGATCCACTGATTCAATGATGTCAAGTTGGTGGTTCATTCCAGAATGTACATTAATCCAATCAAATACTTTAAATTGTTTAGTCGATTGAGATTGTATTCCCAATATTTCTTCTTCACCAAAGACAACGAGTTTATCAAATGAAAATACACTCAATGTTGCGTTGGGAGTTATTGTTTTAATAATATTATCCTCTACCGTAATAGAGGCAGGACGAACAGGCATTAAATTCTTTGAAGAAATTGTCAAAAGAAAATGTAGCTTGTGCCAAAGGATTGGCTTACTCATCCCCAGTTTAATAATACCGTTGAGCGATCTTAGGCTGTTTACTTTATTCCTAGTAAGGAATTTAGATAGATCGAGATTTACGTCAAAATATTCAAAACGATGAGGAATTACGGTTTTAGAGCAAATAAACGGATATCCATTACAGTAAGCATATATCAATGCCGGAAGTGAAGATCCAAGAACAATTACGTCTTCATGAATTGGAGTAATCGGCATCAAATCTTAACATACTTCATGGTTTTTGTATTAACAACTGTGAGAGAAGTTGGTTGATCGACAACCGGCTCATAAAAAGAAATACAATCAAACTTTTCCAATTGAACTGTAAAATTCTCTTCTAAGCGTGAAAGATAACTTTGAACCACTTCTGGTTTATTTTCAAGACCGCGAACATTTATTTTCCAATATAGAATATAATTTATATCTGTACCTGTTTGCGCTTGTGGATTGTCTTTTATGTGTTCCAAAAGTTCCTTGGCTAATTCCTCTTGAGAAGGATACCCTTCAGGAATATTTTCTTCTGTTAATTTTTCATCAAATGTCATTGTTTTCTCCTTGTTTTACAATTTCATTGAAAGCTGTTATCGCTTCTGGAAATAAATCTTTGGCTATTTCCTTACACGCCTGAGCAACAACTTGAATTTCCCATTGAGCATGTTTGCTATCGCGAAGTACAATAAATTTCATTAAGTTGTTTAAATTGACCGTCCCGTAGTAGTTTGTGTACATGCTTTGTGGCAATACCATTCTCGCTTGTTCGCGACAAATACCTGCGCCAAGCAAATCGTGATAAAGATTAAACATATCTGAATTTGCTTCTACAATAGCCAATGAAACATTTCTTTCCTGCCCACAATAAATTACTGTAGGATTTATTTTATCGTTATTGCTTGCTTGATGGTTTTTTATATGTTGCGTGCGAAATGTTTTTGGTTCATAAAATTGAATATTTTTTTCCGTAAATCTGCGGCTTTCCTCGTTAAAACTCCAAACGCGGTGTCTGTGATGTTGTCCTCGTACAAACAAGGGTACAGTAAATTTAAACGTTATTCCACAACATTCAAAAACACTTGTATGTTTATTTTTTAACAGATATTTTATTAATTTGACATCACGTTCGTCAAGTGGTGAAACATTATCTCTACCATAAGATACACGTGCAGAGTTGACAATCATTTTGTCATTGCCGTAATGTTGAATGTATTGAACTTTGCCAATGCCATCGTCGTACAAATCGATTGTTTTTTCATAATTCATATTCAAAACCATCCTCTAGAAGTTATGGTTTTCCTTTTGCGCAACCATCACATTGGGTCACATACCACGTATCACCTCTAAGCTTACCAGGCGCGCCACAACCTTCGCAAATATGAGCAGATTTGTTTTCATACTCGCGAATTAAATCATACATTTCATCAGTTGCTGATGTCATATAAAATCTAAGCAACCCAAATTTTTCTTTCACTTGCGAAGCGCAAGGATAATCAGCTTCATAACCATTTGGACTATGGCATACGTAATGCTTTGATATACCATCGTCTTCCCATTTTGCTTCGCTCCACCATCCTTGTTCGTGAGTGTCTTTTTCAACAGAACACCACCTACAAGGCAAATTTGGATTGTCGTTGATATATTTTTGAATTAAAATTTCAAGTTTGGACGAAAGCTCTTCGACGAGTTGAGTCCAGCCTTGATTAATATCAAAACCCCAACACATGCAAGTTGCTTGCATGCTTGCATTTCTATCTCTATAAAGAAGTGGGTAATTTTTACACATTTTTTCATCAAACTCTTCTTTGCTCATGTTTTCCATATTAATTTCCTTTAATTATTGTCACAACACTAAGCACAAAAACATAAACCATTGCAAACGGGAACGGCATTACATTTATGACATTTTCACTTAGAATTTGCTTTATCATATTTCTTTTCAAGAAGTTTTAGTCCATTTTCCAACCTGGATAAAATCCACTTTTCAAATCGCTTTGGGCTCCAGCGCTTGAGTTTTTCTCGTTTTGCAAATTTTATCTTAAAATCGCTATCGATATCAAAATTCATCAATAAATTTCCATTTGTATCTTCTTCAACAGATGCTAAAAACAATCCTTCTTCTATTCTTGAATTCATAACGTCTGTTTTTATTATTTTAGCCATTCTCATTGTTTCCTCTTAATCTTCTTCTTTCATTTCTTTATAAACTCCCAATCATTTTCTTTTGCTCTGACACGAGGCCAAATGTTTTCAAATTTGTTTGTGTGAGTCTCATATAAAAGACCATAACATTTATGAGGCGTCCATCGTCTTTTCCACTCTAGCACATTTGAAGGCTTATCGTCAATAAAAAGATCTCCATAGATAACATCTTTTCTAGCAGTGATAATAATGTCTTCTCTCCCCTTGGCGCCAAAATGTTTTATGAGCCACTCTCGGCGAGCTAGATCCCATTCTTTACATCCTGTCCATGGGGCTGTACAAAATATTACTTCATTATCATCTTCTCTCATTACATTAACAATTTTTTGAGAAAGATCGCGTGGCTTCAGATTGTACCAGAACTGAACGTCTTCCAAAATATTATGAGTTTCTATTAACTGTTCTTCATTTAATATCTTGAATACGTCCCAATCCCTCAAATCTTCAAGTTCTTGGAACGTTGTACCAGGACGAACAAGTTCCAATATTTGTTCATCAAATGCTGTTAAAGGTCCATCTACATCTAAAACTATTATTTTATTTTTATTAATCATTTATTCTTTTCTGCAAGTTTACTAAAACTCATCCATCCGTTCGTTCCCATAAAACCAAAATCACGCTTTTTCGGACCCACAAAATATAAAGCCCATGTTGGATTAAATCCTTCTTCACAAATTCTACGCAATTGTTCTGCTTTTGTGTGATGAAAAGAAAATGGTTTCCATATTTTTTTAACTGTTTCATCACCATGCATCCACAAATTAATTGTTTTTCCATTTGATTCAATAGAAGAAAGTCCTTCAATTCCAGCAGTTATTGGAATTTCCTCAGTGTACCCTCCAGTTAATATAAGAACTTTAAAATCGCACGGGAAGTCGTGAAGATACTCATAACCATGTGGAATTCTAATATGCTGTAAGGAAATTCCTTCTATTTTGCCTTTGGTAAGTTTTCTAAGCAAATAACTACGATTGACAAAAGTTATTACTCTAGACGAAAGCACTTCTTTACCAGCAATTGTTCGAACGATATCGGTTTTCCGAAACAAAGTTATCAAAATATGTTCAAACAATCCCAATATACGATTCAAAATCATTTATCCATCCTTATGAATATTTCGCCATAACGAGATTGGGCTTCCTGTAATCCACTTGGTGGTTTTGGAATCCAAATCGAATTCAATCCATCTTCTGTGAACGTAAAACGTTTACTTTTGTGTTTGCGAAGTTGAGTAAAATACGTCTGAGCCAAATCATTTAACTTTACAGCTCCAGTGAAGGTATGTGTGATATTCCCTTTTCCGTCCACGTAATAGGCATTTTTATCTTCTGCTTGAGGAGGTTTATACAAAAAACTTTCTTGTTTGTATTTTTGTGCCAACGTCATCCCAAGCTGTCTAAGTTTTTCTGGTTCTATTTGTCTGTTTCCACTATCTCTCGCAACAACGATATATGCTCTTTCAGGAGATGGTGCGTCGACTTTTATCTTTTTTCCTGTTTCTGGGTCTTTTATCTCTTCTTTATATCCTCCAAGAACTGGAATATATCCAAAACCAAAATGCTTTAGATCTTGTTTCAATTCTTTATCATGGAGGTTATTTTGTTTTAGTTGTTCTAATTCTTCATGGGTATCACAGTCAATGCCTTTTTCTGCAGCGCAAGTTCTAAAAGCAGAAATTATTATGAAACCAAAATTTCTATAGTCTTTTAAAAACCTATGCAGGCCAACTTCAGAGATCCTTTGATGGGTTCTTTCAAAATGAGATCTTGTTATTGAACGCTCCAATAGAAGCCGAAGCATATCATTATCAATCAACTCGTCCATTAGTCCTCCAAGATACCAACAACAAAATTTTCTGATACGATATGAAATGTATCCCTAAACATTTTAACTTGCTCAATACCGTTCGTTTGAACAACTAATCGAATACCATGAGGATCTCCTTGAGGGGAAATCTTTTCACAATCATCTGCTATATCTAGAATTTTAACGACCGTAAATGGACTCAAATTGTCCCTAAATTCTTCAGGGACAAGATGTGACACTTGATCTTCTTGTTTTTCTACAAGAAGATGTTTATTAACTGGTATGAATTTCATTCTGATACTTCCTTTTTAACAATGTCGTATATTGTAGTTAAATCATCCATATCTGTCTTCCGTTTCAAAAGATTAAAAGATTTCTTTACCAAATCAAATTCTTCTTTCGAGAGCCATCCTTGTTCAATATAGCTTGTCCGAAGTTCCTTCCGTTGTTCTTGATATGGAAGAATACATGATTCAAGTTCTTTGAGACTTTTAATCAATTTTTCAATTCTTTCTGTTTTTTCCTTATTAATTTCTATAGCCACGTTTATTCTTCTTTCTTAGAATTTGTATTTAATTTCATTGAACCATCCATGATTGCACACGTAAAAGAACAATATTGTTTCTTTTCGAATGGATAATCGTCTGGAACCTCAACATATTGAATTCCCCTAGCTGTGTCTTGGCGCTCGTAATGAGCGCGGCGAAAACTACATTCTTTATAACTGCATGGGCGTTTCATTGATTTTAGTAATTGTAGCAGATTCACTGAATGCGGTCAAATGATTTTCGTTTACTTGCTACTGGAAAATTGTTTATTTAACAATTGTTCTTTATAATACTCCGGTAACCCTCTGATAGATCCTCTCAAAATGTGAGATTTTGCCCAAAGCCAGAGTTTTTGCTTAATTTCTTGTTCACATTCTTCTTCTATATCCTTTTGAACTTCTTTGATGAGAATACCAATATCTCCTGGACTATCTGTAATCTGTCCTTTTTCTTGAAGATGAATTATAGATTTTTGCCATCTTGCCTTATTTCTGTATTCTTCCATAAGCGCTGAAAGAACGTCTTTATTGGATGGATTCTCTTTCTTCCATTCGACCTTATTTACTTCCTTGAAGCTCTCCGAAACATATTTGCCCATCATTGCTTTGCCATCGGGCGTAAATCGTTGATAATTCTTAACAACAAATCCTTCGATTTTAGCACCACCAAGAACTGATATTCTATCCATCATGTCTTTTAGTTTCTCCGCAGACATTTGACTGCCGTCTCCATGATAAATCAAAGGAACAACTTCTAATCCGAGTCTTGCTGCTTCTGTTGTTTTATCTTCATAAGACATGTATTGTTCTTGTCCAATATTGATATCATAAAGCATTATGTGATTATTAGGAATTCTGTCATAAGCAAGCGCATTATGCTTTGGTTTTCTAAGATATTCAGCTCGATATATCCATCCAGGATGCAAATTAGGCGCTAACTCCTTAATAACCTCTATTGCTTCATTAAACATCTTTTGGGGTGCGTCAATAATGAGCTGTGCTCCCTTGCTGCGAGCCATTAATTCTCCGTCCCGAATTGAGACGGAAAACTGGCTACCGTCAATCTTTTCCTCGATTGTTATTTCACCATCAAATAGTTGAGCAATTTGTGCATGCCCAATCGAAAATATTTTAGGATAAGAACCTATTGTCATCGATCACCTCCTAGAATCCCTTAGATGAAATTCTAGCATTAATAGAAAGAGCTTCCTCACAGTCTTTCGGACGCACCGAAACAACTACCTGCCATGCTACATTACCTTCACGAAGAATGTCAAGTTTTATTTCATATCTTTCCTTTTCATAATCGAGACGACTAATAGTCGTCTCAAGCATTAATTTTGCTCTACTAATATTTTCAAACAATACCATTTTGTCTATATCTTTTGATATAACATTAAGAATATTTCTTCGAATATATTCTTTTTCTGATTCATCCATAAACTCTCTAATCATATAATATTCCTTTCATTTTAACTCATTTGTGTCTCTTATTCATATAATTTAAGATCCACATGAACCTCCTTTATTCATAGCGCATGCGTCTCCATATTCTAAATATGTTTCTCCAACATGCTTCATAGCAAGAGAATATTTTACTGGGGTAAGAGGCTGTCCACCACGAGCACCATCTGGGTAACAGGTAATTCCTCTCAATTTTGGAAGATAATTTATTAAAATATCTCCAAATTTTCTAACAGTATCTTCATTGTTATCAGCAGAACCCCATGGAGGAAGGTTGATAGTGGAACTGATCCCATGGTCAACAAATCGTTGTACCCAAGCTTGGAATTCTATTCTTCGTTCAACGTTCTTTGCTAAATCATACGCATCTTCTATTGAATCTGGATCGAGGTTATTTTTTTCTATTAGACGTTTTGCAGTAGGATCCAACACATATTGATATTCAATCAATTCTGGTCCTTTTTTATAACGTCTTTTATAACTAACGCAGAAAATTGGCTCAATGCCCGTTGTAGTTTCCGACACAATTCCTATAGTTCCATTTGGAGCAATTGCTCTAGTTTTAATCGGACTAGTTAATTCCCACTTTTCAGCATATTCATGAGCAATTTCTGTACTAGTGCTGTAAATTTTCAAATACTGTTCTAGTTCTGGGTCGGGTCCGTACTTTTTTCCTCTCATAAGCAACCATTCATGAATGCCCATTAATCCGAGTCCTAGGCGCCTATTCTTCGAACGAACTTGATCTACTTTGGCATAAGGAACGTCTGAATAGACAGTGCCAGCCAACAAAAAACAAGTCCCTAATTCTACTAGGTCTTTCATTTCTTCTAGCGAAGATACTCTGGCAAGATTAATACTGCCAAGATTGCAAATATCTGAATCATCGCGCGATGTTACCTCAGTGCATTGACCAGTCAAAACACCATCAAAAACTCCAGTATGATTTTTAGGTTCATTAAAACAATAAACATTTTCTTCTATACCTCCTTCAGAAACTGATACTACAAAAACAAATTGACTAGCGTCTCTGTTTGGAGATTTGTCAAACGACAAACGTTCACATTTTAAACCCAATTCTTTCAAATTTTGTATTTGTTGCGCGCCGATTAGCAATCTATAAAGATCTTTACAATAATATTCTTTTAGTCCTCCTTCCGCATCGGGAAGCATTCTAAATCCAGCTTTGTGTCCTAATGTTACTTTACTATTTATTCCTATCGTAGAAAGCATCTTCTGAGCATCTAAAAGAAAATTTTTATCAACGGAGCCTATTTGGCATCCGCCTTCTTTTAATTCAGTTCCATCTCCATCTATCAATCCAGCCAACCAATTTAATTTTCCATTCAAGTTCCACTCAAGTGGAACAAAAGATTTCAAATATTTTTCAAAATCTGGTCTAACAGTCGTTTTACTATTGCTGCTGTGAAAATTTTTATTTTCTTTTATCGAAAGGCGACTCAAACAGCAATATTTTGTGTCGTACACTGAAAAGAAATTGTAATCGTCCATTCCTTCGGCAGAAAGGAAGCCTTGTGTGTACGCTTCTTTTGCATCAACATCCTCTCCTTCTTTTATTATTGGAAATGTCCCTTTAATCAATTTCATTCCTGGCTGAAGATTGTAGGCTTCCACTTTTTCAGAAGCTCCATGATAATCTTTTGAAATAATAAATTTATGATATTCAGTGCATCTCAACACCCTTCCGTCACTTAATACAACATCAACCATTGGTTGCATTCGTCCAGTTAGTTTTATTTCAACATTTGACCATTCGAACCCGTTCCATACGTCAATTGACTGGTTAACCAATGATGAAATTGGTCGATAACCATTTTTAGTTAGAATTTCCGTTTCGCCCGAAACACATGCATTCCTCAGGGTTTCACCGGAATTATCACCAATATCTACTGAAAATCCTGGCTCACCAGTTTCTAGCATATTTCTGACGACCAACCAATAAATTGCTTGAGAATGGGAATGTTGTGGATGTTTCTCGTCATAGAAGGCTTTAAAAAAAACATCATCTAATAGAACAGAAATATTCGTCATATCCAATGGAGCGGGAAAATTAAAATCCTTCTTTTTTAAAGATTTGACATCCTCAGTCCAATCTTTGAGTTTAACAAATTTATATATGTCGGCATGGCTCCAATTTAGTCCAGACCAAATTGCCGAGTTATGCACAAGATATCCATTGCAGAAAAATTGATTTTTGTTTTCTACTTCAATATCATATGTTTCAACGATTCTTCCTTCCTCGATTCCTAAAATTTTAATAGGGGTAAAATTTAAATCTTTTTTAATAACACGTTCTATCATTTCAATACTAACGGCAACATTTTTGTCATGATGAAGATTTCTAGGTCTTTTTTCAAATGATGCATTAATCAAACTGCCATCAAAAGAATAAGAAAATTGTTCTTTCGTTCCAGAATTTTCATAAATGTCCCCTTTCAAAATAAAAGATCCAATTAGTTTTTTAAGTTTTAGAAGTTGCTTGGTATTACAAACATTTAATTGATATAAAGATTTCCATTTTCCAATTTCTTTTCTTACAAGTTTAATTCTGGAAACAATTCCCAATGACGCCAATAGTGATTGTAATTGATTTAAGAATTCTGGATAAATCGACGATGCAATATTTATTGGGCGAGACGATAAACTTCCATCTGAATCAACAATTCCAGCAATGTATGCACACCTAATTTCTGGCCTCGCACACATTATACATTCTGGTACGTCAATTGAAACATTTGGTTTTTTAAACCACGATTGCAAATAAGTAGCCAACTGCACAGACGAGCATTTAACATTCCATAGTTTTCCATCACCTGGTGATGATATAACGTTTACTCCAAATCTTTCCAATTGTTTTATAGCTTTATCTTTAATTTCTGGGTAATCAAAAGAACAAGCAATACTCACTCGGCCGTGAAGTTTGTTTTGTTTATCTTTGCCCAAATAAGCATAGCCATCTCCGTGAATCAACCCCAACAACCAAGCTATACCAGAGTCTAGTTCGGGAATTTTTATATCTATTATAGACGTGCAATGAATTGATTTTTCATACGAAAAATTTGGTAATTTTGTAGGACCGAATTCCAGCAATTTTCCATTAAAAATCAATCTATCTTGGTTCGAAAGGTCTTTGGCTTTTTTCCACTCAAATTCTCCGAAACAATTAGTCAACACAGCCACTCTGTGATTTTCAGTGCATTCAAAAAATCCAGTTTGAGTTTTAATTTTTATAGTTTTTTGCTGTCCTTGATCAAATATGTTCAACACTTTTTCAAATCCATCAAATGTTTGAACCAAATCTTCAGTTGTTATATCTTCTATCTTTTTTAACCCATACAAAGTATGAACTAGAGAGCCTTTCGGGAGACACCTTCTCGATCCTCCCTGCATAACTCCTCTACCAACTTCATTAATCATCTGCATAAGTGCCGTTGGTCCGGTTGCCTTGCCTCCGGTTTTTCTAATTGGTTTCCCTTCCGGTCTTATTTTTGAATAATCAACTCCAATTCCTGCCCCTGTCATTAAAGCCATCGACGACTTATGTAATAAATCCGACCAACCTTCACGAGAATCTTCTACACTCAGCATAAGACAATTTTGAGTTTGGTGATATGGGCGCCCAGAGGCATATAGGTATCGTCCTCCAGGAATGAATTTTCTATCTCTTATTGCTATATGAACTCTTTCAGATAGAGACTTTGAAGCGTTAACTGACTTCATAACATGTTTTGCCACTCTGTAGGATATGTTATCCCAATTTTCCAAAGTTCCATCTTTTAATGGATGTGCATATCGCTGCTCTGTTATTGTTTTCGCAAAAACACTCATATCGTTTTCAAAATTCATTAAACAATTCCTCCATTATTTTCTTTATATTTCTTGTATTTTGCTCTCATGCGGCGTTTTTGCTCTTCCACGTCCACTAACGATGAAATATCTTTACGAGGATCAAAATCTCCCAAAATACGTATATCTACATTTGATGGATCCATAAAAATATTAAATGTCATTCCATCTGGACCATTTCTATTTTTGCAGACAGACAATCTTCCTGTATTTTTGTTTTTATCTTCTTGCGTTCTCGCAAGTCCAAGAGTAAGGTATGAGCCAAAATTTTTATTTAGTGCTTCTGATGTTTGTTCCATTTGTACGGTATTTGAACTCAAACCTGAATTATGGGAATATATATCATTTGCAAAAAAATAGTGATGCTTTTCCAAACATATATCGATTGTATCTTCTTCGTCACATTCTTCAATGTTTGTTATTTCCATCAAATCAAAATCGTTTAAATTAAGTTTATCCATTTAAAAACTCTACTATCTTATCAATTGTACCGTAAGGATCTTTTTTGTAATTTTTATCGTTAATCCTTAGTGTTGAAAATCCTCTTTTTGTTAATATTTCATCTCTTTCCTTATCCTTGTCTTCGTTGTTTTTATGCCAATAATTTCCGTCAAATTCAATAATTTTATTTTCATATAAAAAATCTAATGAATAAAACTTAATATATTTTCCATCTTTATATATTTTAATTATTTTTTCCCCGTTACATTCTTTAAAAAATGTCATCTCTTTCTTCAAATCTAACCTTTGCACAACGTCCCAAAATAATTTCTGAGAAATTTTCGAAAACCCAACACTATCTCGATTAGATGCTGCCTTCTCAGAAAGAGTACGCATTTTGTCTTTGTACTGATCCCATTTTTCCTTTCCTAATGTCTCGCCAAAATCTTTCACAAATTTTTCAAGGGAAAAAGCATATTTTTGTTTTTCTGATTTTTTATTCCATCTAATTAAAGCTTCTTCTTTGCCGTGCTTTATAAACAAACTTTCATGAGAAAGTCCATTATCCCATTTTCTGTCAAGTTTTCTTTTTTCAATAGAACTTTTCCATTTTTCTAAATAAGAAGAATGTTTTTCTTTTGCCGCATCCTCTCCTATTCTTTCTGAAAGATTCTGCAAATTGTGCCAATTTTTTTGTTTTATTAAATTTTCATAATATTCGATACCGTGTTTTTTAATAATAATTTCTTTATTATTCTTACGCTTGTTTGTCTGCGAATTCAAGATTTCTTCCCATCTGTCGCCATAACGTATTTTGTATACTTCTTCTGTCATACAATTTCTTCCAAATTTTCTAGATGCTTCAATTCTCTCTAGCCAATCCCCATCGACATCATATTTTGTAAAATTTAATATCAAGAATTTCTTATTTTTAAAATCTTTTCTTGACAAATTTTCATAGATTTTTTTTATTTGAAAAATTTGCTCATCGCTTAATGACAAATCTCGCAACCATAAATAATTTTTTATAAAGTTCATTATTTTTTTATCAAAAATTTATCCCCAATTTTTAATCCAGACTCTAAAGACTTATCCCCACTATCCGTTGGAAAAATATGTTTTTTAGAAACTTTCACAGACAATCCGTTTTTTAGCGTTATTTTATAGACTTTTTGGCGAGAGGAAAAAATATCAATAATTTTTTCGTAACCATAAACAGTTTTTGTCATCATGCCTATCTTAGATTGTCCGATTTCAATTGTATGTTCTTTTTGATCTTCTCCTAATATATAAATAGGAGTATCAACAGAAAAACACCTATTTGTTTGCGAAGCGGTCCAGCCAACTATTTGATCTTCTTGACAAACTGCTTCAAACTCATCATAAGTTTCACCTATTTCATAACGTAATTCTTTTCTTATAGAAGAAGATTTGAGGAGATCGAGATAGTCTAGTTCGATCATATCCGGGATAAATCCTTGACTTTTAAGACGAGAAAGATGATTTTTTACTGTCATCATCGATGCGCTCTTTTTTGGATACTGTTTGATTATTAATTGACCAGTGATTTTAGTCAACTCTTCTAAAACTTTTTCTTTGTGGTTGCGCAATTCATCGATAGGTATTCCAGTCAAACAAGAATCAAATCTAAGTCCAATTACTTCTGCCGATAATTCAAGGGTGTAATAAACAACATTTTGTCCTCGTTTTAGTGCTTGTACGCCCAAATGAACGAGGCATAAACTTTTACCTGCGCCTGTCGGCGCTAAAATCAAACCATATTCGCCTCGACCTAAGCCACCGCTTGTAAGTTCATCAAGTCGATCCCACCCCGTCGGAATGGGATTACGAACATTTTCAACGTAACGTTTTTCGAAATCTTTGATAAAATCATGCCCAGTGTCAATTTCTCCTCCAGCTTTTAGAGCAGTATTGATAACTTTGCTAATTTCGTCAAACGAATTCGTTTTGAGGAGAGAAGCAGATTTAATCATAGCTTCGTGCAACTTTTGTTTTCTGCAGAAATCTAACGCTTCATTCTGAATGAAATTTCCATCCTCAATATGATCGGAAGCTAACATGCGGGCATAAAAGTCTCTTACTTGTTTTTGAAGAATTTCATTCTCTTTTTCTAAGGATGTCCGAAGAATTATCTCCATTGTATCTCTACTAGGATGAACTTTATATTGTTTTTTATAATCAAAAATTCTTGAAACAAATCCTTGGAGATATCTTGATTCAAAATATTCAACATTTAATACTTCAATCATTCTATCGGCAAAGACTCTATCATCCAATATTAAAAAAGCAAGTCTCTCTTGAAATGAGCGGCCGAAGGTTGAAAAAGTCGGAGCATCAACTATATTCATTATTTTCTCGATGGACGTAAAATACTACCCTAAGTGAGAATTGAAGTCAATTATTTACCCTGAGTAGAAAGTAATTAGTTCTCAACTCTTTTGGACTCTGCAACTATAAATCTAAAAGTTTGGAAAAGAGAGTCCCAGTTATAATCAGTAAAGCCGTCGATGACCATCTTGTGAGTAATCTGGGTTTGACTAAACATTGGTTCAAAATTTTGTATTGTTTCTTTGATTGCCTTTGAAACAGTTGGTGACATATTGGGGACATAAAGTTGCATCAATTTATAATTCATTTTAATAATTTCCTTAGACGCAACAATGTCGTTATATATTTTGAGTTCCCCTTTGTGCTCTTCACAATGAGAAATAACATCGTCAATTGTAAATGATTTACTATCTTGCAGGAATGGAATTCTTTTAGCTATTGTGGCTAAACCTACGCCACGTACGCCTTCTAAATTATCTGATTTATCTCCTGCAATGGCTCTTGCTAAAGCAAAATTTTGTGGATGGATGCCATATTCTTTTACAATTCTACTTTCATTTAAGATTTCTTTCTGAACTGGACGCAATAATATTGTTTCTTTGTTGCACAATTGAATGAAATCTTTATCACTTGAAACTATTATTTTGATATTGTTTTTGAGAGATTGAAGATTACATATTCGCGCGATAACATCATCAGCCTCTACATTTTCGAAAACAAACTGTATCAGTGGCATTAAGTTCAAATAATCTGCTAAACGAACAAATTGATTTATCTTATTTAATTTTTCTTCTTCCTCCGAAAGATTATGAACACTTCTATTCAATTTGATGGGAGCGCGACCTTCTTTATATTCGGAATTTATTTTTCTCTTTCTTAATGAACCTCCAGATCCATCCCAAACAACAATTATTTTATGAATTGGACCAGACTCTCTGCTAACCTTCTGCAAGGATTTTAAAAATCCTTTATTGCCGCCACATGGATTCCCATCTGCACAAATACTGGGGTCTGCTACATAATTTCTTATAAATAAATTATAAGCGTCAACAATTAGAATCCTATTCTTTTTTATAGACATCAAAACACTCTATGAATCTATTGAATAGTGCGCATCGGCATTACCAGTTTTATCATTAAATTTTTGATGTCTATCCACATCCATCACATTAAGGACAGTTTCCCTAAACATCGGATCCTTCATTTTTTCCATCCAAGAAGTTCCTTGAAACTTCATAATAGTTCCATCTTTAGCAGTAATAGATTTCCATGCTCCTGCGGTTTGGATTGCTCCTGTTAATTCCAATGCTTCTTGCCAACTTTCTTCATCCCTAATTCCAATTGGATCCTCGCCCCAAACTATTTTAAAACCCGCTTCGCGACCCTCAGTTCCAAACCTAGATTTCTTGAGTTTAGCTTTTAACTCGGAACCGATTCTATATCCTTTGTCGTTATTTAAATAACTGTCTTTAGCTTTTCGTCCCGTCAGCCAAATGCGTAAACTGTAAGCGTATATAAGGGCCTTCCCACCAGGAGTCATCCAGGGATCTATTTTCATAGATGATGGATCACTGGTGTTGAGATTTGTTCTCAATTGATTTAAAACTAAAAATGTAGAATTCGCATTTGCGATTGGAAGAGTGAGTTTCTGCATTGCCAACGAAGCGATTCGTGCTTTTCGTGCCATAGAAGAACTCGGATCAAAATTAGGATCTTCCATGTCTGCTTTACATGGCGTATTAGCAAAAGAATCTAAAATATAAAGAACATTCTGTTGAGATAGCAGTGTTTCAATAGTTTCAAATACAAATTCAACAGATTGAGCCTGTACGTATGTAAATGTTCCAGAATCTAAATTTATACCCAGTTTTTCAATAAACTCCGGATCAACAGCAGATTCAGAATCGAACCAAACAACGGACATTCCCATTTTCTGAGCGTTAGCGGCAATAAGGGCAGCAAGATAAGATTTTCCGCTGGCCTCTAAACCAGCAATTTCTACAATTTTACCTACAGGAATTCCAGCGGGCTTGCCTTTACAAATAATAGAATCCAACCATCGTGATCCAGTTGGAATCCAGGATTTAACTTCAGAAGGGTTTTCATCCTTTAAGGAAAAGGCAATATCAAATCCAGCCTTTTTATTCAAAATGCCTCTAATATCTTCGCCAGATAAATGTCCTGTAATTTTTTCTTTTTTTGATTTAGGTATCATAATTTACTTTCTATAAAAAACAGTAGGAGAGATCCCAACATAGAACCTCTCCTACTGCTATTCTCATTTTGTTTCTTAGTCGTCAGTACCAGTACCATCAATTTCGAGTTCATCGATAGCGGCATCAACATCTTTAATGACAGTGGAAGACGAACTTTCCTTTGTGGAATTGCTGGAATTGTTACCATACTTTTTTTGTCCATCATTATCGAATGGATCAGCTAAAAAGTGTTCGAGAATTAATGCCACTTCTGGAGGCGTCTTTCGCTCGAAGAAAGAATCTACTGGTCTAACCTTGTCGAGAATTTCTTTGATTTCCTTTTTAGTCTTGGCAAGCGGCTTTGTTACTGGTTTAACCGTAATATCGGAAGACGGAAATGATGCTCCTCCGCCCTTTTCATACATAAGCTTTACATCGCGCCCATTATCAATATCCGTAATATCGCCATAATCTGGGTCAATAACTACCTTGATTAACTTTTTATAAAGTTCTTTACCATACCCGTAAGGTTTAGGACCTTCAGATTCTTTACCTCTAACAACAACATTAGAAAAGAATCGTTGACGCGCAAATAAATCCTTTGCCATTTTCTTCCCCTCATCTGTACCTTCTTGCCACAAAGAAGAAGCGTAATCACAAATTGGACACTTCTCTCCAAAGTTTCGCTTCGGACACATAACACTAGTACCTACATTATAGTGGAACCAATATTCCTTGAATGGATCTCCATCGTCGGATGGAAGAAAACGAATTTCCTGTTCGCCAATTTCTGGCTTGAAAAAATCATTATTTTTTGAACTCTTTTTTCCTCTGTTATCTATATTCTCTAGTTTTTCTCTCATTTTATCTACATTAATAACCATTTTATTTCTCCTTTTGGACTATAGTCCTTATAGTTGTATGACAAATCTCTCATACTACTGATCTTTATTGATTTGAATTTCAGATGTGTATTTTAGACAATACACGATGTCGTACTCGTAATTAGTTGCGTATATGCCGTACGAAATACGGTTTATTTCACTTGGCATTTTACTCTTAACTATATTCTTTACGCTACTCAAAATACTTGGATCATTCTTCAAACTTTTTTCAGAGTACCCAAAATAATACACGGCATCGGTGCTTCTGTCAAGATCAAAAAACATTTTTTCTTCATTTTCTTTTGGATCAAGAATGCCAAATGTAGCGATGCGCGCTGCAATGGGTGGAACATGAAATGTATTAAAAACTGGCTTAATTTCTTGTAACTTACATATTGTGTTGAATGTAGATGCGATTGTATCATTAATTTTTTCATTGTAAGAAAGTAATGGCAAACGTCCAAGACACTTATCAATTTCTTCATTAGAAGCTAAATACAACATTTCAAATAAACCAGATCTGGCAGATTCTTGAAAAACACCAAACACCGTTCGTTGTTTGATCGCATTAACTCCAACTATCATATCTAATGCTGGCTGAATATATAAAACATATATTTTAAAATTGTTTTGAAGTTGACCTAGTAGGTTGAGCGAACAAAAAGAAAGATTACCTCCCCCTGAAGTTATTAGCAATAAATTTCCTTTGAGTCCTTTGAAATGTTTTTTAACTGATGGGAACTTTTCATCATAATCTTCAAGATGTTCAAATTTAGGAACTTGAATGTGTTTGAAATTGTCATAGGAACATTTTTCACAGTCTATCGAAAAAAATTTAGATTTCATTTTCAGTAGCGAAAGAAGATGAGCAATGCGATGCCCCGTGCCTCCAAGTCCTATGGCAACATCAAAAATCATATTTGATATAATCCTCCATTTCGCCTAAGTTTCTTCCTATTTTACATGTCACTCTAAAGATTCCAAATTCTGTATTTCCAAACATTTTAGCAATTGTGTTAACCATTTCTTTCTCTGGAGCGTATAAATCAATAATGACGCTATCATGAAGCAAAGCAACAATTTTAGATTTATACTTATTGCGGGACATAAACTGATCAATTTCTATGACTTTCCGCGAAAATATATCCCATGTGGTGCTCTGAATTAAATAACTCAAAGCATGTCGTTCGTCACTTTCAATTTCTCTTCCATATGGATTATGAATTTTATGTCCATCCCAATATTCTGATAAAACATTCTTTTTATTGTATGCTACATCTATTTTTGGAACTCCAGAAGAAAGATTATTGTCTCCATTATAAAACCACGCAAAAAATTTCTTCTTGACATCTTCTCTACTCAATCCTTGTTCAAAAAATGTCGAATGCCAATCATGTAAATCAATTTCAGGCTGCTCTTGTTTATTCAAACTAAGGAATGTACGAACTTCGGCTGCGTTGTAATCTATTTCAACAAATAAATGATTATTTGGAACCAAATATTTACGCATTTTCTTATCGAGAGTCAGAATAGGAAAAGAATTCTTTTTAGTGGAAAGCCTGCCCGTGATTGTACCAAAATTTTTGTATTTAATTGTTTTTAAACCATTTTTGAGTTTATTCCTAAATCTTCTAACTCTGTCGTCAAATATATTTTTATCCATTTCAACAAAATCAACATTAACAGTTTGTTTAGCTATTTTGGCAATTAATGTCTCCAAATCAACCAGATAATCATAATTTTTTGGACGCTCATAGGAAGAAATAACGTGAGATGTTATTTCGTTTTTAACGTTGAAGAAATTATGAATAAAATATTCCGGAAGTAAATTATAAAAATTATCTCCTATGTCGGACATTTTTGCTTCTTTGAAAGATTTCTGAAATGAATGATGTAATTTCTTCAGTCCAATCCATTTGGAATTCAAAAATTCTGGGCAAATATCATCTAATGTTTTACCGCCACAATATAATTGTGCGTACTCAATATTCAATCCATCAAGCATTGGATTATATGCCCAAGTATGAGTAAGCAAAGAACCATTGGCAGTAGGTTTCAATTGTCCGTCAATGTAAATATTTTTACCACCAGCAACTTGAAATAACATTCAAACCCCTAGAATGAAAAATCAGTATGTTTTGATATAGTACCAGATATCTTTTCGCGTGAAAATTCTATTTTTTCATCAACGCTAAAAAGATGGGATTTGTTCAGATGTCTTTCAACATATTCTAATGCTTTTACTTTGTCAAGATTTTTTAAGATTTCTTGCGCATTTAACACTAATCTATCAAAATTTCCTTGAGACAAAGACGTTCCGGTTTCACGACATCTAATATAACAATGCAGTTTTATCCAAAATAAATCATCAAATTGATCAGGCTTGATTGTTTTTCTTTCTAATCGTTCTGTTATTATTCTAGTTGTGGCAGATTGTTTAGTAATTTCAACAAATGGTTCTGCCGATACGAAAGAATTATAAAACTCCGAAACATAGACTTTCAAAACATCAAGTTCTGTTCTTTGGGATTCATAATAAAAATTTCCAAACAAGTTCTTTGCAGAAATGCCATATTTTTCCATATAAGGAACCATGGCAGGCGATGCGATATCAGCAACTAATCTCCATGGAGCGTTTTTATCTATCATAAAGCCGTGTTGTCTAGCAACCTTTGTATAGAATTCAAAATTCTTATCTAATATGAAATTTTCATATTTCTTTTGATCAATCGCGTGATTAGTATTCCGTAACTGTATCACTAATCCGGTGCTTTCCATAGAACAAAATTTTGTAGTAATAAATGCCGTTCTAGTGAACGGATAGGCAGGATTTAAAATATCGATATATTCTAAAAAGACTTTGAGAAAACTATTGAAATCTAATATCTTTATATCTCTACTAAATTCTTTAACAAAAGTATCTCTAAAAACTTCAAAAAGAACTGCGACGTGAGATTGATAAATGGAATGAACGCTTTCCCAGGCCACTTTTGGTTCCACATCTTCAAATTCGCTTTCATTAACATCTATTTTTGCTTGTTTTTTTGATCTTTCGAAAAAAGTTCTAAAATCACTAAAGGCATCAACAACAAAATTTAATGCCATTAATATCTTTTTTTCTTTTACTTTTATTTGTTTTAGAGCAGCTTCTGATACAAATACAGCTCTATCAAGAGAGTTGAGTTTCCCATACAAAGGTTTCCCATACCACAGATCTATTGGAATCGGTAATGAATCGGGATATATTTTATCTTTGTATAAGGTTCGTTGTGTAAAGATGCCCAAGGAGTTGAGGACATTGTTTCCTCTTGGAATTGACATATTCTAACTATCATGGTAAAACATTATTAGAGTCTATTGGCACTGACTCGTCTGGGGATGTTCCTGCTACAGTTGTATGTCCGGACGTATCCAATTCAGCATCTCCAAATGCCTCAAAATTAGCATCTACATTTGTTTCAAATTTTCCTGCCTCTATCTTTGAAAAAACTTTAGTGATAGTATAGTATCCTCCAATTGGAATTGCTTCCCTCTTCGGAATTCCTTCAGGGAATCCAACCGAAGCAGGATCAACATATATCATCATTCCCGGTTTAAAATGAGGAGTTCCTATTAAATTCAACTTAGCATTATACGGTTCACTAAAAAACGCATCACCCTTCTTAACTTGATCTGAATTTACAATTCTACTTTCCGCAATATACTGCATATTGACTTTTTCAAACTCTATATTTTTTACCAATCCTCTATCGGCACCAATATAAAAATGAGGAATACCATAATTCTTTAGATCATCTTCTCTATTCCCTCTTAGCCGACGAGAAGGAAGTCCACTAATATACAGCATCAAATACTGAAACGTGTTTTCTGGTTTAATATGGAATGACTTTAAATTGTTCTGTTCGATTTTTTCAATATCTACTCTATTGTTACCTCTTATTTCCTGTGATCTATGAAGAGGATTGGCTCCATCTTTTCTCAAACTAAAAACGGAGAAACTTACTTTATTACGTTTTGCTTTAGAAAATGTTCCCATTCCGGAAGGAGATAGGGCTTTAACAATTAACTCCGAACATATATCACGAAGAAAATCTCTTAGGAGATATTTTTCCTTTGCCGGTTCTATAACTTTTTTGAGAAACCATATATTAAATAAATTAAGAGAAATTGGAATATCACATAAAGAAACTGTAGCAGGTTCATCTTTATCAAAATCGTGTATTTCTGCTGTTCCAAGTAAAAATCTAAAATTCTCAATACTAGCTCTTTTATATGCTGTAATTGCGGGATCGATATTGTGTTGTGGTTCGTCAACTAATCTATAAAGAGACTGTAAAGCAGCATCCACTAAATCTCCAAAATAAACAAAATTTATTCTATGTGTCTTAGATGACTGAGGTACTGATGCTTCAGAAAATTTCTTTTTCGGTTCTTCCAAAGCTTTGGCATTATCTTCCTTACTTTTTCCAACAACACCACCCGCAATATCATCAGATTTAAGAAAAGCTGAATCAATTGTGCTCTGGTTTGCGCCAAGTGCAGACGCTTTAACGGCTTTAAATTGTTGCCTATAGTTTTTGTATGTTTCAATTTTTTCTCTTTGAAGTTCGGCTGGTTCCAGATCTGGATCAAATTCTTTACTTTTCAACTCATTAAATCTTTGAACATCTGCTTCATCAACATCAATAGCAAATAATCTAGAACGACTTTGAATGAGTCGTAATAAATTACTGTAGCTTTGAAGTTTATTTTCTCTTACGATAGAATCTCTCGATTCGGTATCTTCAGCAACCTGTTTTTCAACTCTTTCTTGTTGTTCTTGTAATTCTTTAACGTCGTGTGAGTCAGTCAATCGATTTTTTTGTTCACGTTCCAAGCGATTTTTTGTGTATTTGAGTAATGATTTCTTTCTTTTTAGTGAATTTTTGATATTATTTAATCGAGTTTCAAAATCACTACCAACATACAAAATGTCAGTTTCTGGTGAAAGCATTTTACCCTCAATAGCGCCAATGTAGTTAGCAGTAATAACAACCGTACCTTCCTGGCTTATTTTGATATTATGGCTAACTAACGTAAGCGAAAGAGTAATGAATGAATTTTCTAATGCTTCTAGCATTTCTTTATTTATAATAGGATTGCTTCCATTTTCTTTTGGCACCTGCCATCCTATCTGCGCTTTTATTCTAAAAGAAGCATCATTAAATAAAGTTTGAATACTTCCATTTGAGGCATTATCTTCTCGACTGCTTGGAGAAAATCTGATTAAATCAGCATACGATGCGTCTGGATCAAATTTTCTGTAAATATCTCTTATTGAAGCAAACACCATTACTAAAGTTGTTGAAAAAGCCTTGCCAGTTTCGCCGGGGTTTTGTCCAGTATCCTCCCACTCACAACTTTTTAAACCAATTCCAGCACCTTTTCCTTTGTTGGATTTAAGAACATTTTCAAGCTCCCTATTATCTAATGTTTCATTGAAAGGAATTTCAACATCAGTTTCTTTCCCGCTTTTATTTATAATTGTCTTAAACAATCTCAATCTGGGATGTAATAAAGAAAGTTGCGCAGGAGTTATAGAAAAAAAAGCATCAACTCCGGTCCCTAAGAGCTTACTCAATAAGATGGAAGGATGTCCAATTAGCTGGACAAAGTTTTTATAATTCTTATTTAAGTTGGATTTAATGAGTGATTCATGTTGATAAAGAAGATATGCTTGCTCATTAAATTTTTCTTCCGTAACAGCATCTTTATTGGAGCTTTCAACTGTCGCATTATCATTCTTTGTGTCAGACATATATTAAATGTTTAGAAATTTTAGAACCAGTTCCAAAGGCAAGGGAATATCTATTACATTTCCTATTTCCAGATGCGCATCGGTTGGCTTTTGATTATAGTGGGCAATTATCCACCAGAGTTTTGAATCATTATAGTATCGACTTGCCAATTTAAAATATCTATCACCAACTCTCCATTCGTGTCGTATTATTTGAAGCTGCGCAATTTCCTCATTTGTTGGATGTCTCAAATTTGGTGTGAAATATTGTCGTATTTGCTTAATAGCGCGAGCGTCAAACAGCTCTTCGTACTGAGTTGTTTGATTAATGCCAATTTTTCTGCCATCATATCGAGAAACCATTTATTAACTTCCTTATATCAAAGTACCTTTGTTTTTTAGTATCACATTTTCAATTGACTTACTTGTTCGTTCTTCAGGCATGGACGAATCCGTAATTGCGTCATTTTCAGAAATATTTCTTCTAGTCTGAATAACTGTTGGTGCAGGTGTAGGAATTTCTGTGTTAACGTCCGTCGAATATGGAAATTTATTAAAATCCGTTCTATGATTTCCATCTTCATCCCATCCCAAAGCATTTTGATGAAGCACTTTAAAATTACAAGAGAATTTAACAAGCTTAGGAAACAATGCCAGAGGACTAGCAACATCAAAAACACCCACTTCAAAGTCAGGCTCATAATTAAATCCATCAACATATCCCAATAAACCCGAATCTGCTGCCAGTGAACCAGCGCTTATATGGTTAGCTGCTAAATTCATAAATTTCATCTTAAAAACAGGTGCTGAGTTGATTAAATTAACATTTGTACCAACACCAATACTTTTATATGATGGATAAAGCATAGACATTAATAAAGAACTTTTTCTCAAATTTTCTTGAGCTTCTTCAAATGATGCCGCTGGAACATCCCACGCAATCGCAATCGTTCTTCTGGTTCGCTTGAATGTTGGAATTGGATCCATACGTCCATACGCATCCTCTTCGTTCCACTCAGATTGATATCCGTCAGAAAATTTAGTTATGAATGCTTTAAATAAAACAGATTTGCCAGAAGGAAGATGAAAAAATTCCAAATGTTGAACATTGGCTAGTCCATCAGTATAGTCACTAATGCCGCCATACCTGAATTGATTTTCTGTCTCTCTTGGCATAAATCTATATCCCTACCCAAATTTTATTTCTTATTATGGCACTAATATTTACTTGGCACACTCCATACATATTAGCCAATTCTGTTTGTGTAATGTTCATGTCATTTAAACCATATTCAATTTCATGTTTCTGTCAAAAACATTAATTACGGCACGACCAAATTCTCTACCATCTATTTGTAATATGACTGGAACCTGTGAAAAGGAGCCTTGTTTATTGCTACCAACCATTTCAGATTGTTTTGTTTCAGAAATCTTTTTAACTATCTCTTCTTGTCTTGATAAATGTTCTACTCTGGCAGTTTGCAAACCAGATGCTGTTGCAGCAAGACTACGAGCTGGCTCATTGACCATTGCAGCACCAATTGGTGCAGCAAGACTACGAGCTGGCTCATTGACCATTGCAGCACCAACTGCAGTTGTTTTTTGGATGACATTTATTGTCTTATCTATTTCTTCATTTGAAAGAGCACCAATAGATTTTATAGAAGCACCTAGAGTTTTAAATGCTTCTGCAACACTCAAAATATTATCTCCATTCATTCTTTCTATTGATGCTGTCATGCTAGCCAATGCTTGCAAGTCTGATGTTTTTACCAAAAGCAGAGCACCACTTAAAGCAAGAATTCCGAGCGTAAGAGCACCAAATGCCATTGCAATAAATGGAAATCCAATTGAAGACATAGCAAGTGCACCCATAGCAAACGATAGACTCGTTATTCCCAAAGCAACGGAAGGAATTGCATCAATGTTATCAACAATTGTCTGGATGAGAAAAGTAAATGCTTTTACAAACAAAGCCATTCCACTTGCTGCAAGTGCCACACCAGCACCAATCATTAAAAATGATAAACCAAATGCTAGCAACGGAATAGCTGCTGCTGCACCAGCACTTACCATAATTGCAGCTAGTGCTATTAATGTTAATGAAAATACACCCAACGCAGCAACTACACCCCAGATTTGTTCTGGTTTGAGTTCAACGAAAGCACCAACAAATTGTGCCATACCTAATGCTGCAATTGCAATACCAGCCCCAACCATAAGAAACGCAAAACCAAATGCTAAAATAACTGGAACTGCAGCTTTACCTTTTTTACCTATATCTGCTAAAGCATTTGCTATTCCACCAGAACTTTTTGCTGATGTTGCTGCAGCTACAGAATGTGCTTTTTCAGCAGCGGCTAGTGAATTTGTTGCAACCGTTTCTGCTACTTTTTTCCCTGTCACAAAAGTTGTTATGGCAGCATATGCAGCCTTGAGATTTGTGCCGGCTGCCATAATTACATTCCATGCAAGTTTAGCTTTGGATAAAGCATATATTGCTCCAGTAATTCCAATCAGCGCGGGTCCTAAAACACCACGAGCCATATCATTTAATTTTAGAAACTTTTCTATTACCCATGTTATCGCATTTAATAGCGGCATAGCAGCTCCAGACAAACTTTCTATTATTTTTGTTAGTTTTTCTTGAGCACTTGTCGCGCTTTGAGCATATTTTGTAATTGTTTGAGTAGACAAAGCATAAGCGTCAGCAGATTCTTTAGCTTCTTCAAAAGATTCAGCCGAAGTTCCGAAAAGTCTGCTAGCTTCGTCCATATCTTTGATACCGGCAGCAGAAGCAATTGCCATTCTTTCAAATTTGCCCAACTCATTAAAATTTCTTCCAGAAAGAGAGATTGAGTCCCTGAGCATATCAATTCTTTCAGACTCTGATGCGCTCAATAAATCTACAGAGTTCAATAAATTTCCACCTAGCATGGCATTTAATTTTCCAGCGGCAGTGGCGGCGCCTTCAAAAGTGTCAAATTGTTGAGAAATTCCTATTAAGCTTTGAACAGAAATGCCTGTAGCTTTAGATTGAGCTGCCAATTCTTTGAATATTTGAATAGATTGTTTTCCATATTGCGCTAATTGAGGTATTGAAGACGTAAATTGATCCGCCAACATACCAGGGCTCAATCCCAATTCAGTGGCAGTAGCAGCAATTTCTTTTTGAGCATTAACAGCTTCATCAATATTCATTCCTAATGATTTTGTGGATATATCTAAATTTTTTGCTGTGCTTTGTGACGATATACCCATTCGGTCTAACATTGCTGTTGTTTTTGAAAGTTCAATTTGAGATTCTTTGCTCATTTGGTTGAAGCTTGATAGATTCGTAAATAATGCTTCAACTGCTTCTGCTGATTCTTGAAGTCCAACGCCAGCAGACAATGAACCAAAGCGAACATCATCTATGACATCATTAAATTTACCACCTGCCCCTGTAGTCTTGTTGAATGAAGCTAAAGTTGAATCCATTTGAAAAGCTACATCACGAGTAGCAGTCCAAACATGATCGAAAGCATTAGAAAACAAATTTGTTGGATTAACAAAATCTTTAATTGTTTTTCCAACATTTGAAAGAGTTAAACCTATGCTTTGAAAAGATGATAAAGTCTGTTCTGCTTGGCCAAGCCAGGTTTCATTTTTATCTGCTGTTAATCCTAGAGATTGAATTATTCCTTTAAAAGAATCTAACTGAAGATCAGTTATATTGGCTTCTTTTTCTCTTGTCTCTAGTTCTTCTTCACGAGCAACAGATATTTCTTCAGTTAATTTTAAAAGTCTAGTAAGGTTGCCATGTTCCCTTGCGTCTAAAACTTCCTGCTTTTCAAGTTCCTTAATTCTATCTTTGATAGAATCTCTTAATTTTAAAGCACTTTTTAATTCAGCAGCCGATTGTTCAACAAGGGCTTTTTTTTTAACTCTTTGCTCTTCTGTAGCGGTTGCACTTAATCTTTCAAATTTAGCTGTTTTTTTCTGTATATCTTCTAAGTCTTCTTCAATAGCTATTTGATCACGCAGTTCCTTAGTTTTACCTCTAAGTGATTCTAAGTGTTCTTTGGCATTTTTAACTTGAGACTCGCCAAAGTCAACGGCTTTTTCTCCTAAATCATTTGTTTCTTTTAAATGTTGCTTAATGAGTTTGAGAATTTCTTCTCTGGCTTGTTCATCGGATAAAACCTGTTTGAGAATATTTTGATATTCTTTTAATTGTTCTGGAGTTAAATTAGCCATTCAATTACCTCAGTGGCCACTTTATACCTGTTGCTCTCTCGAATTCTGAAATAGATTTATTTAGTTTTAATTTATTTCTATATGTTGATGGGTTATTTAACCCTAATTCTCTAAAAGAGTCCATATATCGCTTTTCTTTGCCAAGAACATCAGCAAAAGATGCTATTTGACTTTTATTTCCTTTGACAGAAAGGGGAATATTATAATTTCCAAACATTGCTTTTAGAATGCTTTGAATATAATTTCCAAACATTCTATACCAAAAAACTTCATTCAGAGTTTTTTTTTGAGAAGATAAATCAATTACAATAGACTTTTCCATTAGACACATGCCCTCTGTGAATAAGTAGTGTTTTTATGAATTACTTTCTGTTTTTGCTTTTAGCTTTTTCCATTGCCTCTTTTTCTTTTTCAAGCTTCTTTACAACTTCCCCAGTCCAATAGTTGCGAAGCCCAATGGGCAAATTCCAGCTTTCAAAAACAGAAAAACCGGCATGATACTTCAAATCTAAAACTTGATCGTATACTGATTTTATATATTTGTCATTGAGGCCAAAAAAACTCGGCTCTAAAGGGAATCGCAACGCGAGAAAACGTGCCGCAAGCTTCACACTCAAAATCTTGTCTTAAATCAAGATTCGGTATTATTCTTGCGTATTCCTCCCTAACGAATTTTGAATGCTTTGCCAGCATCTCTTTATCAACATATTTTTCTATTGTTTCTCTATTTTTATCACCATCGATAGAGACAATGATAGCCTTGAGCTGATCCCTCAAGGGAGATTCTGGTAAATTATGTTTTTTCTTATTCTCTGCTCTCATCTGAAGAGAGCGTTCGTCATTGCCAGTAAGCATTTTCAATTCGAGTTTAATGTCAGTATTTGGTAAAGTTATTTCAAATGTTCCATCACCTGAAATTAAAATATCTTCAGCTACCTCTTTTGGCTTAACTTCTCTGAGATCAAATTCGTGAGGTGCTCTTGTTCCGCACGCAGGACAGACTACATTTGTTTTATAAATTGGATCATATCCAATCATTCTAGCTGACATGACGACGGCATTTTTATCGCCAACAAACATTTCATCTACTTTAATTCTTTTATCAATAAGAAGACCTTGAATCATTCGTTCTAAAGCAATGCCCTTTTGAAGCAACGTTTTTGATGTTAAAATTTCCTCATCAGCGGCCGTCATGTGGCGAATTTCAACAAATTCAATATTATGAAGAGGATGATCTAATGAGTAAAATTTACCTTTCGTCGGCAGATCTACTGCTTCTATGGGACTTGGAAATGATAAATTTGAGTTTATTTTTGGATCAATTTCTGGATCTGAAATTATTTTTTTGTTTTCATTTAATTCTTGACCCATACGATCAGTGTTACGTGACATTCAATATACCTCTTTTGGTATTGTAGAACAAAAGAAGAAAATTTTTAAGAAAAAAATTAAATGTTGCCTTCTGGCAAGGTTACGCCACCTTCTTGTTTAAAGGTACAGTCAGCAAAATCATATACCAAAGTAACATCCAATGCCATCATATCTTCGGAATCATAATCAAGTTCACCGAATTCTATATCTTTTATCCAGCATCCATGTAATCGCCATGTTTCTACTGAATCTCCATTATGATCGAGTTGATGAATTCTAGGTGTTCCCAATGCTCTAACAGACGCACTTTTTGACATTGTTCGTGCTGTTCCATCCGATGAATCGATTGGACCAGTTGGCAACTGATATCCACTTTCTTGTAAGATCTTCAAGAAAATGTTTGTAGTGTTGGGAGAAATAACATCTGCTACAGAAAAAGTAACTTCCTTCCATTTAATTTTTCCTGGGTAACTGAAAGTATGGTTTAAAAACTTATGCTCGGTCACCGACACTTCAAATCCTGGCTTTTTGACTTTTTTGATGAGATATTCTTGTATATCGAGAGCGGCCGTTTCGTCATCATTATCGACTTCTCCACCAATAGAGAGAATAAATGTAAATTTCCTCTTGGGTTCCAACCCACCTTCTGAATAGTCTGACCAAAAAGCCATAATTGTTATCTCCTATAATTTAGATAGTTACTAACTGTATTTTCTAGTCCTCAAAAGCACTTCCAGCACTAGTAATTACAAAATCCATCGCAATAAACTCAATTGCTCTAGCAGGCTTCAAATAAATCTTGGCATACAAAATATTTCTATCTCTCAAATCTGCTGTAGTCGTAGTCTCATCAAGTATCACTTTATACTCTTCTAATCCAAATCGTGCCTTGACTCCATCAAGGAACGGCTCAACTCGATTCAAGAATCTATCCCAAGTCGACTGAACATTTTGATCAAACAAAATAGTTGCTGCCATCCTAGAAATTTCAACCTTCAAATGGTTCATCAATAAACGAACATTAATCCTGTCTACTGCTGATGGAACAACTTGAAGTGTCTTTTGTCCAAATACAACAATTCCTTCTGCTGGGAAAGCAGCAATTGGATTAATATTAACTTCATAAAGTTTATCTCTCTCGCGAGAAGAAAGACGTTGCTTAATTCCTGTAACTGAAATTCCAGCAGCTCCCTGAGTTAGACCGCCACGAGTGAATCCAGCCGGAGCAAACCATAATTCTGATTTATTTTCAGTATTTGAAAGAACACCAAGGGCAATGACTGAAGGTGGCACCCAAATACCAGCACCTGTTTCAGTATCTCTAATTTGAACCCATGGATAATAAGCAGAACCATAGCTATTATTTATAGCCCTATTTTTGAGATTAGATACCGTTGTATCAACATCTCCACGATTTGCTGTTGAGGCATCGCCACTGATATTCTCTGTTGTTGGAACATACCCGCCTTCAAGATCAATGATAGCCATAGCATCTCTACGGTTTTCAGCGACGTTGAGAATGTGATCTGTAATCCCCGTATTTGTAATTCCAGGAGCAACAATCTTATTACATTCTACAACCTCTGGATCTGCTACTGTATCGATAGCGCGTTTTACGCTATTGAACTCATAGCTGGTTGTCTGTGTTTGTCCGGACATAACTCTATTATTGAATGGTTCTTTTTCAACAACATCAACGCCATCAAAACCTCCAACAAGAGGCATTGTAAATCTATCAAATCCAGCGTCGAGCACAGCAACATAAGAACCAGTTTCAGCCGTGAATGATGTTCCAGCTCCACGGGAACCGGATGTCCATTGCGCATCTACAGTTCCAAGACGTTTTACATCATCAAGAGTAAAAACAAATGCGTGTTCTAGGCTTGAATTGGAATCTGGATCGTCTTCGAGTCCTTCTGGTAATTTACGAAGCACATCTCCATAACTATTTTCAAATCTAATGCTATTCTTTCGTCCTGAATCAATTCCGAAATACGCTTCTCTCGGAGTTGAAACTGTTCCTTCTCTCGTTGTAGAGCGAAGGGGAAGGGTTGGAAATACGAACGAACCAGTGAATGGAACACTGCCAACATTCATAAATACAGAGGCATTGGCTTTTGAATTTACAACATCAGCATTTCCTGCCGCAAAGACACCAGTGAAATCATTTCCAGAAGTGGTTGAACCAAATGTTTGAGCTTCGGAAGCACCAGATACAATTGTATATCCTTTAAAACGAACTGGTCCCAAGAAACCAAATGGAAGAAGTTCTTTATGTGTTGCGCCAGCATTTACATCTGGATTTACATCAACATAAACATATCGAGATTGATTTGGATAATCTCCAAATTCTCTAAATCTTCTTTCTACATCATCCCACTGCATAAATTTATCGCCAATCTTTTTGGCAATATATCCCGGAGAGAATGGATTGAGATTACATCCTGTAAACCTCTCAACAACTTGAGGAGCATTATCATTATCTTTAGCTGTTCTAATGACAACTGTAAACGTTCCATATGGATCTTCTTGATTCAAAGAAGATTTAATGTCTGCGATAGAAATCTTTAGATTTTTATGTTCCCACTCTCCTGAATCGTGCGATTTGAGTCGAAAGAGTTTGGTCATATTCAGAGGATTAAAAGAAGGTCCTGCGGCATTCAAATCTTGAGAAATAACCCAACCAGTTTTGGCAGGAGACATATCCATCTCTTGATCATTTTGATTTATTGTTCCACTTTGAAGTGAAAGAATCACACCATATTGTCCGCCCGAAGAACTTCCAGATATAAGATCGGCAATTGAACGATCAAATGTTTCGCCCAAGAAATATTTCTTTCTTTGACTTGTTTGTGTAATAGATGAGTTGAGAAGTGTTGGATTTGTATTAAACACGCTTCTAATATATTTCTTTGAACTTGTATTGAAGTTAAAAGAAACTGTATCAGTTGTTGTGCCAGAAGAATTTTTAACCAATGCCTTGAGTTCTTTATCTGTTCCTTGGCTCGCAATCAAAACGGCTGTCCCTGTTACAGCTTGATTATTGCGATTACTTCCTGAAAGTTCAATTGAACCTTCAGAAAGATAAAAAATAGCAGCTAATGAACCAGTATTGGCAGACGTAGCAGATCCAGAATCAATTAAGAATAAACCAAATGCGCCACCTGTCCCAAGCGTAGCGTCATGAGATGAACCAACTGCCCAACCAGCAGCACCAGCGGCAGTGGCATCAGGATGTTCAGCACCTAACAAACGGATAAATGTTAAAACATTGCTATTTTTCAAATGTGCTTGTGCAGCATATGCAGCATAAGTTGGAGCTAAACGATTTCCATCTCTCCATACATCTCCACCATTACCACCAGCAATAGGATTACCAAATATTTCAACAAATTCTGAAAATGAACCCACCGTTACTGGTCGAAGCGCTGGTCCTCTTTCAGTACGTCCAATGACAACAGGTCCTATACCTTTTCGGACACCTGGAAGGCGCGAATTGTCTACTTCTGCTATTTGAATTCCTGGTGAAACGAATTTAAACTTTGTAAAGTTGCTGCCGGCCATTGTTGAATTCTCCTTCAGTAAGATAAAATAATGCTAATTATTAAAATCTTCTTATTTAAATAGTACAAAAAACAACGAACGGAACGCTTTCTATTAAAATAGACCTAATGGTATGTTATGATTAAAAAATAATGAAAAAATGCTCTAAATGTAAAGTTGAAAAAATCTGAATGAATTCCACAACAGAAACGATAGAAAAAGTGGCAAATGTTCAAAATGCAAAAAATGTGCTTTGAAATATAGAAAAGAGTATTACAGTAAACCCGAAAAAAGAAAACATAAGAAAGGGCAATAGGATAATCACGGTTTATATTTTCCATAACCTGGAAAAATAGGATTATCTCCCAATATTACTTTTTCTCTTGGAAATTTTATTTCTACAGCATTTTCTCTTACTGTTACATATGGATATTTTTCATTATCCCCAGCAGATATTAAATAACCAAAAACTTTAATCGAAATAGTCGTTTCAAATTTTCGTGACTCTTCAGTCATATCATCTAAATTATTTTCTTGTTTAAATTCTTCCTGAATAAATGCTTCGTATTTATGTCCGTCTCTTTCCAACATAACTCTATGAACAGAACCAGGCATAGTGATAAATGGCTGTAAAATAGTATTCATTTGTTGTTGATATTCTGTTATTATTTTAACTTCATACATAATTTCGTTGTATACTGGCTGTGGAATGCTATAAATTTCGTAAACTATTTTTTCATTTTTCTTCGAAGACGGAAAGTTTATTTTCCCCACTTTTCTGAACGCGTCAGCATTCGCAAAATTAGCTGTTTTATCCTGCTTGATTCTTTTGGCAATTGTTATAGAACCACCTTTGTAGTCGTTGATTTTGGGAATATTGGCAAAAAATTTGCCCTTACTTTCGTTATTCTTTGTAATAGATTCTCGTTTGATACTAATAATTGGATATAATAAAGTTCCTGCTAGATCACGCTCAGTTGCGTTATCTTTGGATTGCTTATATCTCTCATTTCCTGCCCAAACAACAGGAACCTTTTCCCATCCTTTATGAGTTTCACAAAAAGAATTCATTTTATCATTTATGAAATCATAAACAGAGAAATCTATAGTTTCTAATGTAGATGGCAGTATTTGTATACGTTTTTCCATTTATTATACAAACTCCGCATTGTGCATCTGATCAAATAGATGTCCACTTACTTTTGTCAAAAACTGTTCAAAATCTGCTCTCCCGTCAAATCCTGCTTGTAATGTTTTATCTTCTATTGCCGCTGATAAATCTTTATGATTTTTTGTAAGTTTTTCCATCAATGATTTCATCTTGCTAATTTCATCTGGGTTTAAATAATATGCTTTATTTATTGTATTTTTACTTACATAACAATCATCTTCTTCTGGTGGTGTTTTTGGACTCCCAATATCGTCAAAATCTTTAGACGTTGCTGGCAATCTGTCATATACTTTTTGTGCTAATTTACTTGTTCCGCCTCTATCTCCTGTCGTAGGTTGTGGAGCAGAATATGCCATTATCATTTTATAAAGTAGAGTTCCATATCCTTTATTTCGATACATTTTATTTACTGCTGAAAGTCCTATCTCTTTTGCTCCATAGCAATTACCTTTGTCTGAAAAAATAGGTTCACTCTTTATCATTCCAATGGCAATACCTTCATTAACAAAGTGGTATACTGTATTTTGAACAGATTTGGTTATATACTCATCTATGCTATCAACAAGCATTTTTCCATCATACAATAGAAAATAAACATATTTTCCGTCACCTTTAGCTCTAATTTGTAAACACCAACCCTGTGACTCAGATATGTCTTCTTTCAGATACTTTCGGAAGTTTTCGAATAATAGATACATTATTGTTCACTCCAAGATTCGCCTCTGATAATTCTATAAATTAGGTTAGTTATTTTATATATTCCGCTTTTATTGTCCATTGAAAATATCCTTCCTAGCTTGCAAACACTTCGCTGAAATCTCTACTTTATTATTTACTTGTCCAAACATTTCTCTTGGTTCTATGAGGTTCAAAATTTCATAATAGTTACATCCATAGGCAATGAAGTCTCCTTCTCTCACAAAAAGATTTTGGTCCTCTGTCAATCTTCTTTTATGAAAATGAACAATGAGATTTGCTAAATGGTCTACTCCATAGTTTGTAGTTGTAGATGGATTATCTTTCCACTCAATTAGAACATGAACATGAACAGGAGGAAGAAATGTTTTTTTGATCGATTCTCCATAGAGAGAATGATAATTTGTGTGTTCTAAAGAAATTGGATAATATAAGATTTGTTGTCCTATAATTTTCTCTAATAATTCATCATTGACTTGCTTTACGAAGTCTCTTTCTTTCTGTCCCACATAGAGAGGTGAAGGAGGAGCATCTAATACATCCCATTTATTTTCAGACATAAGTTATTCTTCCTTAACATCCGAAGTGGATAATTTTTCTAAATATCTGGATATAATCTTTATTCCGTCTTTCGATAACGATACTTTATTTCCGGTAGATAGTTGTCCTAAATAATACATTTTAACCGGCTGCACTGACCATAATTCTTGTGTTTCTTTGGCATCTGGAACACATCCATAAAATTGATTTCTCCATTTAGGTGGAAGCAGTGATGGCGCGATGAAATTATAATCGAAACTCCTAGCTAGGCTGGGTGGTTGTTCTTCTAACCAATCTCTAATATTAAAATTCCCTCCATATGGAGAAGCATTTGTTCGAGGGCATTTTTTAATGTGCGCTTTCAAAGAAATTGTTGGAATATCGTCATCTGATATCTCAACAAAATCTACTGCATAAACATACAATATGGTTTTTTGATGTGACGACAACTGTAAAGCTTCTAGTGCTTTTTCTACAGAAGGAGCTAATGAAACTCTATTTGTAAAATCATCTTCAATAACATTTCCCTCAGCATCGGAATACGGAATAGCAGGTGTCCTTGGAGTGAATCTAAAAGGTTTATTTCCGTTTAAACGCTCTGAAGATAAATGAAAATACTTAAAAATCTTTTTTAATGTCATAGAAGAGATAGTATTATCGCTTTTAGCGTCTTTTTTGATAACTGCTTCCATCAGTGGCTTGTCAAGATAGTTCCTAAAATTTTCAAATAATATATAAAGCATATTTCTTATATCCAAATTTTATTGATTATTTTATAAATTCCACTTTTCATATCATTTCTTAACCAACAAATATTGAACGTGGGACATAAGTTTGAACTCTACCAGCCTGCTCAACAATGTTCGCTTCCTTTTCTGCCAACTTATCATAAGTTGTCTCTTCCAACTGAAGTTTTAATTCTTCTCTCAACGCTTCCATTTCTTCTTTTGCTTGTGCAGCAAGTTCGGCATAATTCAATGTTATATCATTTCCTGGAATTGGAATTGTTGTCATTTTTCCTCTGGCATGAGAAAGCATCTCTTTAGCAATTGCCAAAGAAAATCTCCTTATCCACTGTTTGCCCATGCTGTTAATAGAATCATATGGAATGTTTTCAAATGGAAGATTATTGAGATTATTGACTCCTCCGATGCCAGCACTACCTCCAAGAGAATTTCCCATTGAATCCACATACTCGGTTAATGGATTTGGATCAATTGAAAAATCAAACCAAATCTTTTTTGGAGACAACCCGGACGGAACTGGGAAAAGTCTCAATTTGTTATTTTTGAGTTCATAAGTATAATGAGAAGCTCTTGTATAAAGATTCATTTCGTATGTCATTGCTTGTAGTTTATTTTGCCAAGCAGGAACAACATCAAATGTTGAATCATCGGCATATTGTCCGTATGTGTTGAGATTTCCTACGACTGTCAAACCACCATAATATCCAAAGAATCTCCACATAGCGTGTGGCGATTTATACCAAACTTTATTTATTCTTATCCTTGCTCCATTGGCACTATTGACATAAGAAGTATAATCAACGCTTCCTATTGCTGCCGATGATGATACAATAGCTTGTAAATCATAATCTTGTATTCCATCAATAATATCAATTGAAGCAGAAAAATAAGGAACAGTTCCTCCAATACCAGCTTCATAAGCTAATTCATCTCCAACCCTTCTAGCATATGCCACTGTAAATCGTGGAAATTTTAGAGCAGCATTTGAACCGCTCATTGCAGAACCAGAAACTATTTGTCCATCTGAGTTAAATGAGCCCGTGGGAGAACCCAAAAAGCTTGATAAAGAGCTTTTAGCTTGGTATAAATTAATAATATATGAATATTCTAATACAGCGCGCTCATAAGCAGCATAAATATTACAGTCCGTTAATTCTATATCAAGAATATCGCCAGCAAGCATCTTGAATGTGAAAGATACTTGGTCGTAAGCTCCGGAAATGAAGTTGGAAGAATTAGCATAAATTCCAATTGGAAGGGAGTCTACGATATTATCATATGATCCGGTTCTTGGAAGTGTAATCCTAGACGTTATTGAACGTGGAGTTAAATCTGGTGGAGTTTGACAAGTTGACATCAATAATAAATAGTTTAAGTTATCTTATTGTGCTTTTTCTCATTGTCTTCTACTAATACAAAGGCAATAAAAAAGGGATGGTAGGCCGCCCTACCATCCCAATTAATTGAAAATTAAATTAACGATCAGCCTACAAGGTCTTGTACAACTACAAGGCCAAAGAAATCTGGTCTCACCATTTTGCGTCCAAATCGAGTCATGACAATCTTCCTTGGCACACCATCTTCTTGTCCGAACATGGTTGGTGTAACTTGAAGTGGAACATACGGAGCGAACACATACCCACTTTCTAAGAAACTATTACCATTTCTTCCCAAAAGAATCAAATTCCTAATGAAATATGGATCCACGTAGATATCCCATTTCTTGTTTATAGTACCAAGCTTGACTGTTCCAGCTTCACCACGATCTTCATCATGGGTTACGCTAGCACGGAATCCAGCCGTAGCCTCAAGGATGTTGGCAACTTCTGGTCCACAAACCATAAAGTTGGCACCACCACGTAGAGTCTTGCGATGAATTTGTGCCGAAATTTCATTGACTGTTTCCATCAAGCTTTCATACCACTCAGAGATATTGCCAGTAAAGTCAGCACCAAGTAAATTCTCGTTGCTGCCATTGGTAATCGGAAGACCAGTGTATCGGTCAACAAATTTACCAGGGCGTCTGCTCCAGTATCCAACTCCACCTGTAGCACCCTTAATCAAATCTTCAAGAATTTCTTGATCGATTTCAAGAGCGATGTGCTCAGAAAGAAGTGAAGTCAATTCAACTTCGGCATCCAAGTTTTGATAAGCTTGAATGTCTTGTTGAAGTTCTGGAGTCCACTTTGCCTTGAGTTTCTTTGTTTCTGCTGTAATATTAATGGAATTAACTTTAATATCAATTTCAGGAATATTTGGATTATTCTCAAATCCCCAAACCGTAGTTCCAACAATCGAACCCAAAGCTCCACCAGCAACACGGTTGTCAGTGATTGGGAATGTTGTTGTAATTGCTGGTGCCCATGCTCCACCAAGAGCAACTGTTGATTCGGAAGCAGTTGCTGCCAAAACAAACATTAGATTTCCTGGATTGGTTGGATCAACAACTGTCAAACGTCGATGAACCCGCCCCGGTGCAGGAGTTGGAACTGCTGCAACAAGATTCTTCATGTCAATTTGAGTCAACGCAGAAATTGGCGTAGTTGCGATTGCGACGTTCGATCCAGAAAGATCGGCATCGTAACGAACAAGTCTGTCACCAAGCGTTGTATAAGCTGCTGTACCAGTGTAAAGTCCTGATCCGGCAGTTCCAGATGCTACAAGTGTAAATGTTGCTGAAACAGAACCTGTTGGAGACGAATAGCCATTTGAAAGATTATAGAAACCTTTTTCAATGCTAGCTCCAGTAAGGCTAACGCCACCAGTCAATTGATTGGCAACAACGCCACCACCATAAACTGATTCATTGGCAACATGTCCAAGTCGGGTTCTGTCGTGTTCAAAATCGAGGAAGAAGATAAGTCCTGTTGGTAGGTTCATTGGTTGAACCGAAACAAGATCGTTAGCAATCAATCCACCGAAAACACGTCGAACTAGTGGAAATGCTACAGCGGCAAAGCCTTCGACATCTCCACCTGACATTGTGGAAGCTTCTTTAAGAAGTTCCTTTGCTTGATTTTCAAGCAATAAAGCAATATTATTTACAGTGCGATCAGACTTGAGTCCTTCCAAAAGTCCTGTTTCGCGCCATTTGGCAACCATCGCAGCACCTTCTTTTTGAAGATCACGTTGCGCGACGCCCTCTGTTAATCTTTGTACGATACTCATAAAATTATTCTCCTTGAATAGTTATTGTTTTTTTGAAATTCCAGCTAATATCTGCATTCTTTCCTTTTGTGGATTAATGCTTTCTGTAAGTGATTCCCTCGGTCTAATAGAATTGAAATTATTTTTACTAATTGCTTCATTTAGTGTTTTAGGCAATGGACGACCATCAACCTTAGACGTAAATGATTTAAACAATGTTTCAAAAACAACTTTCACTTCGTTAACAGAGTTAATCTTTGAAATAGCTTCGACAATTTTTTGTTTTTGTCGCTCATTCAAGGAGACGCTTTCCAAAACACGATTTTTATACATTAATTGTGCATTTTGTATATTGAGTTCTTCGAGTTTCTTCGAAGCACCCATAGCAATACCTTTAATCTTATTATATTCAAGAATAATGGATTTTACTTGCTTTTTAAGAGATTGGTTTTGTTCCTGTAATGCCTCAACAGCTTTTTTTAGTTCGGCATTTTCTTCTGCAACTTCTGTATCTTGAACGTGAGCCAATTCAATTTCTCCAGATTGAATTCTTTCTGCATCAGTTGCGTGTCCTGGATGTCCATGAGGAACTGTATGAACATCTACTTGTAGCATTTCCATTAAATCATTTAATGATTCTTCTGAAAGTTCTTCCATATCGCTATCAACTTCTTCAGCTAAACCGGCCGTGGGTTGTTCAATTGGATTTTCATCTTCGGGACTAGCTGTATCTTCAGTTCCAGCAGAACTTTGTAATTGAGAAATAAGAGATTCTAGTTCCTGTTTTTCTTCAGGAACATTAATCTTTCCTACTGTTGATTCTAGTTGATTAATTGCGCTATCCAATAGACTTCTTGGCACAGGTTTTCCGGCATATGCCAATGAACCAACTTTATAAACTGGATCTCCCATTCCCATATGATACATATGTAATTCAGGTCCCAATTGAGCTGGAATCTCTACTCCATCGGAATCTTCTTCCATAAACATTCCATCTTCTTCCATTGTAGGAGCAAGAGGATCGCCCATTTGTCCAGGGAGTCCACCTAATTCGTCTCCACCCGAACTCATTTGAGAGAGTTCGTCGAAATCAATTTCAATTTCTTCTTCGTCTTCTGGACATGGGCAAGTAGATTCCCCATCAGTGGCAGCCAATGTTAAATCTTTTGCCAGAGGATCTTCTGTTGGCGGCATGCCCATAGAGTCTCCACCAAGCGGATCTGCTAATGCTAAATCTTCATCATCCTGCTCTAACAAAGATTCTACTGCTTCCTTAATTTGAGGAGCATACCTTTCAAGAACCATTAGTTCAGCATTTTTAAGTGCTGCCTCTTTTAAAGCCACTGCATCTAGGATTGCCTGATCGAGCATAGAACTCATTGTAATAAACTCCTAACGTAAAAACGTATAGATATAATCATAGTTAAATAGTATGTTTTATTACAAAAAGGAAAATTTTAGGTCAAACCTTTCGAAAACACCATTGGTTAATGTCCAAACCATACTTTTCTGGTCCATTTATATTTAATCCATGAGTGTTGGCTATATAATTGACTCTTTCTAAAAATAATTGTCGTCCTTTTTTGAAGTCTTCTATTAATCTGTCCTTTTCAATATTTGCTTGTGATAATTGAATTTCTAGATCAGCTAATCTAACTTTTAGTGCCAAAAGATTTCCATCTATTTCCGTTAATTGAGATACCTCTTCTTCATTTAAAAGGATTTGTTCTTCTAATTCCATATTGACCTCTTTCTTATACTATTCCTTCTTGTGTATTAATTGCTGCTTCAACCGCTTCCCACATCTGTTCTATTGTGTCTGCAGCTTGAACAGTTATACGTAAAGCACCATATTTCACGAATGAGGGTTCGTCAATTGATGAAACTCCATATGAAACATCTACAGTGGCAGGAAAATCCAAAGGAAGTGCTTCTGTCAGATTCATACTAATTGTAATAGAACCAGATATAATTTGTTTTGTAATTGCCATATGTTTATCCTCTCATATTCAAGTAGATTTTATTTCCAATCCTCCAAGCCCTTCCCAATGTTTTATTGCGTCTGGATCTTTCCTGGTTCCAACAACTAGCACATTGTATTTTCCAACAGAATCCGCCTGAATAATTAAGCTTGTATAGTCATCGTTTATTTTACCAAATGCTTTTCCAAAATGTCCGTCTGCATTAACCCATACCTGTACATTTTCATTTAAATACTTAAAATAATCTGGCAATTCGACAACCGTCATCAAATAATCTTTTACTATAGCTGAAAATCTATAAAGATTGTCTCCTCTCGTTGGAGACTCTACGAAACTATGACGAAGTTTTGTTCCACTTTTTTCTGGAACGGGGTTATTTATTAAAAAAGAACCAGCGGTTTTGCTTAGAGAACCTGAAACATGTAAATTAGTCCTAAACATGCTTCCGCTGGCAGCCAATTCGAGCGCACTAGTCAATGCATTCAAGGAAGCGCCAGAAGAACCAGACGGAGATACTTGGAAATGTATATTTCCTTGTCCTGTGCCAGTTGATTTTCCAGAAGCAATTATCATTTTCCCGCCATCAACATTAGAACCAGAAGCATTGGTGGCGTGATATATTACCGTTCCAGGAGAAGCTGCAATTTCTCCCTGTCCAATGTAAACATCCGTTATCGTTGACGTAGAACTTCCAACAATAAATTGTGAAGAAGAAACAGAAGTTGCCTGATTTCCTAAAACAATAGAATTCGACGCCGAGACGTTTGTAAATGCTCCAATAACGATACTGTTCGAGCCAGATAGCTGACCAGTTCTGCCAATCAGAATAGCACGGTCTCCATCAATAGTAGAGGTTGCTCCAATTGTGATGGAACCGCTTCCGCCACCTTTGTGTAAAGCAGTTTGTCCAATTGTAATTCCTGCCAAGCCTCCAATACAAGCCGCGGAATGTCCAAAAACTATATTAGTTCCGCCGCCGCCAACAGTTGTTACGGCAAAATGTCCTATGGCAATATCGTTTGCTCTAACTGTAGCTGACGAATTTCCGATGGAAATACACGTTGATCCTTGTGCCTGAGCAAAATCTCCAATCGCAATACAACTCGCCGCAACTGCACGTGCTCCTTCGCCGACGGCAACGTTTCCAAGAGAAGTCGCTTCCGAAGACTCTCCTATGGCAACAGTATTCGTAGCCGAACCAGTAGCTAGCTTACCAATAACAGTACTATCGACGCCAGACGCAAGAGCATTTCTGCCTATACAAACAGAACCAATTCCAATTGTCCCATGTGACCCAGAACCTAACAAAGTTGACGTTTCGTCTGCTTTTAAGATTATGTTGCCATCAGAACCAGAAAACGTAATCGAACCAGAACTAGATATCGTTATAATTGGTTGCAATTTTATAACAACTGGATCAGGATAGGTCCCAGACAAGTCTCCACCAGCAGGACCCGACGGGGCTCCACCGCTACCAGTTGCAGCAGTAATCGTTACTGTTCCATTTGAACCAGTCGCAAGAGTTATGTTTGTTCCAGCAATGAGGTAATCAGAGCCATCAAAAACTTTTTGTATAGAGCCTGTTAAACCACTGCCAGCAATAAAATTTCCAGTTATGGCAGTTGTTCCAGATATCTGAATATTTGATCCACTTATGATTATTCTATTAGATGTTTCCCAATACGGTTCCGATGATGAACTGTTGGCAATAATGGTATATCCATGAGAGCCAGACTCGGTAGATAATTGTTTTAACCTAGTTTTGCCAGTCATTATGAAAAATTCCTAAATTATAATTAGGCAAATTAGACTTTTATTTCAAGCCACGCTCCGTATATGAGAACCGCGTGTTTATTTTTTTTCATTATGTCTATTGTTACTCTGAACAGTTCATTTCTCAATAAAAGAGATTCGTCCAATGTAAAATATGCTCTTTCTTTTTTTCCTGTCCTACCAACAATCTCAGATGTTTTTCCTAAATGAAGTTCTGACGGATCACCACAACCATAATTGACGCGAAAATCAAATTTGGCATTCTTATCTGCCTCGTATTCGATAACGACATTAAATTGTTTCTCTCCCCATGATCTTGGAATTGGCACTGGAAGATATTTTACATAACAATGTCCAAATCCTTCTTCATCAACATTTCTTTTTCCTGCTATTTTAATCCCACCCAAAAGAATATCATCGTAACTCCACCAAGAAGCGCCATCGCATAACTGAATTGGCATTAATAAAGCTGTTGCCGGATCTTCAACTCCTTGAAGTTGTTTTGCTGCAATTTTTCTTTTAGTAGGAAAAGACGAAGGGGGGATTGCCCCCCCTTCTGTTATTTGTAAAACCGCCTGAAATTCGCCCATACACTATATAGGCGCATCATTCATTAAGTTGCGCTGAAGTAATAAACTAGCAATTCATCGTTGGTAGCAAGATCAACTGCGGTTCCTGTTCCAGCAAGCCATGTAATGGTCGCTCCAGAAATCGTGTAATCAAATCCTGAACCTTGACGTTGTAGCAAACCATTCAAATAAACATGAAGATTGCTCGAAGTAATTGGTGTTCCGGCAAAAGATGGCAAACCAGAGTCAGCAGTTACTGAGGCAGTAATTGCTACATTTTCATAACGAGCAAGATCGCGAACGTGAGTATGATCTGCACGAGCAAGTGCATTGGATGAACCTTCCGCATTTGCTGAAGCAAGTCCTACTGCTGTTGCTGTAAATACCGCATGAACGTGATCACCGCGAGATGCCGAAGGTGAAGTTCCAAGTGAAGCGGCAACACCAGCACTTACTGCTGATACTGAACCAGAGAAATAAGAAACTTCTACATTGTCGGCAAGAACAATAATACCTGGTCCGGCACCAACATCAAGTATGTTTCCAGTCTTTGTGAGACCTTGACCAGCCGTGATAGCTCCCGTTCCAGTGAATTGCGTAAATGTAAGAGAAGTTGTTCCAAGTGTAATTGGATTATCTGTATTTAGAACCCAACCTTGATCTCCATTTGTTGTTCCTTCTTCAACAAACATTGCCATACCGGCAGTAACTTCAACATCAGCATCAGCATCCGTTGCTCTAGTCCACGCACCAGCAGCAATAACATAGATACCATTTTGAGATCCCGATGTTTGATTCTTTACAAGAACGCGATCTCCTATGGATGCTGAAACGCTGTCAATTTGTTGAGAACCAGTAAGAGCAATTGAGCTTGTAGTTGCTAAACGAACACTATTTTTCCAATCAAGACCATTAGCTAGTGAATCTACATATGATTTTGAAGTCGCATCTCCAGCTAAAGTGGGAGTACCCAAATTGGTAAGCTTAAATCCGCCGATCGATTGATCGGCAGTGAATGCTTGTCCACCATCAGCTTGAATAACCGCTTCTTCGAGTTTGGTTAGTGCTATCGAAGCAGTTGTAAATTTTGTGCCTACAGTTGTAAAATTAAAATAGTCAGTTTGAATTTTCGCACGGCCGGCGGAATCTGCACTAAGAACGTTATCGGTTAAATTCGCGGTAGCGACACCATCTGATCCGGTTGCTATCTGTTTTCCTTTCAAAAAACTCATATATATATTCTCCTTATGCTAAAGCAAATTATTTTTATAATAAACTTTAGCATACCTGCTAAAGCTATTGATAAGTAGTTTTATTGTTATAAAAAAGCTACTTTAATCTTATAAAATTTTTTCCTAACCTGCAGCGCTCAATTAAATCCTGTGGAGTTGTTCTTTCTGGATCTAAGTCCATCCATTCTTCAATCAATTTCTCGTGATCGACATGGCAAACGAACTCACTACAAACTAATGCTATTGGAGACGCTAAAGGATTTTTCATTTTTTTCCTAAACCATCTCCACATAATAAGTATTATTGCATATCCTAGCAAACCGACATAATCATATCTTTCACCTAAATGTTCGCAGGCATGTTTTATCCCATCGGACATGTTGGGAACAAATTCATATTCTTCGACAACATAATTATTTGTCATCCATTTATCTCTTGGACTAATTTGTACACCACCCATCGTAGAATGTATTAATACTGGCACTCCATATATCTCCAGTCCAATGGCAACATGACTTGATTCGCTCTTTGTAAACTTCTTTATTAGCCACGAAACTAAAGACCATGTTTTACCTGTAGTAAAAACTAAAGTAATCATATCGATGTATCCCTCCTAAAACAAAGCAACCATGCTGCTACATCTCCCGCTCCATCGCTTTGTTTATCAATTTTCATTACCATTTTCCAATTTGGATGTATCCATTCAACTTTATATACATCAATATCTAGTACTCCCGTTTGATGCCCAAGAGGAATTTTCATAAGGAAGGCTACTTTTATTTCCGCAGTTATCAAGTTCCATCTAGCAGAACCTGGAGAAGCTGACATGGAAATGACTCCAGTATTATGATTTACGTCCCAATAGCCAGTTGAATCGTCAGATGGAACTGGGACGGCTTTTGCCAAATCTACGTCGTGCGCTCCAGAAATTGCTGGAATTATTATGTTAAACCCTTGTCCTGTGTCGATTGAATTGCAATTGCCCTCGCCAGAATCGTTTACACTCACATACGTAGATGACAAAACGGCATAAAAAGTAACAGAGTCGTCAAAACTCCAATTGTCAACTGGTTTAAATATTACTTGTCCGTCATGAATTTCTGTTGGCGAATTAAATGAAAATTCTACAGTTTTTTCTCCTCTTGAATCTCCAGCAGACCAAGATAAATGAAACTTATTGCCAGCGCCTTTTATAGAACCAGAATCACCAACGCCAGTGAACCAAGTTTTAAAACCATCCGTGGAGGGAGAAGTAACAACAAGTTGTTTACCGTCCTCTTCAAGAGCAGGTAGCAAAATTCCAGGCATTATTGAAGTCATACTAAGTTCCCTCTCTTCTTATTTTAACTCTTATATTGTTAGATGTTTTCTGTGTAGAATAGTTGTAAGTTGCTGTGTCTTCTACCGAACCAGAAGCGTTGTAAGTATCCACTTTTTTGTTTAAAAGTATTCCGCTACTGTTGTAGGTGTAAGATGTTTTTTTTCTGATGTCTGCAAAGTTTTCGTCTGCCCCTTTTGAGGCATATTCAGATAAATTCAATAGCCTTCCTTGGGAATTGTATTCTTCTTCGACGTATTTTGGTTCGAAGACGACACCAGAACTGCCTGTTGTCTGAGTTATATATTCGTCTTTTCTGTGAAAAGAAAGCCTTCTGGTTTTCATAAATTCATCTAAAGAATGTTTTTCGACAGATGTTAGGTCGTCGTTAAAGATGATGGCCACTTCTGGAACCCACGCACTTTTTATAAAACTTGGCGATAGACCAGTGGACCCTGATATTTTTGTTTCAAGATCTTGAATTTCGCTTCTGTAAATAAACAACCACATATTAATTAATAAATAGTTAAAAATTCTTTAATCTTATCAGAGGAACAACATCTAAAATACTAGCTGTAGTTTGTGTTGTTGGGTAAAAAACACTTCCAGTCGTATTAGCTAGAATCGTCGTTGTAAAACATGTTGGATGCAAACCATTAGGGACTTCTACATTGACCAAATCTAATGTTTGAACTGTGTAAGTCCTAAGTGTTGCCGAACCAGTAGCGGAATTTCGTCCCCACAAACAATAAAATACTCCTTGTTGAATCCACGTTTCCCCTTCTTGAATTGGAAATTCGTAAATCGCTGCTCCATTTGGCAAACTAGCAGAAAAAACAGTAGCAATTCGATGAGCAACGCCATGTGCGCTTCCATTTGCCGTTTGAAATATTTGAAATGTCATTGTTGGATTTGATGTAACGGCAGTAAATTTAGCCACAATTTTAGAGATTTCCATCGATGACAATGCCAAAAATGAAGCTCCCTCTAAAACTGTTTGAGCAACCCTAGTAGAATTTCCAGCAACTCGTGTTTCTGGAATTGGTAGATATTCTGTATGTTCTAACCCAAACGACTTGGCAAAATACATATCATCAATTCCAACCATCGGAAAAGTTGCACTAGGCATGGAATGTAAAATATAAATGGAATGTTCTTGAGAAAAGCCGTCAGCAACATGGACTGTCAGTCCATGTTGTATCAACGAACCGCTATCAAAATCTGACGACCGCGTCCACGACCCTGTTGAGGCGAGATATATGCCATTAACAACTTTGTTGGATTGATTTTTTACTAAAATTCTATCCCCAAAAGATGGAGAACCATATGTTCCGCTTATATCATCGTCAATTGGATATAACCCAGACAATATTAACGAAGCCGTGGAAGCAAATCTAACCGTGTCTCTGAAAAGAGAAAATGGTGTTGTAGAGGCTGAAACGACAATAGTATTATTCGAACCTGATTGAACAGAAATCACCTGACTTCCTGATAAACTTCTAAATCGTAAATCAACTCCAACTTTGTTAACAAAAATTCCCTCTCCCGAGCCTAGATTCGATGCCGTATTTGCTTCCCCAGTTCCAGAGCCAGAAGCGGCCGAACTAGAAATTATTATTGTTCCATTCGAACTTGAAACAACAACGCCTCCGCTACCAGAAATACTCTTAAAAATAAAGTTTGTTCCTTGTTTGTCAAAAAACGTTCCAACACCAGAGCCAGTATTTGATGCTGATAAAATAGCAGAGCTGGAAACGTTATTCAATAATGCCAAGGAAGACGATAAATTTAATATTCCTTCTCCAACATCAAATACGACAGAGCCGCTTTGAACATATGCTAATAGTTGTTCATCAGACTGTATTTGGTATACTTTATTAAAATCAGTCAATACCGTACTTCCACTTCCTGAAGCTGGCAATATTCTGTTTGGAACAGATAAATCATCAAGCGATAAAGAACTAGTAGTTTGATTATATGCTATTATTCCCATAATATATTATCTTCTCCATCTAACTCTGAACCAACCCTGCACGTCTGTAGCTGTATTGCCACCAGATTGATTCCTTACAGAAATAGTTTGACTAGCACTAAAATTAGAATTAATTGTATAATCCGCTCCAGACGTTACACTGGAAGATATAAAAGTAATTTGTGTTCCATTGGATAAAAATTCAAATACGGCTGCGTCAGAGTCGTCTCTGGCGTATCCGACCGCGACAATGGTTCCACTAAACGGCATTGTATAACCATTTGTAGAAGTAAAAATCACATCAGAGCCTTTAAAAAATACTCCTTGAGCCGTCGTACCAGCGCGACCATAAGACATCATAACAGATTCATTAGAAAGCCACTTGCTCCTATATCCATCATAAACCATCTCTAAATGCATATCAGTATTGTAATATCTATCGCCGTCAGAAGGCGTTGGAGAAGAAGGGTCAACCCCAGATTTGTTGTAAAATCTTATTCCATTATATTTTTCTTGATTATTGTCAAGAGCGCCAGAAATATCAATTGTGACCAAAGAATTTTGTATTAATTTTCCAGACGTACCATCGTAAATTGTTACTGCCCTGTCAGTTGCAGACGAAGGTCCAAAAACATCACCACCAACAGAAGCGGAAATTGTGATTGCGTTCGAGCCAGAAATTAGCGATATCGATCCAGTTGCAAGAAGCGTTCGAAAGCGTAAATCTACTCCAACTTTATTGGCAAAGACACCTTCGCCAGAGCCAGTATTTGACGCTGTATTCGTTTCGCCAATAGCCGACCCAGAAATTGTTATTTCGTTTGAGCCAGAAATTAGTGATATCGATCCCGTCGCAAGAAGCGTTCTAAACTGTAGATCAACGCCGATTTTATTTGCGAACACTCCTTGTCCAGTTCCAACATTAGAAGCAGTGTTAGATTCTCCTGACGTAGAAACACCACCAATAGCACTTCCAAATTTTCCAGCAGCAATAAATTTTGCTCTTGCTGGATTTGTTAAATCTGTCGTATCAGATCTGAGAATTAACCATCCCCTAAATGTCGCTCTTGCAAAATTTGGTTCAATTTCTACTGGATTATCTCTGCCAACGTCAGCATCTCCCATAGTTGGGTAAGTTGCTTGGCCAGGCTGGACATAGGTATCGTTGTCGGAAGCAAAGAAAAATATTAATTGAATTGTAAACCGACCACCAGGAACGGTTGCTAAAATTCCAGTACCGTCGTCATACAGTCCTGGCTCAATATCTGTTACGTCAGTTGGGTTTACCCAACTTCCAGAACCATCACGGTATCTATAACTAAATGGTAATGCCGATCCAGAAGCGCTCAATATTATATTTGGATCTTTAGCAGAATTTTTATAGTTTGCTCCTAGATCAAATGTTCTTCCTCCGCTCTTGTTTAATTTTAAATTTGCTCCATTAGCGTTATATTCATTTCCAGTTATATTCATAGGACCAAAATTATGAATAAAATCATAAGCATTTAAAACGCTATTATAGACTAAATGTGCATGATTTCTTATGGCATCAATCCACAAATGATTTGTATGAACAATTCTACCAACCAACAACAAATCTCTCATTTGTTCTGTGTCAAAGTCTGTCGTTTGTTGAACAACGCCACCAGTTAAATTGAGAGCAATATTCGTTGTAATATTTGTCGACAAATATGAAGCTGAAATAGCTGTTTGAGTCGGCCAAGTTACAGTTGTGATTGAAGCACTAAGTGGGTTGGTATGATTATCGACAACATAACCAGTTCCAGATGAAATATCAAATGACGCACTATTTCCAGTATTGATTGACAGAATGCCACCACTTACAATACCAGTAAACTTAAACAAATCAGATGATAATTTGTCGCCAGAAGACATAAAACCAGCAGAACTAGTAGTCGCTAATGCATGCAAACTTCCTCCACCAAGGTTGCCGTGAGAAGAAGATATATTAATCGTATTAGAGCCAGAAATTATAGAAACAGAACCAGAAGCGGTTAAACTTCTAAAGCGTAAATCAACACCAACCTTATTTGCAAATACACCTTCGCCAGAGCCAATATTTGATGCTGTATTTGTTTCGCCACTTCCAGAAACCGCAGAAGAAGAAATTGTTATCTCGTTTGTTCCAGAGATAATAGAAATATTTCCAGCGCCCAAAATACTTCTGAAATTGAAAGTGACACCTGTTTTATTTCTAAAAACTCCTTCTCCTGATCCAACATTTGCAACAAGATTTGTTTCCCCTGGAGAAAGAGAACTAGAAATACTATAAGTAATTTTAACATCATCAGTGTTGGATAATGTAAACGGTACATCCAGCCAAGTTACAGTAGTGCCGGAGACGGTGAAATGTTCTCCAACGTCATAAGCAAAACCATTGACATATAATATTACATCACTTGGGTCAACTGGAGATTGGTCAAGTGTAAAAACTGTTTGGAAGTTGGTAGCAACCTGATCTTGAACATATTCTTCAAATAATGTTCCACCACCTGGATTACTAAAAATTGTAATCGTATTAGAACCAGATATAATAGAAACAGAACCAGACCCAACTATACTTCTAAATTGGAATGTTGAGCCCGATAAAGTAGAAAATATTCCTTCACCTGCTCCAATGTTTTGTGCAGATGTAACGGTGCCGCCCCCACCACTACTCGAAAATAAAATATCAATTTCATCATTAACGATATCCTGTGAGGCACTTATGAAGATGTTGCTACCTGTTATGAAATTTAGTCTTGGACGAGATCCAACATTAATTCCGTCATTTACTCTGATTGTGACTTTTTGTGGATCTGCCAATTCTCCTAAAAGGTTGCTTACAATAATTTCATCGATGCCAGCGTCTTGATGTTGTGTGGCATGTAGAGATGGAGCAGCGCTTCCAGAAATTGTTATTGTGTCGCTACCAGAAATTAAAGTAATAGAACCTGTTGCCAATAGGGTTCTAAAGTTGAGAAATGTTCCACTTTTTGTTTGAAAAATACCTTGACCAGTGCCAACATTGGCAGCGTTGGTTATATCTCCAACTCCAGCACCACCAGAAGCAGAAGAAGAAATAAATATTTCAGTAGCGCTAGACGATATAGAAACAGAGCCGATTCCAACAAGACTCTTAAATTGTAAATCAACTCCAACTTTTTGCGCAAATACACCAGTCCCAGTACCAATATTGGAAGCTGTTTCTGCAGAACCAGAAAAGCTTGAACTTCCAAGAACAATTATGCTCCCGGAAATAACTATATCACCATCAATTACTACATTTCCGCCAATATTATTTGGTGACGGACGGAAACGAGAACTGGCAAACGACATTCGTTATTTACCTCTTACCATTGATGTAATTTTATCAAGCAAACAAATGCACTTATACACCAACAACAATAACTAGTTGTTTGGGATAAGTTAAGAATTTTTAATTTGATGACGGAAAAGTGGGAGGAGAAAGTTTTTCTTTGTCCTGGACTTCTTCTATCACTTCGAATAGAAAATTTTCTTTTCCGTATATATTATAAGAATTTTGAAGATGGTCGTTGTCGTGTTTTTGGTTTTTAAATAACGAAAATGATAACTTTTTCTGCTACTTAAACAGGAAGCGCTTCCAATGTAAACTTTTCCATTGGCCAAATTGCGAATTTGATATATTCCATGTTTAGGCATATTGTACTAACAATCTAGATCGTGAGCCCGCTACCTGTGAGCGAAAACATTTCTGTCACAGGGATGTTAGTTAATTCTCCGAATAACTCGAACTCACCGTTCGCGGACCCAGTCGCTAATGAAATGTAAAGTTCTTTAGTTTTCACTGAAAAAGTTATGCTATCCTTCGACTCGCTGAGTGTAATATAATGGTGGTTTGCCTCAACGTTGCCGTCCGAAAGAGAATTAAAATGTAACCGTATGTCGGTTGCTGATCTGTTTATCACCGTTACTGAGCGCGTAATATACGGAAATTCTATTTTAACTTGTGCATTTAATGTTGAAAAGCTAGACGACAATAAAACCGCCCCCGTAACGTACGGTATTCCTGAGCTCAAATATGAGTTCGTATTCCAAATTCCTGGCCCTATTGGTTGAAAAACGTTGGGTGTTCTAGCCATTATATTCTCCTGCCTTCACTAATTAGTGCTAATCATCCATTTCCAACTCTAGCATTTCTTTTCTCTTCATTCTTTCCAGAACAAGAATTCTTCTAAATTTAGCTTCTCGTCGTTTGGTTGTAGGTTTTTTAAAATGCTTTCTTTCCAAAATTTCTTCAATCAATCTGTCTTTCTTTAATTTCTTGAGATGTCTTTTTATCAAAGACTCCACTGATTCTTCTTTTCTCAAACGAACTGTGAAATTACCACCATCATATTGGTTATTCTTTTCTCTTTTTTCAAACATATTTGCCTTTCTTATTTTTATAATACTTTAGCCCAACGGTGTCCAGCTACATTAAGGATTCCCTTTATGTTAACGCCAGGATCACGAGGATCGATATTTCTCAACGCTGTTCCTTGAGATTCCATCTTTGATTCTTCTGGAGCTGCCGTTGGAGATTTTTCAATCATTGCTTCTTGAATTAATGGAGCAGTTTCTATTCCTTTAAATATATCGATACCCATTCCAGCGGCATCAGTAACCTTTTTGAATCTTTCATTTAGTTCCATTGATCTTTGTTTTTCCATAGCTGCAGCTCTAACAGCATTTTTTGCTTTTGATACTTTTTCAGACATTTCTTGTGGAATTTCTCTTTTTCTACTAGCAACCATAGGTTCGTATGCTAGCTCTGTAGTCGAAGGAATATGTTCCCTTATTATCTCTTTAATAACAACTTTATTGGTGTTGTTGAGTCCAGTAGCAACTTCTGTTATTAATTGTGATAAAACTCCAGATTCGAACATAACTTCTTTCACTGCCTCAAGTATTAATGGCTTGAGAATTTTTTGAAGTTCTGCTTTATTCATTCCAAACAACTCCTATAGATAAAAGAATTTCCATATGTCTTTTCATTATTATTTCCTCAACACTTCATTCAAAGCATTTAAGATGCGATCTGATTTTCCTAATATTACATGATTTTTTACTTCTGTTAAGTGCATAAATGCTCCTTGTGTTGATGGCTCAGAAACGACATCAAAACAGATCAATTGGAAATCATCTTCAACCATTAATCCGCCTTGAATTTCCTTCACAGAACCTAAACCCCTAGAAGAAAGTCCTATAGCAACGCCATCATTTACAAGCGAGCGCAATTGTTGTCCTGGGGTTCCTGATAAGACTTTTAATTTTATCATTACATCTTTGCCTTCCATCCATATATCAGTAATTACATGAGACACTTTTTCAAGCTCTACTACAGTAGAATCAGGATGATCTAATTGTCCTAATGATCGTTTTTCTGTAACTACTCTCTTATAATTCTCCACTTCACGACGCAATACATGTTCTGGATAAATTCTGCCATTTCCATTTTTGTGGTCGGCTCTCTGAGCTATTCCCGTTAAAATTATGGCTCCATTTTTTACTTCTAACTTCTCTGATTCTGAGAGTAAGTCGGTACATGTACCGCCGTCGCATAATTTATAAAATTCACGTAGTAAAAATCGTTTAGTCATTGTTTTTCTCTCTAAAAAATCTCTTTCAATAATATTTCCGCTCTTCTCATCACAAGAAGAGCTAGTTACACGAACCCCGGCAGCATCTCCTGACAGGCTGCAGGATCCATTTCTTAGTCCATGCGTTTTCGAACATAATTAATTCCCTCATCTCCAAACGTGGTACATAAAATATAGCTAGTTCCACTAGAAAGACACGCTAACAAAAATCCAGTTATTAGCGAATTGTCAAATGTAAATAGTTGAGTATAATCTTTTAATAACCACAGAAACCAGCCAATCCACCAAGCCGCACACTGGGGGCACTTGAATAATTTCCAATTTGGTCTTATTTTGTTAAAAATGACTCCGTAAACTATTATGGAAGTCAAACCATACGAAATTAAAATAAAATAAACTAAATTTAACAAAAGCTTAACACGCCTTCTTAAGCGCCTGGGGCATACCAACGTCTGGTTTTATACATATTCGCGTCTTTTGGCAAACTTCCCTTGATCGCCCTTTGCGGCACTTCGCCAAGCTCTGTGCTCTCGTCTCCCTCTGGCTCTGTCAATCTTTCTTCAAATTCATCCTGGATATATTCATCCATGTCCATGTGTGGTTTTTCTTCTTCAATAAATTTTCCTATTGTAAAAACACTTATTTGAATTGGATTGATTCCGGCAACGGGTTCAGGAATTTCAGCCTCCATACTTCCGTATACATTACCAGACCGCACACTCTCTCTTTTAATAACGCCTTTTGTTCCTAGATAATTGAAAAGACGATCTTGAGTAGAATAAACGCTGTCTTGAAGACTTTTTTTGGGAAAAGCAATTATTTTTTTCTTTTCTGGTAAAACAACAATATCAATATCATTATGGTCCATTATGAGGATATTGCCATCAATCGATTTACGCGCAACAAGAGACATTTTTGTCTCTGTTTTTTGTACTGTATCTCCTACTTTAATTTTGATTGGTTGTGTCATTTATTTTAATCTCTCTAACCAAATTCTGAATCTTTATGACCTGCTCAATCATTATATTGCTGATTTCCTGTTTGGCATATCCCTCTAACATCATTAGAACTTCTTTTATCATTGAAGACATTTGTAAATTGGACTTTATTTCATCTAATTCAGTGGATTTTTTTACTTCATCTTTGAGACGGCTTATTTCTTCATTCAAGAACGTTTTGAGTTCAAGTCCATTATCGCTAAATGAAATAATATATTTTCCTAAAAGAGATTTCTGTTCTTCATGAAGATTGGAATATTGATCATTGAATTTCTTCACAAACGTTTTCAAAACTAAATTATCAATTGGAACCATTTGAGATTCAGTTAAAATTGATTTATTTGTCATAGTAGCGAGAATTTCTTTTTCTAATAATATTCTCGACTTAATGGATACGTCACGGTTGAATATTTGCGAAAGAGAGGCAAGATTTTTATAATTTGGAACAAAATTACTAAATACTGAATCGCCAAGATACTTTTTTATCTTAAACATCAACTTACTTTGCTCTCTAAACAATTGATCTTTATCTAGGGAATCATATTCGCGCTTTATCTCCTGTAAAACTTTTTCAGCAGAAATGGCATCATCTGGACTGTCATTAATACTCTTATAAAGTTTCAATTCTTTATTCAAAAGAGTGCTCTTCTTCCCAAAATGCTCTTTTATTATCGTTTTAATAACATTTTGTCGTTCAGAATTATTTGAAACGACAGATTTTATGAGTTCTATTATAAGAACTTCATACAGAAAGGCTACATTCCTCTTTTTATTATGTTTATATTTATTCATCTGGTTTATTGCCTATTTTACTGCTTTTAATCTTTTCTTTCCACGAATCATCCTTTTCTAACGATTCAATCATTAGTTTTATGCTACTGGCATTATCAGTTAATTGTTGAGTCTCTTCTATAGAAGACTCTGAACACTCTGCTTCAATAGCAATAAAATTATCTTCTTTATTGTTTTCATCCGTCATCGTTTGTTTATAATTATGTTCATACTCCTCAAATATACCTTTTGATAGAGTCCTCATTTCACTTCCACCCTTAAAAACATTTCTAAATGTATTTCTACCCATTTCATCGGAGTATTTGCCCCTCATGCTTCTTCGTCGAGCACCACCAGAACGCTGATCGGATACAACAGGAGTATATACTTTTCCTTTTGAACCAGCAGTAATGTGTCCTTTGGTTCTCAATTGTGGCATCATAGAATTAAAATCATGTCTTTTTCCGGGAGGAATTTCAGGTTCTTTACCGGGAGCTGCCAATAAAGTTTCATCTTCTGGCGATTCTTCTTCTCCACCAAGATCTCCACCCAAATCACCTAAATCTCCTCCACCCTCTGCAGCCATTTCACCAGCACTAGCTATAGCTTCTAATTGTGCTGCCAATTGAGCATCAAAAAACATTTCTCTAGTGTTGCGCAAAAATTCCTCATCAGACATTCCAAGAATCTTTTTAGCTATTGTCCGTCTGCTGTAATAACCTTCAGTAGCAGCACCAGCAACATCAAATTTTGTTTTCAAATGTTCTAGCTCTTGTAGTTCGGCAATCTTGGATGGGTTTGGAAGTTCCAACTTGAAAGATATTAAATCCTTTCCCCTGTATCCAAGAACAAACAAATGAATATATCCTATTTTTTCTAACTCAGAAACCACGCTCCTCTGAATTCTTTGAATTGTTTTTGCGAAAAGAATGTCTTTTTGTGAAAGAGTTGTTTTATCTTCCATGGAGCCTTCAGTCGCTACAATATATGAGTGAGGTATCTTTAATCCCGACATCATCTTGTCACGAAGGTATTTAACGTCATCAATATCTCCGGTATATGATCCACCTGGAAGGGATTCTATTCTAGTTCCTCCGGTGTTGCCTATTACCGGGATAAAATAATCCTCTTCGATCGACATCGGATTGAATCTTTTATCGGCTTGCCCACTATCCGGATCCACGATGGTATTTCTTTTCATGGTTGTCATGATTTTTTCCATGTGTTGTTCAACGTCTTTTTCGTTAATTCCACCAACATCAACATAAAAAACTCTACGCTCGGGCGAATTATGAACTATAACACCATCTGATATAAAATTATGATTATCATTATCAACTCGAATGTCATATACATTGTCGAATATTTCTGTTGAACTTACCTCAACAATATTTTCAAATAAATCAGATTCTTTTTTAGAAACACATGGCATTACAAACATATGTTTATTTGGGATCAATTTATCAACTGAAACATATTCAATAATATTTGTGTCTTTATCTTTCACAAGAATAGGGTGATTAAAGTTAGTCCTAATCGTTCTATGTTTAGATTTTATTTCCCATATTTGTTGAATGCCATTCTCAACCCAATCTAAAACATTTGACAATACCAACTTATCATTATCATATGAATATACTTTATCGCCAACTTTAATGTCTTTTATCTCTTTATATCCATCTTCTGTCCAAATCTTCGAAGACCCATGTAAACAGCGGACGATTCTATATGCCATCATAGCTTGCTCTTGTAAATCGAGCTGACGCCATATTCTTCTAACTGGATCTAATATAGAATTTCCGTAGGGCGCGAATTTATCATTGCCTAAAATTCTAAAATGTGCGACTTGCCAATTTTCAAATGTCATCCCGGCAGAATTCCACTGAAATTGAACATAATTTGGGTTGGTTTTATCTTCGCCCTCAATGCGTTCAATTTCCATTAATGGCAAACCCACGAAATTGGTAATACCGTGTTCTTCATCGATGTCGAGATAAAGAATCTTATCGCCATACTTACATGTGTCGCGACACCAACCAAATAAATTAAATTCTAGGTTGAGAACATTGTAATAAAGATTTTCGAGAACACTTTTTATTTCTTCGTTTGGACATTTGATTGTCAATAGTTTTTGAATTGGAGAAGAAGTTGTCATTTCGTCAGCATATATGTCAAGACTTGAATTCGAAACTATAATACCGCTCTCTAGACAAAAATTCTCAAAATGATCAACAGTTAAATCATAAACATCGCATATTTTTCCTGTCCATTCTATATGTTCAACCTTATGATTTGAATATTTATAGTTTGTTTTATAATCTTCCCAACTTTTAAAACCACAACTTCTTAATCTTCTTTGCAAAAATTGAACTTTTCCATTATAATGTTTAAATGTTTTGGTATCAAAATTAAAACCATCTGCAAATTCTTTCAAAGTTTTATAGTTTAAACCTTCCAAAAGAACCATTTCATTTGTTACAGATTTTTCAAATCTTCCGTTTTCACTTCTTATATGTTTGATTCTATCTTTATATGAAGGATCATTTGCAAATTTTAATTTCAATGTCTCGGAATGATGGTTTCTCTTCCATAATGCCCAATCTTCATTTTCCCAAAGAGATCTAGCGTGATTTGAAAATATTTGAGTCATTTTTGATACGTACAATAAATCATTTTTCCATCTTTCTTTATTCAAGAAAGAAGCATGATCAGACATAAACTTTTTACCTTCTAACGAAGATTGCCACCGTGTAAATCCAGAAATTCTTTCTTTTTTTTCATCATCGTTGAGATCATTCCAATGTTGCCGACAAGATTTAGATATTTTTTCAGTTGTTATTGTTGATTTACCGTGTAAACGAGCATGATCAAGAGCATTCAATAATTCAAGATTATCTGTTCTGTTGTCGTACTTTCGATGATTTTTGTGATGTACGTTAATTGAATTAATTTGTCGCTCAAACACATCTTCGAAGATATATCGATGTGCTGATTTATATTTTCCATTAGGTTTTCTGATACGTAAATATTCTCTCTTCTGAAATTCAAAGGGCATCACTGCATCTAAATTATTTAATTGTTGAGCTTCTTTGTATGTTCCATCAATCATTAAAATTCGATGTTCTGGAGTACACTCTAAAAAATTACCATTATCGAACCATACTTTTATAACCTCTTTTGTGCCTGTTTTTCTTGGATTATGTGCTTGTCCGATTGTGTATTTATTTTTTTCATTATCCCAAGCCCAAATTTCAAATGTTTCGTTATTTTTATATTTATCGCATAATTCAGAAATAGTAAAAATACCTTCAAGACACATTATGCGTGTGTTGCCCTCTAAACATGCGATTTCAGCGCAAAATTCCATCTGATCAAAATCTATATAACGTTCTGCCCTATTGACATTGCCTCTGGAATTGGCATATATTTGTGCCAATGGCGATGAAACTGCTTTTTTGAATGGCTGGTTTGAAGCAGATTTGAATTTGAATTTATCTAATTGAAGTCTTTTTAGTTGACGAGGATTTTGTCTTCTATAGTTTGTTATGGGTCCAGATAAAAGGCGCGTTAAACCTCTAAACAAAAATGATTCTGCGTTTTTTGGATTTCTTTTATAAAATTTTGCCATTCACTATCCCTTCAAAAGACCGATATATGCTCTTTGTTCGTCTGTAATTTTTGGTTTAAACACAGATGTTCTTGAGTTATATCCAATTTGTCCTGGAATTGTTGTATTAAAATTACTCTTCTTAACTATCATTGATTTTAAGAAAGTTTTTTTATATTCTAATCCTCTACTGCTTTCTTTTAAAGCGGTTTCTCTCACCCAACAAGCTATTGCCAATGGAATTATTAAATCATCATTATGTCCTTTCATAGCTTCAGCCTTTCCATTGTTCCATATAAAAGTTGTAAATTCATTATATGTTCTTTCTGAATTAATGATTAGAAATGAATTTCTAATGTATTCGTCGAGCTTATTAATAATCCACGGACGAGTTTTAGAAGAAGTCGTAAATCCAGGAATAACATTTTCTCTTCTAATTGCTTCATATGCTGGAACATATTCGTGAGAACCTTTTTCTGAGAAAAAAACATTTGGATATTTCATTTCTACCATTTTTTTAGCCACTTCGAAACCCAACATGTTATTTTCCACAACAGCCATTGCATTTCCATATTCTACTCCAACATCAAATAATAGTTTTGAAAAAAGATCATATTCAATTTTGCCTTTATATTCTAAGACTTGTTCAAACGTTTCTAAATTAATAACATGAATAGCTGAATAATCAGTGCCATCGCCACGAGCCACATCGGCTGTGACAAGATAGCTGTATATGCCATTGTATCGTTCCCAAATCCACATATTGCCATCTATTCCACCTTTGACAATAGGGTCTTTAATGCCTTTAAAAATTTTTTCAAGATAAGAAGACTCTATTACGGTGTCTCCAGATGCCAAAAAACTAAGTTCATACTCTTGAGCAAATTGTCTAGTAGAATATTTCTTTCTCTCTTCTATTTCCCACTTTTTATCTCTTTCAGGATGGACATACCATGGAAGCTTAGTTAATTTAAATTCATTCTCTTTTACTTCTGCCTTCATACACTTATTATAGAACCAAGATCCGATGCCGCGAGGCGTCGATATCGAAATACAACGCCCTCCTCCTGACATTGCTGGACCAGCAGCTACCCACATTTCATCAAGATTTTCTATATGTGCTGCTTCGTCAATAACAAGTAAAGAAAGAGCTTCAGAACGTCCAATATCTACTGCTTTCGAACCGGCAATAATTTCAGAACCATTTGTAAGAGAAAATGTTTGTTTATTGTCATCTTTTATTTTTGATAATTTAGTAAAAAACTCAGGAAGATTTTTAACAATGGATTTAACTTTTCTAACTAGGTTAACAGCAACCTTGAGTTTGATCCCAACTACCATGATTGATTTTTCACGATGAAACAACATCAACCAAGCACAATAGGCAGCGGTTAATGTAGAAACTCCGAGTTGTCTACCTTTTAATATTATATTAAATGGATGATCGCGATAATCTTGTATGAGTTTTTTTTGAAAATCCCAAGTTTTAAAAGAAATTAAACCATGGACTTTGTGCGTAATTTTACAATAAGTGTCAATGAAATATACTGGATCTTTGCCACATCTGAGAAACTCTCTAGTGATGTCTTGTCTGGAAAGTAACTGAGACATATCATGTTATCTTATGATACTTAGACTTCTTTTCTTCGAGAGTATCTTCTTGTTTTTTACTATGTTGTAGTAGTCTGTTGGCAGTTTCTTGAGGAGTATCATTTGTTTGAAAATAATAAAATTGAGGACCAACTTTGCCAAACATTCCGTTGGGCGATTCCATTCGCATAAAATCTTCCATTGATAAATTTGGCATCTGCTGTTTGACTAATTCATGTGTTTGCCTTATAAATTCTTGTCGTCCTGGGCGATTCTGTTTTCCAGTTGCTAATACTTTGGATTCTTCCATTTTTACTTGATAAAGTTTGGCAAGTTGTTCTAAAACTTCCCTTAAATGATTTGGATTCATTATTCTAAGAAATTCACTCATAAATTTCTCGACGCCTAAATGTTGTGTAAGAGTTTTATACATTAATTGTAAATCCGTTGTCATCTTTTTTTTAGGAGGCACAATAGGCGTTCCTTTTACGATAGGAGAGCCTTTTACAATTGGAACAGTTCCAGCTTCACCCAATTCTTCAGCAATATACGAGTATGAAGGTTCCTCAACATCTGTTTCTTCTGGCATGTGAGGTTCGTCTTGGTTAGGATCTTGACTAACCTGCTGTAATACTTCTTTACTTGTAAGTTTAGTGTCTAAAATATAGCCTTTCTTAGTCCACTCTACAGCTTCTTCAACCGCATCTTCTATATCAACAGTTTTAAGCTCTGCCACTGGCGTATTACCGTCTGGAGAATTAGCAATGACATAATATTGATACTCCATCTCTGGCGTGGAATATTCTTCATGTTCGTCGTTTTCTTTTAATGATTCATCAATAAAATACCTCTTGATTTCATCAATTACGATTTCTTTTAATTCAGAACCTTTGAAAGAATACTTCATATTATTTTCCTTTATTATATGATGACCAGGACACTGCCCATGGATTGCTTTCTTTTCTTTTACCTGTTTTTGGATCTGTATATGTTTTTGGAAGTTCTTTTTTCAATCTCTTTACTTGTTTTTCTCTTCCTGGAGGAGCTTCTTCTTTCAATCTTTCGAAAGATTTTATTACCTCAGATAATATATCAACAATTTCATTGTACGACATTCGCCTAAGAACATGATCGGCAAACATTTGATCAAAAGCAACTTCTGAAACACCAGCAGATTTAATTGCTCTAGTGTAGATTTCTTCTATCTTTTGTTGCTGATCGTTAGATTCTTGAAATTTTAATTTCTCTTTGCCTATTTTTTGTTCTCTCTGTGACAATTTTTGTGGCGGAAGTTTTGGTTTATTATAAATCCTTCTTTCTGGGAATGGCATATTTTTTGGCGCATACATAGACCATAATTCTTTAGATTCTTCTGGTGGGAGTTTGCTAAGTAAACCAATAATAATAGACTCTGATTCGCGTCCTGCTCTGTGATATCTTGAATCGTCAGACCATTCATATGCCCAATCATGTCGTTTCATTTTGTTTCTTAACTCTTGTTTAAATTCGGCTGATTCTTCCTCAAGGATTACTTCTCTTATCGTATTTAACAAGTATTTCTTTACTAGAACAGACATTACTTGTTGCCCCCTAGAGAAAGCCACTTCTCAAAAGATTTATCGATTTCCTTTTCGTTTGTTTCTTGATTAATGCCTTCAATTTCATATATACAGTGCGCTAGCACCCAGCTACGAATTCTATTCATATGTTCAACTCTAACGATTGGTTCTCCGATCATCTTAAGTCCCAATGAATTCTTCGTAATAGATTTATATTCTTTCTTGAGAAAGGAGATACAGTCGGACATAATATCTGTAATATTTTGTTCAAATTTCTTTCCATGAACTTCTTTGAGCGCAATCTCACTTTGGTACGTAAGTTTGAGCTTATTACCCATTATGTTGACGCCGAATCCATCCATAATTCTTTTATCGTGGATAGAAGTTGGTTGTTCTCTTCTTAATCCTATTTCAACTGGTTTTCCATCTTCATCAAGGGCGCCGTCATGAGATTTCATCATTGCTTGTGAAATACCATTAACTATTTCAATTGTGCTAGCCATTTATCTTCTCCTATATAAAGTTCCACAATTCTTTATTAACTATCCTATAAGTATTAGAAACACTGATTTTGTATCTAGCAGATATCATTTTAACAGATGTTCCATTTTGATGTAAATTTCTAATTTCCAAAATATTGTTTTCGTTAAGTTTTGAACTCGGATTTAAAGAACCTTGCTGTTTGGCATTTTTGTATCTTTTTCCTAAATTGTGAGGAATTTTACCTTTTTTTGCATCTGACATTTTTTGTTTGGTTTCTTCTGAATGTCTCTTTCCATGGCATGGATGCTTAATGCCTTTTATCCCAAAAAAATGATGGTTTTCTCCTGATCTTTTTTTTAATTGCTCTTCTGACCATTTATACCCAAGCATACTTACAGCTTTTGGAGATAAGTTGTAACAATTATCTTTACCAAAGTATAAGTCTAAATAAAACTGTTCGCGCTCTAGAATTATATTTTTGTCGGCAGAAGTTTCTTCTATTGTCTCAAACAAAAAGCAATATTCTCCATATTTATTCCATGAATTTTGTAAATGTGTTGAAAAATGTATGTTATTTCTTAACAACGACTTATGTTTACTAAGCCTAGCAGATATATTTATACTACTGCCAACATAAAACTTCCCATCCATTAAATTGGTTATTCTATAAATCCCAGCTCTTTCAATTTTGTCTTCCATTTTTCTTCTCGATATTCAACATGCTCCACATAACACTCAAAACAACACTTAAATTTGTTCATATATAAGTCGTCTTTTCTATTAAATGAATAAACTTTACAAGATACACAAATCCTATTGTTATCTTTGATAAATAGTTTCTTGGCAATAGAAACACCGCCATTGTTGACCATCTCTGGTTCTGGTGGAACAATACTATAAATTTCTTTTATTTGCTGAAGATAATTTTGTTCTTTTTCTATATCCCAAGATGCTTTGGGATTGGTTATGGCTTCAATGCCATATTTTTCTTTAATAGCTTTTTCGAGATTTGCTAAATATTCCAGAGTTGGTTTAGGCATGTTATCGCAATTGTCCCGCTGCATATACAGATAAAGCAGTTAATGCTACACCAGCTAAAAAACCGCCACCTATGTATAACCAGGAATAGTCATTTGAATTGAGAGCCATATCGCGAAGCTTTTCTAACTCTTTATCTTTTTCTTCTATAATGATTTTTGATGTTTCTTCTTGAGTTTTGAGATTGATTTTCAAATTATCAATATCGAGTTTATTTTTTGCTTTTTCTTTTCCCAATTCGAGATCAAGCTTGAGCTTAAACTGTTCTTCGAGATTTTCTTGCTCTGTCAATAAAACACCAGTAGCTGTTGGATCAAATAATGTCCCGTCGAATTCAACTATATCTCCTTTATTTAGGATAGAAAATACACCAGTAGTAGATGTAGTTGTTTGAGCGTAGGATATGTTAATGCCTGACGATATACACAAAAAACTAGCGAGTATTGCTATTGGTTTTTTTAACTGGAACATATATAAATCCATACCTTTCTTGAATTTGGGACGCAAGTTTTTCTGGTTCAGCATGATATTTGACTATCACTTGGATCTTTCTTTTACGTTCTACGTCTAACGCATCAGATTTCTTTTTGTAATCATCTTCTAAGGATTTTACTTTATTCTCAAAATCTTTAATAGCTTTATCGCGAAATTCTAATTCTTTTTGATGTAGATCGCGAACTTCTGTTATTTGTGTATTGTAAGAATCAACAGTTAATTTTAAAATTTCTTCAGCATTACCTAAACGAATGTGAATATAAGTGATAACTGCGCCTATAATTACAAAAACGAGCCAATATTTTTTTAGAAATCCTAGAACTAATTCCATTACGGACCTTTTTCATTGACTGGGGGCACTGGTTCAACTTTTCCTTTTTTATTAGTGACCGAACCGTGTTTCCATGTAGTAGCGGTATCAACTGTTGCCTGCACACCGAGATATACGATTGCGATCATCTCCCACACATCTTCACTTATTTTTGTATACCAAAGAAGAAAAGTGGCGATCAAAAGAACAAATAATTTCTTAGAGACCCAACGATTATATACTATATCGGCAATTTTTTTAACCTGTTCTACTATTTCTTTCATATCTGTCCTCCAAAGTTAAATCATTACTGCCAATTAGAGCCAGTTGTAATGGAAATAATTTCCTCTTGCGTATAAGCCGCAAGTCCAAGACCCTGTAAACTAGGCGGCGCGCCGTTGGCTGTTACAAATTTTAAAATTGCCTGCGAGCCATCGTTCGATGTGCGAAGCGTTTCACGAGAAGTCTGCACACAGTCTATGATTTGCTGATCCGTTATATCAGAAGTGTTCATTATTGCATATGTATATCTATTTGGCATATATTTTACGGAGCAGAACCAGTAATATCTCCAGCCTCCATATTTTGCGCAGAACCAGAATTATTGTTTGTTGAATAATCAAAAAACGTTGGAAACGCATCAACACCGTCTCCCATTCTCCACCATCCAACTAAGTTTGAAGCAGCGGCAACAGACAATAGATTATTCGGCGCTCCCGAATTATATATTTCTGATCTATCAGATGATGTTAATTCTTTGTTCCAAATCGCCAATTCATCCATATATCCTTTATATAGTTGAGCGGCTTCGGCGTTCTGCGCTATTCGAGTTCGAACGGTTCCAACGGGAATAGTTGTTGTCGTACCAAGATTATTTAATGTGTAATCCGTCGATAATAATACATTATTACGATAAATTTTCATATTACCTGCCGCCGCTGTTCCATCAAACGTTGCAAAAACATGTTGCCATGAACCAGTAGTCATCACAGCAACAGAACGCGCAGTTATTTCTTTTGTAGCTGGAATGGCAAATAATCTAAATCTTAATTGCCCATTAACGTCTAATCCCAAAGACCATCCTACATTGGAATTATGGCGTGACACTATGTTATCTGAAGATTGGAACCCAGTCGGCTTAAGCCAAACCGAAATACTGAACGGTTGGTTGTAATCAAATGCAAGTTCATTGGCGGACCCACATTCTAAATATTCGTTCACACCATCAAACAAAAGAGAATAAGTGTTAGAATATGCTGTCACAACAACTTCGGGAGGCAAAGCTATTCTAGTAAGTTGCCCTAGATTATTCGTAATATAATTTTTACCTAAATTATCTCTTCTGTTGGCTCGGAAATAACCATCTTGTCTATATCTCAACGTTGTCATTATTGAGCTATCCTGTGAACCCATCCTGTAATGTTTACGATACTTCCCGTTGTCGCATGAGCGCGAACAACCGCAGAATTATTTAATACCGCGCCAGGTAAAACCAACGACAATCCTTGCGTACCAGTTAAGGCAAGCTTAATGTTGTCGTCCGGACTTGTTGTTCCGCCATATTGAATTGTAAGAATTGAATTAGAACCAGTCGTAGCGCAAGCAGCATACAGCCAAATTTCATCAAAGTTAGTTGTCCCGGCAACAGATGTATGGATTGCGGTTCCCGGAGAGCCCGTCGCTGCCACAAGTATTGGGCGCCCATTTGTGCTTCCCGAAAGTAGTTGTTTTGTAAACGTTGCCATTATAAATCTCCTTGATTAAGAAAAAGTCCTGACTGCGATGATAAAATCTTCTTTATTCACTTGTCCAGTGGCATCCCCAATCGTTCCACCGTATTCATATATAAATGTTATTTTATCCCCTGAACTAAGCGAAAATGGTGTATTCAGCCATGTAGCGGCAGAACCTGTTACTGTATAATCTGTTGTTAGATTATACAGAACTCCATTAACATTCATTCTAACATCTGTATTGTCTTGTGGAGTTTGGGTAAGAGTAAATGCTGTTTGTGACGCAGTTGCCGAAAAAACATCAATCTGTTCTGATGGCATTGAGAGAGTTTGCGGTTCCCACATTGCTGAAGAGGAATTATATGTAACAATTTCGTTATGAGTCGCACCATCTTGATGTAGTTGTTTTAATTTAAGCAAACTCATATATTGTCCTCTCTATTAAAAAATAAAAAATTTTACATTTAATACTCTCTTTAATTAGTTATGATATTTCAATTTGTCAACTCTAATCAAAAAACAACACTAGCAAATCCATCTTTGTTGTCAATAGAAATAATAGAATCTACAGAATCCTTTAATACATCCAAATGAGATATGAGAATAACACATTTGAATTGAGATTTAATTACATCAAGCATACGAATAAATCCAGCCATATTGTCTTCATCTAGTGAAGTTCCTGGTTCGTCGAGAATGAATATATCAGACTTTGGAAGCGACGATATATTGATGAATGCTAATCGAATTGCCATTGAAGCAATACATTTTTGAGCACCTGAACCCATTTCGATCGGAAGCGGCTCATTATCGTTAGGTTTTTTCATGTAGATTTCTAATCTATTATCTTCATTTTCAAAATAAACTTGAAACTCCACTATGTTTGAAAGAATTTTGGATATTTCATCATTAATGTTTGGCAAACTCTTCTTGATGATGTCATAAGAAATACCGCTAGGGTGCATACATTTCATAAACAAATCATATGCTTCATAATCGCTGCGCATCTTATTTAATTCTTCTTTTTCTTGAGATAATTTCTCTATTTTTTGTTCAATGAATCCGGCATTTTTATACATGTCCTTCAATTTGTTTTCACATGATACAAAATTAGACTTATAATCCTTTAAATCTTTTTCTTTGCTTTTTCTTTCGTTTAACAAGCTTTCTATTTTATCTATCTTTTCTTTATTTTCTTTATACTTTTGTTCTCTAGCTAAAAGATTGAAAATTTCCATTTCAACTACTTTTAAAAGCTGCAACTTAATTTCAACTTGCGGCTTTAAATTTTTTATCTCGCGAACAAACATTATCTTTTTTTCAAGAAGTAGATTATATTTTGAAATTTGTTCCTCTACTTTGGCAGTATCTAATTTCTTAATTTTATCTTGAACATCATTTTTTTCTTGCTGCTTTTTTTCAATAAGAATTTTAATAATATTAATTTGTTCTTTAGCTTCGTATGCGCCACGAATGAATTTACAATGTGAATACTCAGAACCACATGGAACCTCTTTCAAAATAGAAACCTTTTTCAAATCATGGTCCATATCTTTTTGACTATTATCAATTTCTTTTAAAAGCAACTCTAATGCGCTTTCATGATTTGAAATTATTTCTTGTTTATCTTTCAAAGATTGAATATCAAAATTTTCAATAAATTCATCAACTCTTTTGAGTTTAGATTCACTTTCAACAATTTTATTCTCTATCTCTAAAATTGAGTTTTTAATATTTTGAGATTCATCGTTTTTCTTTTTTAGAGAACTACGGACTACATCGATGTCAATTAGTTCATCCGGAGAAGACTCAATAATTTGAGTCAAAACAATAATTTCTTTATCAAAAATAGAAATCTTATTTCCTAAATCAGAACAAGCAATTTCACATTCGGCAATTGAATTTTTGTTTTGAACTAATTGAATTTCTGCTTGAGAAATTTCATTATCAAAATTCTTTCCCTCCAATTTCTTAATTACGGATTTAATATCAGCAGATTCTTTATTAGCTAATTCAAACTTTTCCGAAAAGAAATCTACATCAAGAAATTTAGCAAGAATTTCTTTTCTTTCTGTTGAACCTTTATCAATATAAGTTAGCGCACCAAGTTGTGAAGACATTGATGTCAGCAAGAAATCATCAAATGAACCAAAATATTTAGTTATATTCTTATCGGTTTCAATTCTATCAATGCCGTTGAGAGATTCAATTTCTCCTGTCTTCATATCCTCAACTGAAAAATCGAGATATGTTTTAGCTTCAATTGTTTCCGAGCCATGAAGTTTTTTCACATATTTTTCTGAATCTCTTTTAATAAGGAATTTCTTATTTCCAGAACGCAACGTTGCCCTTCCTGATCCAGCATTACAATCTTTATTGATTATTTTTGTCTTCTTGCGAGAGTTCTTTGTAATAGAATTAAATAAAGTATAGAGAAAACTATCTACAATGCTTGATTTTCCAGAAAAATTCTTTCCAAACACTCCTATAGTTCCACTCAAATGATTAAAATCAATCTTATTACCAGAACCATAATTAAATAAATTATCCCACTCAAAATTCAAAACTTGATAATCAACATTTCTAATCGACGATTGTTTGGATTCTGCTAACAAATTTAACTTCTTGTTAATATCAAATAATTTTTCATAAAGACATTCATCAATATGATAATCTTTGAGATATTCTCTAATCAATTTTTCTTGGACGTTGACATTTCTTAAATCTTCTTTTTTTAATATTCCATCAATAGAAACAAAAGAATTTTTGTTATCTGCTTTATTTAAAAATGTAACACTATCTGGGTTGAACTTTGTCTTTACTACATCAATAGATTTACGAATCGTATCAATGGGTAAATTAGTTTCAGAAATAACACGTAAACGAGCGCCAATAGGAATGTCAATATTGGGATTTAAAGAACCGTCTGGTTCCAACACTATTGAAATAAATGGATTAGGATTTGGAATAGAAATGTGTTTAACTGTAAATGTTGTTTTATCTTGAATGTCCCAAATTAAGAAACCTTTACTATTTTCCTCACCATGGTTCTGCTGAATTAATGAACCGGACCAGCGCACTTCGGGTGTTTTACGAAATATCTTTATTTTTTTACTCATATTTTTTTATACATTCTAAAAATGATTGTTCAAAATCATTTTTTAATATTTCAGTTTCCCAAAATCTTAATAAGATAAATCCACCCTTTTGTGCTAAATTATTTTTAAAAACATCATTTTCAGCATTTTTACGTTGAATATCGTTTAATATAAAGAATATATCAGGATTGGCATGCCAATAATCTCCATCACATTCTAATAGAATTTTTTTATTAATGAAAAAATCATAAACCTTAAATTTATGACTATCATAATAAACTCTAAATGACTTTGAATAAACAACATTATTCTTAATAAGAATATTTTCCAAAATATTTTCAATTTTAGTTGATTTTGTTCTAAACAACTCTTTTTGTCCTATTTCCCAAGAATAATTCCCATATCGTTCTAAACAGGTTATCTCGCATTTTTCTCTTATTTCTTCATTTTGCCAATTATGTTCAACTCCATATCTCCTAAATAAAGTTTGTTTTCTTTTTTGAATTGAAGCAGGATCCCAACCTGGTGAGTATTCATTATTTTCCTTATATTTTTGTATTCCTTTTTTAATTTTTTCTACATATTCGGCATCTTTCCACGCTTCTTTCATTATTATAGAATGCCAATCTCTTTCTTCTTTTGGAGCTTTTCTTCCATAAACAGGACTTCCTTTTCCAGAATATAATATTTTTTGATGCTCATCCTTACATTTTCTTGAACAATATCTATTCTTTTTTGTTTTTCTTATTCTAAAAATATAACCACATAAAATACACTTCCTATTTTCTCTTTCTATTTTCTCAATTCCTCTAATATTTTCATGTTGACATTTTTCGCTACAAAAAACTTCATTTTTGGTTTTTATTCCACATATTTTACAAATATTTTTTGGCTCTTTTATATAACCAATATTTCTACATTTCAACGAACAATAAGTTTTGTAATTCGTGTCTACTCCGCATATACGACATTTTATCATTTCATTCACCTTATTTTTCTCGCAAAACTATGGAGAACTATAAGATAAATAGTCATTATTACACAATTTCCCATCCATTTTTCAAATATATTTCAATTTCTTTTTCATCTATTTCTATTTCTTCATAGTTTTGTTCTGATATTTGTTGATTCGACTTGTGGATGTCGCCCAACATCACATAGTCCATCTTTTTGAATATAGAAACATCATCATCGGCATTTTCCATAGTCCAACCAATATCTGTCTCACAACCACTAATTGAACCATGATAAAGAGCAATATTAATATTGTTTTCATTTGTAGGATCTATCCAATTATCTCTATCAAAAACATTCATTACGTTTAATGTAGTGTTGTCATTAAAAGGATATTCGCCAGATTTTAAGAACAGCTCTAAATTTGGATGATTAATTGCGTTAACAACTGGAGAAACAGCATCTAATCTATTATTATTTTTATATACTTTGTCGTGATTTCCAAGAATCAATTTAGTGGGAGCAATATTAGCCAAATTTCTGAGAAAATCTGATGCCATTTGGACATACTCTGGTGAGATATTACACTTAGTGTGAGCCAAATCCCCACAAAATACTATCAAATCTGGTTTTTCATCTCTTAAGATAGAATACAATTTTTCAAATATATAAATGTATTCTTCGTGACGAATTGTATTTCGCAGATGCAAATCACTCAAATGGATAATTTTAACCATTACTTTTTTCTTTCTAAAGTTCGTCTTTCTCGCAATTCCCTATCTGCTCCACATTTTTTACAACAATCAAATTTATCTGAACAGGAATCACACAACGTTGGCACCGAACGACCATATCCTTTATGTAATTCTCCACACCCCCGGCAAGTCCACTCAAATTTACTATCCACTCCCATTCCTGTGCCCCAAATATAATAACAAGCTAAACATTTGCGAACTTTAATTCTATCGTCCTTCTTTGGATCAAGTTTATAATTTTCTAATGCTTTTATTCTTCTTTCAACATCTTCTTGAGCAACGGAAGTTTGAAATCGAAGTTGATACAAATCAAATTTTTTTGTCATATAAACCTACTCACTTAGTGAATTAATGAGATACTCTAAATCATTATCACTATTAATCTTTAAGGCATTTTTCTTTCTTTCGTTGAATTCTTCTTTAAGCATGCTGCCAACGTCCTTAAATAACTTAACATTTATTTTCCAAACTTCTACACCATATGATGCCAAAAGTAGCATTATTTGTTTTTCTTTTTCTTTGGCATCTGGATCTAAAGCTACAAAAACTTTTGGACAATTAGACACAATTTTCTGAAAAACATATGAATCTTCGCGCAAAGTTGAACCCAATAAAGGAATTGCGTTTCTTGCCACAATGGCATCAAAGACGCCCTCTACTATTGTAATTGGAGCATCCCAACTTATAAATAATTCATTAAAAATAATATCTTTACTCGAAGGCGGATTCAAATATGGAACTTGATGTTCGAGATATGTTCTAGCGACAAAATAATTCACATTTCCATTCATATCAAATGATGGAACAATAATCCTGTTTTTATATTTGCCTTCAAGACAAACTCCCATTTTCCACCACAAAACATCATTAAAGGATAATCCTCTATTGTAGAGATATTGGCGAGCATGAATAGTTGCCGGGTGTGGCTTTTTTGAAGTTAGAGTGATAAATTCTTTAGGCAATTTAACTTTTTCTTCAACAAAATTATCTTTGTCCACAATATCAGAAAAATCTACTTTTTCCTCAAATTCGCTCCACGCATTAATTTGTTGTTGATTTCCAAAAGAACGAACGGCAGAAAAAATTGATTTACCGGAATAGTTGCAGATCCAGCATTTGAAACAATTCTTGCTCAAAGAAAATGAGAGTTTTTTTTTATGATGTTTACATTTGCTACATGTAAAAAGATATTCGCCACCAGAACAATAATAAGTTCCAAATATTTCCTCAAGAATTTGAAGTTTCTTCTCAAGCACTCTAAACCATACTACACAAAAAAGAAAGATGTGTCAAACCATAAATGGAACAGCAAGTCCTTCTTTCAAAAGAGCATCATTAATACAAATATCATTTCCATCTTTTTCAACAAACACTTTTGCCAAATAACGCCCATATTTATCTTTTTTATCTTTAATAGTTTCTACTCTCAATGGAGCGGAATTGATTTTATCTGGAAATAAAAGAGTTTTGATGAAAACAACAGCTTTGAGTCCTAAAGCTTTTTCTTCAGCTATTTTTGACTTTTTTCCATGCGTTTCTGCCGTATCTATTCCATATAAACGGAATCTATCAACAAAAGATAAACCAAATCCAATTTCTAATTTTAGCTCCAAAGTATCGCCGTCAATAATTCTCAAACAAATCGCTCTGTATTCATAATAAATCTCAGGATTAACATTTTCCATAATATTTTAAATAGCCAGCTTTAGATACAATAAGCGCGTCGGCCATATCAAAATATTCTGGAGATGGATTTCCATGTTTAGTGAATTGAACAATATCGGCAAAATCGGGTTCAGTTTTCAATAAATGTTCCATCACGCATTTTTTTGCTTTTTCTCCTCTTGGAGCTATAACACCACACAATTTTCTAGCTGAAACAGCAGGAATAAATTCTGGAATTATTCCTGTTTCCTCATAAATTATCCAAGATACGATTCCGTTGAACTTAAGCAACATTGAAATTGTTGAAGCAGAACTTTTCCCAGGTGAAAACATCATCAAAGCTGATTCAATGAAAACTCGATCAAATTCATAAGTTATATGAAGGTGTCTTATTTGATTTTGAATGTATAAAGCTTTTGAAAACAGATCTGGAAACTTAGTTTTATTTTTCAGAATAAAGGCATCAGCCTTTATAAATTTACCATTAGTATTTAATATTGCCCAACCAGTTGTTGAAGTTGATACGTCGATCCCAAGAATCATTTACATAAATATATCACTTATTCATCAGGATTTAAAACAGTACGTTCTTTATTCCATCTCGGAAGACTTCTATATTCAACTGGAACACCAAGCTTGTTGGAATGTTCAATTCCGAGCTTCATACCTGGCGAAATTCCCAAGTCATCATAAACGACAGTCTTTTTGGCAACTGTTCTAAACACAAATCCTGCTTCGATTCCCAAATTTCGCTCATCACGAATATTATCGTCGAGAACTCCTTCTTGAGTATAGAGAACATGCGATACAAAAGGGGATTCACCCCTCAAAAGAGAATCTCTCATGGCAGCACGAGCATAACAAAGATTTCTTTGAACGTTGCCAGCGAACGGAGATTCGATCACTACGATTGGTTTCATATTTTTTCCTTTAAAATCAGAACTGTTTATAACAGTAGCAAATAGAAAAAAGAAAGTAAAGTGAATTTTACGTATCTATTTTCATTTTTATACTAAATGAGTCCGTCTCTCTTTTTCTTATCGGCGAGGCCAATTTAGCAATTGCTATTAAATTTCTATCACGATCATATATTCCAACACGAGACAAATATGTGACATTATCAAAACTTCCGGTAGGCTCTATAAAATTACTTTTCACAATATTTTTTATTTCTATTTTATCACTTTCTCTATATTGCGTTGAACTAGAATGTGGAGTAATAGATCCTGTTTGTCCATGTTTGAGAAATGTTGGATTATTTGAAAAATTCAATTGCCCTTTTTGTGCGTGAGCAAACATAGTAATAACTGGAGTAAAAGTAGTTCCTTCAAAATCAATTTCAAAACTCGACGAAGCCACGTTCGTAAGATCGGCAGGAGTTGCTGAACCCGTTGTTCCAAAAAAAGTCCATCTAGGAGATTTAGAAACTGGATCATGTATATCATAGCGTTCCTGATGCGATGGATGAATTGTCCAGCTTCCAGTTAAAGAAATAAATCCTTCTCTGTATAGAACAACACCAGCAACGCTGCCACTATTAGAATCTTGTGGTAGTTTCTGTCTCAATTCTCCATTGCCCTTATCGTCTGTAAGTTCTGCAGCAAGAGTTCCAGTTACATAAAATTTACACGACACACTTCCTTTTCTAATTGAAGAACCATAAAATATAGATGGAACACCGATCAACGTAATCTCTTGAGAGCTTTTATTCCCCAAAGATGATTCATATGTAAAGTGTTTACTAAGAGTTTTATTATTGAAAATATTTCTGAGGGCATCAATATGAGACCGAACAACACCAGCAACATATCTATCAATTGAAATGCCAGCAGCTAATGGATAAGATCCTGTTACAATATCGCCATAAGAAAAATCAGAATTGAATTCAGAAGTGCTAACAGTTTTAAAAGATGTCAATGACCCGTCTTTTGTAATAAATGGATAGGTGTTTCCTGCTCCAGGAATTGGATGTAGAAATTCATGTATATCAATTTGTCCATTTGGAACAGTAACGGGCAATTGGTTGTTATAGTAAATTTGCCCATCATAAATTTTGAAGTTTATGTTTGGATGGGCTTTAATTTGATTATAAAATATATCGTTTTTACCAAATTTGTGGTACATTACTGGTAATAAATAGTTCTAGAACTCTTTTACAAAAACAATATTTCCAAGATCCCAGATGCGATCATACCCATTGTTTTGAAGATTTTCCCATTCTGTTAGTGATACATCAAAATTTGATATCACATTCTCAAGTTTATGTTTTATTTTAACTTTTTGTTTGAGAGATTTATATGTGAAGATTTCTTCCAAAAAATAGTCTTCATTTTGAAGTGCTTCTAAAAATTTATTTCCATTTGCGTAATTCTTTTTCATACCTGTAATATACCACAGGTTCAGAAAGCTTTTCAATGGTTAGAAATTAATAATCTAACCTTATTCTTAATGTTAACTCATTTGTTGGGTCTTTACGTAAGGGCTCTGAAAGTTTAGCAACAGCAAGAAGTTCGTTATCTGCTGAGTACAAACCGCAAGTTGTTATGTAACTTACGGGCGCATCAAGTGTATTGTTCTTCACAACAATTTTACTACCACTCAGATATGTGGGATTGGCTGAGTAATTAAAATCATTATTATTAATCCTGCAGAAATGAATCGTCGAATTCAACTCTGTCGTATTATTAAACGATAAATTATACATCCTGTGTCGAAGAGCGTCAGCGGCGCTAGAAATTGTTGATGTGCGAAATAGAGTATTTACATCTTCTCCAGCAGAATTCATTTGAGCTTTTATTCTCAATTTTCCGTTCGAACCAGTTGTATTTTCAAAAATAGAGCCAGTAAGAACTGCTATTCCCGCTTGATAAAACACAAGCCCACAATTTCCATTTAATACTGTTGCGCCATAAGAAGCTGAATAAGCTCCGGCGATGGACGCACTCAAAATTCCATATTCACCTACGGGAGAATTAACTCTAAAATCATTTTGAGCACCAGAATCTGTTATTGTAAACAATGTTTGGAATGGAGAAGTCGTTTCATACGTATCAAACGCTCCCAAAACAAGAGAAAATGATCCTTTCTTTATTTCGTCTTTAGAAAGAAGACGTGAAAAGTTTAAGAAATAACATTCCTGTATCTTTGTGCCACCAGCAAGTAAATCTCCATCTTCATCCAATAAATTTATACCACCAGTTACATCATGTCCCATCAATATTTGAGACATTTGATTATACATGTTTATTTTCTTACTGTTTTGAGAATTAGCACTGCTTGATAAGGCAGAGTTAGAAGAATATCCCATAGTAATATCAAAGATGTGATTGGAAGAAGCGGAAAGATATGGGTAATCATATACGCTCTGAAAAATTCCGTGAGAATAGTTTTTAATATTAGATTCAGCAGCATATGTTCCAGAAACAATTGAACCTGTAATAGGAATTGCTTCGTGTAATAGCGTTCTCGTCGAAACGACATCTCCATTAAGGAAGGTCTTAAATACACTGCTCATCGAGAATCTCCTCTTTCCAAATCCTATTATTAAATCTTCTTGGCAAACCTTATAGGTATATCTACACGATATCCTGTTGTTGCCCCTGTTATCCTTGTCATAGAATCAATATATTTAACAGACGTGCTATTAATGGTTGCTGTAGATCCCAATTGATCAAACAAGAAGTCGCTTGTGTTTAATTCAATTGAAGATCTCAATTTGAATTTCAAAATAGTTCCTCTTGGACCTCTGATTGTTTCGGTACCAGAAGATTCATCTCTCACGGTATTTTCTGACACATACGCAGCATCAGTTCCGAGCGACAAATAATAGCTAGCAATATTATCATCATCAATAAAACTTATACGAGCCTGACTACCATTATTATCAACAACGCTTGCTAATCTATTGTCTATTTCAATAATGTATTGAGTTTCAATTAAGTCCGCATCAATTACAAAGGAAGGTGAAATTTCAGTTGTATCCAGTCCTTGATCCAAACGAATAATTGAACCTCCACCGTCACCCGCTCTAGCACCTTTCATAATGCCTCTGTTATTTGCTCCATTTGCCGATTGAATGAGGGCGTCTTCCGTCTCTTCGTCAACAGCAAGAATAAATGCTCCAGAAGAATGTCTGGAACTATCTGTTGGAAGTTCATTTAGTTTTATTATTGGAAGATAGAGAAGATTTGTTCTTGGAATAGAAATTAATTTTGACTGCATTGTGGCAGTATTGTTTGTAAAAGCTTCCAATATTGGAGTTTGAAGAATATCTAAATCATAATAAGCACTACCAGAAGAATGATTCTTGTTGAAATTCCGATAATTAATTTCGTCGTCTCCAAGCGCAAATTTTACAATTTTAAAAGATCCATCTCCCTTAGCAAGTCTAAAACGACCAGTATCAGTAATCGTAGAATCTAGAATTATGTCCCCGCTGCTATCAATGAATGCCATATAAGTTATTTCTTCTCCTCTTCTCAGATAAATAGTACCTTATTACCTTTCTTGGTGTTTTCTTTAGAATCCATCGGTCTTAGATTTTCCAAAGACCAGCATTTCAAAAAATTTGGATGGTCCATCGAATCATAAGGAAGAAAACTTTGAGGAATAATATGATCTATGTTCCAAGTTCTTTTCTCATTATTTAATTTTCCATAATTATCCCAATTCATCCATAACTCAAATTGTTTTTCAATATGTTCTCTCAGTTGTTTTGGCGTATACGGTAAATACACCCAAATAGAAGAATTATTTTTGCTACCATTATTTTCTTTCAAAACTCTTTGGATAATACTTGAGATGTTATGTGGTAATGGATCTTTCTTATGTCTTCTTCTGTCCAATGCTCTTACTTTTTCTCTCCCGATGTCCGAACGTTTATATTCGGCACTTCTTTTTGCTCTGCAATTATTACAGTCGTAAGTAAATCCTGTTGGAGAGTATTTATCTTTCGTAAATTCCTCCATTGATTTCTCAATTTTACAAATATAGCATATTTGTTTCTCTGGGGAAGTTTTGTTTTGGGTTGAATTTTTGTCTCTGCATTTTTTGGAATAAGAAGAACATTTTATTTTATTCTTATTTCTCCATTTTTTATTATATGCTGCGCTTTTTTCCTTGTAAGAAAATTTTGCTTTTCTTTGTTCTTTTCGACAAACTTTGCAATGAGGGTCTAGTCCATCATGTCTAGCAGCATTTGGTCCAAACAATGTTTTATCTATAAGGTCATCGCACCCGGGACACCATTTTTTATCAGGAGGTAATTCACAACCAAATACTTTCTTGCCTGTGCAGAATTTACACCAAGAATGAAGAGAATTTGGATTGTCCGAACGCTTACTAAACTCCCAATTCTCCTTTTCTACACGACATCTACTACACTTTTTCATGAACCCAATTCTACTATATTATTATTCAGTATTCAGTCGTTTTCCTAACCGGATTCCACAAAGTTCCTCCACCAAAACCATGTTCGAGTCCTAAATTCTTTTCTAGTATTAAAATATCGTTGTTATTCTTTGCCACAATTGGAAGATCTTCTCTTTTGGTGACAACTTGATACACCTTGAGTATTTTTTTATTATTTTTATCATATGATATTTCTGCATCCCATATTAAGCGTCCTCCATTTGTAAAGAACCTTATGAATGGTGCCTGTGTTTTTTCTAATTCACTAACAATAACTGACTCTATATTGGCATCAAATGACTCTTGAGAATTTTCAACTGAAAATAATCCGTCTTCAACAATCAAATCTTTTGTTATTACATTTTCAACAATCATATTATATTATTTCTTCTCTTTCCGAAAGATTATTCAGTCCCTTTGATATGAGTATGATTGAAATTTACATTAAAGTCAATCTTTTTTCCTGTTCTTTTTGAAGTAACTCTTATTTTAAATGTCTTTCCCCACACAGATTCATCAGCTAATCCCAAAAAAATGTTATTATTATTCAAAGCAGTTTCTAACCTTTCTCCATTTACTATTAATCCAGATTTCTGCTCATTGATGATTCTTTGATTAAATGCTGGAATGATTTTTATCATTTTACGGAAATTCTTAAATGGCGATTTTTGTTCTTCGTCTGTATCAAATTCAACAGAACGAATAATTGGATAAATAGAACCATCAGCATCTACAATTTCTAATTCATAGAGAGATGTGGGATTTGATATGTGTCCGTGATTATCAATGGTTCTAAAAATATAATAATACTTCTTATTGGGAATAATATTATCGATAAAAGATGCTGATGTTGCTTTTTGAACTGTAATTGAATCAATATCTGTTTGAACCAAAGCTATTCTATTGCCAGCAAAATCCTTGTAATGTTTAGGTTTGCGATTGAGTCTAAAAATTTCAAAAGCGGCGGCGTGATCATCGCTTTCATACTCCAGAAATTCATTTTCTGAAACTTTTTGAGCTTCTCTCAATAAAGCAATTATGGCTGAATCGGATGGTTCAATTATTATCGGTTCTAATTTGAATTGTCCGATTCCAGAATTGATATTAAATAATATCTGATTGTTGATACCTCTATAGGGTATTATATCGACATTAGGTGAGATTGGAGGATTATCCATTATTCGTCCCACAAACTCATGAAAAAGAACTTCTACTAATTTTAACGTCGGCGAGTTAATAAAATGTATGTTAGCTGTATCATCTGAAATAGATTCAAATTGATAATGATATTTGTTGCCCAAAACCATTTGATAAACAAAAATTTTATAGCTATATTGTTTATTGTATTTTACTTGAGTATCAATGAATCTCATAATATCAATTCTATTTGAATTCGGAAGGTAAAAATTTTGAATAACTTCTCCCGTAGCAGCATCTCTTTTCTCAATTCTATAAAAAACACTTTCCGAATAAGACATCTTTCCAGATAATAAATCATGATATTGACGCAAATTATTTTCCACTATTTGTTTAACTTTTCCAACAAAAATAATAATCAATAGATTTTTAAACAAATCAAACTGAGGATTAGATGTCAATTCTATACTATTGTTTAACGTCCCAAGAAAAGTTCCATCCTGAAGTGATTCAAACGACCCTACGGGATTATTTTTAATAAGTTCAATCCATGTTGGTATATCCCATGATCTTAAAATTTTCTTAGAAGAAACTATAGAACGCTGAACTATGCCATCCGTTTGATTTGCGTCTGCTAAAGATTCTTGTACGAGAAGTTGTTCCTGTGGAAGATTGCCCTCAATGATGTCTTTAATTAAAAGACTTGATAATTGGGAGTCTTCCAAAACTTGCGCAAACTGAGTTGAATTATCGGAAGTAAAACTTATATCCCAATACATTGGGAATAATTCTCTTTTTTCGTTAAAATCTTTGAAAAGATCAATATTTTCTATAGGAGTTACGAGATTGGTAAATTTTCGTCTTAGTTTAATTTCTTCCGAAGGAGCAACCCTCATTAATTCAGCAAAAGCTTGTCCGTATTTATCGAAATATTGTCCCGAATCTTTCTCTCCAATTTTTTCACCTTTATTATTAGTGACATCTACAAAAGTATCAGGAATTGTTCCAGCTAATGTAATGTGTTGTTTGAAAATTGTATTTTTCTTATCTGTATTTTCATTTTGTAGTTCTGTGCAAAAAGCATACATATTCGGCAGCAATTGCTCTTTAACGTTGATATTTTCCATTGCCGTCTCATAATCATCTATGAAAAAATTATACGTTGGTTGAATATCGATAAAAAGAGATCCAATTGGAGCGCCCAAAACATCCAATGTTTTTTTATCAAAAGGCACACTCATTTCAAATGAATTATCAAAAAATATTACTCCAGGTTTAACTGTTGGTTCAACATTCTTAAACGTAGTGGACGGCGCCGTGACAGATAGACCGCGTGGAGATTCTGTTCCAACTCTTTGAACACTTAATCCTTCTTCAAATGCTCTTAAACCGACATTAGATTGTAAAACGCCCTGATCTGATTCTCTATTAAATTGAGCTGATCTTAACCCAGTCGGACTTGTTGTTGAAACTTGCCTACTTTGTTCTTGGGGCAGAGGCTGTGTTGTAGTGGTCCTAATTACAGCAGATGTATTAGAAAGTTGACGTTGTTGAATTGCGAAATTTGTATTGCGACGAGATTGATGTCTACTAACGGCATCATTAGTTTGTTCTGTATCAGATGAATTTAAACTTAGTAGCGCAGGCGTAAATGCTACTTGTACTTGTGGAGGTGCCTCTATTATATCTAAATTGGCTAAAGAAGTACTAGAATCAACAGGTTGTAATGTTGGCTGCTCAGGAGGAGTTATTGTGCCTTGTAATTGTAATGGTTGTAATGAAACTTGTAATAATGGAGGAGGAGGCAAATCTGAAATGCCTAAAATAAAAGCTTTCCAATATTCTGGATTATAATTTGATATCGTAACAAGAGGATTTCCAGGAGCAAATTTAAACAATTCCTTATTTGACACCAATGTTAAAGCTTGCGATGTTTCGTGAAATAGCTCTTTATTTTCATCATCTTCTTCCAATGATTCAACATTCATATCAACTCTAATTGAAAAAGCTGCCTTTGGTGGAGTTGTCGTATGTATTGGTAAAGAATCAGGTTTATCTTTCCAATAATTATCAGAACGTCCTCGAACTAAATCTGCTATTGGAGGTTTAGTGTTTACAAGATTTTGGTTCGATACTGCGTCCTCTACATCTGAAAAAATGTCAGAATTGATTATTTGTTTAATCTTGCCAGCAGCAACCAAATAATTGTGTGTAATTGGCTTTGAAGAAGAAGCTTCTCTTACTTGATTGCCAACATTGATTCGTGTATGACTAGACATTAATATTATCCTCTACGAAGTGACGACTGACTATTCCCAGCACTGATTGTTGAACTTCCTCGCTTAGTAGTGTCCGAATTAACGTTTGTAGTATTATTAACTATATTATTAGACATATACTCTGTTCGAACAGCCATTTGATTCCTATTTTCTGTTGCCATATTAATTCCACCAGGAATAGCCTGTGACAAGCTCGGATTACTAGCAATAGTAATTGTAATTTTATTAACACCACCTTCTTTGATTAAATTATCAACACTCTCCATTTGTGTCGCAAAAGACTGTACACGAACATCTGTAAATATCTTAACTTCTTTTTGAAAGTTTTGAGAAATTTTCAAATTATTCTCCAAAAGAGAAGCAGACTTAGGTAATCCAACAACTTCTATCCTCGGGGTGGCAATACGAGGAGAAATCGTAAGAACTGGTGTGGGAATAATTTTCGGCAATTCTACACCGACAGCATCTACTTGAGGAGTTAAAAGAAAATATTCATCATAAACTGGCAAATCCAGACTTTTGTCTCTCACTATCCCTATAACTTTATTTTCATATGACTTCATTCGACATAACATAACTCCACCTGTAGCTTGATTATAGGCAAATAAAGTAAGCGGCATCCATATAGGATTTTTCAAAAGTAACTCACCATCACTTGATTTTTGATATCCATTAAATACTTGAATAGTATTAATCATTTGGTAATCTAATCTAAACTCTGTTTTTAATTCAGGAGTTTTAAGCGGATCCGTTGGATGAGAAAAAACATTCTTCCTCACTATGGTTGGAGATGTTCTCGAAAGATAAAGAGACTTAACTTGATTTGGAAGACTAGACATGGCAAAATTAAATGTTGTGTTATGTGGCTTTCCTTGAAAGAAACTTTCGGCCGAAGACAGTTTCTTATCTTGAATGACTTTGTTTATCAAACTATCTTCAGAAGCAACATCAAACATACGTACTGAAGCTGGTTTTCCACCAATAGTTTTTGAATTAGAAGAAAAACTCAATCCTTTAGTTTGACTAGATGTTTTGGAAATTTGATGAGTGTCAAGTTTTTTTATCAAATCTAATAAAACAGGAGTTGGATTCAAATTAACGCTAACTTTTGGAGCGTCGCCCTTGTTGTTAGTATCACAATTCGAATGAATATCTATAATTGGATCAATAATTTTTGAGTCACGTACCGAGTTTCTTCCTTGTATAATATTAACCAAAGGAATTCTATTTTTGTTAATCTCTAATATTGGCTCTACATTTAATTTTGCCAGCATCTTAAAGGCATCATCAGAAACTTCATAAGTTGCTTTATTGGATGTATTTTTTGAACTATTATAGGATTTATCTCTGGTCGGCGTTAGATTGGTATTAAAAGATTTAATTGATAAATCTAAATGTGCCATCTGAGCTCGATCGACAATTGGAGTTGGTGAATTTCCCAACCTCATAACATTGAATTTCTCAGCAAATTTAATTTTTGCCGGAGTAAGATAAGAAAAACTAGTATTATCTATTGAATCTCCAAAAGTATATTGTTGATCTCTAAATTTGATGTTAATGTCTGGTTTTGTGTCATTGGATGAAATAAAATAATGATTATTTTCTCTTTCTACTCTTGCCGCATATTGTCCGCCAGTGATAACTCTCAATCCATTGAGTTGATCTTGAATATCTGAAGCATCTAGGAAATCGTATCCAATTGATTTCGGAACGCTTGCGTTAAATGGAGTGTTATTAAAAAACTTAACAACGTTGAAAGATTTAACGGATGTCTTTCCTTTTTTCATAACTTTAGTCATTCGAGGAGCAACATTTTGAATCATTCCCAATTTTGAAAGTGGTTTTCCAGAAGTTGTTGATGGAACAGAAGACGTTCCAGAATCTCCAACAGCTTTGGATAAACTTGTTTCTAACGTATCCATCAAATTCAAAAGTTTTAATATACCAGATGGATTTCCTGTTGCCGGATGTACGAAATAGAACAAAGATTTCTCAAATTTATCAAAAGGAATAGAATCGCTATTTTGAGCGAACAGTTTCATCATATCAATGTATACTTTAACTGCTGTTCCCCAAGGAGTAACAGCAATATCAGTAGTTCCATACTTGGCAATTTGTTCATTAATGAATTTTTGAGTAAATCTATTCAATATAGTGTTAAAATTACCTGGTGTGGTAGTTGTTTGATCTACTTTTATTTCTCCTGGGAAGTCTATGTGAGGATTGTTGTTAGAAATGAGTGTTTTTGAAGATTCTAACTTTGTAGCATTATGAAAATACTTCAAAAGTTCATTTCTTGCGCCATGTAGTTCACCAAGTTTTGATCTCAAAAAATCATACGATGGATCGACAATCTCCATCTCAATTCCATACACATAATATCCATCCGTTATATCAGAAATTGATTTATCTACGCCCGTAAAGTGTCGTATGTCTGATAAGTTCTGTGGTCCTTCAATTCCTTGTACAAAAACATCTTTTATCTCTCTAATCGAAGATATTTGAGTGTTTTTTTCAAAAAATCCTTTATAGAATCTCTCTCCGGAGATGGATATCACATCGTCTATTTGATTGCTCTCAAATAATTGAGAAGCATCGGCAACAGAGCCTATTTCTGGGCTTCCTTTAATGCGACGCCGAACAATTTTCATAGACAAAATGAATGAATCCAGCATTGCCAATGGACCAGTTTTGGGATTTGAAAATAATTTTCCATAAATGCCATTTAAAGACAATAATTTTCGAAAATTAACAGAAAAAAAGAACCTAGCACGACCTTCCTCGTCCCTAGCAGTTTGAAAATCCGAAAATGTTGACTCTATGGCTTGTATGTCGAGCGCATCTCTACGAGGACCAACTAATTTTGTATTCAAAATCTCATTTTCTACAATAGAGAAGTCTAAAACTAAGCGATCAATGTCTTTAAAGTCTCTAAAATCTTGAATTTTTGAATTTCCGACAACAGTTCTCGTAATTGGAATCTTTGTTCCATCTTTTGTAATACCAAAAGACCCATTTGTAGATGTTTCATCTATTGGTCCAACCCATAAAGCTCCGGTTTCATCTAAATAAACAAAAGATTGTCCTATAATTTCTCCATTTTCAAACACTATATCAGAAACAACCTTACCAAATGGTTCTGAAATAAGACGACTATCGAGCTTTAGTTTGAAGTCTTTTGCCAATTGAAATAAATCAAGATAAGAAAAAGCAAAATAAGATAAATGTTCAGGGTTTTGATTAGTAAATTCAAAACAAACTCTAAAAACAAAACTTGTGATAGTATTTCCGTCCGAATCAACTTCACTATAATGTTGTGTAAGATTGGTTTTATCTCCAACTATATCGTCTTTAACACTCAGGGTTCTTGATTGAATAGAACGATCCATAGCATCGCGAACATTACTCAAACTCTTAGAATCAAATATTTGTAAACTTCTTGCCACCGAACTCAATCCATTTATCAAACCTCTTTTAGAAATAGGAACAACAGAATCTTTGCTCATGACAAGTAAAAGATTTTTATTATTTGTGGCAGCTTGTGTAAGTGCTGGTTTGGTACTTTGAATCACTTTTAATTTGAGATATTTTGAGAAATCTTCATTCTTAAACCAGGTTCCAATAAGTCCGTTATCTAGTTTCTCTTTCAAAATCAATTCAACAGTAACAGAAAGTTTTTCTGCTGTTCCTGCGTTTTTATCAAATAAACTAGCACCAAGACGCGGTTTTACCAATTTTCCAGTAAGAGGATCTATCTGTTTTTCTGGTGACTTACTCAAATCTATATGAGGATTTTCTTCTCTTAGAATTTGTGCGCCACCAACAGTTTCTAAAATTATTTTAGAAATATATACATCTGGAACTAACGCGCCGAGTAGTTGATTTTGATTTAATAATACCATCAGCAGTCTTTAATTTCTTCTTCGCGAACAGAGCTTGAATATAGTATTCTTTTTACATCTGTTGGCAAAAGTTCATCTTCAACCTCGTCATCTATAATTATGTCAAAGAAGTATTCTACACATGACGTATCTAACGGAGGGATATTGGTATTTATTTGATTTTCATCTAAAAGAATGTTATTTTTGATGAGTTCCGGTTTTTGAGAAACAAACCGTAAAGGAATGAGAACTTCTTTAGAACCATCTTCCGTGATCTCAAAAACTTCTATCTCAAAATTTTCACTTCCATAAATTGTGTTTAGCTCTTCAACGTCAATAACAATAGAATCTTCAATAACGTCAATATATGATCCATCTTTAAATTCATTGACAAGCAGTCCCAAATCGGTCCTATTAGCTTGAATTTCATCTAAAGAAAGTTGCTTAGTGATTGTTCTATACTCTATATCTTTCATTTCCAGTTGTGGTATTTTTAACGTCGTATGCTCTCCCTCTTTAAAAGAGATAGAACTGGAGATTTCTCCATCTAATACTTTAATAGACCAACCAGGAGCAGACGTTGCTTCAAGACTAATTGTCCCAATTGGAGCAGTTAACGAATAATGTTTTTCAGCAGTAGGTTGAATCTTTTTACTACCTAATTCAGATTGCCCTTGTTTTATGAATTTATTTATTTTTATAACTTCTGTTTCAACTCCATGAAACAAGTGTTGAACTTCCAATTGAGGTATCTCTTTAATTCTGTCGTGAACATTATTTTGAGGCTCACTTAAAGACGCATATTGAGAATCATATAAAATTTCAGTATCAAAAAAAGCATACGAGTCAGGATGAAATTGTCCCTTTGAGAGAAGATATTTCCCATATTGTGTGATCTCGATATCGAGCACTTCCTCTTTGTTGTTGAGAAATTTCATTAGAATTTAATCCCTCCGCCACCCTTTGGTGAACTACTTTTTACACCTTTAGTTGATTTACCAAATACACTTATTCCTATAGATGGTTTAACTGTAATTGAATCCATCACACTCTTTTTACCTACTGAAATTCCTATATTAGATGAAACAGTTTGATTTGACACATTTAATGTCGGCGCCACTGTACTAGGAACAATCCTAGAAATGGTACTAGATAAACCTCCCACTCCTGGTGTTGGAATTGGTATATCTTTTGGTATTGGAGCAATTGTTACTTCGGCTTCAATTTGAGCTAATTCAACTAATGAAAAATAATCATATGGCCAGTTAAAGGAATAATCTGGAGCCTTCACTCCTACCTTAAAATCAAACTTAAACCTATCATCATCTTTTGAATCAGCCGTCTTCTCAAAATAATTGATTGCCGCTAGCTTTTTGACTTTAAAAACTAACCATCTTACGTTAGAAGGCAATTTCTTTCCATGGAAAAATTCCCATGGACGCATGGGATGCGACAATTCTACTTCATCTTTTTCTGATGTCATGCCAATTTTAGGCATAACTCCTTGCCATATATCCACCACATCTTGTTTATCGAGAACGTGTTTAAATTCAAAAATATACATTACAAATGGAGGAATATCATCATATTTCAAAAAGTTCATTTCAGGTGGAATTACATATTGACTCATTTGCTGCGGCAGTTTTGATATAGACGTTTCAGAAATATGAAAATCTCCAAATCCAGAAGTTGGATCGATGGCGTCTTGCCCAGCTTCAATTTTGCTTTTTTGTGTCCTCCATTGGGTCTCGTCTATTTTGAAAAAATTCCTTCCCATCACATTAGTAGTAACTGCAAATTCGTCATCCTTAAAAAGATTATCAATAAATGGAATAGCAACAATTGCTTCTGCAATTTCTTTGCCAGTATTTGGTTCTCCTAAACGCAAAGGTTCTGTATTAAATCCAAATACATTGATCAATGAACCCGTTACTAGTTGTTCTTCTAAAGTTAAATTTGAAAAACTCTCCTCAACAGACATATATACACCAGTAGATCCAGAACAAAATTCTCCATATCCACTCCACATTCCCTTTGGTATTTGATATCTTTTTATTGCTGTGTCATCCACGATGATGTCATAATATTCAGTTGGTTGGTTCTTAAAATTCAGAATTGGGCATTCAAAACGAGGAGAAATTGCCCACGAATTAAATGTGGAATCGGCATCCTCGATCGATTGTGCTGCTGCTTTTCCAGTTATAGTATTAAACGATTTTGTATCATACGTAACTTTCAATCCTTTACTTACTCCAAATAAATTAATAGAAGAACTTACTGTAGAGCGTCCTTGCCAAGCAGGACGAAGGGGAACAGCATCATACCCATCATGATTATAAAAGGCTATAAAATCCCTTAATGTATTATTATAATTTTCTACATTTGCTTTAGATAGCACATACGAAATAGGATCAAACTTCTCTTTTTCGGTTCCATCTGCTTTATATGAAATTCTAGCAACAGAATCTTTGAAATAATAAGGTGGCAAATATGGAGCATATGCTGGATCGGCGTAACGTACCAATCTCATATGACTTCCTATAGCTGTAGCATTTCCAAATGCAGCAATACCAAATGCGTAAAGACGGTCAGCGATATCCGTTGCACGATCGTTAAAATCATCAGCCCACTTAAAAGGATGCCCAAAAAATCTTCCCGTATATGTTAATGCTGCATAATCCGGCACAATTTCTGTCGAATCCGGTCCGGCGCCGTTCGGTCCGGACGGTCCATAAGCAAACGAAGCAGTATGAAATAATTTATCTGTACTATTCCAGCGAGAACCATACATCAACAAATCGTCACTTTTATATAATTTAACGTCCATATAATAAGAGTTGCCAGAAACCATTGCTCGCATTTTGTTAGAAGGTTTAGAAATAATGGCTTTTACCTTACTTCCTTCAAGAAAAAAATTAATTGATTCAGCAAGAAAATTATGCATAGACAGTTTATACAAAGAATTTGATTCACCTCCATTCCAATCAAAAAATATATCTCTTCGATTACCTGGAAGGTTCGTGGCGCCGGCGAGAAACTCAACGAGATTCCAATATATCGAACCAGATCCATTTGAGGAAGAAATAGGCACTCCACCTCTATTAGATCCATTCTTGATATCTAATAAAGATTCGAATTGAATTTTATAATTTGGATCATCATAAAATAAAAGATTTGCACCAGCTCCCAATGTTCCTATATCTCCTTGAGAACCAGTAAAAACTGGAAAATCCATTGCGATACCAGATTTAATAGTATTATACAAAATGCCTGGAGCGAAAAACGGCTGCAATAAAGACATTACAGCAAGATTTCCAGAATGTGGATTCATGCTCGAATCGCGAGGTTTTCCGTCTTTCCAATACAATCCACCAATATGTGGAGCATAAGATTGAGAAAACAATGTAGCTAATTGAACTGTTCTAGTGACTGGATAGAATCCATTGTAAGGTAATAATTTTTTAATACCTTTACATTTAAGAGTTATTCTTTCAACATGATTATCAATATCGTTATGATCGTTATATATAACATCATAATGTTTCATTATGTCTGAATGTGAAAATGTTTTGAAAAATGTCTCATCAAGTCCAGACTCTTCGGTCGTAGCACTTTGTGTAATAAATGCTCCAACATTGGATAAAAATTTATTATTTGACTTTCTAAAATTTCCGCCTTGCTTGTTAACATAAAAATCCATATTCTGTGATATATTAAATTCTGGAATGATTGAGTAATCTTTACTTAGACTTTTGATATCATCAAAAAATTCTTCGTACGAATCAAACCACGGATTCTTGCCTGATAAAATACTTGTTCTAAATCGATGCTCATAAGTATCTTGAACAAGTTCATAGGATTTTCCGTTTTCAGAAAAATTAAAGTCATGATAAGTGTTGGCAAAAAGATCACCAAAAGGTTTGTTATATAAGGCAGATGCAGTTGGATGTAAAAAGTAATAGAAGTGACTTCCGGAACCGAAATCCGCACTGGCACTGGCACCTCTTTGTATATAAAACCAATCTCTAACGGCAAATGTAGGAGGAGGCAGATTAACTTCATAAATGGTTCTATCCGGGGATAATTCTCCAGAGTCGTAATTTCCCCACTTACCCATATTTTTAGAATTTCCATCAGGGTATTCATATGACTGAGTGTGATAAAGTTCAATTCCAAACGGCCAAAGACTTGGAGCGTCGCCATCCCTTATCCCTTGTGAATTTATCAAAGGAGTTGTAAGAGAACCAGATCTTACTATATATGAACCTTCTTCGAGATGTCCATCTATCAAGCCAAATCGATTTCTTTTCTTCGGATCATTTCTCCAAAACGTTCTTCTCTCTAAAGGATTTCTATCTATTCCATTATGACCATACGAAGCAGATGAAACATTTTCTAAAACAAGAGCCTGATTTGAATCGTAGAAATTATATACAAAAGTACCAGATACTGACGCATCTTCAGCATGGTTTGTTCTGCCTCTTATTATTTTCTTTCCTGTATTAATTTCCTTCGGATAAATAACTTCACTATATTGTAAAGATAAAAATCCATCTATCGGATTCTCTAATTCATTTTGATCGGCATCAATGTATAATTCCTTAATACGATCATACATCTGATCATCACACTTGCTCAATCCCAATTTATTATTCAAATCTGTATTGGCAAACATGCCTATATTATTTGAATATGAATGTCTTAAGGAAACTGGAGTGTTACTTCCTTTAACATTCAAAGTATGAATCATTGGTCTATTGCGAAATACAACAGCAGGTTCTTCATAATTTGTAAATGTATCTGAACGGCGATCCTTGTAAGGAATCCTTTGTCCGGTGTTTGTCGTTATAAGTCTTTCCTTGGTAGGATCGCTTACAGACAAAATATTTGTTTCTCTATGTTTTCTAGCAATTGGATGTTCACCAGTTCTGATTTGTTTCCATGATGGATATTGGTATGGACCATTGCGATGTAATAATAATTTATTCAATACTTCATGTTCTGGAATTGTTCCAAATAAAGTATTTTTATATTCTGAAGAACTCAACAGATTGATAGAAGCAGTAAGTGAATCTTTAATGAGAGTATTAATTCCTGCGAAATCTACCCTTATTCCGCTTATACCTTCAATATCACTGCTAGCAGAAATAAAAACCAAATCAAAACCAGGAACTGATGTGCTTCCACTGGGAACATAAAATTCTGAAGCATAACCAATTGGACAAAGTTCAGGAATGGCAGAAGACGTTATCCAAGCATATTGTAATTCACTTTGAGGAATGGGTCTTTGAACAAAAGCATTATCATAAACTGAAGCGGTTATGAATGCGCTACCATCCTCTTCTATTCTCCTCGACGTGTTTCTGTTTATTTTATGATAATTCGCATATGCTGATGCCGTTGGATGAACTCCGAATTGTCCAGCATGAGTCGATTCGTCAATATTTAACCTATTTCTAACCAGAGAATTTCTATAATTGAGATCATTATAGACAGAATATTCTTCTGCCTCTCTGTCCAAATATCCCCTAGATATTGTTTTTTGTTCGCCAGGAGAAGAAAAATGTTCTACAAAAACATGTTCAGAGTTGTATGCGGTCCTATCTGGAAGTGTGAACTCTCGTCCTCCAAGAACTGGAGTTTGTAATGTAAGGGATTGACTTCCTTCGGTTCTTGTTAGAAATCTATTATTGTTTGTTCTTCCAGATGTTTGAACAATCTCATAGTCAGACGCATAATTTCCCAATGGAATATGCGCGTTTCTAACTGAAGATGATATAGAAAAAAGAGACCTACTATTTTTAATATTCTCTATTCTCATTGGTTCTATAAAATCGCTTGCCGTCACTTGTTGAGAAGCGTCAAGGTGTAATGGAGTTGTAAAACTTCTATTCAATGCGCTTGTGCGAACAGAAAATATTCGTGTTCTGCTAATATCTACTGATGTGATACCTGATGAATTAATTCCTGTTTTTTCTGCTCTATTTTTCCACCAAAACTCATTTTCAGATTGAAGTCCAGAAACTGGAGCGGAACCATCTTTCCAGTCATAAAGAAGTTCATTAATGCTTTTCATTCCACCTTCGGGTGGATTGCCTTTGAATTCAATGGTTGGTAATTTATTCCAATACTTATTTCTTTCTAGAATATGACTTTCAATTAACGTTCTAACTTCACCAGAAAAATGAGCAGATGCCGGAATAAGTTGTTGAAGCATCATTGAAATTGAAGAATCAAACCATTTGAAGTAATCAACAAATTTCTCAAAATCAATTGAAGAATTCTTAACTCTTTCAAAATAAAGATGACGAAGTTGTGTAAGATTTTTATATTCTTGTCTGTAACGATTAACAGGTTCTCCAATGAGATTATTGAAATCTTTAATTGTTCCAAATATCTTTAATACTTCATCTGTTATTATCGCATATGGACTTTTTTCAATAGCATAGAAGTGTTTGACTGGACGTGTATCGCGAGTAAACAAATCATCATCGCTAGTTCTAATTTCGACCATATTCGAACTATTGAGAACTTCCGGTGGCAATTGTTTTGCTGATGGGATATATTCAACATTTACAGCGTCGATATCAAATGGCAAGAAGAAGTCTCCTTGTCCTGGATGTTGATGATATCTGATTGGTCCAAACCAACTATATCTGTTTGTTAATTCAAGAGAACCTGAAGTGGTATCCTCTACAATAAATTTAGCGTCTGATGTTGTTGGAAGTCCATCGCTAGAATTGCTAGATCCAGTAACATTTTCAAATGTCCAATGAAGAACTAATGTCTCCATTTCTGGAACTTCTATAATTCTTCTTGGCAGTAAGAAAGGATCATCGCAGGCACCAAGAGATGAAGAAAACAAATTAAAAGATGTATCTGCTGCCGTTATGTAAATTCTAACATCAAAAGATAAAGAGCCAGAAGGATCAATTACAACTGAATAACCATTTCCATATGCTGTGTATGACGAACTTGGACCATTGAAGGGCGCAACAAATGAACCAGATACTAATGCTTCCTGTAAAGAACCTGTTCCTTGTTGAACAAAAATATGAACTGAATTGCTGTCAACAGATGAACCAACATCTAAAACTTTGAAAGTAACATTATCGTTTGGATTCGCATCAGTTGGGTTTGGTATGATTAAGTCATCAATATAGGGAGTCAACCCATATCCATTAAAATCATACGATAGAGGCGATAAAGAAATATTTTGATAATCTACAACTCCAGAAACTATGTTTAAGGCATAATTTGATGACCCATTTGTCATCTCAGTATTAAACGATAAGTCAATATAGGTTGGATATGTTATTATTTGAGCAGAAGCACTTACTACGGATAATCCAACACTTCCAAGATCTGCTGCTATACTATAACTGCCCGTTGAATTAAACAGGGCAGACGAACTCATTGGAGAGGAAAATCCAACTCTAACAGTGTCAGTATCTATAGCAATGATACTTGTAATGCTGACTGAAGGGCCTACCCCAGTGAAGGAATTTGTCAAATGTGCCAAAACTTATTTACCTTACTGTAATTATTGTCCTTGTCCAAAAGATCTTGTAGTCTCTGTCAACCAACTGTTGCGTAATGGATGAGCAGAACCATAATTGGTAGCGTCTTTAGCGTGTGCTATAATTTCTTCTTCTTTCAAATATTTCATCCATACTCTCAAATTTGAAATCTTCGCATCTGAATAATTCACAACGGAACCTGTGAAATTAGTGCGATGAGATCCAACAAAAAATCTTTTGGCATTGGTTATAAACGCTATAGCGGCATCATACGTAATAGATCCACTAACGCTAAAACTATTATTGATAATATCAACTGTCGTATTGTGTCCAGAAAATTCTACAACAAAGTTATTGGTGGCGCTTCCAGTAACTCCGCCTGCCCATGGATAAGTGGAAGGTTTAATTCTAACTGTAAATAACCATCTTTGATTATCATAAACATCTCTAAATGTTTCACTGTTTAATTCTGGCAAAACATATCCCGCCGTCCCACTCAACATAAAATACGCTTCTTTGGATTCGAGTTGTGGTCGAACAGCATAAACTTGAAAATTAGCATAGTCTGGAAGAAACCATTCTTTACTATCTGACTCTAAACATTCTGCCGTATGCGCACCATATATGGAAGCCATTGTGAATGGCGTCTCAAAATACAATTGAGAATCTTTTTCAAATTTCTTTGGAAAGATTGCTTCACATTCATATGTTTGTCCGTGATAAACCGTATTTGAAGGAGCAGCAATATATGAACGAGAAGAAGGAGCACTAGATGTATGTTGGTATACTGTTGAATCAAATCTGTCAACATTGTTAAAATCAACATACTTCTTTTTAGCTGCTACATATCGATAATTGTCTTTCAAATCATAAACTACATTATCGCCATATAAATTAATCTTAACTAACTCATCATCTATACCAAAACATCTAATGAGATTTCTAAATGATTTTTCTGTTCCCTTTGACTTGTAGATATAAACCAAATTATTGTAAATGTTTTGATAAATCTTGTTCCTTATATCTGATAGTTTCTCAGAGAATTCTCTAAAATCATCTCGTCCAGCAATAGCTTCAAGTTCTTCAGCTTCTGTAAAAATTTCTGGCGCAATCATTCCTGCTGACTCTAAAAATCTTGAAACAAAAGGATATGGTTTACTACTACCACTCACATAATTTGGAGTTTTAAGTTTTGGTAATTCTTGGATTTGTAGGAATAAATTATCTAAGTAACTTGCTAACACTTGTGTCATTTTACGCAATACACGATGTTCTTTTTCTTCATCGCCTGTTGTTATCCACTCCGGAAATGAGCCGTAAAGACTAGCGTTGTTTGTTGAATCATGTTCAAATCCTATTTCCTGTTTTTGAAGAATAAGAGCGCCAACATCTGGATGATTAGAATAAAGAATTGGATCCATAAATTCAAACGCTGCGGCGCCACTTTCTACCATGGCAGAACCTGTATGACGAGAACCCGTGACATATCCAATCCAACGCCCATTAGAAACTCTTCCTGAATAATCTAAAACTTTAGTATCAGTGGAATCAACCGAGCCTGTAGAAATTATACCTTCATTAAATTTATAATAGACGCCTAATTGCGTATTTGCTTCATCAGTATTTGTTCCAGCGCCTATTTGTGTAAACCAATATCTCCCTATTTGTTTGGCATTTCTTCTATTCTTCCAAAATCTAAACTCATCTAATGATCCAGATAATTTAGCAAATCCAGACCCACCAGAACCAGAAACTGTGCTAATCAAAGAGCCAACAGAAGCTAACATTGGTCCTCTTACTAGTCCTATATTGGAACCAGAAATAATAGTATCATTGAGCGTTCCGCTAGCATAAAGTTGTGCTACCATACTACTTCCACTATTAATAACTGAAATAGAAAATTGTTGCCACCCAGAACCAGTTATATTGAGCCCATTTCCAATTGGAATAACTCCATATGGTTGACTGACAGATATCCCGGATGAACCAGATTGTAATTCAATATAAAATTTTGATTGTTCGCCAGATACTCCAGGATGTATCTCCACTCTGAACCGTCCATAGTCGGCAGTTCCATACGAACCACTATTCCAAACATCAAAAACAGATTGCTTTGTGGATTCATTTCCTGAAGAGAATCCATTTTTCTTAAGCCAAAATTCAATAGTTACTCCGGTAGAACCATTAATTTCGAGATTTGATTCTCTTCTTGAATCTACATTGTAAAAGTTTGAATTTGTGAATGTTTCATATAAAGGTTTTCCAACCATTCCTTCAGAAGCAGAATGAGGACCACCTTTGAGAAGGATATAACTTCCAGAAGTTGCCGAACTGTATCCATTAGAAGATGATATAATCGTTCCATAGGATACTCCAAAATTGGCATATCCTGTTGTTCTTGGATACTCGTGTTCAAAAATATATTTGTCTAAATAAGAAGCAGAAAGTTCCCATTCAACTTTTTCCTTCGAAGAACCATCATATGGGTAATCGTTAAGAATGTAATTTATGCTATCTTCGTAATATTGCTGGGATAAACCAAAATGCGCAAAATTCTTTGGTTGAGAGTAATCAATATTTGGGACGAACCGATTTTTGTTTTCTATTTCCCGTCTGACGAAATCAGATGATTCTACTTCTGCACCGACTTCTTCAAAAGAAACTGATGGTAAAACTTTTTCTGAAATCTCGTTATTGAATAAATTTTTGAGACTCATAGCTCTTTAATCCACTCGAAATCGAAATATTTCTGGTTGCTCAGCGTAGATTCCATCCTCTAAAAATACAAATCTAAAAGCATAAGTATAACTTGGTTCGAACATAGACATATCACAATCAAACCACATACCTTTACCATCGTAAGATAATTTCGTGTGAGATGTGGAACTTGTTCCATAATCAACTATTGTATGATTATCATTTATTCTCATTACTTTAAAGAAAGAATTTTCAACAATAGTTCCTTGGATATCTGCTGAAGCAATCGATACTAAATTCGGACTCCAATCACGAGGGCGAATAAACAATCTTATTCTGGCAGTTTCTTTATTCGAATACGATGGCTTCAGATTTGTTATAGATGTTACATATCCACGAGTTTCTAAATAATGATCCAAAGAATCATATGCTAATGGATTAATAGATCCAGTGTGATACACAATTGAACCGCTAAACCATCGATCATACACGACAGATTTTGTAGTATTTAATTCAAATGAAGCAGAATATATTCCTGTGGAAACCCAGCCACCAGTTACCGGAGATGGAATAGTATTAACTAAAGTGCCTTCCGAAGCGGAAGTGTAAACTTGGAGATAAATTGAGCCACTGCTAATTCCAGGTATGTTTTTAAGTTGACCTCCAACATAATTGTAAAGATATACCGTGTGTGTATTGTCAGTTGTGCTCAATAATGGACTGGTAGTAAAAAATTTATCTCTATCGTCAGTAGTTGATGAATTCCATCTAGCTTCTATAATTGGACGACTAAAAAAGAACTCACTTGTTCTGGCCAAAAATCTCTTCGTATAAAAACTTCTATTTGTATTTTCGTGACTTGATGACAGTGCCACTCCAACACCATAATTTGGAATTGTGCCAGCCAGCCAAGACTCAACAAGAGGAGTAATATTTATCTCCAAATCTTCTAATCCTTCATCGAAGAATTGACTTGAAGTTAACGTATTGAGATAATCCCCCCCAGCAGTCGTCCATACTGAAGCAGAACTGGCATTGATCCAATTTGCTCCTTCTCCGTTCCTGGTTATATCACTGCCATTTTCATGATCTAGCCCCACTCCTGCTTGCCAGGAACGAGACACGGGAGAAACAATTAAATTGAATTGCCTTGGCAAAGTTTCTCCATGAGGAGCATTAAACATCTTGAGGTAGAAATCTACGCTTCCAGAAGATGGAATTTTTCCAGAACTTCTATCAGAAGAAATAGAACTAATTGGAAATTCCAATAATGCCCTTTTTAACTCTGAAGATGAAGAATTTGCTTGAGCATAAATTGAAAAGATTTCGATTATGTCCGAAGCGCCATAGTTACTTCCCGTCTGCCTTGTTCTCAAATTAGACATAAAGGCATTTGAAATGCTGGTTGTCTTATTGGATGTATATCTTTTAATTGACATTATTTTACACTTCCACGCAAATCTTGGTTCGGATATTTAATTTCAAATATAACATTTTGTGGACAACTTATAAAGCGTCCATTAGGAGTAATAAGAGAATCAATGTCTATCCTAACATCACTATAATTTCCGCCCTTTTTTTGATATATCCTTACCTTAATCACATCAACAACCCCAATGGCTTTTTGTAATCGTTTGTGAATTCTGGTTATAGAAAATGGCTCTCCCACTTCTTCTTTCTTTGAAAATTCATCTCTAAGAACAGATATACAATTGTTTAATATATCATATTTATTGATTTCCAAATCCCCTGCTACAACAAAATCAATACCTAAATTAATAATCTTCGCATCCAAAATATCGATTGTATCGTTAACCATTTTTCCTTGCTGCAGCCATATTTTGAGATTTTCTTTTATTGTTTGATTTGTAGTTATCAATGAACCATCATTATCCTCAGAAATAACATACATATTCAAATTTCTTTTAAATGAGTCCGGGTCTTGAATTACATTAACTCTTTTTATTGCTCCAAATTCTGGTGGCATAGCATAAACAAAACTCTTATAGTCTAATGACGTAACTGCTCTATTTTGAGACGAGAAATTATCAAAAATTCTCAATTTGAGTTCTTGAACTGTTGGGTTGGTAATGTCTCCAATAATGGCTTCTTCGTTTGTAATTTCAATTGAATCTATTATTCCTCTAACAACTTCGAGGTTGAGAGAATTCATGTCGGCAAACTCCACAATTGGATTTACGACTTGTGTAACAGAATTAACTGCCGCATTAACATTATCAGCAGTGTTGACACGATAAGTAACTCTCAAAATAGTATTAGAAGGAGCAATACCTAATTTGTCCGTTCCAAGAATATTTGTTGGATCAAATGTTACATCCGAGATATAATTCTTTCCATGAATATCTAATACTACTTGTGTAGGATCTATCAGAGGATCGCTGATAACATCTCTATCGGAACCAAAACCAAATTGTAGGAAAGTTTTTGTTCTTTCTCTGTCGACCATAAATCTTCTAGGCACAACAAATGGTCTCAATAATGATGGAGCAGTTGTAGAAGTATCTGCTCTATTCGGAATCGCTTTATAAATGATATCTTGAGAAAGATAATCAACTTCAAAATATTCATTTCCTTCCGAATCTACAACAGAAACAACTTCACTTATATCTCGTCCACTCAATTCAAGACGTAAAAATTTCTGAAAATCTCCAACATTTATAACTTCTTCTACCATCCTTCCGGAAATAATTTTTCCGTGAGTTTTGACAGCATACGCTGTTGGAAGTCCAGTGCTCTCGTTTACTCTAGCAACAACAACTGAATTTTGTGGATTAGCAAAATCAATATCTTCATTCAAAAGAAATCCATTGCCGCCAATGGATGACAATTCAGAACCACGCTTAAGTGTAAAAAGATAAGCCGAATCTGGACCTAGCCCGCCAGCGTTAGCAGGCACAATGGCAAAAAATGTTCCTATGCCAGTTGATGTTGGATTGCCCCTGAATTTGTATCCCAATTGCTTTCCAAGCTTTAGAACATTATTAAACTCAATTGCGGTATCTAAAAAAGATTCATTGACAGAATAATCTACATAAAATGATAATTGATCTCCAACATAAGAAACTAAATCCATCATTAGATCGTCAAAACTCGATTCATTTTGATCTTTTGATATATTAGGATAATATCGTTTCTTGTAATCAAGAAGAGATTCTTTGATGCTTTCAAAATCACGATTAGTATATTTCACTAAAGGAAAATTTTTACGTTTTGAGGATGCCATAATTCTAAAATAATTAGTTATAGAACAATTATATCATCGTTTTCTCTAGCTAAGTTTATTTCATCGATAGTGCTCAAAGGAGTAATTCTGTAAATGATTTTGATAGAAAGTAAATTTCTATCTATTAATTCGTTCTCTGATGCTGATTTAAAGTCAACTTTTAGTATCTCTATATAAGACAAAAACCTCGCAACTTGTTGAATAATAGAAGCTTTTATTTCAGCTCGAAGAAGAGCATTGTCGTTTTGGAATAAATATCGTTTCATTCCTACGCCAAAATCTGTGATCATCACGCGCTCGCCAGGTATACAGAGAAGAAGATTAATTAGGTTTTGTTTTGCCACTTCTTGATATGTTTTATTTAACGCTAAGCCATCGTCTGGATCTAGTGAAAGTGGTAGTTTTGTTGAAATGCCAAATGCCATGATATTACTCCTTGTTTTCTTCTCCATCATCAATACATTTAGTTGGACCACTGAAAGATTTAAAATCAATTCCAACTTCAGTTCCGATCGCTTCTCTTTTAATATCTTTACCTTTTGCAGAATTAAATATTTCATCTATATTTAGCGCTAAATAAATGAAGCCAAGAGGGCTGATTGGTGGTCCGATTCCAGGTCCCATTGGTGGAGGTGGAAACACGTTCATTGGAAGCAAACCCAAAGACGCAGCAAGAATAGGTATGTCTTTATTTCTTGTTTTAGCTGCATCAACAATTTTTCTAGCAATAGAAATATTCGGATCTATCAATTCGACCAAACCTTTTAATATTAAAAACGGCGTTCTAATTGCCATGGCAGCCACATTGGTTCCAGGCACTTCTGGATCTGTATTGGCATTATTTAAACCACTCGTATTGAGTCCTATGTTGCCACCTAACCGATTGACATATTGATCCTCATACCTATAGTTTCCACTATTCAATAAGGCTTGAAACACACTCTTGATGGCAATCTTCGTTCCATCAAACAATTTCGAAACTTTTTCAATATTAGAAAGATAAGTTATGTTATAAATCGAAAGAAGAGTAAACATCCTATCGATAGGCAAACAATAGTGGAATAGGAACTTGTATTCTTCCGACGCTATCAGATCATTCAGAAGTCTATTTGAAACATTATTCCATCTTCGTTCAATATTGATGTTGTTAATGGAGTTTGGAAGTGTTCGAAGATTTTCTGATGATTCTATACATATGATCGGAAACTGATGGATTTGACGAGACTTTGGAGTTGGCTTTGGCTTTCCAGGAACTCTTTTCCCATCTGGAGTTAAACTAAAAATTGTTTCTATTTCCATTACTTGTTCTGTTATAGAAAATGATTTATTAATATCAAACTCATTTTTAACCTTAATTGGATTGTTGTTATTGCCAATGACGCTAGAGAAAGTCTGCGTAATCCCTGTTTCCTCTGTTTTGTTTTCGAATTCTTGTTCACGATTTAACGGAGGAACATAAGTCAATCTCAAACCATAGTTCCAACTTTCAAAAATGCTATTTAATCCAGCAACAAAATCAATCGTTTGTGATCCGACGCTATCATAATCAGGTTGTTGATTCACAATTATTTCAGGCTCAATTACTTCTTTCAATAAATTATTAAAATCCTCAAAACTCAAAACACCAAATTCTTTGCTTCTAATTTCTGTTTCAAGTTCTGATTGGCGCTGGGCACTCAGAATAATACTGGCATCGGAAAGAGTTTGATCGACAGCAATATTCCCTTCTCTTAAGTGTTTGAGTTGTTTTCCTTCCCAAGATCCCCATTTTCCGTATGCTGACCTTTGAGCGCGAATTATATTTATTTCATTTTGTTGTCTACTTGCGATTCTTCGAATTAATCTATCTTCTTCATTTTTGTATGAAACTCTAATGTATCTTTCTAAGACAAAGTTTCCATTACCAAAATTAAACTTAGTTCCAGAGCCAATGAAAGAGCGTCCCTGATTAATATTAGTGGCAATATCTATTTGTTTTCTTACTTTCTCTTCTCCTTCTACCTTTACCTCTTCGAGAAATTGAAAGGATCTTCCTTCTCCACTAAACGTTTTTCTTTCAGTTGTAGCAAATCTTGCTTTCAAAATAGGACTGTCTTCGGCAAATGTTGGTGACGCAACAAAAGACGTTGGAGCATCAAACAAAGGAATATAATGTTTAGCTAATATCTCATCTAAATCAAGTTGATTGCTTCCATCTCGTTTTTTAACAAGAGCAAATAAATCCTTTACAACATCTTCAATCTCAGTTTTAATGAAAAATTCAGCAGCTATGGAAAAGTCATTTGTTTTCTGTTTTTCAAATGAATTGTATGACAGCAGTGTCTGTTCGGTAAACTCATTTTGAAAATTTGTATCACCTGTTATCTGTCCAACATTTTTGAGTTCTCTCAAAACTCTATCAGAAATAAATTTAATAATAGAATTGTCAACATCTCCAAAAGTATCAATTCTGAATTCTGAAAATACAAATATAGAACGAAGAATATTTTCAATCACGATTAGTCGAATGAATGTTCTAATGGCACCATCAATTCCTTCTCGCTCCATAGAATTTGGAGTTGATTTACCCAATCCATCTACTATTGGAAATAAATCTTCTTCACAAGCAGAATCAGTAATCGCTTTTTTCATCTTCTTCTTAATTTTTTCCAAATCCAACAAATGAGGATGGCATTGTCCAGGAATTGGATCAGGAGTAAAATCAACCAAAGATAAAACTTTCAAATTAAACAATGGAGATTTAGCAACTTGATTTGAAAAAGCTGCAAATGTATCAATAAATAAATTTTGATGAACAGATGTTTTAAATTTATCACGAAGAATTGTATCAATAGAAACTGTATTACTTGGAGATGAAATACCTCTGGCATATGTTGGTGGCACAATATATGTTCCATTTCTATAAATTGGAGCGCCTTCTTTCCATATTTTAGCTAAAAATGAACCAAAATATGCTTGAGGAAAAGGAGTAGCAGTAAGTCCAAATGTGTTAGATGGATCTCTCTCTAAGCGTCTTGTTTGAATAAAGTTCAATATATTTTGTCTTATTGGATCTTCTCCAACAATTGGAGGTTCATCAGAAATAATATTATGAGTGTTTGCGTTTCTTTTATCAATTTTAATCGAATATTGATCAACATCTTCTCTAGCTACATGCCCAGGCAAATAATTTATAAAATAAGAACTTACTTGAGTTTGTTCAGCTTGTTGTTGTATCGTTTCTATGGCAGCACGAATTGTTTCATCTTGTATATTTGACGCATTAAAATTTGGATCTGAAACATTAGATAACAAAGCTTTGGAGTCAACTTGATTGGGAATAACTAAGGACACAACTCCATTAGTGTCAACATTAAACAAGTTAGAGTCTTTCTGTATGTTTTGTAAATTTTCTTTTAAACCTTTCGCAGCAAAATTTGTTGTGAACTGTATATCTTCAAATACAACAACAGGATCTCCATCTTCATCTGGATCTTCTACAGAAACTCCTTGAGAAATTAAACGACGAAATTCTGGATTCTCTAAATCATCCACCTCTCTTCCATCTGGAAGTTTAACGCTTATTCTTCTTGAAACCTCTCTTGGTATTTGAACAGTCGTTATTTCTTTGAGCGCATTAACAAAGTTAGAAATTTCATTATTGAAAGACATATGAACTCCATCATATATGACATCAATAGTTTTATCTAACATGTAAGAAAACGATGGATGATCTCTTTGAACCATCCCCTGTTCTTTACCGTCAGGACTTTTTTTACAAAAAACTGGTGGGAGCGCATCTTTTAAAGGATTACCTTTTAAGAGATTGTCTAAAAGATTATCAAACATATCTGCTTTACGTTTTTGTGCTGCAGCAACTTGTTTATCGATTTCTTCTTTTGTTAATCCTTTGTCGGCAAGTAATCTTCTATAATTTGAGTCTTCTGGAAGTTCGCATATTTCTCCGCTTCTCAATATCTCAGGACGTGACTGTTGAGCAATTTGCTCCAGCAAAGGACGTTTATCTAATACATCTCCAAGAGATTTAAAAAAATCGTCAATCTTCGCTGAAGAATTAAATGACGATTTAAGTCCTTGATATTTCGTATCTATGAGACAATTTGCGAGAGCAACAACCTCTATGTCAGCATTACCGTTGAGCAAATTTGCCAGCTCTGACGGGGAAATAAGCGCAGTAATGTCTCCAACCAAACCTACAAGAGCATTGGTCGCAGCTTCCGTGCCTAAGGCACCCGCGCGAAGTGCTAACGTTCCCATTAAATTAGATTGAAGAGAAGAGAATGATTCTGTATCTAATCCAACATCAAACGTCTTTGCCAATAAGTCTGCCATATTCAACGAACCAAAATTTGGAGTTCTGAAACTATTTTCGCAATTTAAAATTTGTTCTATCATTGCTTTGATGAGTTCTATTAAAGCAACTAAAATAGCATCTGTAATAGCAATTTCAATCGAAATGCTTATGCTAGCTATGATATCAATCGTTGGAAAGAAATTTGGAAGCTTAATAGTCGGTATTTCACATTTTTTGATAATATCACTCAATTCCATATTGAGAGCCGAACAGACATCATCTGGAATGGCATTGACAATGGCTCTTCTTGCTGCTGGGTCATCGCAGATTGCTTCAAGAAACTCTCTTCCTCTGTCACCAAGAGCATTAATTATTACATCTAAACTAACTGTCGATAAATCACTAACAGTCGTAATTGGGAGACCAATCGCGAATTGAATTCTGCCTAAAAGAAAATTTCTATCATCTATATCAAGTCGGCTTAAACAACCAATTATTCTATTTCGAACAACCATTTCTAATTCAGGAATATTAACCAGTCTCATGATAAGACTTCCTGAAAAGAATTCTAAAAAATCATCGCATGTGGCACTTATGAGCCAAGCTTTACTAATTCGACACGCTCTATCAGGAATCTTTAGACAATCTATCGCAACTTGAAGAATACGACATATATTTATTCTATGAAAAAATTCTTCAAAAACATCATCTAGGTCTTTAAGATTATCCAAAACGTTTTTTATGTTTGGAGTCGAAAATGAAACATCTCCAACAAAATCTGTCCTCGTTGAAACAAAATTATTATCAGAAGAAGAATATTGATCGACAAATTTAAATGAATTCAAAACAGAATCTTCTTGCTGTTTTTGCTCTTCTGTTTTGTATGGACGGCTGTTGGATGTCTCAATAAAATTTGCTAAATCTTTCGGTTTAACCGATTTACCTTGACTCGCTTTTTGTAAAGCAAAATCAAATAAATCTTTATCAAAAGACATTCCAGCCTGTCCGCCATCATGTTGAAAATCTCTCAAGAAATCAGTTATTGGAAATTGTGGACGACCAAAACCTTGAAGTTTACCCATTTCAGATAACAATCTAATTGTTCTATCATTAGAGACAGATTTAGATTTGATGAAAGAACTATAGCCAGCTTCCAATCTCATGAATTCTTCACCGTCATCAAAAAGAACATACAAAACTTTAAAGTTGTCATCTATTCCAATAATAATCAAATCTTCTCTATCATCACGAAGATTCAAACCATTGGCAGCCAATAAATTTTCTAAAACAAAAATAAATTCTTCAAGTCGATCAGCTTCTTTATCCAAAACAATTCCATGTATTACATTGCCAGAAGCTTCTGCTTCTTTTTGATAGTTACGAATTGTAATCGCAGTATTTTTAATCCTTTCTTTAGCTTCAGAAGAAATTAATTTAATTTCTTTGGTAGCGATTGGCAATGATTCATTTGAAGTAATATCCGGAGCAATCTTAATTGAGTCGAATAATGTAGCTGGAACAGTTGTGAGAACGCGAACTCCAAACAAAGGAATTGTTTCACCATTAACGCCACAATTAGGACTTGGACGAGGTGGAATAAAATAATCTGGAGTCTCCGTGGCTAATATGAGTTGTGAAATTATTTCATCAGAAATTTCTTTATTGTAAACTTCTAGTAAAGAATTAACTGCTATTTCTTTTGCCAAATCATAAACTGTTTGAGGTTGAGATCCTAAAGTTTCAAATCTAGTGTGAACCGTACAATAATATTTGTCATCCTTTGGATTATAAAATGGGCTAAATTGATCAAGACTTGTCCAATCAGGAGTAATAATCATTGCAGAACTAAATTTAGAAGTTCTACGTAGAGATTTTCTATTTACTGCTGATGAAATCTTACAATGGTGCTTTTTACCATCATCTTTAAATATCGCATCAGTAATTGCTTTTTCAGCAACGTCACCCAACTCTATTTTTGAAGCACTACGCAATCCAGCATTAATGTCTTTATTTATATCTTTAAAGTTTGCCATATTAAGTTAAATTGTGATGCCTAGAATTAATATATTTTTTTCCAGAAGGATATAAATATGTGTGCTTATAAAGAGCTAAATTTGCTTTATTCATTATCAGAGACATTTTTGTTTGGAACAAATGATCGATCATTGTTTTCATTCCTGCTGCCACAACAGGAGGTGAAGGACTTGTTGGAAGTCCAAAAAAGGGACTAAAATGAAAATGGTGCGTCAATGCTGTATTAAATGTCATTTGATACATTAATAAGCTATCCACAATTCCATTCAACTTATCTACGTGCATCGTCAATGTCTTCAATGCTTCATTTATATTTCTTCCTTTAACCATTGGCTGAATATCAGAATCGTCATTTCCGGCAATCAAATCAATCCCCGAAGTTGAATCAACTGAGCCTCCTTGCGAATTATTGTCATCAGTTTTTGTAACAAGTTTTATTCCTTCTCTCGCCACAATTCTTATGCCATCAGCCTTTAATCCTATAGCTGATTTAGTAGAAGCAATGCCTACTCTGCCAGACACCAAACCAAAATTTTTATCAATATCTGTTTTTTGACTTATGTATATTCTAGCGGCATCTTCTTTAAAAGAAGGATCAACCCAGACTCTTGCCTCTCCATCAAACTCTCTAGCTTTATATCCCATCCTACCAACGACAATATCAATTGAGCCAGCTTGCGTATCACCGCGTCCACCATATCCACTCAAACGACTGGCAGGTCTATCTCTCCCTAAAACAATGGAAGAATTGAATCCAGATTCAATATGTTTTTCTGTAGAAGTTTTAATTACTTGAGGTACTGATTCATATAATGGGTGTCCAGCAGCTCCTCGGGCAAACGCAACTTGTTCTTTGTTGACCTTCTTGAGTCCATCTTGAACAATCTGATTTCCACCTTCATCGGAAAAAGCTTTTTTATTAGTAGCCATATTACGCAAATGACCTTAATTTTTCTGACAAAGGCAATTTTCCTTCAGCAACAATAATAGGGTGATTTATACCCAAAAACTCAAAATGCCAGAATTCTTTTTGTCCTTTAAAAAATCTCCCAGCATTATAAAAACCAAATTTATGAGCATTTGTTGCCATCCATCCATAAGCTTTAGAGTGAGGGTTGCCAACAGCAAAATCAAAAGCAATACCAGTTTGATGGTTTGAATGTCCTGGCCTAGCAGCAAGATTAAATCCAGGCTTACCTTTCTTAAATCCATCATATAGATATTGTTGTTGAGTTTGTGTTCTAAATCCACTATTCAATTGTATTGAAATACCATCTCTCTTGGCAGCATTAATCAGGTCATAAAAAGGCTTTTCCTGACTTTTGGTAATATAAACTCCTGCTTTGGTAGCAATTGGAACAGGAATTTCTATCAAATCAACATTATCTCCTGGAGATCCTGATTTAAATGCTATTTCTGGAGGGTTAATCGGGGGCAATCCCGTTGGTACGTCAACGTGATCTTTTTGTGGTGTAAAGCTTCCTACAGTCATTGGCGGTTGAGTTGATCTAGTTGTTTGAAAAGGCAATGGTTTTGGTATTTGATTTAACTCATTTCCAAGTCCAGTTATTGGGTTATCTCCAGATGGAGGCAAAACTGAAAATGGTGATTTTCCTTCGCTCGCAAATTTATCTCTTCCAGTTTCTCTTCCTACGGCACCACCTTGAGCCATCTTATAAGCAATCCCATAATATACTGGATCAGACATATTGTTTCTATTTCCAAAATCAACCCAAACAATATCTCCTGGTGCCGGAACTTCATTACTTATTTCATCATTGGCAGCTATAAATGTTGGATACATATCGATAATAAAATTTTCACTGCCTTGAACTGGTCCATATTTTGTAGGTTCAAGTAAAGCAGCGTGAAGTTCTGGTATACGAACTTTAACGCCAATTTTAGATTTGGCAAGAGGATTTAGTTTATAAATCCACGAAGTAATTGGATTATTGGTTGGATTAGAGTCGACTCTCAAAACAACTCCTTTGAGTCGTCCTGTATTGGCAAAAGCATTCTTTTTATAAGAATCTGAAAGATTTTGGCGAAGCGCTGCAAATCCGGACGTATTTTTAGGATCAAGAGTCTTTCCAAACTCCTGCTCTTCAATATTGTTTAAACTACCATATCCTAAATCAAATCTTCCATCATTAGCAGCCATTATCTAGCCTTCTTTTTAGCTTCTCTAATTGGATTATTCAATGCTTCAAATATTTTATCTCTATCGTTATCTGATAAATCAAGTTCTTCACCGCCCGTCTTCTTAATTAAGCTTGTTAATTTAACTAATTGTTCATTAGATCTTTGAAGAGTTTCAACATATTTGGCCAAAGTAAATCCAACTTCTTTATGTCTGTCACCATTATTTGCTATATAAGCAATCAAATCATTTAAAAGTTCGCTTGTTTTTTCCCTATCTTTGCGGATATTATCTATAGACTCATCCATTAAAGTATCAAAATCTTTTCTCATTTTAATTGCTCTTTAACTAAATACTCCAATTTCATTTTTTCTTACTATTTTGAGAACTCAAAATCCTGTCAGCTATTATTCATCTTCGTTGTTCCATCTTCTAACAAAATCTTTGTAAAGAACGCGAAACTTATTAAGACTGTTGAGAATTTGCTTAGTGTTGAGATTTGTGATCTCTCGCACAAAAAGATACACAGCTTTTTTATTGAATATGTCAATTGATTCTGAATTTGCTAATAAAATTCTAATTGACTTGAGAACTTTTTCTTCATTTGGTTTAAGCTCTATTTTTTCCCATTGATCTAATTCATTCCACAGAGCTTTTATGAATTCTTCTCTAACTTTATTATTAACATAATCGTTGTTGACGGAAAGATACTCTGTTTCGACGGATTTAGATATTTCCTCGTATTGAGTTTCTTTTTTTGTTTGTGCAGAAAACTTCTTAGCTGCATGTGAAAACCAATTCTTTGTAATAACACTAAAATATGAAAATGCTTTAGAGCCCTTTTCTTTGTCAAATTTGCTTAAAACAGCAACAAGATGGCTTTCACATTCCTTAATTAACCCATCAATGTTAGGAAGAGAAGTAAATTTATATCGATAAACAATCTTTTTAATCATCTCCTCTAAAGCTGGTTGAATTATATGTTGATATAATTCATTCCGATACTTGGAATTCTGTGAGCTGACATAATCAATAATTGCCTTCTCGTGAACCTTTGTAAAATATATTTTAGATTTAATCTTCGTTTTCTTTTTCGGCATCAGGTTTTTCTTCTGAAAAAACAATATCTTCTAATTCTGTTTGTGTAAATGAATGAATCTCATTAAAAATGTTGAGATAATTCATCATAAATTTTGTATGCTCTATAACCTCTCGTAAGTTTTTATCTCCATAAAATAGTTGTAATTCATATATATCTTTCAAATGTGTCTTATAGGCATCAAGTCTGGAGAATATTTCTGAAGCGGTTTCTGAGGCTATGAGTAATTGTTTTACAATTTTAGAAGCATATAAGATTAAAATAACATTGAGTCCTATTGAAAGAACTAAAAAAATTGATAGTATTATCATTATGGATTCCAAGTTCTCTTTTTAAGAGATTCTTTTTGCTCACTCATATCCTGTTTTGTTTCTTCACAAGCGCGTCCATAAGCTTCAAGATGCTCAAAGGTGCCCCACGTTTCTTTAGTCTTTACATTTACTTTACTAGGGACTTTCTTGAGAGTATTATTTCCGCAATCGCGACACTCAACAATAGCATCGTCCATAGAATGAACCACTTCATATTCGCTCTCACATTCTGTGTTTGAACACTTGTAAGTATATGTTGGCATTATTATTCTGTCTCTACTTCAAGCATTGGAGGATTCAAAACTAAAAGTTTTCCATCCAAAGATTGTTCCATCTCTAATCCCAAAAGTAATTTTGTAATATCGCATTCTTCAGCAGGACGATCAGAAGCAACGGACATAAGTCCTCTTTGAACACACATCATAATTGAACCAACCGCTTGTGGTGTAAATTGTAATTTTTTATTTTCCCATTTTTTCGTCATTTAAATCTCCAAAATATTCCTTATCGTTCATAGCTTTATCATCAATCCAATGATCATAAAATGGCTTCCCGAGCTTCACTTCATGATACTTCGCTCCCCAGCTATCAAGTTGCTTCTTTGTGAAGTCAAAAAATCCTCGATATGCTTTTTCAACAACTTCACAATATCTACTCATACCTCGCGCGGTCCAATAAATTATTATATGTCCTTCATCATAGAGTTTATTTATTTTTTCTATTCTGTTTTTGTAAGGAACAGCATTTTCGTAATCACCTTCTGTCCTAGAACAGATTGTTCCATCAATGTCTACTATGTAAATTGCCATGCTCTAAAATCCTTGTTGTAGAATATCCAGGAATTCTATCAAAGTAAACAATTTCTTTACAATACTCTTCTCCAACAATCTTCTTTCCTTCCCAATCAGACCCAACTATTCTAACATCTGGTTGAATAATTTTTAACATCTGAATTAATTCTTCTTCCGAATTAAAGCTTTTAATCTGATCTATAAATTTTATTAATGACAAAGCATACATTCTGTCTTCAAGAGTGTTGAATGGTCGATTTATTCCTTTGTCTTTTTTAACTTTTTCATCCGTGTCAAGAGCTATGATGATTTTTGTCTTAGGATTACACAAAGAAGCAAATTCAATTAATTCAAAATGTCCGCGATGTAAAATATCAAAACAACCTGAAATAAACACAACAACTTCTTTACAATTTATATTAATCATCTAATTCTTCTTTATTTACAACTGATACGCCCCGATGTTGAGCAGCGTATGTTGCGCAATTATTGGCAAATTTTATTGCTTCCTCAATATTTTTTGTTTCAAGATATTTTACAACCAAACCACTTAAGAAGCTATCGCCGCAGCCAGCAACGTCTCTGGTTGTAATTTTTGGAACTGGAAAAGTCATTCCTTTAAACATTGCTCCATCTGGACCAAGAGTTATAATAGTCTTGTTTATAATATCTTTGCTAAGATTACCTTTCGCGCGCTTAAACTCGTTCTCATTTACTTTTATAAAAGATAAATTTCTAACCCAAGCGCTCAAAGGTTTTTTTGTATCAATAAAAGTTAGTTTGTGAGAAGCAGCAATATATTTTATCTCCGATTCTGTTAAAAATCCCTTATTATAATCTGAAATAACAATCGCTTCATATTTAGAAAAATCTATTGAACGTAAATCAGAACGACCATAGCTTTTATCATTTTCATCTATTCGAACAAACATATGATTGCTCTTATGTTCGACATAACGAGTTTTTGTAATTTCACGCCAATTTGTATTAGTATACAGGTGAGCATCGGCGCCCAAAGCAAGCAGATTGTTTAGAACGTTTGAAGCCATGCCAGAATTTTCATTACGAGAAACTGGAACCAATATTGGTACTGGGCTTTCTGGACTTAAACGTGTACAGTCGCACCCAATAAAAACATCTAAATTTGATTCACCTATAACTAATATTTTAGACATATTAAATAATACAATAATGTGAAGTTTTGACAATGTTACAAATAAATTCTATGTCGTCCTTGGACAAAGAAATATAATTTGGCAAAAATAATCCACAAGAATGAATCCGATCTGATATTGGATGAGAATATTCCCCATACAAATTTTTCCAAAAAACAGATTTCCCCATATTTCCGGCCGAATATATTCTTGTTTCAATTCCATGGAGTTTTAAATTTCTTACAATAATTTTTCTGTGTTCTTCCGAACTAGCAAGAACAGCAAATGATATAGAAGCGACATTATTTTGTTCCACTTCTTGAACTTGAAACATAGAACTTCCTTCAAATTGTTTTTTATAAAAAATATGATTTTCGTGTCTTTTCTTTCCTATGCTGTCCAATTTCGAAATTTGTCTTAAACCAACAAATGCCATTAAATCGGTAGGACGAAGATTCATGCCTGGAACAATGAAAGAAAACTGTTCATAAATCTTCGAAATATTATATTTTTCCACCATTTCTTTTTTTGAATCATCATCTAAATCTCTTATAAATCCATGAGAACGTAACATCAATAGGTGATTATAAATTTCTTTATCATCAGTAAAAACAACTCCACCCTCCGGAGGAACTGTCGAAACTTGATGCCCAAAAAATAAACTCCATGTAGATATATCACCTACTGCACCTGATTTTGTGCCATCGACATAATGTGATGTTACTGCCGCACACCCATCCTCAATCAAATAAAAACCATATTTATTTTTAAGTTGAAGTAATCGATTTTTATCACATAAAACCCCGAGCGGCTGAACAAACAATACTACCGCAGGATTTTCTCTTTCACATATAATTTCTAATTCATCCAAATCCATCCCAAAGTTATTTTTATCCGCTCCAACCATTATGGGTTTATCAAATCCAAAATTTATAAATGGAGCAATTGAAGTTGCCCACGCAACAGATGGAACGACACATTTATTGTTTTTTAATTTTCCAATTATTTTCAAAGCGTATATTGCTAATAAATTTGCAGATGAACCACTATTACAAAGAACAGCATATTTTCTTCCAACCCATTCAGCAATCTTCTTTTCAAATTCCTTTGTCAACTCACCCATTGTAAGTTTTGGTGTTGGATTTTGTAGCATCCATTCACACAATGCCTCAATATCTGATCGATCAAACGTATCTTTAGCAAGTGGAAATTTAATATCTATCATTCTATTTCCTTTCGTTTTTCACCAATTCTTCATCAGCATCGTACATTATTTTAACAAGCTGTTTAAATTTCGTTTTCGATTCGAATTTGAGAACTGCTTTGGCTTTCGAACAATCACCTAGTAACATTGGAACTTCTTGCGCTCTATAATAGATTGGATCTATACGAACACATTTTTCATAATTACCCAAACCGGCATATTCAAATGTTTCTTTTAAAAATTCTTCAACAGAATGCATTTCTTCTGAACACAGTACGTAATCGCCTGGATGTTTTTGTTGAAGAATTTTCCATATTCCTTCACAAATTTCAGGAGCATAACTCCAATCTCTAAATGATTTTAGATTACCTAAAACTAATTCTTTTTGTATTCCAGCTTTTATTCTTGCCGCACCTAATGTTATTTTTCTAGTAACGAAGTTTTCTCCGCGTCGACTAGACTCGGTGTTAAAAACTATTCCACAACTCGTGTGCAGATTATAAGCATTACGATAATTTACAACTAGATTGTGCGCTGCTACTTTTGAGCAAGCATACGGACTAGCAGGCATAAATCTAGACAATTCATTAAATGGAACATCAGGATTAAATCCAAACTGCTCACTAGAAGAAGCTTGATATAACTTTGTTTCTGGACTCAACCTATGAATACATTCAAGTATCCTAAGAGTCCCTATAGCAACTGTATTAAATGCTTCTTCGGGCATGTCAAAAGAAACTCTAACATGGCTCATACATCCCAAATTATAGAATTCATCTATTTTATATTTTGTAAAAATATTTACAATTGAAATTGGATCGTTAAAATCAAAATACTCCAATTTCAAATTTGGACTTAATAGAATATGATTTATTCTGGTTGTAGAATTGATTGTAGAAGTTCTTCTTTTTAATCCAACAACATAATATCCCTTATCTAATAAGAGTTCTGCTAGATAACTTCCAATCTGCCCAGTAATACCGCTAATTGCAGCAATTTTCATTTCACACCCCTACAGTTTGGATAATTCGTCGTAAACCATTTCACACTTTCTTTCAATGCTACATCAATGCCTGTGTATTTAAAATTGGGAAACAGTTTATCAAAATATTGCGACTCTGTTTTTCTGCGCATTTGTCCATTTGGTTTATCTTTGTTCCAAACAATATCGGGATAACTCGTACCTAGTTGTGAATAAACACTCAAAAAAGACAAATCAATCTTTTCGACAATTTCTTTAATAGAAAATTCTTGACCAGGAACAATCAATCTTTGAGGCATTAGTTCATTCTTTTTCAACAACTCAACACAAACTTTTGCTAAATCTTGAGCATAAATAAATTCTCTTTTTGGACTGCCATCGCCCCAACATTCAATATTGGTTTCTGTCGCAAGAGCATTATAAAACTTATGGATGAGAGAAGGAACAACATGTCCGTCTTCTAAATCATAATTGTCTTTAATCCCAAAAATGTTAGTAGGAATAATTGAGCAATAGTTTACATCGTATTGATCTCGATATGCTCCAATCTGCACATCAACCATGCGCTTTGCCATAGCATAGCTCCAGTGAGCAGGAAATGGAGGACCATCGTGCATATTGTTTTCTCTTAAAACTTCTGTATTAGAAGGAAAAACACATACAGACGAAAAGGCAATTAATTTTTCAATTTTATGTAAGTGTGCTTGTTTGATGATGTTTGTATTCATCAAAATATTATCATTAAATTGCTGTACTGGGCTATTTAGATTCCTTCCGATCCCTCCAACTCTAGCAGCGCAATGAATTATGTATTCAGGCTTATACAGTCTAAAAAGTCTTTCTACTTCTGACTCCTTTGTCAAATCGGCATTCTTGCGTCCAACAAATATGAAATCTAATTCAGGATGGTCAAAGGAAATAGTTTTAATGGCATTACCTACAAGACCGTCCCCCCCCGTAACAAGCGCGCGACATGGTTTATCCATTTATATATCCCCTATAGAAATTTGCCATTTTTTGTAACAAAACAATTGAAATTTCTTCAAATCATTTAAAATAACTTCGTCGTAATCAATTTTATCTTTTAAATAAACAAGAAAATATTCTAACTCTTTTTCAATACCACATTTAGAGCACGCTTTTATCATATTAGTCATTATAACACGCTAGCTATCGCCCAAAACGCATATTCCATTTGCTTTCAGCATCTGTCCAATTATAATAATCGATTTTTATTCTCTGTGTTTGATCTTTGTCCCATATTTCTTCAAAAAGTTTTTTATCATTTTCAAAATATGCTCTTTGTATAGGTTTAGCGTCCGTTGTTACCCAAGACCAGTAAAAATTAGCACACGATTGATGCGATAGAATTATTTTACCACCATTATTCTGAATTCTAAACGAAAGATCGTGTGTATTCATATTTATGTGGAGAAACCGGCAATCTAAACCACCCAATTCTCTAAAATAATTTGTATTATACATTCCTAGTGGAGCTATTTTATAGTCATCTGGGATACCAGCTAATTTCTGCATATCACCATGATGTTTCCCTCTCCAATAATCTAAAGGAAACTCTCCATTGCCTTCTCCTTCAAAATAACGTAATGTTATTCCATCTTTTTCTGTTGCTTGTCCGCTTTCAAATAATTGAATACATTGAGCTAAAGATCGAGGAGTTATAAATGTGCAGTCGTCCGATAACCACATTAAAAGTTTTCCCTCCGCTAGACAACTTCCCATTTGCACGCATCTAGATGGAGATCCAAAATCTCTTATTACTTTAACTCCATCAATTGGAACATCATATGGACTGACAACAATTATCTCGTGAGAATATGGCTCAATTGCTCGGTCGAGCATGAATTGAATTTTCAATAAATTTTGGACTCGAATAGAAGGTATAATCACGGAAATATCAAATTTCATTTAATCTCCAAATTCTGGATAACATATCCTAAAAGTTGTTTACGAGAAATTCCTTTTTCAAAAGCCAATTGTTCAACTCTATTTTTCTTATCAATTCTCTCTTGAAATTTTTCTGCAGTGACATTACCAAAAGCAATGCCTTCAGGTTCATCTCTATAATCCAATATGCGACCTAGTTCGTATGAACCATCATCATTTATCGCTACTTCTAAAGCAAGTCCCAATGGATGAAAGAAGAGACGATTGGCTTCTTGAAGGAAACCAAATTCAAGAAATTCTTTAATATCCATATTTTTAATCTTATTAGAATTCATCCAAACCTCCTTTTCCATACTGCTGATGAATCTTTCCAATTATTAATGTCCAGTCTCATTTCTCCCATGGTCCACGAAGGATTTCTATATCGAGATTGAAATAAAGGCTTATCGTGTATAATTTGAGCAGATTCGATCGGAGCATGATCAAGTTGCTCATGATCACAATTTAGCAAAGGAAAATCAGACATCTTGACATTGGCGCCTAGATATTGAGCCCGAACTGCCATGTCAGCGTGTGAGTAAAAAGTTCCTTCATACAAGGAATCCCATCCTCCAAGTTCTTCGAAAAAAGTCCGATGTATTATAGCAACATTAAAGAGCCACCACTCTTTTGAAATAAATGGCGATGAAGTCCAATCTGATCCGTTTAATTTGAAATAATTATCTGGTTGAAGAGGCTTCTCTGTACCATTTTTTCCTTCATAATATTTTGTCACAACAACATTTTTATTATTGTCTCCCATAGAACGAAGTAGATCTATATTTTTATCTAATGAATCTGGAAGGAGAATTCCATCATCGGCAATCCAAGTCACTAATTCTCCTTCACACATAGAAGCAGCAATTTGAGAAGCTCTCACAGGAGAACCATAATCTTTGACATATTTAACACAATTAATAACTTCTAATTGTGGAGTAAGAGGAAATGGACCACATATGATTAATTCAAAAGTTTTTTTTGTAGAAGCAACAATTGAATCATATACGGCATCCCAATTTTGTTGACGAATGCCTGGAAGGACTATCGATATTTCTGGTTTAGACATTGCAACTCCCAATATATTCTATTACTTCGTCGATGCTTTCGTCGAGTGTTATTTTAGCTTCAAACCCAAGCAATTCTTTTGCCTTTGATACGTCGGGCTCTCTTCGAAGAGTATCATACTTGAATGGTTGCTCCATTTTGAATTCAAATGCTTCATTGGGTCGTAATTTGTTCCAAATAATTTCTGCTAATTCTTTTATCTTTATTGGATTTGGATTTGCGATATTAAAAATTTCATTCTCAGCAAGATTGCTTTCTAATGAAAGTCTAATACCTTTAGCAATATCTCGTACAGACGTAAAAGTTCTTATTTGATTTCCATCACCCAATATCTTTAACGGTTTTTGTCCAGATAAAGTTTTCATTATTAAATCTGGAATGACATGTGAACTTTCTCCTTTGCGAAAATCTTCCTCTCCAATCCCGCACGCATTCCAAGGATTTATAATAGTATATGGCAATTTATATTGTTCACAAGCTGCTTTCGCAAAATACATTGTTCCTAATTTGGAAAATCCATATGAAGAAGGTGGAGGTGGTATGTTAGGTATATCCGACTCAGATGTTGGAAATGTATCTGTCATATCCATAATCATTGAACTAGCTAACGCTACAATTCTTTTAAGTTGATGGTTTTGAAATAAATCTATAGCACAATCAAACACGGAAGCATCTAGTCTCATATTTTCAGCTAGCAAATCAAATGCATTTGCATGAAAAAAAGATATGCCACCTATGGAAGCTGCGCAGTGAACAATGTAATCTACTTTATGTAGACCACTAAAAACTTCAACATTATCGCACGTACACCACTCGTTTAATTTTTTAGCATCTTCTTTAATCAATTGAAAATTTGGATGATTATCGTGTGGCCTTTCGATGTAACCATATTTTGAATAATTATCTATAGATATGACATGATAATCATTATCAAGAAACTCTTGGCAAACCGCACTTCCGATGAAGCCTTGGCCACCAGTTACCAGTACCGTCGTCTTATTCATTCTTGTTCGTCTTCTTTCGCACCAGACTCTACTGATGCAATTAGTGGGCAGCTCTCTACTTCAAATTCTTCTCTAAAGACACGGTTTAGATTTCTAATAGCCGCATAAGCTTCTGCTTCGTTTTTATCAAAAAATACCGCAACAAGTTCTTTGTCAAGAAGTTGAAATCTTTCTATCATACTCTTCGTAACGACATAAACTTTCATCTATCTCTGCTCACGTATCAATTTAGCATAATATCTTTTATCAAAAAGATTGAACCAGATATCGTCGTCGACATTTTTTTGAACTCCACGACACCAGTAACCCTTAATTTCTGTACGACTAGTATCTATGTCAATAGCATCATCAAACATATTCTTGCCGCATTCATCCCAAACAATCAATCTATCTCCATCCGTTAGAGGATGTAGATTCTCATATGAGCACTGCTCCTTATCATGGTCTGTCTGCATACACCAGATGATACCCTCTGTCCCAGTTGCTACATAAGCCAACAATTTTCCATCAAAAGTCTTCATTTCATTCTCATTCCATCTGGAACTGTCTTGATATATTTCTCATTTTCTTCAATAATATATTTGAAGAATTCTACTTTTGTTCCGGAACACATTTTATTAAGTGCTGGTAAATCTTTGCTAAAACAGGGCCCGCAATATCCTCTCCAATTTGAATTCACAAGCAAATAGTCAGGCGGAATATGTGGAATATTCGTCATCGCATTTTTAATGTTATCGTAATCTGCTCCATATTTTTTCGAAAGTTCATGAAACGAATTCGCAAACACAACACGCATAGCGTTAAAAGAATTCAGAAAATATTTGCAAAGCTCTGCTTCAGTTGGACTTACCTTTACAAACTTCTTCGGCAATCTTCCATGCGCTTCTTTGATTTTTTCATAGACCATGTCACAATCAGTTCCAATAACACATAAATCTTGTCTTTCGGAGAAATCTATAATTGCAGAACGCTCCTTGAGAAACTCTGGTACAAAACAAATATCAAAATCTGAATGCCTTTCTTGAATCTTTTTTGTGGTTCCGATTGCAACTGTAGATTTGATTGCAATAATAGGGCGCAAACGCCTTGGAAGCATCATTGCTTGCGTGTGCGCAATAATATCCTCAACAACGTCTTCTACAAAGCCTGTATAACACGAACCATCAGATTCCATAGGCGTTGGAACTGTAATAAAAATGATATCAGAATCAATAACATCGGCAATGTTTGTTTTTAGTTTTAAATCATGGCATTTTACTTCATGCCCTAACTTCTGGAAACCGAATTTACAAGCTGATCCAACAACGCCTTCGCTTCCAACAATCCCTAAACGCATATTTTGTTTCCTTTTCTTATATTTTCTTTTGCTTCAAGTGGTTGTAAATAAAGAGAACATTTTCTGGAAGGTTGTTTGGCTCATCTAAGGATGTTATTGTTATAGTTTTGCAATTCTTGTTTAGCAAAAGATTCACAAGATGGCGACCAATCATTCCTGTTCCGCCGCTTATTAGCACATTTTTGTTTTCAAAATACATTTTTCTTATACCATCTCAAAGTTTCTTTTATGCCTTTATCTATAGAAATTTTGGGTTGCCAATCAATGTCATTAAAAGCTTTATCATTTTTCATTGCTAATTTTGTTGCAACAAAAGGCTTTGAAATATCATACTTGATTTTCAAATTTTTTCCAGAATAATCGATTATTTTTTGAACTATTTCAGAAACAGAAAATGACTTACCATAACTTACATTAAAAATATCAAACAATTTAGTTTGTCTTTGAATTACATCGTCAATAAAATCAACAACATCATCGATGTAAATTAAATCTCTTTCAGTTGATCCGTCGCCGCATACAACAATATCATCGCCTTCGTTTGCTTTCATAACCTTTGTTATGTTGGCACCCATAAAATGTGAACGTTCCAAATCAAATTTATCATATGGACCGTAAGTATTACTAAGTCGCATTACTGTATGTTTCGTTCTACCAAGTCGAGAATAAAACTCACACATTTTCTCTATATAAACTTTCGTCCATCCAACACCAAAATAAGTTGGAACAATACCATCGCTTTCGTTAAAATCTTCTTCTGAAACTGGACTTTTGGCTGGATTATACATCACACCACAACTTGGAAATATAAAGTGCCTTACATTATTTTCAAAACATTTTTTCAACAAAAGAGAATTCATTACAGCATTATCAGTAACGTGTAAATAAGGTTTATTAATAGTGTCATCGATGCCCGACGACGCGGCAGCGCACTGTATTACTACATCAAACTTATTTTTAGAAAAAAAAGAATCAATCTCTTTATTGTTTGTTAATGTTAAATCAAATCCGTAGATCCTACTGTAATTCAACGATCTATTTAGCACAAGTCCAAACGTCTCATACCCTTGTCTACCACTGAAACTTTCAAATATATTTCTACCAACAAATCCTGTCGCGCCACAAACTAAAATCTTCATCATTCTTCTACCTTCTCTTCTAGAGATCTTCTAGAGAACCCAGACCAAGTTTTTTATCCAGATTTTCTTTTACTTCTTTCCCAATTAACCCGAATCCGAACTTGCAAGCAGCGCCGACAACACCTTCAGATCCGATTATTCCTAGCTTCATATTCTTTTACCTTCCTTTCCAATTCTGCTAATCGATTATTTTGTTTCCAAATCTTTTCAGGAAAAAAATGTCCTGTACGTATTAATGTTAAAAGTCGTTGAAAAAATGTATTAATTGTTTCATTTATTATTCTAAGTGTCCCTTTAAACCAAGACAAATAAAATTTACGAAGACTCAATTGATCCCACAATTCATTTCGCATGGCATGTATTTGCTGATAATCCCATTTAATTCTGTCATGCCATTCTTTGGCTGGTTTCATAACAGCAACATAACGACGACGATATTTAGAAACACGCTTTTCTAATTTCTGACATCTCCTATTGAGACGCCTGTTAGTCTCTTTATACCGTTCGATTTCCTGTTGTAACTCTTCGTTCATTGTTTTTCTACATATCCTGTACAGGATGGTAAATCTAACAGATCTTCAGGATCATTGTCCTCGTGTCCGTAACTCCATCCCCTACAAATAGGACAAATAATTTTTCCATCTTTTTCTAAACACTTAAAAGAACAATAGTCATAATACCATTCTTCGACTCCACAGCTAGAACAAATATGATATTTCTCTCCACAAACCTTACAAACTGTTCCACCGAATGCCATTATTTTACTGCCTCAATATTCAAACTTACTAATTTTGCTGTTCTACTAAATGGAGGTTCTAGTGTTGCTGCAGAGTAATCATCAACAAATGCGTGCGTCGTTGAAAATCTATCGTACATGCGAACTTCTTTAAATCCAACCGATCGCAAATCTCTTTCTAAACTATTAAAATCAAAAATATGATAATGAATGTCGAAATGATTTCTTTGACCACCCAATAAAAGTCCATAAATCTTTTCTATATTTCCAAATTTTGAATAATGCTCACATATGGCAAAAAAATCAGGTACAGACAAACGAAGTATACCGCCAGGATTTAATGCTTTAAACCAATCTTTCAAAACATCCAAATAAGTTTTTTCTTGTCCTTGAAATGGTTTGCGAGGAAAATGTTCCAACAAATGAACTGCCAATATTAATTCTACATTTTGATATTTTTCACTTATTTTTGATACATCCATAACAACATCTGGATTACAAGATGAGTCTCCATCAATATTTATAAATCCGTGAATTTGTTTTTTCCCACAACCAAGATGCAGCTTCATTTTAACAAATCCTCATAATTTTTTGGAATAGTTTTAAATCGTCTTGTCCAAACAGAAGGTTGTTGCGTCCAATTGTTGATGTCTATTTTTATTCTAGTTTTTAGCGCATCTGGATTGGAATATATTTTTTGAAAAAGAGGAAGGTCGTGTTCATGGTGTGCTTTTTCGATAGCGTTATGATCATTTTGACCGTGATTACATGTGGTTACATCAATAGGAGAGTCATATAATTTTCCACCATCAGCTTGAACGCGCAGCATTATATCGTGTAAATTGAAGTTTTGATATTCAAATTCACAATCATAACCGCCAAGTTCTCTAAAATATTCTATATTTATTAAATGATGAAGAGAAATTTTTGAATCTTGAGGAATGCCAGCAAGTCGTAAATCTCCATGATACTGAGCGGTCCAATATACAATTGGCATTGAAGCACCAGAATATCCAGCACCTTCCTTATATCGCATATTAACTACGTCTTTATGTCCACAAATTGAATTATAAAAATCAATTGATTCATCAATACTGTTTTCTAGCATCAAAGCATCATCAACAACATGATAGAGAAGCCTTCCATTACATTCAAAAGAAGCAAGCTGGGCACATCTACTTGGAGATCCTAAATCTTTTATCATATTAACATTGTTTTTTGTTTTCAAATATTCAGTTAATTCAAACGGTCCACACATTACGAGTTCCCAAGAATATTTTTTACAAGATTGAACAATGGAATCATACATACGATCCCAATTTGGTATACGAATCGCAGGACAAAAAATACTTAAATCAATCATTCATTACTTTCTCTAAAACTGTTGTCCAGAATATTTTTGAATTATATTTTTCATTATATACTTTATAACCATTTTCCGCTATTTTAACTCTCTCTGCTTCATTGTTTAAGTAATAATGAATTTTCTGAACAAAATCATTTGGATCGGTAAATTCAACATATTCAATACCGGGCACAAATAATTCTTTTGTAGCATTATTCGCACTTTCCAAAAGCATTGAATGAGATGCTAAGATTTCATACACCCGTCCCTTACATTGATGAAATGAACCAGGAGACCATGAAAAATTAACCCCTATTTTGCTCCTACGAATATAAGATGCGTATTGTTCTGGAGAAAGTTTTTCTTCTCTTTGTCCTCCTCTAATAAGAATTGGAGCATTCGATTGAACGGCATGTTTAAGGAAAATTTGTCTATCTTGGTAGCGAGGACTTCCGATAAAACTAATAGGAATATCCTGACCTTCTTGTTTGAAATATAATTTATCGTCTTGAGGCACCCACATTTGTTGAAAGTTAGATGGTAATTGCCTAGTTCTGTGGAAATCACTGTCAGCGCGATCCCAACCAATATGTAAATCTACCAAAGATCCCAAACCAAGAATTTGTGGATATCCCCAATCAATGCCAACGTCTGGCCACATTACAACATTTTTAATTCCCATATTTTTAATAATTTCAAACGTTGGAGGATTGGGGTTGGCAGAAGACTTTCCCAACAAAGAAAAAATACATATATCTGGCTTTATTGAAGAACACACTTTTGGAAGAATAACATCCATATGTGTTTTATGAGAAACAACAGCCTCATCTAAATGTATAATGTCAAATATAATCTCAGGCATTGAATGTTTGAGAGAGCCAAATAAATTATGGTAATTATTTGTTAAACCCATATCTGGGCGTCCGTCAACCCATTTCTCAGTACAAAAAAGCAGCTTTGGTTTATTCATCGCTTTATCCTATATTTTTAATCCTGTCATCTTTTATTTTATTTTATCAAACCAACTTTTAGTTTCTTGTTCATAATACTTCGCTCTATAGTCCAAATCTAATATTAAACATCTTTGACGAGAGTGGGATTTAATCAAATGCCCCAATGGGTCTTCTTTGATAAATTCAAACTGTTCATCATCCAAGAATGAATGCAAATAGTCTTCTATTCTTTGTATTTCTTTATTTTTCATTATAATAGTCCCCAAATTCAACTAAAATTGTTGATTTTCCATCTGTTCTTTCATAAGCATGTTTGTAGGCAGGAAAAATATCTTTTGGTTCATTTAATTCTATAATTTCTATATTGGTAAGCATTTCTCTAAATGCTGATGAAAAATTGCCAACATGTTGCGCTTGTGGATGAAGCGGACGTTCGGAACCCACACCAACTCGGATTATGACTTTTGGAATAAATTCATCATGCGAATATTGTTTGATTTTATCCAGATGGTTGACCAGTTGATCGGAAGCACAAATCAAAAAATTCCATCGAGGAAAAATGGAAATTGGTATAGTTCCGTTGATTGCCATCCCAATTGACATTCCAAGTTGCGTGTTCTCAATAACAGGCATTTCAAGTCGTTTAGACAATGGAACATCTTTCAATGTCGCAAACATTGCTGTTCCTTCTTTTCCTACTGATTGTCCTAGAAAGAAAGTGTCTTGCTGCTCACCGAGCCAAGTCATTGTTTTTTTCATTTCTTCAAAGTACTTACCCATCTATTTTATCTCCCTTTCTTATGTTTTCTATTGATTCTAATGGTCGGAGGTTTTCAAGTGTCCAACATTTCAAAAAGTTTTCATGTTCCATTGAATCATAAGGCAACTTGCTTTGAGGTATTATGTGATCTATTTGCCAAGTTTGTTTAGTGAAAGAAAGTCTACCATGGTTGTCCCAGTTCATCCACGGTTCCCATAAACTTTCTATGTGTTTTACTAACTCTTCTGGCGTATAAGGTAGTTTAGAAAAAATGGGAGCATTTTTGATGCCACCTTGAGATTTGAGGGTTTTGCGAATCGAGGAAGAAATAACACGATGACATCTAAAGCATGGATCATTTTTGATGCGTTGTTTGAACTTTTTCTTTCTTAGTTCTTTTGCTTTTGGAGATTGGCGATATTGTCTATCTCGTTTCCTATCTCGTTTCAATATTTTTTCTATATTATTTTTTCGATATTGTTTACATTTTTCCAAAATATTTTCTTTATTATATAAATAATATTGTTTTTTCTGTTCTAAAATATTTTCTTTATTATATAAATAATATTGTTTATATTTTTCCAAAATATTTTCTTTATTATATAAATAATATTGTTTTTTCTGTTCTAAAATATTTTCTTTATTATATAAATAATATTGTTTATATTTTTCCAAAATAGTTTCTTTGTTATTTATAAAGAATTGTTTTTTATATCGTTTATTACAATTTTTACACCATGCATGCTTATTGTCTTTATTGTTTTTATTATTACTAAACTCACTCAACTCTTTTTCAAGACCACATTTACTACATTTCTTCATAACTAAAATTGTATCCTTTTTCCGCCCGGGCCGGCGTGAGGATAATCCAAGCGATATTTATAATACCACAAATATTTGCTCTTGTAAAACTCATTTTCTTCTATCATTCCTTGATTTATTTCATCTGGTTCGAATGGAAGTTTGTGAGTATTCCATACCTCCCTGGTGTCAGTGCAAACACTTTTACCATTGTCGCTTATCACAAATACAATAGGCAAAAAATGATTTTTCGCATAAGTATATGCTTCATAAAACCCACCACAAGTAGCAGACATTTCTCCTGCGAAACAATAAACTTTATTATTATCACCCCTTCTTTTTATATCTAACGCTATTCCTAGCGCAATAGGAAAAATGCCTGCTACTATGGCAGATGTAAAAACTTTATGCTCTTTATTACACAACTCGATTGACCGTCCGTCAAGAATATCTTGTTTTGCTTTTTCAGGTGGAACACCTTTCAATAGCGTTTCTGCATGAAAACGCCAAGTTCCACAAACCCAATCTTCTTCGTTTATTTCTTCAAACATCTTTATCAATATCTCAAAATTATTTGACTGAAGATGTATGGGCGCTCTAATCATTTTGTTATTGAAACATTGAGCTATGTCTTCTTCAAAAGCAATTAACTGTTCGGCTGTCATTAAGTTTTTCATTTAATCTCCAAGCAAACGCCTTTTTAGTTTTATCTGTGTTGATGCTTTAATGTTGTCGGTGCAAACTTTCCCAAACTTCTTTTCCATCATTTGAAGGTAAACAGAATTTGTAAAATATCTAGTCCAACAATCATCACGGGCTTGCAGAATTTCTGCTGCTGATAATGTATCAGTTGGAAGATTTTGAGTGTAATATGAATGTTGTGAATAACCAGCATACCGATCAGGCAATATAACTTTATTTTTTCTTGCTTCTAAATATAATGGACTTCCAGGAAGTGCCATTGCCGAATAGATATTCATAAACTCTGTTAGATTATTCATCATAAACTCAACAGTATTTTGGATACTTTCTTTTGTGTCTTTTGGAAGTCCAAAAATGTAGTTTGCTCCTATATTTATTCCGGCATTTCTCATCATACTAAATAAGTTATCTATTTTTACTTCTTTGAATCCTCCCTTATGAACTTCTTTACGGAGAACTTGATTTGGATTCTCAACGCCTATTCCTAACCAGTTTATTCCTGCTTTTTTCATTCTATCAAGATATTCAGGCTTGCAAGTATCAACCCTAGAATAACACCAAATATTGAAGTCATATTTTCGCTCTATTATCAAATCACATATTTTCAGAAAGTGCTTTGGATTATAGACAAAAAGTTCATCTGCTATTTTAACATTCTTTACGCCCATTTGCGCGATAATATCAAACTGTTTAATAATGAACTCTGGATCCCAATAGCGAAAAATATTGCTATCAGCGGCTGAAATATGAAGTGCATTGTCAGTCCTATTCAGAATATTTATCATACAATAGCTACATTTATATGGGCAACCAAGAGAAGTATAAAGAGATGCAAATGGAGTTTTTATTGTGTTATTTGACCAACTGTGCCAGCCTGAGGTTTTAAAATATTTAATATTTGGCATTAAATCCCAAGCAATTCCTGGCAAATCTCTCGCGAGAAAATCTTTTGGAACAATTCTTTCTGGTTCGTTTATTATTGATAATCCTTCTTTTGTTTTAAAACCAATACCTTTTATTTTTAGAAGATCGTGATTATCGTCAACATTGCATTTCAATAAATTATGAAGAGCATAAACACCTTCATTCGTGCACACAATATCAACGCAACCTTCATTAAGAGTTTCCCTAGGAACGGCTGAAACATGTGGACCTACAAAAATAATTTTTGAATTAGGATTAAGCTCTTTGACTTTTTTTGCAGTTGCAATATTTCCTTCCATTGATTGAGTAGAAGCATTAGGATTGGCACCAAAAACAACAAAGCAAATTAAACGGGAATTTCTAGAAACAATTTCTTTTGCAGAATTGTTAGTTGTTAAATGTTCTGCTTCGCAATCTAATATTTGTGAAGAAAAACCTTTACTTTTGCAACTGTTTGCTAACATACCAGCCCAAATATTAGGCTCTATTGCGCTATGTTCATTAGCAAGTTCTTGATAATTGATTTCCAAACTATTACTGTGCACAAAAAGTATGTCTAAATTTTTACTCATCTTTGATTTTCCTTCCATGTTATATTTCTTACTATTCTAGAAACTGTATTTCTAGTAGTGCTCTGTCTTCTGTTTCAGACATACATTCTTTAGTGAACTACCCACCCACGCCAAAGCGATGAATGGGTTTTACGGCACATCCTATAAAGAATTCTAAAAACTCTTGCTGCATAAAACGTCCAATATCAATAATTTTATTTAGAGAAATTTTTTATTCTTCGAACATTATTGCATACCACGGTGGCATTTTCGTTTTTTTATTTTTTAAAAAATATTTCCATATTGTTGCAACAGTTCTGTGTGTTCCATCAACTATTTGATATTGTCCATCTTTACGTTTCATCCAAATACATCGATGATAATCTATACTAGGATTAAAATCAATCATCCAATTCGTGTCTAAAGAAACGCTTGGTAATGTTTTCATTCTACGATTTACTTCACGCACTGAACCTTTATCTTTCACCACTCCTTTGATTTTGACCTTCTTATTGTTAAGAAATGCTCGTTTGTATTCTTTAGCAAGTCTATACAGTGGTACGTTATTCCACACTGATAATACATTTACAATGTCTTTTTTTTCCAATTTTACTAGCGCGAATGATTTATTTTCAATAAAATCAAATAACCATTTACGATTTTTAGTCTCTTTTAAAAAGATTTTTCGCAATTCGTTTTCTTTATTATCAATAAAATTGGGAGATTTAATAATAGACGCAGAAAGAAATTTCTCAACATCCTGACATGCATGATCTCCCTTCAAAATACACCATATTGGAATATTTTGATTAATGTAATTAATGATTTCCATATTCTTTTTTTAAAAAAATATCTAAAGTGTCATATCCAAGAAGTTTTGATATCTGTTCAAGCTTGATTCTTGCCTGTTCGAGATGAACAAAATCGCCACACTCTATACATTGACAATAAACATTAAACCAATAATCAGCAGCTTTATCAATAGAAAACGGAACATCCATATCCCAACCAATATCAATAATTTCGTGCATACCTAAGACCCTACTCGCCTTCCATCATTCTGTCAAGCCAACTTTTTGTTTCTTGTTCATAATACTTCGCTCTATAGTCCAAATCTAATATTAAAATGATAAGTGCTTTTTTACTCATTTCATTCCTTCCAAAAATATCTAACCACATGAGAAACTTTCGCCGCATCCACAACAACGAGATGCGCTTTGGTTGATAAACTTAAACCCTGATCCCATTAATCCTTCTCTATAATCTAACACAACATTTTGAAGAAATATAAAACTTTTTGGGTCTACTAAAACAGCTTTTCTGCTTTCATCTATCGGAATAACATGGTCGCCTTCTTCTAACGTTCCATCTTCAAGAAGATAACGATATCCCGAACAACCTCCTGCTATCACTCCAACACGAATATATTGTCCTCTCTCTTCTTTTTCTTCAAGATATTTTACAAACTCTACCTTTGCCGCTTCTGTTATTTGCAATGGTTGTTTTTCTTCAGAATTATCCATTTTTCTTCTTTCTTCTCCACCTATTATTTTTTCACTATAGCTCAAATTATTCTACCTCAAATACGTGAGTTATCAAACACTCCCTATCTTCACACAAAATATGAATCCTAGATTTTTCACCGGAAGAAACGATATTTCCCCAATTGTTGCCATCTAAAGTAGATGAAATAACAGTCGTAGTTGTGTCTAGGTGTTCATAAATCAATTCCAATTCTTCATAATCATGAAAATTTGGATGTTGATTCAAAACTGGATTGCTTGAATAATCCATACAGCTTCCTAAAGGAATATTATAAAAATCCTCATCTTGATGACTTAATCCTAGCGTATGTCCTATCTCTTGACACATAACAAGTCTTCTAAGTTCAGGTGTATTGTACTGCTGCATATTAAAATAAGTGTCATTCATTTTTACAATGCCTTGCGTAATATGTTCACCGCTAATCCAAATTTGGGCAATTCCAAGCCATCCTGTTTTTCCATACTTTGAATTACAAATCAAAATAGAACCAGCAGAAATCCTACAAGATCTTCCATTAAATAGCATTACAGTTGTATCCAATACGGAAGACAAACTCCAATCGTATGAGGCTTCATTTAAATATGGATCCCACGTAGTTGATACATTATCTCGTAAATTCAAAGTGAAAGGATTTGACGTTCTTGCCCAATGATATCCATTCCAAGAATGAAGTCCGGAAATAGAATTATTATAATCCGCTTCAAAATTACAAGACGACAAAAGCACTACAAACAAAAAACTAAAAATAAATTTCATTTTCTCTCCTATTTTTATATTTTACAGAAACCATTTTATACTATTATTCCTTCAACGTATTTTGCTATCGATAAACAGCAAGTAAGCCCAGGTGATTCTATTCCAATCAAGTTTATCATATTGCGGAAACCATTGTCAATTTCATTCTTGATTATAAAATCTTTTTTATTGCCCTCATTACCAGAAAGTCTTGGACGAATTCCACTATAATCAGGAAATATATCTTCATCGCCTAATTCAATATATTCATTGATAGATGAAAGAAAACTTTCTTTAAATCTTTCATCAATATTGTAATCAACATCGTATACTCTATAAGCGTTTGGTCCAAAAGAAACAGAACCATCTAAATTAATTCGAGTATGTATTCCCAAACTATCAAAACGAGGCAATGGATAAATTAAATGATTAAGATTTTTAATTTTATTTGTTTTATAATAATCGCCTTTCCAGAATTCCAATCTATATTGGTTTGGAAAAAGCAAATTTGCTATTTTATCTGCCCAGAGCCCAGCACAATTAATTAGAATTTTAGATGTTAAATGAAAATCATCTATTCCAACTCGAAAAGTGCCACCTTCATAGCGATCGTATTGAATGCTCCGAACATTACATCCGAATCCAACATATACGTTGTTTCTCTGTCCTATCTGTCTATTCAATTCATACATTAAAGCATGAGAGTCGATTATGCCAGTAGACGGCACCCATACAGCGGTATTATACTTTATAGTATCAGGAATATTATCTTTCGCTATTGTTAACCCTTCAATGCCATTTCTCTTTCCGTTGGAAAGGATATCAATTAAATAACCTTCCTCTCCTTTTTGGCATATGATAAATTTTCCGCATTTCTTATGATGAATATTGTGCTCATGAGCAAAATCATAAAGCATTTTATTGCCTTCAATACACAATTTTGATTTTAGACTATTTGCTTGGTAATAAATACCAGAATGAATTACTTCACTATTTCTACTTGAAGTATGTTGACCAAAACTGTTTTCTTTTTCAACAATGATTACTTGTTTCCCAGAACGAGATAAGCGTTCAGCTATAGCAAGACCAATTACTCCAGCACCAATAACAATAATTTCGGCATCAATAGTTGGCATAGATTATAAAATCATCATTTAACATTTCGTACACAGTTTTGAGTTGTATAATGCCTTCATCTAGATCAGTACGGCAACTAAATCCTTTATCATAGAATTTTTGACTACTAATAATATAATTCCGACAATCAGGATCCTTTGTTATTTGTGCTTCAATAATTTCCAATGGAATATGTTCAGAAATTTTTTGACAAAGCTGAAGTTTACTCATATTGAGTTTATCATTTCCAACGTTAAATACTTCATTTTTACACTTATCCCAATTATTTATGGCGAATATAAAAGCATTACACGCATCATCAATATGTATATAATTACGCATGTATGAGCCTTCATATACAATAAGAACTTTTTCTCTCATTGCCTTTAACACAAGATTGTTCACAAGCAAATCAGTTCGCATCCTTGACGATGGACCAAACACTGTAGCAAGTCTCATCGAACAATGGTTCTCGACTTGCCGAATTGCTTCTTCGCCAGCGCATTTTGATTTTCCATAAACAGATATCGGATTAAGTGGATCTTTTTCTGTTATCGTTGAAGTCCCATCAGTAGTTCCATAACCAGAATTCGAATTTGGAACCAAAAGTAATTGATCTTTTGATTTGTTATTGGCAAGGAATTCATTAGCTCCGTGATGAATGTCCCACGCTTCTTGTGGACGTTTATCACATAATGGAGCGCCGACTAAAGCAGCGAGAGAAATAATAACATCATGATTTTTTAATAAAAAACCAAGCAACTCTTTATCTCGTACATCACCTTTAACAAAATTGAATCTATCATCATTTGCGTACTGAAGAAGAGAAGTTTTATCGTAAAGAAGTGAGTCTAGTGCTGTAACTTCACCGAATGGATAGTCCTGTTCTAAAATTTTGCCAACTAGATTAGAACCAATATATCCCGCTGCTCCGGATATAAGATATCTCATATTTTATTCCTCACTATTCCAGCTTGGTTCCCAATCAGAATATTCTGATGCCAAGCAATCAACTTTATGATCAATTCTTCCTTTGACTTGATATTCAATATTATTTTTAGCTCTATTTCTTACTCCATTCAAAGAATGTGACAATAAAAGCTTACTTCCGTCTTTATTGCCTTTTCTTGCTTCACTTTCATTATACCAGATATGATTGTTATAGTGCGCAAGGATAATGATATTACGAATGATGTCAGCATTGAGCGCTACTGGAATTTCATCTAAAAATAGATCAATATCATACATTATGTCCTTTATTTCTTGCGCGTACGCTGCTTTATGTTCAGGAATTCTAACTTCTTTCAACTGATCTATCGACATCCTATCTATCAAGTCTGATAGCGATGGCAAATATCTCCTTTTCTTCTCTGTCATTTTTTCTCCTCGATTCCCATTACAACTACAACACACATATCCCATATGAATAGAACAATAATTGTGTAACATTTTTATTCAACACTGTCAAAGTATTCTTTAAAGGTATTATAATTTGACTCTCCTATAACATCTTTAAATTCATGGAAAACATCACGTTCTTCGCGCCTTCGACGAAGCATTTTGTCTGGATCGGAACTTGTGCTTAATCCGTCTGGATTATAATAATAAAGTCCCAATATTTTATTAACCTTCTTAAAAAGAGAACCAGCTCTAACAGCTCGCAACCATAACTCCCAATCTCCAGCGTGTTTGAGTTTTTCATCCCATAGTCCCGCTTTATCGTGAATAGATTTACGATATAGAGGTAGGGGTCCGGGAAGACATTTGATCATATTTTCTCTGGAAAAATCCATTCGAGAGTGTTCATACAATCTTCCTTTTGAAGAATTTTGTTCAACTGTTTCATTAGGTTTTGTCGTTTGAAGACAATCCCCATATACCAAATCGATTTCTGGATTCAACATTAAGTGTTTTGCTAGTGTTTCTAAATGATCGTTCGCCATCCTATCATCAGCCAACACACATGCTATAAATTCCCCGGACGCAAGTTTCGTTGCTTCATTAAATGCTTCCATTGGAGTTATTTGGGTGTTTTTTCTAATATATTTAATATTGTCTGTATGCACTTGTATATATTTCGAAATTATTGAGACTTCATCATCTGGAGAATTGGCATCGATAATGATTAATTCAGAATCGTCTGATATTGTTTGTGCTACAAACGAATCCATAAAACCTTTAATATGTTCCTTTGCTTTATAGATTGTCGTAATAACTGAAACTTTGGGAAGTTTTACTGAATTAAATTTTTCCACTTCTTTATCTTTGATTACTTTCTCAAACAAATCAATTGTTTTTTCTTTTCTTCCGGCAATATATTCTAATAACTCTTCGCCCTTTAATTTGAAAAAATCTTCTGATGCGCATCCTAAAGCTTTGTTTGTTATTAATTTACAACCTAGAATTCTAGCTTCAATCGCGACCCTACAAAATGTTTCAATCCATGTAGGAAAAAACACCAACGTTTCTGTTTTGGCAAGTTCATCAAAAAATCTATCTTGATCACAAAATGGAATTAATTCATAATTTATTTTATTCTTTTTACAATATTGTATTGCTTCGGGCATGCCTTTATTTTTATTATTGGATTGGATAATACCAACTTTTCTATTCTTCTTTTTTCCAATATTGTTGCGAAGGACTTCAACTGCTTCATCAGACCATATATTACATCCAATATTGACAATATTTTTGAGAAGAAGATTTTTCTCCATTATTTCAGCATGCATCTTGCTTTGACAAAAAACTGCTTTCGCTGATTTAAAAAATTGTTTATTCTGTATTTGATCTTCAGGAACAACAAGATTTGGAAATAATGCTGGGTTATTTGATTTGAATGCCTTCCAATCATTTTCAACTATCAAATAATTTATTTTTTCATTAATCAGTGTTTGTTTACTATCTTCTGGTAATAGCATAAAATTTGATATTATCCAAAAACAATCTTTATTGTCTTTTAGCAAGTTAGAAGTACATTCAACACTTTTAAGTTTTTCTAATTCGAATCCACGTTTCTGCAGAGACTTTATTTGTTCTTCTGCGCACAACTCGGCACCGCCACAGATTTCATTAGCAAAATAGTCAGCAACATAAACAACTTTTTTAGTATTAATCATACGCAATAACTTCTTTCAATAAGGGATTAACTTCTTTTTCTTCTTTCAGAAAATCCGCAATATCTACAATTGGATAATATTCATCTACACAATCGGCGAAATGTGTCAACATCTTATCGGAATCAAATTTGTCTAACACATATTCTTGAAGTTTGTTTGCTCGCGATTTACAAGAACCATAATTTTTGTAAACTTCCCTCATTTGTTGTTTAGCATCAATTTCTCTAGGAAAGCACCATTGTGCATCAGGAATAATTATTCCATCCCAAACTGCTTCTGGTTGAACATTTTTAATATCGTACGCTACGTTAGAAATCATACATGTATTTTTGATTTTATTCTTTTTCTTATCTTTTATTGGCATATAAATAAAATCATTTTGTCCACTCCATGCGGGGGCAACTATCGGCAATCCATTATATGCTGATTCAAACATTGGAAGACAGTTGTGCACCATAAAATTTTCAGTACAATAAGTTTCGTCTTCTTCAACAGAAAGGTTGAATACTTTACCAGCGTGCTGAAATTTAGTAATATTTTTTATTCTCAGCAAAAAACAATCTTCTTTTTCTTTAGTTCTTCCAGATTGTTTTTCATTAAACGAATCTGCCAACTGCAGTGTGTCGTATATTACAGTATTAGAAGTATGTTTATTTAACATGGTTACAAATTTATTAATACTTTCTTTTTTTCCAATAACTAACGAATGAATTTCACTCTTGTAATTCCATTTTTCTTTAATAATTCCTTCTCGGGTGCACATTTTATAGGAACATAATATTCCTTGTTCTAATAATAATATTCTAATTTGTCTCAATAATGTTTTATTGACAAGTTGTACCTCTATAGATGGATTCTTGTAATTTTTAGTATTAATATATCCATCTCCTTCAAATAAAGCAGTAATCATTCCCTCTTTAAATTCATTAGGAAACGAGAAAACGCAATCACTAATAACTTTATTTTTTGATTTATTTCCCAATAAAGATTTGAAAAATAAAGCCACAATTTTATTGTGAAATACAATAACAGAACATTTTTTATTTTTTCTTTTTTCTATCCTAAAATGTTCTATCCCGAATATATCTTTCATGCAATTGATAATTTCTTTTCCAAAAGAATCAATTTCTTTATCATGAAGAGAAAAAGCAATAATTCTATCATCAGATACACATCCTTCGGCTAAAAACCATCCACACAATCTACCAAATTTTTTATCAATATTGATATTATTTTTTATTTTTAGGCCAAGTTTATTTGAATGCATATAAAAAATATCTTCATCGTTTAGTACTAAATTTTTTTCATTTTTTACGTGTTCAAATATATCAATATTGTTAATGATATTTTCTTTTTTTGACATTTTTGGCAAAACCAAATAGTCATTTTGTTTTAATTCATCGCTTCTTTTCCACAAGAATTCTTTATTTTTATTATCATAAATGTAAACATTGTGATTCGGCGTTAAAACAATTGGTTCCATAGGTACTGCACAATATGGAACAATTTTAATCATCTCGCCAGAATATTCACGAGACATAGGAGTTATAACTTTTCGATATCGATTTCTATGAGTCAATACTAAATCTCCAGATTTAATATCGATCAATTTCTTAAGTCCTTTGTCTGTAATAATTGGAGTATAGTCCAATCCGCAGAAACCTTCTCCGTGCGTTAAACTAATGAAAGCTTTAATTTTTGGATGTCTATAAAGAAAAGTCATTTCTTCCTCTCTTAAATCTCCATGTAAAAGATGTATAGCACATTTTCGTTCTTTTCCATTAAATTGAGATAAAACATCATTAACTCTATTTTGAGTCATTTCTCTATCCATTAATGATTGATTAACGGAATTGACTTTCAATATTAATCCAACTTCTTTATTCATAAACTCTTCAACGAACCATTTAATTGTATTTTCAACATTCTTTCGTGGTCCCCATTGAGCTACAGTTAGAAAATTAAAATCATACTTAAAATCAACATTAATTGGTTTTGGTTCTACAATTCTAACCGGATAAGGAACAACTTCCATTGGCATCTCAAGTTTGGCAACAAATTGTCTTCCTGTAACATTATCTGTCGCTGGAAACTGCGCATTGGTAAAACCAAATTTAGAATGATTAGATGTTAATAGAATTTTGTTTACATTGAAACATCCCTGAAACCATTGAGGTGAAATTTTAGTTGTTTCAATTCCAGCAGTATATCCAATATTAATTGGAGCCATTTTTTTCCACTCATTTGGGATACAAACTTGTAATGATATATCAAACTGTCCACCTTGTTGTTGATAAACAAGAGTTTTTTGAAGAATTTGATCAATCCAGCGGCGCTCTTCTGTATCTTCCCATGTCCAACTTGTTCTACCCCAAGGGGTATTAATGAGATATATGTCAAATCGTTCTGGAAACTTTCGAAGAGCGGAAAGAGCAAAACGACTCTGAACACCATAACCGCTTTGGCTCAAAAAAGGTCCCCTCATTATGATTTTTTTAGTCATTGTGCTTCCTATAATATATTTTTAATTTTTATTTCATTAGTTTTTGGATCGCATACACGCGAAGATAAAGATACATTATCTATATGCCTAGGATATAATAATCTTTTTTTTAGTGCGACTTCTTTTAGTTTTTGTCCACGAAGTGAATTTTTAAAAAAACTTTTTATACTGTTATTAAAACATTCTTTATTATCAAAACAAATATTATGTGGTGAAAACTTAATTGACTTTTTTTCCACCCGGCGTCGCAAAGTATATAATAATCTCTCAATTAGAAAAAACATATACTCCATCGTTTTCAATAAATTATAAATAATATTTTTCACCATATTTACCCCTTACACTTTTTTATAAAGTTCTCAATTCCCACGCTCTGTAACATTTTCTATTTTCCCAACTACCATGCTTTTCGTGAACATGAGTTAAAACTTCATCCCAACGCTTGTTGAATGATTCAAAATTATAATTTTTGATAACATGTTCTCTTCCCTTTTTACCCATCAATATGCGTTCTTCTTTTGTCATATTATAAAACATAACCATTGCCTTGAGAAAATCCGGTTTTGAAATTCTGTCCTCAAAAATATATGGCACTGTTTGTGATCCAATTACAACGCTTGACGCCGGAATTATTCCAATTCCATGTTCACATATTTTTATTTTATCAGATATCTCATTATTTCTTTTTTCGACAAATTCACAAGACATTTGAATATTTGTCATATCCATTACTTGTTCTTGTAAACCACCTGTCATACTGACTATAATTGGAGTTTCACAAGCAAGGCTTTCAAAAACAGAAAGTCCAAAACCCTCTGCATCCGAAATTGATAGAGTAGCATCCGCCATATTATAAATTCCTGCCATATTTTCTGATGTTAATTTATCTTTAGATATAAAAACACTTTGCTCTTTATCTAAACCAAGTTCTTTAATTATGGCATATAAATCTTGTCCATTTTCATCTTTTGGCTCAGTGTGCATAAGCAGCATTGCTTTATCGTGCCCTATAATGTCTAAAAATTCTTTAAACCACCAAATAAGAGTTCCACTTTGCTTTCTTCTAGCATTTCTGCTATTCCAGAAAAACAACATTTTATCTGTAGCATTGGGAAAATTCTCTCTTCTTAAAGAAATGATTTTGTCATCTGGTAATTTAGTAAAAACGGATGTATTCACAGAATGCGGAAAATATGTTTCTTCTACGTTTGGAGAAACAGTCTTTACAATGTCTGATGTAAGTTTTGAAATGGTAGCAATGAAATCTGTTGAATCATATAATACTTTATTGAAGCTTGGATATGGGTAATTATCCCAAACGTGGTAATAAACCATCGGTACCAAGGAACGTATTTCGTGTTCAATTTCCCAAAGCCAAATATAGAATCTTGGATCGGTCATAAACCAAAGAATATCAGGTCTATGATTTCTAACGACTGAACGAACAATTTCTTGATTGGCATACCCATCAACTGGATAAATGATCCAATCATCTCCAAATTCATGGAATTTAACAATGCGTCGATCACTGTGAACTAATGCGCCACCTAAAGTAATAATCTGATATTTTCCTGTTTTAAGGAGTGCTTCACACATGTATTTAGTTTGCGATCCAACCCCAGACGGGCTTACGATTATTGGACTATATCACCATGTTACAAAAACATGTCGGGCGCTGTCGGATCATTACCATGTTGCTATAGCAATTTAGGCTAACCGTAGTCTCTGAACCTTCTCCACCGTTTCCAGACAGGAGCTTGGCTGCTGATTGTTCAATTACATTATTTTTTTTCTTTCGCGCATGTCGTTTCCAACTACGCTGTAGAACAATGTTTTTAAGAATTTTCCAGCAATTCACCCGATTTTACATCCGCTAAACCTTGTCAGTCGACGGATGATCGGAAATTGTTAGTATTTTAATCTTTTTTGTCACTTATTTCTTTCCTTAACCTTTCTAAAACTAATTTTTTATTTTCGTTAAAATCTTTTTCCCAAATAATATAAACTTTATATCCTAATCCTTTTAAAAAGTTTAACCTTTTTTCATCCTTTTCCCATATTTCATTGGCATACATGTTCTTTTTTTTGTTGAAATATTTTTTATCATAATCTCTAGGGTCGCAGTGCCAATAACCACCGTTAAATTCAACAATTATAGAATGCTTTTTGCTAAAAACGTCAGCATAAAATCCAGAAATGTATTGTTCAGCTTTAAACCCAAATTCTTTAAGTTCTTTTTGTAAAAAATCTAAGATTTCTTTGTTTGGCTTACTCTGAGCATGACGCTTAGAAAGTTCATAAGCGTTATTAACGCCATGATTTTTTTGTAAAGTATTTTTTTGTTTCAACTTTTGTTCATTTGTAAGTTTTTTACCAAACATTGGATTATTTTCACCAAAAAATAAATTAGACATATATTTTTGATGACAAATTTTATTACCACACAACTTCTTGTTTTCTACTTCAGAAGGTTTTGCGTAAAATGGTTTATCACATATAATACAATTTTTGTATATTCCTTTTTTATCATTAGCTCGATAACGCCATTTATTATACGCACCATTTTCTATGTAAAATTTCGAAGCGCAACTGTTGCTACAAAATCCACCACCCTTCCTATACCTTATAACCTCTTTTTGACATTCTTTACAATTAAAAATTGATAAATGTTGTAATCGATTTTTTTTAGTTCTGTCGTTATTGTGTCTCACGCGACATTCTTTTGAACATGTTTTGGACGCCCACGTTCCTTCAAACTCATTCTCACATATAATGCACTTCCTCAACATAGCCTAAACTTTATTTTTTATTCTTCACGGACAGAATTCTGTTTTTAAAAACGGACAATATTTACATGATAATCTATTCTTTGGAAACTTTTCATTGTCAACATTGTATACCATGGTATTTAAAAGTTTAAGAGCATTGTCTATTTTTTTCTTTCCTATTTTTGTCTCGAATATTTCAATATTATCTTTCTTGGCAGTGCGTTTAATTAATCCAAAATGAGTTTTGATTTTATTTAATTCTATGTCTTCTTGCTGAGAAAGAAAATGTTTATAATATGTAAGCTGATATGTTGTCATCTTGTCATTTCTTTTTTTAGCATCCCAACCCCAGCTTGTTGTTTTCCAGTCTAGTATATGAATTGTATCATCTGATGGTGTATGAATAACAACATCTAAAATACCTTTGAATTCAAAATTCTTTTTCATATAACTTATAATTGGTTCTATTATTTTACTTTCTGTAGAAATAATCACAAAACCAGGAAACTGTTTATGAAGTTCCTCAATTGACTTTTTGCAAAGGGATGGTCCAACTTCCATCATTTCCTTAGCTAATTTTTTGAGACTTTTATCAGAGAAAATATTTTGTTTAATATTTCCAGAAAGTTCTTTAAGAGATCTCTTAAAGTTTGTTTTAAACACATTTTCTATATCTGAGATATTATCTACAAGAATTGATTGGTTAGTGGCATGAACGGCATTGCCAAAAGCTGTATGTATGCTGCCTTTATCATGAGGAATTTTATCTATATATTTTAGCTTAAAATAAAAAGGACATTTTGACCAATCAGATAAAGAAGAATAAGAAATATACATTAAACACTCGATTCAGGATCTCCCTTTCCTTCGTCTATCTCTATAATAGAAGATAATTTCCTAGCGCGCTTTCGTTTTTGGGAGTCTTCCTTCAAAGGTACATCGGATGTAATATCGATGTCAAGAATTGAATTAGTTTCTTTTTCAATCTGTTTTAAATGATTAGTTTCTTGATTCATTAATTGAAAAATCCATGTGCCATGTAAAGTATCGTCACCTGTATTTGTAACGACTGATGATTTAACACATTGTGTAATGTTCAGATTTTTTTCTTCAATGAGAAATCTAGTAATATCTTTGGTTGTGATTCTAACCTCTTTTTCTTTATCTTGAATCGGATCGACTGTCACATCTATACTTATAAGATTTTTATCTTTAAGATTCATTATTAAAATGCCACTCACATTTTGTCCATTAATCTTTTCCATATATTACCTCTAATTCATTTTAATAATTTTGTCAAGTTCTTTTATTTTATTAAATAGAATTGGACAAATCTGCTGAAGATATTTTCTATCTCCTATTGTATAAAAATATTCAAATCCATTAGCATAATATTCACTTAATGATGTTGCTGAATATGGAGAAGTGAATAATCCTACAATCATAGGTCCCAAGATGGTATATCCAACATCTCTATATAGAAATTTATCTAGTTCTATAGAATATTCAGAATTTGAAAGAAACTCTTTTCCTGGAAAATTGTAACCACTATTTTTAAGTGTGAAAAGAAGTTTTTTCTTTTTCGCATAGAATTCTAATTCTAATTCTCCATCTCCATATATGTCCATCCCATAATCCGTTTCTAATGAATGTCCTATTTCATGAATTATGTCTTTTATTATTATAGTTTCAGTAATATCTTGATCATTATTAAAACCAGAAACATATATACAGCCATCAGAATATAGTGATTGTATTTGTCTTCCTTTTAAGAAGTTAAAATTACCAAAATATATTTCCTCTATATTATAAAAAAACTTTTTGCTAATTAAAGTTCTCTCTATCTGTCTTAATATCTTATTAAGATCTATATTAGGTGATATAGTACCAATTACTGTTACAGGTATTCTATTAAAAATAATCATTCTCTTAGATTCTTTTAATTTATTTCTAATAGAATTAATATTCATGAGTCATCACATTAATTTAGCTAAATTAGTAATTTAAATATCACACTTTTAGACACTTTTCAAGTTTTTTCAGAATATATTTTTTACAATACCTGCGATGCTATGGTAGCTACGCGACTACGCTCGCCTTTTGTTAACGTTACATGTCCAGCAAAATCAAATTCTTTGAATTTTTCTACTACATGAGTTAGTCCATTAGAAGTATCATCGACATGTACGTTATCGATCTGTTCTACATCTCCAGTCAAAACTATTTTACTGTCATTTCCAACTCTTGTTAGGATGGTTTTCATTTCATGCTTAGTCAATGACTGGCATTCGTCAATTATTATATAAGCATTTTGAATAGATCTACCTCTAATGTATGTTAGAGCTTCAATTTCAATTATTCCCTTCTCCATATATTGAGATAACATTAAATGATCATTGGAAAACAAAAACCTTAGATTGTCTTGAATTGGAGAAAGCCATGGTAACATCTTTTCAGCTACAGTATTATGTGTAACAATATAATCATCAGTTATATATAAATGCTCAGGATCATCAATTAGAATGCATTTAACTTCTTTTTCTCCAATATAATTAATTTCTTTTATTTTACTAAAATGTAAATATTTTGCTTTATGTCTATTTGATTTTCTAGAAATAAAAAATGGATTAATTGTTTCTGGAAGACTTATTGTAAATTCATATGTACAAAAATTAGATTTAACAATTCTATTATTTATTTTTGTATTGTCATTTTCTTTACGAATTTCTCTTTTTCTTAAAATTGATTTACCTCCTAATGAATAAACTAATTCAATAACATCTAATGCCAATTGTTTGCTAGTTGTTATAAAACCGGCTTCTCCTTTTTCTTTTATTGTGCCATCTGTGTCCATTAATCCTTGCAGTATTGCAATTCTATCTTCTATAGAAGAAAATTTATAAATATTAGGAATAAATTTATCATTACATTTTCTGCCTTCTAAACCTAATTTAAATAATTCTTCTTTTATTGGATTGCTCCATTTGTTTTCACAATCTAGAAATTCATATTTAAAATTATCAATAATAAGTTTTTTATCACATCTACTTTGCAAAGTAGAACGATTAATATCTAATTTTTCTAATGCTTTTCCTATTGAAGAAAATTCTATTTCTTCTTTTGTTATAGAATTAGTTATTTTTATTTTTCTAGATGGTTTATTATTTGTTTGATATTTTCTTTTTATATTATAAAAAATTGATTTGCCAGGATCACCTAAAATACAATCCATCATTTCCAATTCTTTTCTTACTCTATCAATAAGTTCGTTATCTATATTAGATATACCAATACTATTTGATATTGATCCATCACCCAATATTGCGCCTAATACATAAGGAGGAATTGGTAATAATTGTTTATTAAATTGTATAGGTTCGTTTCTTGGTATTGAATGATTAATTTTGTCTCCTATTTTTAATGTTGTTCTAATTTCATTAGTACTGCGTATTTTTCCTTTTTTATTTCTTTTTCTTTCCTCGGATGTCTGGGTATACCACAAATGATCATCACAACATTCTGTTTTTCTATTATCAGTAGTTATAATTTCAAAAACTGATTTTTTTCCTTTTGGAAACGTACCAATAACTTTCGAAGGTTTTCCATTTTTAGCAATAATATAATTTCCAATTTCAATATCACCCATGGTAGTCCATCCATTGGGAGTTAATATCTTAGCATCTAAAGGTTGTGGGCCAGGCAAAAACCCTATATCTCGACCCATCGGCTGTACAGGCCTTGATATAATCAATCTACTATATTTGTGTTCTTTTTCTTTATCTCCGTTTTTTCCATTTCCATTTTTTAGTGGTGATGACATTAATTGTTGTAAACCAGCAGCTACAGCCAATAAACTCTTTCCACTTCCTGCTTTTCCAATTAAACTTACAACTGGAATGTTAGGATCCAATAAAATATCTATGGCAAAACTTTGTTCTTTGTTTTTTGGAGAAATGCCCCAAAGATTTTCACTCTCTTTTACTTTACGAAGAGGAGTATTTTCATCCATATAGCGCGCAATTGCTGTTTTCTTCTCATTTGCGCTTGACACTAACATTATAAATTGATTACAGTGAAATCGATTTTTTTGTTTAATAGCATCTTGTTTAGAAATATAAATGTTTTCACCAGAATAAAATCTGTCAATCAATTGATCATCAACTAAAAAAGTTGAGAAGCCAGTGTAGATTTGTGATTTTTCTTTTATTGCGCGATTTGGAGTATAGTCTTCTGCTTTTATACCTATAGAGTCGCATTTAACTCTCATATTTATGTCGCATGAGACAACGACAACTTTAGTATTTGGATTATTTTTTTGTTCTGTTATGGCAGTAGCAATAATTTGGTGGTCCGGAATAGATGAATCAAAACCAATTGGTAAAACACCAAAATCAAAATTTTTTGCTAATACAAAGCCACTATTCTTTTTTACTCTAACACCAGTTTGCAGAGATCCTTTCTCCCTTAATGAATCTAATATCCTAATGATTCCACGTGCATTTGTGCCGACGCTATCCACGCGCTTTTTATGATTATCAATTTCTTCTAAAACTATTAAAGGAATGACAATGTTGTTTGAGCCATATGAAAATATTGAACGAAAATCAGAAAGATATACGGATGTGTCTAAAATGTATGTTTTTTTCATCTAAAAACCTATTTGGTTACCTCTTTTTGTAAATAGTAGTAGTAGTTAACATTATATGACTTTGAATAGTATCACAAATCTCAAGAATATAGTCATACTTATTACCTCTTTAACTATCGTTAGCTGCTGTAGTTCTAATCATCTATTCAATGATAATGTAGATGTGACTTTTTCTAAAGAAGAAAATATACTCAATGCTGTTAAAAAATCAGTAGTTAAAATAACGACTATTACGGAATTAACTATTATAGATACTACTACTACAACTACAATATCCAAAGAAATATCTGTATACAGTGGATCTGGATCAATAATTAAACAAACAACTACGGGAACATTTATTTTGACCGCTTCACACATATGCGAAGTTAGCGGACTCAAACGAATTATGCTTTACTTTCCATATTACAAACCAGAACAACACACGATTAGAACAAAAAGTGAATATCTTATCCAAGATATCGATGGAATAAAACATGCCGCTACTAATATTTCAACAATAGAAGAGTCAGATACGTGTATCTTGTTATCGACTAAAATTCCAAAACAACCATTAAAAATTTCTGAAACGGCACCTAGACAATCGCAAAGGGCATATACACTTGGATTCCCAACTGGATTGTGGGAGATAAATTTTGTTCCCGTTTTTTCTGGATTTTACACAGGAACTATTGATTTGGGTATAAACTCAAAAGATATTAACGCATTTTATACTATACCCGCTTCTCCGGGAATATCTGGTGGACCAGTTATAAACATTAACGGAGAAGTTATCGGCATTATTCATTCATATTTATCTAACTTTAATGACATATCCTTCGGAGCAACAATCGATCAAGTTAGACAAATATTTGATTTAGCAGAATCGAATTATTTTTCTGATAAACAATTTTACGACTCTCTTTGTTTAGAATTGGATAAATCTTTATATCCAAAAAATTAAATTTTTTAATCTTGATTATCGTGTTCCGGTTCTGACAAAACATTATCTCCATATGATTCGGAGAAAGGTTTAAATCTCTTAATTATATCCTTTAAATTTCTTTCCGTTATGCCTAGAAAACTTGCTGTATCTTTCCTGGAAAAGGTATTACTCAACGCAAATCCCAATAAAGCTTCCCTTGTTATATTTGGCATAAGTGCCCAAAGTGGAAATCCGTAAAACTTGTTATTAGCTAGCATCCTTGTTGTTACTTCTAATTTTAATTGAATTACTTCTTCAAGAGTTAAATGGCTCAACATTATTTCGAAATCTTCACTAGATTTACCTTGAGAACGAAGTTTAATTGATATTGCCTCAACTGTTTTTAATCTTCCTTGCTTTCTTCTGTTTAACCAATACATCTTTTTTGCGAAGAAGCGCTCTCTCATTAAATTCTTTCCAGCCATACCACCTGTTATCCCTTTCTGGGTATAATTTTGTTGTATCAAATAGCATCATAACGCAACATGCCGCATGAGCTAAGTGTGAAAGTCCAGATTCAGGATCAATGTCTTTTCCCGCGTTAAAAGCATTAATATGCCTCATTGCCGCATCAGATAAACGAGTCCAATCAAATCCTGACATCCAATTATATGAAGCATATTTCTTCGCGCCATATGTCATAACTTTAGCGACCTCTTCTAATGCCAAATTTGGCACTAAAGACATTTTAGGTTTTTCTTGATCGAATTTTACACCAGAATTATTTAAATCTATTTGAATTTGTTTTGATTTGGTTGTTTTATTTTTCAAAGCCATTAAATAGTCTGTTCTTTCTTTTCAGAATTTATATTATCAAATTCACTTTCGGAATCTTCAAATGAATTAGTAATGTCGCTACCAGCGTTAGGTTCTTCTATTTGAGAAGTCAACTCGCCTTCAAACTTATCAAAATACATACGTAAATTTACCATGAGATAATCATAAAAAACTTTCTGGTCTTCATTGTCGCTCAGTATATTGTAACTGTCAAGTATATTTTTCTCCAATTTATCATATGTCGTCATTGCCATATTTCTTCCTGTTTCGTTCTTTCCAGGAATGGAAAAATTTTGATTTTTCTTTAATAACTTTTGAAATTTTTTCGTATTTCCATCAACATCTATAAATTTTGAGGATGCGTCTGGAATTGAATCTTGTTCATCTCCAACATTAACAGATATTTCATCTACCTGTTGTTCCATAGAATCTTCTGGAGTTTTTATCATCCCTCCAGCATTTTGATTAATATCGGCGGTTGTTAATGTTTTGTTAACAGCATTCAAAATATGTGCTCTAAAAGATAGCCTCTGTTCTTTACTTGAGGTTAATGTTTTATAATCTTGTTCTAGTTGTGAAATTATCTTTTTGAGTAATTCTTCTAAAATATTTATCCCAGTGGAAGGATGAACAGTGTCAGGAACTTCAGACTTGGCTTCAACTAATACCCTTCTGAATTGTTCTCTCAATATATTTGTGGCTCGTTCTCGTGAAGATAGTGTTTCACATAAAGATTCTTTTATAAAATTTTTAACAATATTTCTTAGCATCATCTCAGCCATTATTTTTCGGCGATCGATAAAAACTGTTTCATCCATTTCATTCCACGGACCTTTAATTCTTTTCTTGCTAAAATTCGTTGGCGTTCTTTCAATAGAACCTTCAATAGAACCTGCTGTTGCTCCCATTGCTGACATTTCATCTAACTGTTTATTGTCTTTCTTCATAGTCTTATCAATAAGTATCATCCAGACTTGTTCTTTTTCTTGTGTGGATAAATGAGTTGGCATTAGTTTAAAAAAATTTTGTTTATCATTGTTTGCGATTAAATCTCTTATTTTTGTAGCGCTTATATTTGAATATTTGCCAACATTTGTTGTTATCGTTTTTATTTTAACGCCAAGATTATTTTTATCAGACCATTCTTGTGCCCTAGAAAATCTAGTGTCATCTAAATCTTTTTCTCCAAGAGCCAACACTAAAGTATCGCCAGGATTCATTTCAGACATCATATCATATACGTCTCTTACTGGTGAAGTAACTTTGGAAATTAATATTTTTACTTTTGGATCATTTTGAGTGAATATTTTCCATATCTTAGCAGATTTTTGTTCCGTTATTTCAATTTGACGTAAAGAATCAAACCTCGATTTGGGAGAAATAACAACTCTTACTTCGTCTATGTTCGGAAAATCAGATAAATATTTGACACCAAGATAATGCCCAATATGTGGTGGTTTAAATCCTCCAGGAACTAGACTAATAATTCTATTTTTATCACTTTCTTTTATTATGTCCTTGAGGGGAGGTATTTTTCCCCGTCCATATTTAAACATTCCTAAAATTTGATTTATAGGAGCAAAATTACCAGTAAATTTATATGTTATTCCATCATATACAAATACAAATCCTTCTGATGCCGTGAATATGTTTTCAGCAGTTTTGAGTTTTTCTAATTGACGTTTTAATATGGAAATTGCCTCATCCTGTCCAGAACGTTCGATTGTGGCAACTGCTTGAGTAATTTCTCCACGAAGACGTTTCACTTCTTTATCATTGTCTAATATAAAAGCGCTTTCCAAACCCTTGAGAGCTTCAACGGAAAAATCGTGAATTATATCTTCTAGTGGAGCTATAGCTTTTTTGAGGATAAATGCTGGATTATCAGCAATTGCTTTAACTTTTTGTTTTTGTTCATCCGGAGTTCTTTCAAGAATTTTATCAATTCTCAACCCTGAAGTTCCGAGTATTTTATTAGTTAAATCACGAATTATAGCTGGAGTTAACCCTGGAATTTCTTTTTTGAGAAACTTAGCAACTCTCAAAGATATATATTCTCCAACAGTTTGTTTGTCAGAAATCTTTGTTTCTTCTTGTAATTGGGATAGGCGTGATAATGCTATGTGAAGTGGTTTTTTACTGTCCAACATTTTCAAAGTTCGAACAGCATCATTTACAACATTAAAATTACCAGGTTGTCCAATTGTCTGAATTTTATCTATGGCAGTTTTTAGAACATTATAATTTTCCAATATATCAACATCTTTTACATGTCCAGTTTCTCTATCAAAGAACGCATGTCCTGTTTGATGAATTAGCAGATTTTTATTATCATATTGGATAACATTTGGCATGCCAGGATCTAATATTTCTACATTGTAATAAATTTCTGCGTCATTACCAAAAATCTTTTGTCGCGCTGATGGATGAAGTTGAGAAATAGCTTGTTCCCAAGAACTCATAGCCTCTTTGAACGACTCTGACATGTTGGGTCTATCGGAGAATTTTTTAATCAACCCATTAGCATCTAATCCTCCACTCTTTATGTTACTTTTATTTCTGGCTGCTTTAGCTTTACCATCTTTATTTGAAAAAGATAAAAATAGATTGATTCCATCAGTTTTTTCTGTTCCTAGTAATTTACCTCCAGAAGCTTGTTTCAAGACATCTTTAATTTGTCCAAAAGTTAAATTTGGGTTGTCATAGAGATGGGCAAGGTGTCCTGCTAAACCACCGATATTATTCACCATTTTGTGAAAAGCCTGATTGATTTTCACTTATCCAAGTTCTATTTTTTAAAATCGCTCTTATACATCCTCTAGAAACATTAAACTCTTTTGCTAATCCAACTTGTGTATTTTCATTTTGTTTCCATTTTTTTCGTATTAGGTTAACTTTATTCCAAGTCTTTTGCAAATGATCATTATCGTGTTCATTTCTTAACAAATCTTTTTTATGTTCTAAAAATCTTTTACGAAACGAAATAGTGCTTCCCACACAAACCTTACCATTGACAAGATTTTTTATTTGGTAAATGCCGCTCATTATCTTTTCCTAATTTTCTTTTCCTTGAGTACAGTATTCTCTTCCTCAAGTATAGAAATTTTTTCTTCCAGGCGCTTAACATGCCTTTTTACGTTTAAGAGATTTTCTCTTGCCACTTCTAATCTTCTTGAGTCTCCTACTGTTCTGGGGGTAAATGTTGACAATACATCCGTCAATGATTGAATATAACTGTTTATTCCAGCTACTCCTTCATTTAGTAAAAAATCTCTCTGTAAGATATTGAGAAAATCTCTTGATTTCATTTTACTCTTCAACCTTTTCTTCAACAACACTTACAAAAGACTCTTCTTCCACTTCTTGAATTGATTCAACCACTATTGCCGATTCTGAAACTACAACCGGAGATGTAACTTCAACTGGAACTTGAACATTTCCGACCTGAAGATTTCTTTCAATCATTTTTTTCTGTCGTCTTCTACGTGGATTCATTATTATTCTCCTTTTTTTCTACTTTAATCCAACGACGCATAAGCTCTTCATTTAAACGAATTTTATTTTTCGTTAAATGTTCCTTATCTTCTGGCATTATTTTTTCAGCAGATGTTTCATTTTTTCTAGCTAATTTCTCAAAATAACTTTCTTTAATTGTTTTTTTAGTAGTTTCTGCAGCATCATTAACTGTTTCTTCTTCAGCTTCATCGACAGGATTGTCATATTTTATGCTATTTAGTCTTTTAGTACCTTTCATTATTATTCTCCTTTTTAATTTTGTCTTCGTAATCACGAAAAATTAGATTGCCTGCTAGATATGCTTCTTCTTCCATTCGTCTCAAATGAGAATTTTCCTGTGCGTATCCTTCATCAGTAGAATGTCCTTGAAGATCTCCTCGGCAATTCTGAGCATGATGCACAATTTCGTGGGTTAGACTCCTACAAACATCTTTTATATGCCTTCCAGTTATGAATATAGAAATTTTCTTTTGTTCTGGATCGTAGAAAGCTGTTTTTCCTAGAGGATTACTAGCATTTTTACTACTATGAATGAAAGAAATTTTAGCATCTTCATCAAATTGAAGACACTCTTTCGCATATCCATATAATCCTCTAATTAAGTCTTGGTATTCTGAAATGATTTTTACATTCTTATTCATACGTTTGTTATGTAAATAGTTCAAAACATAACTTGAACCCAAGCATACAATACTATCATATAAGAAATACTTACAATAAATGTTCCAATTATACCTATGGGAGTTGTAACATATTTGAAAATAGTAAGAATAAAGAAAGGAATTAACAATCCTTTAATGAAAATAAAAGATACTCTCGAATGCTCTAAAAGATAATACATTAGAGGATTGTAATCACTAAGTGTTGGAAAATTTATAAATTTTAAAGACAAAATAGCATCTATAAAATTTGTTATTAGTGTAAATAAGAGAAGGATTTTAAGTATTCTAATGGTATTTTCACGGATCCCACATGGGATGATTACAGGATATAAAGAAAACCTTTTCATTTTTTTGAATCCATGAACATTTTTTATTTTTCAAAAACAGACACATCATCTTATATGCTTCTGAATGAGAAGCAAATTCAAAATGTTTTATTTTACAATAATATTTACTTATCCAATAAACACGCCATGTAATAAATATCTTTGGAAAAGCTTTAGAAGGACATTCAATCTTTTCCCATTTTTCTTCCTTTTTTTTCATGACGTTTAACCTTCGCTTCTAATTTTATAACAGCCAATGGTGTTTTAATTGTAATTCCCCTCATAGTTCTAATTTGTGCTATTACGCATTGTCTATTTATGCCTATTTCCTTAGTATAAATATCAACTATTATACCATAACTTTTTTCACCACCCAATTCAGTAAACGATACACAATCACCTTTATCAAAATTCTTGAGATAATTAAAACCAAATATATTGGGTTCGTTTGTAATCATTGTTTTTTAAAGCGTTCGCATGCTTCTTCAACATATGTATATACCCATTTAGCCATCTCCTTATTATAATTATCTCCATTAATAGTAATTTTGAGACGTGTAGCTAATTCTTGGCCGCGCCGCCAAGCATCTATCTCTTCAGCAATAGCATCTATTTGGTAGATTTTAGAATGTTCTATATATCGTTTTTTAAAAGAATCAAGTTTTTTATTGATAACAACATGTCCACATTCATGAACGAGAGCATATAATTGAGATTCTTTTTTATATCTCGTACATATTGTTATTGTTTTTTCAATAAAATTGATTTCATCATCATAAAGAAATCCAAAATATATTTTATAACCTAGCTTCGAAGCCCAACGAGTTAATTTTTTAATACCCAATTCAATTTTTCTTTCAGAAAACATAGGTATCCTATTCTTATCTTAGCATTACAATAAAACGTTGTCAAGATAATTTGATGCTAAACAGGTTCAATTGTTAAAATATTCAATGAATAAGTTTGTTGTAGCATGCTGCTTACTGTTAATATTACATAATTGGGATCATTAACTGAATTTGGAACAACCGATTCAACAGTTAAAGATGGAGTAAAAATATAATTTTGTGGATTTGTTAAAGCAAAATTGTTAATAACAGGAAAAGAAAACAAAACCTTAACTTCTGTATTTGATAGTGCCGTTACTGTAATTGATAACGGTTCATCACATATTGACACTCTATCAAATGGTGGCTGAACTGCTAAATATACTGAAATATCTGTTGAAACCGCAACTCGCGAAACCAATAAAGCAGGATATGTATTCGAAGCGCTTCCAGTTGCTGTGTTAATGGCTGCAGCTCTAAAGGAAATAGAATTTATTTCCGGAGAAGTATTAAAAATATTTAATGCTGGATAAAAGTTAGGTATCGGTAACGATCCAGAAAAAGTTGCCATTTACATTAAGTAGCGCCTGGACCTATTCCTATCAAGAAACTTGAGAATGATAAACTTACAAAAGCCTTATAATCGTCAGTTATGGCATCACCACCTGTTCTCATAATATCTTGATCATTTTGAACACTTATTGGAAATGCTACAAATCCTACCATACGTCCTCTTATTCCTGTTGGGGCGGTCCCGCGCTGTAAGAAAATGTCTCTTCCTTGATGATAATCCGTTGAATCTGGATCTATATAAGATTCAGTTATTCCAGTATCTAATATTTGTGTCATTGTTTGCGCAGTAGCTGGACTTGTTGGATCTCTAGTCATATCTAAATGAAATATAAATCTCGCCGTGCGCGACGAGAAGGTGTCGGATGGAGAAGTTCCTAACCCACCAAAAATTAGTAATGGTAACGGATCTTCTCCAACAAGAGTTCCTGACGGATATGAATTAGATAAAACGCACCCAAATGAAGAGCTCGTTGGTTTTGACGTTACCAACACTCTTTCGAAAGATCCTGTACCGGCAGAACCACTAGGATGAACAAAAGATATTCTTTGTCCTGTCCTTATATTCGCAACATCTCTATCTAAACTTGCCGTTACAGCACCCGCTGTAATGTTTGTCAATAAAAATGCTCTTCCATTAAAATCTTGAGGAACATGATCTCTGCCAACTTCGCCTAGATAAAATGTTTGATACGTTCCACCTTGATTAACAAGTCCACACATTCTCCACTCATCATAATACATAAAACATGCCATATTAGCATCATTTAATGTCAGACCAACTCCATTATTAACTCCAGAATTATAATCACTTGTTGGATTATAGACAGCTAAAACATATCCACCAGAAACAGAATCAGCCGGAGTCGACAAGGTAGGTAACGATAAATATGTGAATGTATTTGTTGACGGAGCCGAACTAGTAGTTGTAATAATAAACCCGCCGTTTCCTGGACCGATATTAGTGGAAGTGATCCATCCTTCATGAAAAGAAGAAGAATGTGGTGTCCCATTAATAATAACATGATCTCCAGAAACTAAATTATGAGGAGCCGAGCAGGTTACTTGGATAATTGTGCTTGCACCAGTAGAACGTGATATTTGCGATATAATGATTGGATTTGAAAAACCCTTTTCACCAGAAAAACTAATAAATTTTATTCTATCATCACAACAATTGCTTTGAGTATCTCTATAAATTGTAACATATCCCTTAGTTGGATCTGCTGTTGTGCCATTTATTCTAAAAACATCTTGTCGCCCAATTAAATCAGTATTTGGATGTAAAGAAGATGTGTTCATCGCAAAATGTGTCCACCCATTAGATGTCAACGCATTTTTGAAGAAAGTCATTAACGCATCAATGTTTGCGATTCCGGCCGATTGAGTATATGCCATTTATCTTCTTTCCTAACTAACTCTAACTCATTTCAAAGTTAAAATTTTCTATTCCTGAGTCAAAGAAATTTATCGTTCCGGAACAACTGTTAGTTCCGCTCCACTGAATGGATGGAAGCGAATTAACATCTCCATTTTCAATGGAGTCGGCAATTGATCTTAAAATAGTTGCCACAGCATTTCTTCTACCAATTTTTGGATGACTAGCTATCATAGCATTATCAATATTGACAATATTTTCAAGTTCTTCCACAGAAGTTGCTATTTTTTTTCTTGCCATAAAATTAATCTCTAGTCATAAATAGTTCTTATTTTCTAAATATTACGAACTCATAGGTCCTATAGCTAAAGAAAATGATCCACCCATAGTTGTTGAACTTGGCCAAGATTGATAATCGCCAGACCCTGATGCTCCAGTTGTAATTATATCTTTATTTGATTGTGGACCGATTGGAAAAGTAACAAAACCAACCAATCTTCTAATCCCTGTTGGAGCAGTAGAGCTTCGAACAAATATATATCTTCCGTTAAGATAATCCATAGCGTCAGGATCAATATCGGCTTCAGTCAAACCAGTAGGTTGATTCGCAAAATATATTTGTTTATTTCTAGGGTTTAATTCATCTCTAGTACAATTATTATAAAATATAAAGTTTATATCTCTTTGATTGAGTGACAAATTACTTGACGGATTTCCCCCTAATACACCTAAAACCATCGACGGAACTGGATCCTCTCCAACAAGAGTTCCAGAAGGATATGAATTCGCTAAGACACATCCGAACGAAGAACTAGTTGGTTTCGAAGTTATTGTAGTTCTTTCGAAGGAGCCGGTCCCTGCTGATCCACTCGGGCAGATAAAGCATATTTTTTGCCCTACTCTTATATTTTCTACATTTCTATCTAAACTTGCTGTTACGGATCCTGAACCAATATTGGTAGATATATATGCCCTGCCTCTAAAGTCCAGAGGAATGTGATCGCGGGAAGTTTCTCCAATATAGAATGTCTGAAGCGCATTGCTTTGACTTACAATACCACATGCTCTGAAAGCATCATGATACATATGTATTGAAATTGATCCAGTTAAAATTAAATCTATTCCTTGTCCTGCTGCTGTAGATCGATCTCCGCCTACATTATACACAGCTAATACATTTCCACCTGAAGCTGTGTTTGCGGTTGTGTAATTTGAAAAATATGTAAATGATGAAGTTGTAGCTACGCTAAATACTTTTGCTCCCTGTATTGGTCCATGACTAGTGTTTGGTGACCAACCTTCATTCATTTCAGGTCGATCGGCTCCATTTATTATTATAGTGTCTCCAACTTCTAAATTATGTGGTTCGTTGGATGTAGCGAATATAAGACTTCCACCCGATGATCTCGACAAGGATGATATTGAAACCGGATTGTCAAAGTTTTTTGCTCCTGTAAAAGTTATGAATCCAATCCTATTAGTGCTATTTGAAGAATATGTGTGTCTATAGGCAGAAATATAAAATCGTGTTGGATCGGAAACACTTCCTGTTGATCTGAAAATTATTTCTCTTCCAACAATTCCATTTAACATATTTGGTGGACTTACACTAGAAGTGTTTATTTCTAATACTTGCCATCCAGAAGATGTTAAAGCATTCTTTAAAGTTGTAAGAAAGGCATCAGAACCAGAAACATTTATTGCTTGTGTAAATGCCATATTTTCCTAAGTGAACTACCCACACACGCCAACGGCAATGGGATGGGCTTCGGGTTTCACAGAGTGTGCTTTGTTGCCAAAGTCTGATTTCCTCTCCACCCTTGTAATGGGCAGTCCATGCCCATATATTTTCAATCCTTCTTTAAGTATGTTCCTTGCAGCATTTAAATCACGGTCTAATACGTGTCCATTCTTGCAAGTCCATTTTCTTATAGAAAGATTTAAGTCTTGATTTATATAGCCACACTCACAGCAGGTTTTTGACGATGGATACCAGCGATTGATTTTAACGATTTGTTTATCATTCCAATCTGCTTTGTATTCAAGCAATCTTACAAACGTTCCCCAACTGGCATCTGATATGTGTTTTGCAAGTTTGTGGTTTTTAACCATTCCCTTTACATTCAAATCTTCTAATGCAATTATATCATAATCTGATACTAATTGACGGGATACTTTGTGTAAATTATCCATTCGTGAGTTGGTTATCTTCTCGTGGATTAAGGCTGTTTTTCGTCTTTGTTTTTCAAACGAAAAGCTTCCTTTTGTTTTACGAGAAAGATGTTTTTGAGCTTCCGCTAACTTTCTTTCATATTGTTTTGTGTATTTGTTATTCTTAAATTTAATTCCATCAGAAGTAATAGCAAAGTCTTTTAATCCCAAGTCTATTCCACAAACCGCACCTGTCTTTTCTTTTGGCTGATATTGTTCTTCTGATAGAATTGATACAAAGTATTTTCCTGTTGGCGTTTTGCTTAAAGTACATTTCCCAATTTCACCTTTTACTTCTCGGTGAACATTAACCTTAATTCCTTCTTTAAACTTCGGGGCATAAAACCTATCTGCTTCAAGTTTTGCGAATTGAGGAACAGTAAATGTATTTTTCTTTTTCCTTGACTTAAATCGTGGAAACTTAGCATTACCACGAAAGAAGTTTACATAGGCAGTATCCAAACATCTTAAAGCAAATTGTAATGATTGGCTGTTAACTTCTTTAAGCCAAACAGTTTCCTCTTTTTTCTTTAATTCAGTTAGTGTTGCTGCCTGTGCATAGTAATTATCTGATTTTTTGTCTGCTTGATACTGCTCTTTTCGCTCATTTAGAAAATGATTATACACAAATCGGGTACACCCAAAGTGCTTTTCCAACAACATCTTTTGCTCTTGTGTTGGTTGTAATTCGAATTTATATGTCCGAAATATTGTTTTCATCTATTAGTAAATAGTCTATTTTTTTACAAAAATACATCTTTTTCGCATAACCGCTACATTTTTTGTACAAATATTCTTTCACAAGGTTAATTTACTATATTTGTGCCTTACATCCCATCCACGCTAAAGCAATAAATGGGTTTTACGGCACGTTTTAATAAAAAACTTGGAAGATTATGAATTTTTCTTTTTATCTTCCCAATATTTTTGCATCCTCAATTTTGCTGCTTCAGATTTTACAGAACTCTTTTCCTTCTTCGTAGAAGATACCTTTCTAAAAGCTCCATGAATCCCACGAAAAGCCTTTCTATCAATGTGAAATTGAACACCTTCTTCAGTAGCTTTGAACTTTATAATTGAACTTCCACATTTCTCAATTATTTTTGATGCGTCCGATCGATTTGTCCAAAGTGACACATATCCATCTGCTTTTTCGGCGCCATTGTCGAGAAGAATACTTTCGGACTCAGGATTAACGCCTCCCTTGCCTTTAAAGGCAGTTTTTATAGCTTCAAGTGTATCAAGTTTTTTAGTCATTAAAAATACCCCATCGTGCTCGTTTGGTAAGATTCAAAAGAGCATATGCTGTCAATTTAGCATCTCCAATAGCAGTATGTCTAATATTTTGTTCATATGGAACTCTAGCAATTTGAAGGAGAAAATCTAAATTTGGTGATCTCTCTTTGTCAGCCGACTCAGACATTTGGAGAAATTGAACTATTGATGCTGTATCGACGGTTCTATGAGAAAAAATCTGTTTAATATTATATGAATGAGAGGCCAATCTAAACAATCTTTTCAGAAAAGAAACATCGAAACTTACGTTATGTCCCCCAAGAACAACTGGTTTTCCAAATGGAAATTCTTTATTTATTGAATTTACTATTTCCTCAACCGCTTGAGTAGGAGAAATTCCGTTTTGGATAATTTCGTTTAGATTTATTTTATTCACTTCCATAGCTTCTTTTTGAACACATAGATACGGCTCTCTTACAAGAATATTAAATATTTCATGAACTGTAGAATTTTTAATATCTAAAGCAACTCCAGCAATACTCAATAAACTATGTTCAGAAGAATCCAATCCACCAGTTTCAGTATCGATAACCAATATCTTGTTTGTCATTTACTATCCTTTCGGAGAACTTCCTCCTTGTTCAATTTTTCGAACAATTTCTCTTTAAAGAGAACTTCTATCTCCATTTGTAATCTCAAATTTTCTTTTTTGAAATTTTCTATTTCTTTTTTTTGAATTTTAATATGCTCCATTAGAGCTTTTACGTCTTTCCATCTACGTGCAGAATTATATATTTCAGGAGGAAATTCTTCAATATTCTGAATTTGATTGAACCAAGCTTCATCATGAAATTGCCCATTAAGCCCTTTAATTATAATTTTATTAGATGTAGCGGAAACGGAATGAAATTGTGGCAATTTCAAAGGCTCTATTTTAGGTTTGGACATGTCTTATACTATCATAAATCCAAACAAAGTCAACCTATGTGTCTTTTTTAATTGAATTTAATTGTTTAGAATATTCCTCTAATCGTTTATTTAATTCGTTTACTCTCAATTTGATATTTTCTGCTTTTAAAGCATAAATTTCACTTTTGAGTTCTTTGATTCTATTCATTAAAGACTGAATATCTTTCCATCTCCTTGCCGAAGAATATATGTTTATGTCATATTCTATGTGATTAACAGAACCACTTATGCTCATTTTCATTACATATTTTCACCAAGAATATTAAAGAATTCAGGACGATTTTTTGACCAAGTAATATTGGGACGATTCGCATTCTTTTTAAAAGTCATTGGGTCGGTAACGTAAGCATTCATATAAGATTCTAGTAATGTTATTGTTTTGTCGTATGTTCTAAATGAATTCCAAAATGCCCTTCCGAATGTTGTTCCATACGAAACATGATCGTCGTCTGTAGCAGAAATAAAAATGTATTCAGATAGCCGTTCCTCATCTTCAATGGTTCCCCAATAACAGAAATCAGTAAATACAATACCAATACGTGGATTTATTGTTGATAATATTTCTATAAACATTTCCTTAGTGAGATTTTCTACTTTATTGAGAGCAAAAGCTGACTTTCTTATATTTCCAACTTTATTTCCATGTCCAGTCATATAAATAAGCAAAGAATCATTTTCCGTTACATGTGTTTTAAGCCATCCAAACATAATCAAAATTGATTTTTCATTGGTTGAGTCTGTGATTGGGAATACCGCCGGGTTCCCACCCTCCGAGTCAAAAATGAATATATCCCTTCTATTATATCCTTGTTCTATGAGCACCTGGTATGCTAGTGAAAGATTATTCCTATGTCTATCTTCAGAATTGCCAGCAATCAAAACAGCATAATGATGCTGTGCTTTATCTTCGTTAGCGCCGAGAAGCTTTAATCTATTTTCCAAACGAATTGGAGATGGGGGAATGTAAACTGAATAAGTCATGCGGAATGTTTCCGCACAACCTACTGTTAGCAGTAACAAAATATAACTGAATAGTTGCCACACATAATAAGTAGTGTTAACGGAAAGTGTGAGAATCGAACTCACTCAGGAAATTTAGCAAATTTCCGTCTCTCCAAGTAGACTTTCCAAAATGTTTCGGGGTGGATTCGAACCACCATCGCCCACGCCTTCAACGTGGCGCTCTACCAATTGGAGCTACCGAAACAAAAAGCCCCATTACAAGGCTTATGTTACGACATAAATGTCTTATTTATTTAAGAATTTTCTAATTGTTAGGTTTCGAAATTAGAAACTAGCGTCGTAGGTTTGCTCTGTCGAGACAGAACCATCAGCATTGCGCACGCGAAGTGTGGTATTGATACCAAAGTCAGAAGCAGCAAGACGAGCTCGCCTTCGCCCCTCTTGTTCCGCTTCACGCCGGGTCTCCGTTCGCTTAACGCAAGTACCCTTTCCAGTGACTACCTTCCAGCCACCAATATTTCTATCCGAGCGAACTTCATATAGCCTATGATTTTTCATTATTAATTATTACCTCTTTGTTTTTAAATCTCAATATTTCATTGAGTATCTTTACTTTACAGCATTTTGTTTGCTGTGTCAATAGGAAAATTTCTTTTCCTACGTCTCTGGCAGGGTTCGAACCTGCTACCTCATTTTTAGGGGAAATGCGTTCTTCCTTATGAACTACAGAGACATTTAGCATAAAATCTCAAGCCTATATAGGGAATTAAACCCTAGTTTCAACTTTACCAAAGTTGTGTATTATCACTATACTATACAGGCAAAATACTTGTCAAACACTTTTTCAAATAATTTCATTGTTTCTTTTAATTCATTTTTGTGATCTTTGAGATAATCTTTTAACCCAGAATTCAGTCCAGTGCTTAAATAAGCATGTATTTCGTCATCCAAAACACTTTCATCATACATATTGTCATAAAGAAATTTTCTTATCGCTTTGTTTAATTCTTTAGGAATTGATTTGAGAAGTGTTTTCATTTCTTCTTTATATTCTGGTATCATATTCCAAAAAGCATGTGATAATTCATGCTTATAAGTGCTTTCATCGCCTTTTTTGATTCCTATTAAATAAAATTCTTTTCCATATCTTTTTCTCATTGTATTGAATAATTTTTTCATGAAAAGATCATATTTGTTAATATCTGGAATTCCTTTTTTAAAAACATCATGAATTACACATCCAGAAATATTAAATCCGCCCCAGTCGTTAGGATATGTAAAACAACCTCTACCAAATGATTTAGAATACCATTCCATATAATCTATAAGAGAAAAAACATTATTTCTGAAAGATGGATTAGGTGATTCATAATATTCTTGAAATCTCAAGAAGTGCATTGCTAGATCATATTCGCTATCAAACGATAAAACAAATATTTTTGGATACACTTCATTGAATTCAAATTTCATTTGCTGACAAGAAGATTCGCACTTCTACCTATTACTTACGGGGCAATAATACTTCTAATTATACTATGTCAGCTCTATTAGAAAAGTAAACGAACATTATGATGTCTATCAGAAATCTTAGATAATTCTTTCTTTATCACTTCTTCCCATATGTTGAATTTGTTTGCCAATCCAGAACCTAATTGGGAAATTAGCCAAAGCGTATTAGGTGATTTCCTTATTTCAAATTCAAGTTTAGATAATTCTTTTTCAAATACTTTTCTGTATTCTTCTGGTTTATAAAAACTATCATCGTTGTTATTTGGATATTTCTTTGTGATAAATCCATATGTATTTGGTTCACTTCGAAACATCGCTGCGCCAGCAAAACCTTTTCTTAACCGATTGTCTCCATATACAAAAATTGTATTAGGGTTTTTTCGAAGGTATTCTTTTGTTATTAACATAACCACTCTCCATGAACACGAAAGGATTCGAACCTTTGCTGTCCGACTGATTTCTCTCCCGGATGCCGTCCCGCTTGGCTACGTGTCCAATATTTAAATCAGGTCCATAAATATTTTCTTAATTTTATGAGCTTATCAAGATTATCGTCATCTTTTCTCTCAAACTCTTCTTTCTTTTTAGAAAATTCTTCCCATTTGGGATTTTCGAAAAAATGAGAAGTATCCCATATTCTACATCCTGGATGTTCTGGAGATTCTTTGAATTTTATCGATAAATCCATGCCATCACAAATATGATGTATTTCATCATACTCTTTTTCTCTGTCTTCTTTCCACCAATGATAAAGTTTAAATATTTCCTCATAAACTCTAGTTGCTTCCTCATTGTGTTTCTTTTTATTTTCTGTTGAGTGTTCTTCTTCGCTTAATTCATCAAAACAACCAATTTGGCGCTTAAGCATACCTAAACCATCTTCTTTTTCAACAAATTCTACAAGACAATTAAAACAAGCATGGAACATTCTCCAATCTTGATCCATCCATCCATATCGATATTCTTTGGTTCGAAGGTCTAACATATGATATCGGTTGATGGTGTGACATCTAATCCAATACCAAATATCATGAAAGGGACGCTTAATATCCCTTAATGCGTCTAATACAGCATGCTTGATTTTTTGTTTAACCATTAAATTTCTCCATTTTATTATCGTTATTATATTTTCCTCATAAATTATACTGGGTAGGGGATTTGCACTCCTGCGAAAGGTATGTAACACCTTCATGCTACTTTTACATCAACCCAGTCTATTTTTCTTTTTGTTTCTTCCAGAAAATGTGATTGTTTGACTATGACAATTAGGACACAACAATCGTAGATTTTCCAATCTATTGTCTGTTCGTATTCCATTTGTGTGGTCTAATTGTAAAGTAATTGATTTTCCATTCCACATCGGTTCCATTTTACATATGTTAACATTTTTCTTCTAAAATATTTTCATCTAATAATCGTTTTCTCAGATTTGTTGACCAAATATACTCACTATAATTGTGGTGTTGCCCCACTAAGATTCGAACTTAGAACAAAAATTTCAGAGACTTTTATTTTGCCATTAAACTATGGGGCAGCGGAGTGTAGAAGAATCGAACTTCTGTGAGCTTATGATCTCAACCTCTGCTTTCGAAACAGGTGCTTTTCCAAACTCAGCCAACACTCCTAATCAATAACGTTATGTTTATATTTTTTAAGTTCTTTTCTAATAATTTCTTTTAGAACTGGTGTTGGTTCAGATTTTCCTTCTCGCCATCTTTTAATTGATGGACGTGAACAATCGAACATCTCTGAGACATCCTCATCGTAAACTTCACATTCTTTCATTAGTAATGTTATTTCTTCAGCCCAAGATATTTCTTTGTTCATACGGAAGATAGAGGATTCGAACCCCTGCACGACTGATTACGTGACACCAGTTTTCAAGACTGGAACCTTTCCAACTCGGTCAATCTTCCACAGCATTAACACTATACTCTTCGGACTTTTTTAATATCAGCCTAAACCGATCATGATCTTCTAACCTTAGCATAAACGAATCAAAATGTCCATATTTACATTTGTATCCAAAAACATATTTTAAAGCAATCCAAATTCTTTTATACCAACTATTCCATTGATTCAAAAATACAGAAGCGTAGATATATCCATCTTCATCATCAATGTTAAATTTCAATGTATGTTCATCTGAATAACATTGGCATTCAAAATGTTCTGTATCCATTATATCTCCAATCTAATTAATATTATTTTCTTACCAAAAGAAGCATTGTCGTGGAACCAATTATGAACCCAAAAGCAGAAAAAAAAGTAAGACGAAGCCTTTCCATAAAGTCTTTTGTATCGATAAACCACATATACAAAATCATATTAACGAAAGGGAGAATGAAACCAGTGATCGCTTGAGTTATAATCCATCCATGAGCGACAGAATAAGAATATAAAGAGATCCAAAAATCTGCGATCGCGCTTAATATCGTCACAAACAGGTAACGTGTAACGTCTGAATGGGTTCTCCCATATTTTGTTTAATAGATTTTTCTCCACCAGGGTCATCCATAAATTATGTTTTAATCCTCAACAACTTTAGCATATACAAAAATTAATTGATATATGTTTCCTAATCTAAATAGCTTAATATCAATATAGTTGCTGACACAAACATTATTCTCCTCCAGAAATTTAGAGAATTCATATTCAATTGTTCCTATAGTTGAAGCAAGTAATATTTTCGTTCTTAACACTCTTGCTTTTAGCTCAATATTATCGAAAACGGAGCAAGAGTTCATTGTTCTTTGAACTCCACAATAGAAAGGAAATGTTTAATTGTTTTTTCAACAAACTCTTTACCCATACATTCTGTATCGCAGATTATTTTACTTCCTTTTTTATAGAAAGCAATTTGTCCAAAACCAAGATGTTCAACACCCCAATTAAGAATAAATCCGCCATCATTTCCAGTGTGTTTATCCCACACTTCCAGTTCAACATATTTGAATTGTGGATTCTTTTTAGCTTCAGCAATTTCTTCTTTTGTTCCAAAAACCATTTACTTCCTCATATCTTTCTCTTCAACATCTTCCCAATAATGTTTACCATCTTTATCCATCGACCAAACATCCATCGTTTCTTCTTCATTAAAAAAGACTACGTTTTCTGAATCTACAGCTCCTTGTTCAATTTTTCGAACAATTTCTCTTTCAAGAGAACGATACATCTTATGAAATAATTTTTTATCTTTTTTTTCAGATGCGTGACAAAGAGATCCAACGTTTCCGAATATTTTTGTTTTACGGATTGATCTGCTCATAAAGTAATTATGTTCCCATTGACAGTAACATTAAGAAAACTGTTTAATGAATTTAATTTTAAGTTTTCTAATTAAATCTTTGAGTTTCTTATTTTCTTTGTCAAGTTTACGCTTGTCAAGTTGTAACTTGATAACTTCATTTTTAAGACGCTGTATTTCTATTCTATAATCCATATATTGATTGGAATGTATCGGAATCGAACCGATTCTTAAAGAATGCAAATCTTTCGTGCAAACCCATTAACACTTACACCCCAATATGATCGATTTTCGTTCAGTCAATCCATCTCTCAACTTGTAATCGCGCGTAGATAGTTTATTATCATTTGGAAGTCATAGTTTCCTCGTTCCATTTGTAAACAACATTGTATCATTGTATTACACACAAATCAATCATCGCACGCACGCGAACATTTGCTAAGAAGGTTTTTTATGATAGCTCACGCCGCACTATCACCCTCTCGTTACGTGATCTTAATCGGATAATTCTCCATGCCAATATAAGCATGTTGCCATATAGTCTCTCCATGAATCTGGAGCACCTTTATTCCAAAATATAGTTTGGAAGATGTTCTTTGGTTTACTTGGAATAGATAACAAAGTCATTCCAGATTTATGAAGAGGTTTATCTTGTTTTCGTCTATTACAATCTACACAACAAACGACAACATTTTTCCATTCCGTTATCCCACCTAATGCCCTTGGAACAATGTGATCTAGTGTAAACTCTTCTGTCGTACAATGAGTTCCACAATATTGGCATTTTCCTTTATCTCTTGCATAAACATTATCTCTTGAGAATTTTACTCTTCTCACTTTTTTGAAAACGTTTTTGACAAATCTGATAATGGAAGGAACTTTGAATGCTTGATGAGCTGAGCGAACCCATAAGTCAGCATATTCTTCTACAATTTCAACCTTATCCATCATATAAAGACAAAAAGCACGTTGCCAGCTAATAATTCCTAGTGGTTGATATGAAGTATCGAGCACTAGCGTTTTTGCGTTCACATCCATAATTCTTTTCCTTTTTAAGTGGAGCGCAGGGGAGTCGAACCCCTTTCCGAAAAACTCCATTTGTTGGATTATCTTTCGTCGAAACCATTAGCGCCCCATATTTTTACTATAAATAACTATTCATCATTTGTCAAATAGATTTGACATTCGCAATTATGAATGATAAGAATTAATCATGATTTTTAAGCATTCTATCAACTTCTTCCTTATCTCTTGTTTGATAAAAGATTAATCTTATTCTTTCTAAAATCTTTTTTCTATTCTTGAGTCTTGTTTTTGCTGGGAATGTTGACGTTAAAATTCCAAACAACGCATGATGCGAGGTTATTTTCTCAACATCTATCAACTCAAGAATTTTATCAATGATATCAAACCTATTCCTGTTCATTAAATTATGCATCATATCAAACATATAATCTAATTGTAAATCATCTGATAAATTTGTATTTTCAATTATATTTCTTGCGATCAATTCAGAATTATTCATATTTATTCACACATTAAGAGGATAGGGAGGGACTTGCGCCCACTAAAATTCGTTTTGCAGACGAATGCCTCGACTACTTCAGCTTCCTATCCACAAATCATTTAATTGCTTTCTTTTCACATAAAGATAACATCACTAACGCAATTATGTGCTTTGCCTCAGATAAACATTCGTCAGCGGGTACATTGGAAGACAAAATGAATTGTTTTGTAAGATAACAATTTACCTTCTTTTCTAATTCATTATCTCCGTCCATTTGTTCCCAAGTTACTTTACCTTTAACAACTCTACTTATTTCTTTTTTCATAACATTGTGGTGACGAGTCGAACGCCTTGAAATAACTTTTGGAGGGTTACCCGAATCCGATTCGGTTTAATCTACCACAATATAATTTAGATGAATTCATCTAAAAGCACCCCTAGGAGGATTTAAACCCACCAACTCAAAGTTCGTAGCTTTGTGTGATATTCAGTTTCACTATAGGGGTATAATTCTAATAGAGCAGATTTCCACTGCGTTGAGGATAGGCGTGATATGAGTAACGCCTCGTTTTACATCTTGTCCGCCAGCTTACCATACCCATCTGGCTGGTCTTGTCCGCACCGTATCACTACACCGAACAAGTTCTCCTTCAACTGATTACCTCCTAAGGAGGTTCTATTAGATGCGAATACCAAGAATCGAACTTGGAAAAAAAGTTTATCAGACTTTTATGATAACCATTTCATCATATTCGCCCATTGGGGAGTCAGGGATTCGAACCCCGCTACCGCAAACCAGTATCGCTATTTGTTAACGCGGACTTGTTTTACAGACAAGTGCGATTAACTCACCGTTTAGTATACATTCCACTTCGGTATACTAGCGAACTGAACTTCTTGTCAATCCTCTCTACAATGGAGGGACGCACAGATAAAGTGGATCGCGATTACCAGAATCGAACTGGTAAATTAATTTTATGAGAATTATGTGATTCCATTTCACCAAATCGCGTTATTTTCTCTTTTTTCTCATTTCTATTTCATGAAGTTCAATTGAAATATCTATACATTTTTTCTCAATTACTTCATATTCTACAATCTCACAATCCTTGTATACAAGTGGATTTCCACTTTTGACAATAAAAACAAGATGTAATTTCAATTGTCCCTCTCCGTTCCATGTCTTTCCTTTTTCAGAAAATCTTGGCTTACTTCCGCCTTTCGAAAATAAACCTTCTTGATTTCTTATTTTATAGATCATATTAATTATCAAAGATAAATTGCGGGTACAAGAGTCGAACTTGTTATCTCGAAGGTTATGAGCCTTGAATGATTATCCGTTTCACCCACCCGCTATATATTGTTGTTTTTTCTTCTTTTCTGTTCGTCATACATTTCTATCCACTCAAATAAAGGAATGAAAACTTCTGTATGTTTATTATCATCCCACATAATCCAACCCTGAAGTTCTTTAACCAATTCATTAATTCTAAATCTTTCTCGACCAGTCAGATCTGATAAATGTTCAGAGCCGTTAATATCTTCCCAAACTCTATATTCGATATATCCACACCATCCAGCGCAAGTTTCACGTTCTGAGAACTGCGAGATTATATTTTTGAGTTCATTAAAAGCTTCTTTATTCATAATAATATTACCATGCTCACAGAGAGATTCGAACTCCCAACGCACACGGTCTAAACGTGTTGACTCTACCAATTGGTCTATGTGAGCTTTTTTTTCATTCTTTCTCTAACTTCTTCATGTGTATAATACCACTTCATTTTACAACAAGCAAGTCCCAAAGTAATGTGACAGCAAGTTCTGAAATCTAAAAGATCATCGCTTTTTCTAGCATAAAGACTATTCAAGAAATAAAATTTAATCGCTTCATAAGGAACGAGAAAATAATATCTTCTTCTCCATAGTTTAACATACCAAGAACAATATTGGAATCGTTTTTCTTCCATAAATTAATTAGCACTCCCGATAGGACTCAAACCCATACCAAAGCGTTAGAAGCGCCTTATGCTATTCTTTTACACTACGGGAGCAAAAGGTTGTATGATGAGAATTGCACTCACTAACAACAGCTTCACAGGCTGTCCGCTAACTATTTTGCGTTCATACAACATAGCAATAATAAATAATATTTACTTTTCATTTAACTCATCACAACAAAAACAACAAGAAAAAAAGTTGTTATTACAATTGGAATGTATTTTATATCCATAGTGCAGGTAGAGGGACTCGAACCCCCACGCCCTCACGGGCGGAAGCTCTTAAGGCTTCTGCGGCTGCCAATTACGCCATACCTGCATTTTATTTAACTTACAATTCTATATTACCAGTTATTATTGATTCTGTCAATAAGTAATTTTTAATCAGGGTGGTGAGAGTCGCACTCACAATCTCATCACTCCGAATGACGCAGGTTTCTATCAACCCTTCACCCTGTTAAATCGGATAACGTGCTAGCTTACACCACACAACTTAAGAGTCTGACCGTATCCCAGCGACTCCTTTATCCTATACCTTTGATCAGATTCGAACTGATAACAATTTGTTTTTGAGACAAATGACTCTACCAATTGGTCTACAAAGGCTCACGTACCCTAAAAGAATCGAACTTTTCTTGTACAGTTTAACAGACTGTCGCAATCTCCAGACATGCCAAGGGTACATAATTTATAATAAGCTTCTTGCCGGTACTGCCCCGGCTTATCCAGTTTACAAGACTGGCATATCACTTTTTATATTTAAGAAGCAAAGTGTTGGTTTTACCCTATAGCCAACAAGGAATTAATCATTTTACAAATTGAATTTACAGTTTTTGTCCCGAAAAGAAGTTTAACCGACTTAATGTCTTTTTTTTCTAAAATCAAATGGATATTGTCTGCCCCTACTGGGTTCATACTCCATATAATGACAGGAACATCTTTCCACTCTATCTTTTTAGCTGCATCAGATCCGTTTTTATAAACAGAATATGTTGTTTTTCCATAGCTTGGATGTCCTGAGCAAACATAATGATCATAATCTAAATCATGATCCAACACAATCATATCAGGAGGATTATTTTTGTTTTCATTCATCCAAATTTCGAAATCATTCACTTGAGTTTTCCAGATAATGTTAACTTTTTCAGTCAAACCGAAGTGAGATAATTTCTTTTTCAGAAAAATTATTCTCTCTTCAGAATCTTCAAGAATTAAAATATTTATCATAAGCGCCTCATAGGAGTTTCGATCTCCTTATTTTATCGTGACAGGATAATGTGATAGCCAGTTCACCAATGAGGCAAAAGACACGACAAACAGTTAAATCTTTACTTTAACCACGCTAGGATAATTTCGTATTGTCAATACAGCCGTTTCCTTCATATACCCATCAGAAGGTTTACAATAATATTATTGATTTGCTCTCGTGTCGTAACAACAAATTAAGTATAAATATAAAATACTATCATAGTCACCTTTATGTCAATCCATTTTTCGAATTCCTTTTCAAGTTTTGAATACTTTGTCCTTTTACATTTATAAAATCTAGGTAGCAAGATTCGAACTTGCGGTCTTTTGTTCCCAAAACAAACGTGATACCAAGCTTCACCATACCTAGTCAAATAAAATATTCGAATCCGAAATCTAAACACAATTAAAAATGGAACCGGAGAGAATTGAACTCTCGTTTCGACGGATTAAAAGTCCGCTGCAATGCCAACGTTTGCTACGATTCCGTAATTTGCCAAATGGACAGTTTTGAATGGCAAGCCAATTAGCTATCCATCGGCAATTGCCCCACAAAGACTCGAACTTTGACCAAAAGCTTCAAAGGCTTTCGTGCTTGCCAATTACACCATAGGGCAATTGAAGCTCTTTAATTTATCATCCGCCAAAGAGCTTACGACATAAAGCGGGATGCCCTTACTGGGAATCGAACCCGAGATTGAGAGTGTGAAAGACTCTTAGCCTAGCCATTAGCTGATAAGGGCATAATTTTTGAACGCGTCAAAACATAGCAATGCAAGAGACTCGAACTCTTACCTTTAGGTTGGAAGCCTAAAATGCTACCATTAAACACTAGCATTGCATTTGGCAATTATTCAATTGTCACAGACACAAACCCGCTGTTTTACCAAGGCCATTTTCCAAGCCTCAACCCTTTCGGCACAAGACGATAAACCGTCTCCGTGTCAGCTAAGTTGTCATTCCCCTAATCACAATTGATTAAGGTTGAAAAGGCTTGAGCCTTTTCAATCCGCCTGCATGGAATCGCACCATGCCGGGAGCTTTATAAGAACTCCTGAACCAACTAGGCCCACAGGCGGTTATTTTCATCGTCCATTCACTTTACGCTTATTCTTTGTCTTTGTCAACTCCGGTAGAGCGTTTTTGATCTCTTTTCTCATTTTCTAAAAACATAATAACTCATCATCAAGAGTTTGTCAACACCCCCCGATCAACTTTTTTCACTTTTTTGATCGAGGGTTTACCCTAATGTGGTGGGTTGGTATCTGTCTTCAAGACCAGTATTCAATGGGCTATCGCTAATGCGTTTAAAGGGCTCATGGGTTCGTTGCAATTGCCATAGTGTGGAAGAGGATATCGAAACGAAATAGAGTGCCAGAGCGCATCCTAGAGCGAATAAAGTCATAAGGGTTTCTACTTGTCCTACATTGGTATCCATATCTTATACTCTCCTATATAGTCTCTTAAGTGCGTCCACATCGCACAATGTCGCATAACGTGTGAATTGTGTTACATTTGAAGAGTGAAGACTGCCTCTATTCCCACATTGTTCACACGTCCTGTAACTCAATTGTTCGGCAAAATGAATTGCTTTGTGAGTGAAATAGTCTCCTCCCTTTTTTGCTATATATAGTGTGCCGAATTTATTTTCAACATTTAGAATCGAAAAAGATAAATTTTGATCGATAACGTGAATATTGAGACACGAACATAAATCTTTTATGATTTGGAACCAACCTTCACTGATGAAAATTGGATAACAAACGTCTTTGAAAATTGCTGGATGTGATTCAAGAAGAGCGTCGATTGATACAGTTGATATGAATTTCATCAACTATAATTATGCTTCATTTATTTCAAATAGGAGAGAATCTTCTGATTTTGGATCGTAATAAAGTGAACCATGATATGTTTGCTCGTTATATATTTTCTCTGCTTCCTCTCTTGAGACTTTCTCATCCGTCAATGTATACCATTTCATTTCCTCTTTGTCGAGAAACCGAACATGATACATTTTACTTTTTTCTGTCTTGGAATCAAGTTCTTGGTTCTGGTCTAAGTTCATACAATATCCTTTCATTAAACTCTTTCATAACTGCCGCAATCTCCTCATAAGGTAATCCCACAGGAAGACATCTGGCAAATCTACTGCTCAATTTATCATTACTTTTTATCATTGCCCAATTTGGCGTCTTCTCTTCCAGTTCGAAAAGAGTTTGTTCTAATAGTTTGTTTATTCTTTCTTGAGTTATCATATTTCATTTTTCCTTTATTCGAATAATTTTCATATTATCCTTTAACACAAAGGAGAGGAGACAATTTATGTACAATTTCTACTAAATCACTTTGAGCGGTCATAACAACATCAATATCTTTGTATGCCATAGGCGTTTCATCAATAACTTCTTTATCTTTACGACATTCTATATGTTTCGTTGCTTGGATATGATCATCTAATGTAAATTTTGCTTTAGCAGCAGTTCGTGACATTTTGCGGCCGGCACCATGAGAGCATGAGTGAAATGAATCATTGTTCCCCTGTCCACGCACAATAAAAGACTTCACTCCCATTGAACCTGGAATGATCCCTAAATCATCTTTGCGCGCTCTTACAGCGCCTTTACGGGTTATCCAAACATTGCGTCCAAAGTGGTTCTCTCTAGCAATATAGTTATGATGACAATCGACTGTCACTAGTTTTGACTCAAACTCATGCCCACCTAATCCTTCTTGGACTGATTTAATAACGTTTTCCATCATTATTTTTCTATTCCAAGAAGCAAAATGTTGAGCCCACTCTACTGCCTCAACATAATCATCAAAGTATTGAGAGCCTTCAGCCAGGTAGGCAAGATTCTTGTCTGGAAGATGAATAAACCATCGCTCCATTTCTTCTTTTGCTTTGTTGATAAAAAAATCACCTATTCTTGCCCCAACACCACGAGAACCAGAATGAAGCATGAACCAAACATAATCACTCTCGTCAAGACAAATCTCAATGAAATGATTTCCTGTTCCGAGCGTTCCAAGATGTCCTATATTGTTTGACTTCTCAATGTGAGGATACTTCTCAACAATAGATTGAAATTTCGGTCCAAGTTCATTTCCCCAAATAGCAAGTACACGAGTAGGTGGATTTCCCCACGCTCCACAATCCCCACGTCCTCCATCTGCTGTGCGTCCATGTGGAATTTCGCTCTCGACTCTAGAGCGAATATTCTTAAGATTATCTGGCAGATCTAATGCTCGTAATGATGTACGAACTGCCGTGATTCCACACCCCAAATCTACACCAACAGCCGCAGGAATAATGGCTCCAACAGTTGGAATAACAGAACCTACGCAGGCACCATTTCCCCAATGGCAATCACTCATTACAGCAATGTGTTTATGAATAAATGGAAGTTCTGACATCATTTTAAGTTGTTCTTTTGCGCCATCTTCCACTGGTACAGAACCATTCCCATCCCAAATTTTGATCGGAACTTTTGATTTTTCACCTGTTATTGTTGAACAATTTGACATTTAATTCCTTTTCTTTCTCTGTCAACCAATCAAATAATGGTTTATATCTTTTGCTGACAGGGTGTATATCTTGTGAAGCTTCATTGGTATCTACAAAATACCATCCTCTTCCGCCGTCAACAATTGGTTCATCAAATAAAACCAATCGTCCAGTTATTTCATCTTCTGTTGAAAATCTTTCTCGTAATTCAATTTCGCCAGGAACATCAATTCCAGTATCAATTGCTTCAAACACTGTTCCATATGATTTATCGACATCATAATGATATTCAGTGAAAAGATATTCTTGTTTAAATTTTTCCCTTATCCCAATAAATCCTTTTGCTTTGTTGTTCCAAACACCATAATTAAGATTTCTACATCGAATTTTATACAATCTTCGATGTATACATTCATCAATCAATGGAAGATTATCGTTTCTCTTTATTTTGAATTTTTCTATCATAGAATAGTATTTAATAGGCAAGATATATTAATCTCCTTTTTTAGAACATATCCATATCAATCCCGCACCAATGAGAGGGATTGGAGCAAGAATAATTGCTAAACTAACTATTGTTAGTTTCTTTGTTATCTTTTTTAAGATTTTCTTTGACTTCTTCAATATCATTTTTATCTGGAGGGTCTATCCAAAGAACCCTCGTTCTCCCTTCGTGTCCATGTAGATGTTTTAGATTGTGGATTGAAGGAAACCAGGTTCCGCTTGAATATTGTGATGCCCAAGTTAAAGCAACCCATCCATTTTCAAATTCACATCCCTCGGCAACAGTCCCAGTTCCACTGTTCCCATGTATATCTTCTTTTCGTTCTAAAACAAATCTGCGGGCGCTCATTGTATAATTACTCCTCAAATTATTAGAGAACAATTCCCTTTTTCTTTGCCCAATAGCGTTTCGCCACTTCTCGCATTCTTTCTTTTCTTCGAAGAGCGTCCTCTGGAGACATATTATAGCGTCTTTTCCCAGAAGATGGAGTTTTCTCTTTGTTAGAAAGAGGAATTTGTTCTTTCTTAGAAAATTCTAGCTTCTTTTTTGAAGACTTTTCCTTCTTTGGATAAAGTTCCGGATCTACTACAAGTCTTTTTCTCCATCCTATGTCCGGGCGCCCAAATTTCTTTTCAGAAAGAGGAATAAATTTCCCACAAACAACGTCCTTCAAATCTCCATTTGAAGAATAGAGATAATACATACATCGCTGACCGAAACCTTGCTCCCATGCCTCGAATGTAAGAATATCAGTATCTTGGATATCCTCAAATTGAATGTTGCCCATCTTCATAATTCTGTCTTGATATTCAGATACCATATTTATTTTCTCCTTGTCAAAAGCCAAACAACAACTTTTGTATGTTTATAGAACATGTCAAGTATGTCTTTTTCCTTTAACCATGAATTAGATTCGTTTTCAAACACATTGTGTCCAAGCCATCGCGACTTATTTATCTCTGTGAAAAGAGCAATATGTTCCTCATAAGAACATCCTTTTGTTTTATCTTGAGTGTCATACGAATATGAGATTAAGGCCGCGCCGCCTTTCTTAATATGTTCCCTGACAGAAAAGTGCCAAGGATTTCTTGGCTTTTTGACGATCAAGTAGTCAGAAAGATTATCTCTCAAAACTCTGTCAATGTTTCCATATGAAGTACCTTCTTCAGAAGAACGTGACTCCAAAACAATACGAGTATAATCGCGCCTGATTGTAAGGTTTTTGCCTGCCCATTTACCAGCATTAATGATGGCAGTTGGCGCGCATGTAGTTTCATGTGGCTGAATGACGTAGCGAGGCATATTTCCTTTATCCAATCGCACCACTTGCGAGCGCATCTTCGAAAGAATACTTCATTTCATTGCCTTCGAGGCAATCACTATATCCATCAATCCAATGCTTATTGCTACCGCCAAGACGAAGATGCTCTGAAAGATTATCGTCTGTCCAAGCCCATCCATATCGTTCCTTGTCGGTTCGAGCACACTCATATCCAGAGAGGTATCGAACCACAGCATCTTGTTGTTTCGTTTTCTTCATTTTTTCCATTTTATCTCCGTTTTCAATTGTCATTGTGCTTGACATGTTTCTATAATCTCACAATTGAATAATAATAACAATTAGCAGAAACCCTAATCATGTCGATTTCCTTGGAAACCCTACAATAGTTCAATATCTAGTGTTTCAGCTTCGCACTTTGGATCACCTTTAATTGGTCGACCCAAAACAATACGAATGCCAGGATAGTCAAGTGCCGTCTTTTTACATACACCTACATGTGGCTCAATGTCGCCCGTATTATCATATTCAGTGTTGAAATCAAATTCATCGAATTCAATCATCTTCATATTGTTAATATCTCATATCTCAAGAAAAATAACAATACTGAACAAAACACTGAACAGTCGATTTCGTGAAAACCATTATCTTGTGTGTGTTTTTCTAGGAATACGCTCCCACATGTTACACTGTAAGAAATTTTTTAAGTTTTTGAATCGCAATTGAATATATTTTTTACCTACACGAAATGTCGGAACAAAAAGCGTACAAGAGGATTCTTCTTTGTTTATTTTAACTATTAAATAAATATTCAGAATGTTTCGAAATAAATCTCCAACTCTGAAGTCACATTGTTCTGTCATCGACATATATTAATCACATTCTTTTCAAATTGCTCGTTTATGTCTACTGCTTCTAAATCAAATATTTGTCCAATGTCATCAAAATCATTACTCTCTACTACGAAACCAATAAAATGTATGTCTTTATACAGTAAAGACACTTGAGATTCTGTTATTGAATTTTGTGTTTGTCCGTCCTCATCAGCAAACAATAAAACATATCTAGCGGCATCTTTTGTCCAGTCAAATTGAATTCTATTTGTCGCAATATCATAAAGAATATCATAACTCAATTCTGTTGCTCCATGAGACGCATCAATTTCATCTGCCGCAAGAATTAAATCATTAAATTCACAAGAACGCAAAGGATATGTTGGATCTAATCCATGACACTTGACGTTGGGACCATATATATCTCCATTTGTTAGAGGCAAATCAAACAACCAAATTTTGTAGAAATTTGTATCTAAAACAGAAGCTGAAAGTAATGTTGTTTTAATATCGAGCATATATTGCCCCATCGATCCAGATCTGTCAACTATTAATATAATGTCATAACGTCGATCTTCATCTGGTTCCGTCGAATCATCTATTATTCCATTACAATCATTGTCAATAAGATCTGCACATATATCACGTGAACCAGGCAATATTTGTCCTTCACATTTCCAATGTCCTCGCTTACACATCTTGATGCCGGCTCTGCATGGTGGATGAATTGCTGTTTCAGGTATGCCTTCGTAGCAAAGTTCTAAAGGAGCATCGACGAGATTATCTATTTTACCATCACAATCATTATCTCTATAATCACATGCTTCTAGTGTTGGATAAACAGCTCCAACACAAATAACATTTTCTGATTTACATACAAAGGTGCCCAAATCACAAGATCCAGTAGATGTTTTCGCAACAGCTCCATTCCAATCGCAATGCTTTCCAAGCAAAGTATAATCAGAATTTTGGAAACAAGGAACAGGCACTTTGTGCAGATTCGAATCATCTGAACAAGAATTCAATATAGCTATCAAAATTATATTAAATCGTTTTACATTTATGTTGTTTGAAAATTTTTCCTTCACCATTTTTTATCATATCCTTAATATTGTTTTCAGAAATGTGCCAGTATTTTCCTTTTTTTGATGAGTTGATAAGCTTAATAACAAAGATGTTATCTTCTCCATTCATATATGTTGAACTCACAAATCCAACAACTTTTATTGTTGCTACATTGTCAACATACATATCGCCTATTTCTAAGAAATTTTTTTGTCCTGAAATTAACATTTATTTGGAATCTTTTTAGATATTACTCGATAGTTTCTTTCGATTAAAATACTTTGTAATTCTTGTTCAACAATATTGCCAGTTTTGAGAGGAAGTTTAATCCAAGTGTGGCCTATGTTTCTGTATGTATAAATCCATGTTTCAATATAAGGAATCATATTCTTTCTGTCAAACTCTTCCCTAGATAAATATCGTTTCGAACATAACAAAATAACAATGTCTGAGTGAGATTGTCCTGGAAAATATAATGCCAAACCTGGATCTTTTTTTATAAAAATAAGATCCCCTTCATTGAAGGCAGAAATTGTTCTCATTGAATGAGGGTTATATTTGACAGTCATATTTTATATTTTTTCTCTTGATAATGTCCACCCTGCTAGGGAAATCAAAAACTTTCATATATTTCAACTCTTCAATGTTTCTAAAACTCAAACTAATTTTCCTAGAACATGAATGAGCAAAAAACGTACAATCACAATCATATTGATTTAAACAACGAAGCATATCATTGTTAATTTTTGTTATTAGCAATGGCATTCCATCAATGATTAACAAATCTCCTACACCAAGTTTTATTTTTTTTCTTTCATTCCAAAGCGAATCATTTTCCTGCTTATATATTTTGATTAGTTTTTGTTTTAGACAATATAACAAATAGTCTTCTTCGTATTCAAAAATTTCCTTTATCTTAGGAAAAGAACATGTATATGTTGTTGTAAGATATCCATCTATACATGGCTTTGGCTGTTTTTTAGTATGATTGCCCCAATAATCAATGGGCTCAGTTGGAAGACAATCTCGCTTGTTTAAAATTCTACCTATTCCAATTTTCTCGTCTAGGGTATCAATAAGCATACCAATTGAATATAGTGTCATCTCGACTTCTCCACCCATGAACAAGTTCCTTTTGATAGGTTATCGCACATCATTTTATATGCTTCTGTTTTAGATTCAATAGGTTTCTTTGTTATTGTTTGTCCTTTGCGAAAGCAAAGGACAGCATGACATCGCTTTCCTTCAACATACCAAAATTTTGATCCATTAGCACGTTCAACTGCTGGTCCATCGAGACGATGGAGTTGACCTTGTTTGTTGCGCCAGACTTTGTTTCCGCTTGTTTCAGTTGTCATTGAGACAGCGAACATTACAACACCATATAACGTTGCTTATTACACTTGGCAACACCAATATCAATGAGAACATGGTTCTTATTTCGCTTCATAATGTTATGTTCGTGTAGATCCCCATATCTGATTCCATATTTATCGAAATATAATGCTAAATCGTTAATCCATTTAATCTGGTCTTTAGAAAAATTTTTAGCATTATTTACATTGGAAAATTCTTTTAAATCTTTTTGAGAAATGTGTTTCTTAAATATAACTCTGTTAGCAAAGTCTTTCCACGATACATCTGACACATCAAGTAGTTCTTCAACAATAAAATCTCTTCTCCAGCGTCCCACTCTAACAGAAAAAGCATCCTTTACTTTAACGATATTTTTATGTGGATTGTTACGAATAATTACCATTGTATGAATTTCAGTTCTGTCTTCGGTTATTTTAATAATGGTATTTTTATTTATACGATAAACATATCCATAAGCGCCATGACCAATGGTTTTCATTTCATTCCATTTAATTTTTCGTTTATATAAATAACGTTCAGCTTTTAGTAAAATTTCTTTTGTTGCCTTTAACGATGTTACATCAATCTGTCTGGAAATATGAGAAAGTTGTTCATCGGAAATTTTAGAATCAAAAATCATTTCTTTTTCTTTCTGCTGTGTTTAACAGCATATTCGGCATGAATATTAAATAATTCTACTACAGCTTCCATTGGAACATAAAATATAGTTGTTTGCCCATTTACTTCTGAGTCCATCACAAGGTTAGCTTCGCCATCAATCTCAATCCTAATAATAGAATCTTCATTTTTTCTATCTAGTTGGGGAGGATATAATCCATTACAATCGTCAACTGTGAAACCCCTCCTATAATGTTTAATGGTCATAAACTATTTTGCTCCAGGAGTTTTTCCTGGAAATGGAACAAATAATTGTTCTTCTGATTTCCACGCAACTGACGTATCTTTGCCTACGGCATCACACCAATAAATAAAGCGTCCATTGTCGAGTTTGTGAATATCAGTAATTACAAACAATAATTCTTGATATTCAGATATTAAACACTGATCTCCAATTTCGTATTTTGGCCAAGGTTCTTTTACGGAGGGAGGACTATCGTTCATATAATAAATGTCTCCATTACTCGTTGTCTATGTCAACAGATATATAATATCGTCCAACTTTAATAATCTCTGTTCGTGTTTTGGGTGAACGGATCTTAAGATTTCTCAAAGCCCGATTGGGATGAATAAAATGATTGAATTTCTCAGCATTATTCAATAAAATTGGAATAATCCAAACAACACACGAAACAATTGCCAATATAGCAATTGGAACAATAATTACAATTTCAATCATAATGTTTCCTATTTATCTTCTATTAATTCTTCAATGAAGAATTCTTGTCGTTCGTTTTCTGGACAAGACAAAATGTGCGCTTCTGCTCCTACAGAGGAGTAGTAATTGGCAATAGGAATCCTATAAAATTCCTCTTCGGCAAGAAGATTGAGTTCATTTACAATTCTGTAAACAGTAAAGTTCTTTTTCATATAAAAAATTCCATCAACAAATTGAATTCCATTCAAAAGAGATTTCTTCCTGATCTATTTCTTTAATTTGAATCAACCCAAACTTTTGTTTCCAATGTGAAAGATGTTTGGATGTAGTGCTGCTCCATTTTTTATTTGTGATGTAACATATTTCATTAGTAAAATCTACAAACCCAATTGGAATGTTGTAAGACAAGCAGAATTGTTTTCCTCCAACGTCAATATACATCATACTTGAATTTCCATCTTTAGTGATTTTCATTTCAATGTCTCCACCCACGAACAAGTTCTTTTTGATAGGTTATCGCACATCATTTTATATGCTTCTGTTTTAGATTCAATAGGTTTCTTTGTTATTGTTTGTCCTTTGCGAAAGCAAAGGACAGCATGACATCGCTTTC